AAAGATTGAGGCTATGATTAGTGTTTGTAAGTCTTTGAGTCCAGAATGAAGTGGTATGTGAACAAAGATGTGTCTGGTTCTGGTCCTTGTCAGCTCATTACAGCTCTTAATGCTCTTGTGTATCTTGAATCCCCATTACCTTCAAGACATGTTATTGAAATCCTCATTGATGCAGTAGCATGTCGGTATGGTTCGGCACTTCGCATTGAAGCAGGATGGGAAGCTCTTGGATTACACGTAGAATGGTTACCTAGAGATTCTATACCGTTGATTTGGATTAAGGAGCAATTGAAACTTGGAAGACCAGTAGAAATAGGTGGGTTTAGTCCTGATTGGGGATATCATAGCTCTCTTTGTATTGAAGCGAAGGGGAAAAGTTTGAGACTTGTAAACTGGGAAAAAACTAAAGATACCTCTATGGTAAGATGGGATCAGATTAAAATACCAGAGTGTAACAAAGGTCCTGTAGCATTTTATATGGATGACCGAAAACGAGAATTGGATCTTTACCCGTTATGAAAATATATCTTTCCATAGACTATGATTATTGGGGATTTACCTATCACCAAAGAGACATTCAGTTCTTGTATCAAGCCTTAGCACTTAAAGTTCCAAAGATTGCTATGGTGAACCATGATTTGATGGTGGATCATATAGATTCGATATCACATGATCTGTTGATTAACATTGACTATCATTCTGACCTTCCATTTTCATATGACTGTCGATCTTGTTTGAGTATTGGTAATTGGCCTTGTTATCTTGATTATCATAATGATCGGGATTATGAATGGAGACATCCATTTTTCAGATATCGAAACGGTCTTTGTCGGGATTCTAAGTGGTATCGTACCCATGATAATTTCAGAAAGGTTTTTAGGAAACAAGGAGTTTCAGATATCAATCTTGATGATGTGGTGGGGGTAGGTTTTTGTTTAAGTCCAGAATATATTGAGGAGGAATCTATACCTCAACTCCTTAAAGTTGAATCCACTAAGTTTTTGAGATTTATCAATAGACAGATAAAGCGTTGGAAACGGGATGGAGGTGGGTGGAGGACATTTTGGGATTATGTTGGGGAAACCATTGAGGAAACCGTTAAATTTTAGGAGCTGACATGAAATATCGAGTCTGGTCTAATAATGAATTTCAGTATCATGAAGAAGATTTCCAGCTCTATGCTGATGTGAAGGATTCAAAAGGAAACCCTATTTATGAAGGGGATATTGTCAAAGGAATTTGGAATGGTATATTTCCAAAGGATAAAGTGGGTTTTATAGGTGTTGTAGAGTGGAGCACACTCATGCTCAGATTCATGATTTATTTACCATCTGAAGGTGGGTGGGTCATATTGAACCATGATGACATAGAATATCTAGAAGTAATTGGTAATGAGAAAGAGAATCCAAATCTTTTGGAGGGTGTATGTGCCATATGATAATAAATATCAATGATAAGATACATTTTTATCATTGCCCAAATAGAATACATGAAAAGAAGATCCAAGATCCAGATGGTACCGCACCGGAATATTTCTCTCATAAACATGCTGAAAAGGAAGGATGGTCTTTCACTATGGATGAGAAGTGGAGTAGTGATGGTGAACTCGTTGCTGTATGTCCTCAGTGTAATCATACCACAGCTCTTTTGAATCGTCTTGACACAGTGTATGCTACTCACTGTGAGCAACTTCCAAAAGAACCAGATAAGTTCAAGAATTGGGCCGAGAAGGAAGACCTCAAGGGGATGGAGGTTATATTTGTCCCCGATCAACCTTTTTACAAGAAAGTTCTGGATCTTATAGATCCAAATGATGTGGTATTTGATGCTGGTGCTGGGGATTTCAGACTTTCTTACCTCATGGCTCAGGTGTGTCAAAAAGTCTATGCTGTGGAAGTCAACCCTTTGACAGTATCTCATGCATTGGAGACTTTTGGATATGATATGCCTCCAAATCTGATTACGATACGAGGTAATTTCCGTCAAATACCTATGTTTTGGGATGTCACCACAATCGTAATGTTGATGCGTCATTACCAGCACGAACTTCCAGGTGAATGGAAGAACAAAAGGCTCATCACAAATGCCTTTGGGAACGATAAAGAATTGCTCGTCCAGAATATTTAGCTTTAAAATCTACCATCTCCCCAGTATATATTTATGGTAATTTTTTAATATGTTCTGTTTTTGACAGGACGTATGAAGATATTTATAGAAAATAGGGGATTGAACATGAGTTCTATAGAACTTAGAAAACTTTCATTCAAAATAGCACAGGATGAAATTCAAGCTCCAGACCCAAAAGTCAAGAAAGAAGTGAATAAATACTACAAAGAATGTCGTGCCGATGGTGGTTCACAAGAGTATTGTGCCCGTGTTGCATGGCAAATCTATTGTGAAAATGTCAATCCCGACTATGAGGGTTGCACTGAATTTGGTGAAACTGAAAAGACCGTTGGTCCTCTCAACAAATGACGGAGTTTGTAATGCCCAGTTCAAATCTATGTGAGTTAGGTAGGAAAATTAGTATATCGGTGGGAGATACATCACAAGGTGGTTTGAAACTTACCAAAACATTGGCTATTCGATTTGGTAAAGAAGCTCAGAATTCAATGGAGACTCATTTCACATTAAATGGGCCTGATGACTCTAATTTTCATGTTGAGAAAAAAGGAAATAGTTATTCTGTAGGTGCTTTTGCTGAAGGTGTCCCAGGAGAAATGTGGATTGGTGGGGAAGATAATGCTCTGGTGGAAAGAGAAACTCAACAAGAAGCTAGTTGGCAGGGAATTGAAGAAGGCACTGAGGAATGGAATGATTTATATGAAGAGATTGAACGACGTATTTATCGTCCAGCCAATGAAGCTGAAATCAACATAGAAATGACCCTTGAACAAGGGGAATACACAGAACATATCGAAGATGATGAGTCCAATATTGTTGGTGAGGAAAAAATCCCATATGTACACCTGACATACGAACTCTTCTCTAAATATGGTTATGATGATGGGAAGTCTCGGGGGTGGTATGAGGAATGGCTTTGGACAGAACAAGAAGTCAAAAATGCCATCTCAGATATGAAACGTCATATTGAATACATGACAATATAGAAATAGCAGTAAAACTCGTCACAAAAAGGAAGAAACCCATGGATCTCAATGAAATTTCAGGATATGAATCGGGCTCAACAGAGATTTGGTATTATAAACCAGGACAGAGCCGTGACTTAGGGATGGGTTCAGAATGGATGCTGAAGAAAATGCCCAAAGCCATGCCTGACCCCAACAATTTGAAGAAGACACATACTCTTCTGGGTACTCTCAAGGAAACCAATCTCAACAAGATCTATGAGATGTTGCAGGGTATGTTTTGGAGTCCAAACGGTGAGGCTCGTGAACTTATCAATGACTTAGACCTTGATCACACATCAATGAGTGTGGGAGATATCATCAAGACTCCATCAAGAACGGTGATGGTTGATGGTTATGGTGACCATGGTTTCTATGACCTTACCAACAAAAAAGGTGTAGAGAGCACACTAATCCAGACCATAGATAGGATAGCTAAAAAAGCAAACAAAGCTGAATTTGAACGGCACTTGGAACAGAACCCTGTGGTAGGTCAAGAATTTGCTGATTCAGTTATGGTTTACAGTGAGAAAGATCTCGATGATCCTATTTGGGTATCTTTTGCCTGGTATGGTCATGGGCATCAATCGGTACATTGTATCGGAATCAGTGAGTATGGTCCTGATTCAGCTATTGAAGCTGCATTTGATACGGCTGAACAAGAGACTTTTGCAGACATGATCCGGGAAGCTGAAGAAGAGTATTATCAGGACTTCATTGAAGAAGGTATGTCTGAAGAAGATGCTCGTGAAAAAGCATATGAATGGTCACAGGAACCATTAGATGGCATGGTCTATGAGCTAACCAAAGGTGAGTTTGGAGAAGTAGCTGAAAAGTCCAAGAGCATGCAAGGTAATGACCTCTCAAAACTCTACGATGAAGATATCGACTAATCCCTACCAACTTTAAAAAATCGATTATCTCCGGTATAGATCTTTAGGAGGAGGTGGAGATCCACCAAGTCCAGTAGGATCTGAAATTGGAGGTAGTAGATGAATCCATATAACATTCCATTTAATGAATTGTATCAAGGATTACTTGCTGAGGTTGAAAAGGGGTGGATTCGTAAAGTAGATGACCCTGAAGGTCCATTAGAGCTATATAACTACACAGAAGACTGTCAAGAACAACGAGTATGGAATCCCTCAACAATCGTTGCAAGGGGTCTTGTACTTGATCCAATCAAGAAGAAGGTTGTAGCTCACCCCTTCCCAAAATTCTTCAATCTGGGGGAACCTGAGGCTGCTGAGATACACCACCCCATCAAGGTAACAGAGAAGATGGATGGGTCTTTGGTAATAGCTTTCTGGGATGAATATCAAAATAAGTTCAGAACCGTGACCAGAGGTTCATTCACAAGTCCAGCAGCTCTATCAGCTCAAGATATGTTACCTCAGAACCTGAACAAAGATTACACATATCTGCTTGAGTTGATTGGTCCTGATAATTGGGTTGTGGTGAAATATCCTGATGATCGTCTCATTCTTCTCACTATCTACGATCAAATAGGTCATGAGTTGAATTGGCCTGATGTTCTTTTATGGGGTAGGAGGATGGGTGTTGATGTCGTTCAGACTCATGTTTTCGATACTGTTGGGGAGACATTGCAATATGCTCAAACTCTCCCAAATGACCGTGAAGGATTTGTAATACGTGATAGATATGGAAGTAGGGTAAAAGTAAAGGGTCCAGAGTATCTGAAGCTCCATAAATTCTTGTCTAGAATCACACCTAAGAATGTGTGGAGGTGGATGAGGCATGGTGAGGGGGTAGATCCAGAACGAATCCCTGACGAATTTTTGCCTGACTTCAAAGAACTCCAACGAATGTTTGAAGAGAAGTTTGAAGAAGTGTTGGGGCAGGTGGGTTTGTTGAAGGGAAAGGTATATCAGTTCTCTCGAAAAGAACTAGCACTGACTCTTAATGGAGGGAAATGGCCTCGTGGTTCAGAAGTTACGAGGTTTGAGAAGAAGTTTGCCTTCCACTGTTTTGATCTAGATTTCCCAGAGAAGGCTCGTACCATAGGGTCCAAACAACGTCGTAACGTGTTTGATGAGTTTGAGCCAAAAGGGAAACATCTCGATGGATTTGAACCACTCAATTCAATGATCTAATAATATACCATTTCCGGTAAAATATTAAATCGGAGATGGTATATGAGAAGAAAGTGGACTCCTAAAGAGATAGCAGACCTTAGACTGCTTGCAGAATTAAAATCAATACAAGAATTGTCCCGATTATTTGACCGTAGCTCGGACTCTATAAGAGCACAATGCCGATTACATAACATTAGTTACAAGAGGGTTGTGAATCGTAAAGAATGGTCTAGTAGGGAATTGGAACGACTCAAAGGTCTATTAGAGCATTATACGATAAGTGAAGCTGCTGAACGATTGGGTCGCAACCCAAAAGCTGTTTGGGCTAAGATGAAACAGGAAGGTATAAAGCATAAGGTCACAAAGGCTAGTCCTTTCCATACCAAGGATCGGAATAGGGTATGGACCCAGGAAGATGATGATTTACTCTACCAGATGGCTGAGACAAGTTCGGTACGGAACATAGCTAAAAGGATGGATCGAAGCCCTGGAGCTATCAGAACCAGAGCTATGGAGCTTGGTATTACATGGCATCGATACCGATGGACAATAGGGAAAATAGCTGAACTTTTAGGGGTAGGTAAGACTACTGTTGCTAAATATAGAAAAAAACTCAAACAGAAGTGGAGATATAAGAGCACTTTCAAAGAACCCACAGAAGAAGAGATACAAGCTATAGCTCAAGCCATACTTGATAATCCTCGTTCTCAGGTCAAAGATGCAAAAAGACTCAGACAAATAGCTGAAGGAAATTGGGATGCTTGGGAGTGGAGATTAAAATAATCCTTTTTTCCTCTTTAAAAAAATAAATCTCTTCAGTATAGATCTATAGGAGGTGTTCATGTCCCCTCAACTCAAAAAAACCTACGATGCCATCGCTGCTAAATATGGATTTCAGTGGCTTGACATGGATCAGCTTGATAGAGAATTCAACTCTCATCATCTTCTCGACCTTCTCCAAATCGGTATGGCTACTTGTAAGACTCTCCCTCGTCAATTGGGAGTTCCTCACCCTGTGACCCGATATCGTATCTTTGCTTAGGAGACGATATGAAGCTCTATGAAGTGAAAGTCGAGATGACTACGTGCCGATATTGCTTGGGTTGAACCGGGACGGGAAGGATCTGGTACATGGAAAAATCTGGATAGGAGGAAGTAATGTCAATGAATCTACACCTTAAGGTCGATGATCAAGAAATCGACCTTTGGCAGACACCAACGAGCATCACGCATATGTGTTTGGTTAATCACAATTTTGAGATTCAATTTGAGGTTGAAGGAGAAGCCGCTCTCAGAGCGATAGCTATCTATACTACCTGGGTCCGAAGCACATTAAACGGTATATGGGATGATGAAGAAGACCTCAGAACCCATCAGGTGTTTGTCTCGGATCATATCTCGGATATAAAAAACGCTGTCACAAAAGGACACAAAGTAAATGTGTATCAGCTTTAGGAGGGAGCAATGACCATTGATATTTCCATGTGGCAAGAATGTCCGGCCAAGGGCTGTGACTGCCCACCCCGATTCTGGGGAAAGCCTGTAAAATTCCTGATTGAAGACCCACATATCCCAGCAGGGTATGTGGTTTTGATGGGCTGGGAGTGTGATGGTCTCATTTATGGGACCGTGACCAGAGCTGGTGGGGAGAACATGGAAAGCCATGGTCATACCTATCTCCGTAACCTTCCTGGACGTACTGTAACTGTGACCTGAGGTTAGACATGAATCATACCAGGCACTCAAAGCACAGGAAGTTGCGTAAATGGTGGATGCGTAATGAATCCCATAGTGGTCCTATCCGTGTGAAACGTCCCGGTCGAAGTCGATACCGTCGATGTCCTTTATGTAAAAAACGTCGTAAATGGTGGATGCGAGCTAATGAATGGCATGAAGATAGAACTCGATGGGGGTATGTGAATGGGGTAAAGGCTTGTTGGTTGTGTGTGAAACGTGCTCAGGAGAATGGGGATGTCACTGGTCAAGACTGAGATTCAACGAGCTATTATCGAGATGTCTTGCATGATTAATAATGATGAGGTGATTTACCATTTCATCTCACAGGATTCTTTGGAGAAGGTACTTCCAAAACTCAAGGGACGTTTCAATGACCCTCATATAAGATGTGTCAGGCCAGTGTTCAAAGAGGAGATTCAGCAAGGGTTGGACCCAACAAAGAACTGGACCACTGACGATATCTTTGCCTATATTGACAAGCATGAAGAGAATCCATTTCCTAAAATCACTCGTGCCTTAGATGCTCTTTACATTCTTCATCGAAGGATTGAAATCAGTGTGGGTAAGCTTCAGAGAGATCCCAAAGAAGCTATTGTGCAGTTCATAGCCTATGAATATTATGATTGTATGTCAGGAGGGTGTTCACCATACTCATTGGCCATGTGTCGGTATCTGTATGAGAAGTACGGATTCGATCTTGATGAGGAAGTGTACCCAGCTTCAGAAGGGAAGGGGAATGATAATGGGTGGTACACAATGAAGATGTTTCTAGAACACATCGAACATATCCCAAGATATGAAACTTTGTTCCCTGAAATATTAGCCCTTCCTGAACCATAATTAAACCCCATTAGTATAGTTATATAGCTCTATACAAAAGAGTTGGTATAGAGCAGAATGTTCAATAAATTATTGAAGGCGGCCAAATGCCACACCAATTTAAACCTGCAAAAATTGCTAAGGAAACTTGTAGTTGTGGTGTTCAATTTGACCTGATGATCGAACCTGGAATGTGTCCAGGTTGTAATGGGGATGGTCTTGGGGATGGTCCAGATGGGAGTTGTGGTGCTTGCAACGGTGCAGGATACGACTGGTCAGAACAATGGTTGTGTGACGACTGCATAAGGGAATATGATGAGCCAGTACACGAAATGTAACTATTGCATCTATCAACGGATCAAGAAACATGCTGAGTCTAAAGGAATGTCCATATCAGTAACTACTGGTGATTATGGATTCCAAGAGGTGCATGTCTACCCACCTGAAGTACCTATTGAAAAAGCTACGAAAAGGAAACCAGATGGAGAACCCAATGAATATTGGGTGGCTGGATTTATGGCTCTTTCTGATCATTGTTGCTGTTAGGAGATGGTATGGCTTTTAATAACATAGTCCCACCATACGTTTTTGCTATTGATACCGATCAATATGCAGGCAATTTTGAACGTCAGATGGTGGGGTATATCACTGGTCAGTTTGGTGAATGTGGTGTGGGAAAATCTGAATCTGATGTATTCTGGGATGATTTTGCAGGAGACCCTATTCTTATCAGTGATGATGAAACCATATTTGATGATGTGGTTTCCTTGCCAGATCATAATGGATGTTGTAGACCAGCAACAATATGGCCTACCCCAGGATGGTTCAATGATGGAATGGGTGGGCATTATCAAGATGGTCAGGAGGAAGAAGCCCAAAAAGAATGGGTGCGGAAATGCATCAGAGAAGCTAATGATCCTGGAAGTCTTCATCCAGCAAATCATCAGGAACATAAGGAAAGATGGTTGGAACAATCAAAAAAATCTATGACTAAATATCCTGCATATCAAAGTGTGGCTGTGCTTTGGGGTGATAAACCTTGTGAGACAGCTATCGAAATCATGATAAAACGGTCCCATCGATTCTGCTCAAGTTACGTCAAGACTACCAGTAGTGGTGTAATTTCTTTACTCAGACCTTACATCAAAATTCTAGGCTTTAGGTTGATCTATCAACAAATAACTTCAGAAGTTATCAATACATATCCATAGGAGATACTATGTATTACCTACACATCAAATGCATTGAAAGCCAAGAATTGTATATTTGCAATGCTGAAACCGAATCAGAAGTGAAACATAAAATCCAACATCTTAATCCTACTGAAGTGCTTACTGAAGTGCTTATTGATGTCGTTGAAGGTGTTTCGGTAAAGGATCAATTCAAAACAGATCTGAAAGTCCACACAGGGAAAGAACCTCCAAAACCTGGAGATGTGATTTACATAAAGTCATCTTATTACATTGGCCATGGTGAGGATGATGTATGTGGTGGCAAGGCTATTGTAGAAGAAGTTTCAGAAGGAATCAGTGCAGGGAATCCAACTCCATTTGTAACGGTACATGGGGTTGATGTGAGTTACAATTGGGAAATACTAGCTGAACAACAGGAGAAGTTGAAAGAACAATTTGGGGATGAATGGGCTCATCCATGTCCTGACAGATAAGGAGATTTTCAATGCATATCAATCTTAAAAAACATGCGGGAGTCTATTTCTCGGACTCAAGAATTCTTGAGCTACACATCACTGTGGATAGTCATGGAGAGGGTAGCTCTATACGAGGTTCAATCTTATTTGATTCTCCAGATATCGTTGGTAAACCTGTAGATATTACAGTGTCCTGTTATGACCCAGTAGCTAGGGCAAGTCTCCAACTAGAACTCTATGGGGTAGAAATTGAAGGAGATGTATTTAAGGCTAAAGCTCTCAAGAATTGGACTCCTATGAGGGACACAGTGAGGACAGTATGCTTGGCTTGTGACGGCACGGGTCTTTATCGGGGCATGGCTGAACCCGAAGGTATTGCTGTGGTGTGTCTTATATGTGATGGTACGGGGTTTAAGGAACGTAAACTGTTTGTAAGACGTATGCCTCGAAAGGGAATCAATACAGTGAGGAGAAGTAAAGGGTCTTTTATTGCTACAGGGGTAGGTCCTACAGGCTCTTCAATCACATACCAAGAATTCACAGAAGGGAAATATCCTGAACAGTAGTGATAACATTCATAACATTTCAGTATCATTACATAATCTAGAAACCAAAAAAATTAAAAGCCCAGTATAGTATCCGTAACTTTTTACGGAGGTGGGCTATGAGCACATTGCCAGAACGAAAAGAAGTAGAAGATCAGTTTAGTGAAGTGGTGGATTTCCACAAAGGTCAAGGACGAGGGAAATGGCAGTTACGGATACGACCAGATACTCCCTATGCTTGGTTTATCGCTGAGGATGTTTGCAAAATCCTTGGAATCAAGAACCAGGCTCAAGCTCTGAGAGCTTTAGATGAAGATGAAAAAGCCATCATATCTATTGTAGATGATGGGGTTCCTCACAAACTCTCGATTATTTCAGAACCAGGGCTCTATAGCTTGATTCTTAGATCTAGAAAACCAGAAGCAAAACCGTTTCGACGGTGGGTAACTCATGATGTTTTACCTACGATTCGAGCCACTGGTAGCTATGGGGCTTTGGAAAACCATCACAAAAAACTTCTTGAAGAGATAGATAGGGCTCAGAATCAACTTAGAGCCCTCAAGGAGCACACCATTGAGCTTAAAGAAGCTCTCCCATCCCTAAAGGTTAGTTACGGTAGAAATGTCTTATACGCCCTTCTGAGGCATGTAGGAGTGCTTCAGTGGGATAACAAACCCAAGCCTGAATATCTTGAAAAAGGTTATTTTGTCATGGAGCCTCAGTCTCGATATTCAAAGAAGAAAGACAGGTACAATTGGACCATGAAGTTGAAGGTAACGAAGAAGGGGCTCAGTTTTTTGAAAGAATTGGTACAGGAATGGGAAGTTGTCAAGGTTCCTCAGAATCAACTGCCAATGCAGAGTCGGAATAAAAAGTAACATTTACACACTTATGTCTATGGGACAATTCCCCTATATATAAAATAGATAAATAAAATACATATAGAAATATAGAATTGCCCTCGTCCACAAAACCCCATGAAACTCCACGAAACTCCACGAAACTCCAAATCTTTATAAAAAATAAAGAGAAGTATAGTCTTAGAGTGTTGATTATTTTTCACCAAGGAGGTTCAAATGTCAATCAATGTGAAGTTTGGGGAACTTGAAATCAGTAACCTTACAATGCCACAACTAAATGAAATAATACCACAATTTAAAGATATGATGGGGAGTTCACCATCGGTAGATAAATCAAAACTCAAACCTAAGCCTGTTATACCTGAGCCTGAGCCTGAGCTTGAGCTTGAGCCTAAATCTGATCCCATCATAGTAAAACCTGCTGGTCGTAAGAGAGGGAGGAAACCAAAATTGAAAAAAAATGAACCAATACTCCCTGGGATGGGGTGTCAGATATGTGGTGAGGAAACCAAGGGACGACGATTATGTGCGGTGCATCATCAAGAGTATGAACGATCTATTGTGAGGATGGATCTTAGAGGATGGGCTAAAGCTAACAATATTACCAACCTTTCTAATCTTGATACTCGTTCTCGTACATGTTCAATATCTCTTAGTGAAGAATTGATACAAATCAATGGTCGATTCTATGACCTTAGAATGATTGGAGACCCAAGTTTCATAGAAAGACTCCATGAAGTTACCAAGGGGTGGAAAAAACATATGTTTTATACCACTAAAGAAATTAGACCATATATACCAAAAATCATGAAACGCTTTGCAGTGAAGATTGGGAAACTACCATCTATTGATATACATAGAGAAGGAATTGTGGTGAAAAATATGATGGTAGATGAGAATACAGGGAAAGTTAAAGGGGGAAAAGTCATCCCATTTATTTCGGATTCAGTGATTGATAAAACACATATTTTGCACAAAGGAGTTAAAAGACAAGTTGATAATGCATTCCGTCTCACTCCAGAAGCATTGGTTTCAGATCAATTTGAAAAAATGAGTTATATTCCTAAACGATTCAAAACAAAACCTATTTTGACAAGAGATATTACAGGAAAAGTTTTGCCAAAAGAGTCCACTGGAGCAAGAAAGATCATTGTTGAAGGTCTATACGGTATCTACAAAGAATATGCAGTGTGGAAAGTAGAAAATCGTTACGCTTGTCTTTATATTGAAGATCCCAAGCTATAAACAGAAAGTGGGGGTACAGTAAAGAGGTGATGGTAGGGTAACTCCTGTATCGGTTAAAGTGACTAACCGTCTAATTGCTAGCAAAGTAAAAAAGGAATGGAGTCGTGACACCTAGAATCCAGTTCATATTGAATCTATTTGAGTATCAGGTCATTGACCAATATTGTTCTCTTGAAGACTATGCTAAGCAACTTCAAGAATGGTTGATTGGTTTTGGTGGGGTGCTTGATGCTCATGTAATACCTGAAACCCCCAACTATCTTAAAATCCTTGTGAGAACAGAACCATTTGGAGGATGGATACAGCTATGAAATACCTACAAGTAGAAATGGAAGATGGGTCAAAATGGGCAGTCCCAGTATATGTCATTGCTCGAAACAGAGCTATAGCCTACAAATCAGAATTTGATGACAACATAGAATTGTCACTCGAATCTGATACCATGCCTCTGTTCGATTCTGATCCATTTGAAATTGAGGATTGGGCTGTCAATAACATGGATTGGAAAGATGTTGAGGAATTTGCTGTGTGTATCTCACAGCCAGAACCTGATTATGAAGAGGGGTGGACAAACGGACCTAAAACCATAATTGATGAAAGTGAAGTACCATGAAGATATTTGATAGGGTACATTTCAGAATTCTTGCTGCTTTTGTTCTTGGTTTTGCTGCTGCTATTGCCGTAACAACAATAGTCAGAAACCAATATGGGTTAGAGGCATGGGTACAATTTTTGAGAGAGAATTGGGAGTCATGGGAGACATGGAAGAGTATTGTTTCTTTAGGATTCATCTCATATTTCATGGTATATCTTCTCAAAGTGAAGACTATTCCTGTGACTCTTCATAGAATCAAAAAAGAAGATTGGGATAAGATGCAAGAGGATCTTCATGAGTGGGAAAGATAAAGTAGTCTACATGATCCAAAAGGAGTTGAACAAGTATGCAGAATATTCTTGTTCTCTACCCACTGGTCAATCTTTAGGGAAGAAATGGGTTCGTAACCAAAGCTTCCTTCTCCCTGCTGACCATCCAAAAAAACATATCGGTGACTGGTGGCTGGGTGAATATGTTCCTGACCCAGACCCAAAGATGATTGGTGTTCGATGGGTTCCAATTGAAGTGGTCGATGTTTGGGGAAAGGTTGATTATAAACCAGGAAAGGTACTTGTATGATCAAGACAAGAGAAATAAAAACATCAATTGGAAAACCATTGGTTAGGGATAATGACAAAATTGTACTGTCTATCCTAGAGTCTTGGGATTTATCAAACCTAGATGAAAAGGATAGTGGTAGAATATTACGTTTGTTGAACCGACTAGATCTGGTTTATAAAGATAGAGTTCGGAAACTTCAATACAAAATCTATACTTCCCAGGAAAGGGTTTGATATGATAGAAAAGATATTCACATTGGAAACTACTCAATATTCAACAGCACCTTCAATTTATTTGGCAGGACCTACATATAGAATTATTGATGGTGCAGAACCACCTATAGGGTGGAGAAATAAAGCATCACAGATTCTTGAGTCGTGGGAAGGAGCTGTTTATATCCCTGAATGGAGAGGTGGGGTGAAGCCAGAGGGGTGGACTTATAGCAGGCAGGTGGATTGGGAAATGCAGGCTATGGAGAATGCCACAGTAATTTTGTTTTGGATACCAAGGGAACTTCCAGTTCTCCCAGCCTTTACCACCAATATAGAGTTTGGAGAATTTCTACAGACTGGAAAGATTGTGGTGGGAGCCCCTAAGGACGCTCCAAACAATCGTTATATATTTGAACGTTGTTCTAGAAGTAATGTCCCTACCAGCCATGACCTCGAAACTTGTGTGTTGCAAGCCATCAACTTGGTCAAGAGATTACGGGGAGAGATTGATACGGTACATTTCACTGCTGATACTCATTTCAATCATAAAAGAACTCTAGAACTATCAAGACGACCATTTTCCAGTGTTCTAGAGATGAATTCTATGATGATTTACTACTGGAACGGGGTAGTATCTAGAAATGGTACTGTGTATCATCTTGGTGATTTTGGTGACCCTTCATATATTGAACATCTGAATGGGAAAAAGATCTATATAGTTCCTGGAAACTATGACAAACCAGAGATCCTTGAAACTTTGACCAAAGACCCAAGGGTAGAGATTCTTGGTCCACGTAGTTCTTACCATATCGATAACAACTACTTTACCTTGATTCATGCCCCTGAAGATGGGAAAGATGTGAATATGTTCTATCTCTATGGGCATATCCATAAGCTACAAATGGTGAAAATGAATGGACTCAACGTGGGGGTAGATTGTCACAACTTCACACCAATAGATGAAAATGAGGTGATGTTCTATCGAAGTGCTGTGATGCAACATTATGATGACAACGTGTTCACGCTAGGTATGGGGATGAACACTTAAAGGAAAAAGAATGGAAAGACAATATGTAGACACACCAGAAGGGATGCTAGAACTCCTTGAGAAATTTGAAGGTGAGGAGTGCTATAAAGTTCAACATTCAATGTTGTATGGTTTTATTGTAGGTGATACCGAATATGTTATTCGTTATATACATTTAGCTGGATCTGGTAGAAGTAGAGGAGAGAAGTTCATGATCGTTTTTCAAAAATTACCAGAAAGAGAAAGTGATGATTGAACAATTTCCGGTACGTCTCATTTGTTGTGGTGATGGGAACATTTCAAAAATCTATGTAGAAGAGAGGGGAAAAGTATCTGATCCTGAGACTCTAAAGGCACATGTTGAGAGATGGAAAGTGCTCTGGGAATGGGGAGAAGGGACTGAAGAAGAACAGCAACTAGCTTCAGGGAATTATGATCCAGAAAAGGTTTATGAGTGTTTTCGTAAACATTCAAGAACAACTCATTGTGGATGTACCACACCTTCCTGTCATGCCATGCACATTGTACTTCCATTGATTTTTGTACCTTCATTCAATTTGAGTCAAAAATATGGGGTATGTTTTGACATAGCTTTTTTCAGAGTTCTAGAAGTTAAGGGGGCTATCACAGATGATGACCGAGCAAACTTCTATTAAAAATCAAAACCAGTATAGTTCTATAGGGGGGAAATAAAGGAGTGGCTAATGAAATTTTCGACCTATTCTTACGGTGCTAGAGAACCAACAAATAAACCTATTGTTGAAGAGCAACTTTCTTTAGCCCATAAATATTACAATACACTGGTAGAGATTGAACTAGGAGGCTTAGTATTCATGACGCTATAGAACACGGTATCAAGACCGTAGACGAAACTGTTGAAATGCCAGCATGGAGGCTTAGTATCCATGACGTGGGCCTTGTGTAGTTATGATTATGGACAACATAAAAATATAGAGTTAGTATAGTTCTATGGGAGAAAATAAAAATGGGATATGCTGGGGAAAGACTTTGTTCATAATGGACTACACAGTTTCAGTTCTGATTGTACCTGACTCTAGAGTAGACTCGTCTCAACTTGTAGAGACAATAAGATCTATAGCTGACGAACTTGGGTATGATGAATCATTGAAAAGTGACCCATTGTATTTGGCACGGCACATTCGAGGTAGATGTCTATACGAACTAGGAGAATGAGATGCACAAAGTTGAAGTGACGGTACACAAAGACATTCTGGTAATCACAACCAATGATGAAGTGGAGTGTGAAGGTTGGGTCCCAGCAGGTGACGGGAAGATTGGATGTGTACTGATCGACACTAAGGGGAAGCTAGGTATCAGTGAAGAAGCTCTGGCTTGGCTCAAGAGTGTGGAAAAGAGCTGTGATGCTATCGGAGATGTAGATGCATGGAAATCTGATGATGGACCATGCTTCTCATGGCTGGGAGGCCCAAATTCGTTAAAGCAAAGAGGCTGCACTGGAAGTAGGGGGTATAATACATCCTGTCTCGAATATGACATCATCCCCAATCAAGTTCCTGAAGAGGCTGTGAAAGTTATTGAGGAGAATACATGAAAATAGTTAAGGAGGGTAGGCCCCAGAAGGGATGGGCAAAAGAATTCAAATGTACCGGGAAGGGAAATGGTGATGGTGGATGTGGAGCTGTCCTTCTGGTAGAGAAGGGAGACTTATTCCATACCTATCGGAGCTTTATGGGTCGGGAAGAGGAATGGTATACCACATTTGAATGTCCTTGCTGTAAGGTTCTCACCGATATCCAAACACCATTCCAATCTAGTGAACTTCCACATTACAAGGAATGGAAATCTAAACTTCCAGAATCAAACTACAGACCTGTGGCTAAGGGAAATATCCAAGGGGATCTGTTACGAAGTATGAATCATATCCTAGAAATCTATGAAGATAAAGATAATGCAATGGTCAGGATTATCACTGATGGTTCTGACATTAATTTAGAAGAAATCAGGAAAATCATACCTCTAACGGTAGGTATTGAAATAGCAAATAGTCATGAATTTATGATTCTTTACAATGATGATCGTATGGGTCGTTGTAATACCAACTGTGAGCATAATCATCATTGTGCTTTGAATCGATCTTCCTACAGTTCAGAGCAACGGCATATCCCTAAATTAGGAATAGATGTTAGTCCTGATGGTGAAATACGGTTGGTCTGTCAAGACAAAATAGAAAGGCTTTGATATGTTGGATTTATTGCAAAATATGAGTTTTGGGAGGAAGATTGAAACTGGAGATGGGGAAAAGGTGATTGTGGTTCAAGATGGAGTGGGCTACAATTTTGAAGCTGGAGTCAAATTCAATCTGGTTGTCAAAGAAACAGACATGAACAATGAGAAGTATATGGTTCCTGTCTTTATGGTTATGGAATATCTACCCAAGAAGGAGGGATGATGGGAACAAGCACTGATGCATATCTCTACTATGGTTTCAGCCTCGATGAAGGTGAACTAGAAGAGATTTGTGAAAAAGATACAGGTAAAGATTATTTTGAAGATGATTTTGAAGAATGGCTCTGTGGGAAGATAGGAGGCCCTTCAAGACTTGACGTTGAATATGAAGGCAACGAAGCTGTTTACGAGAAGTATTTGGATGAGAAACGGGAATTTATGGAAGCTTTAGATGTGGAGATCAAATCTCACTGTAGCTGTGATTACCCTATCTATTTTGTTCATATCAAAGAATCATACTCATGGGCATGGAGGGGTGAGCCACATCGTTTCGGTACTCAACTTCCAGTCACAAATCCTGGATGGGATGAAAAGATAAAAGAATTCTGTAAGAAACTTTACATTCCGTTTCGAGAACCGGGATGGGAACTAGCCTCAATGTGGTGTTGAAAATGGAGTCACAAGATTTAATCACAAGGGTGGTGCTCAAAAAATGGGGCAGTACCTACACCAATAGTGTCTATTGGGTCAAAGGTATCAGGATACTACAGACAATGTACCGACGAAAAGAAGGAAAGTTGTAGATATTCCTTTTTTATTTCCCTTGATATAGATGTGTTTCTGAAATTCTAGAAAAGGGAAATGACAATGTATAGATATTCAAGATCATGGTTTGAGGTTGGTGATTATATAAAGCAAGAGCTACGTGACATGACAACTTGGGCTCTTGTCATTGGTAAGCTAAAGAATGGTGCAGAGAAGGTCATAGCCGTTGATTCTGATCGAGGAATACCTGCTATCAGATCTACCAGTGGGTGGTATCCAAGTCCTGTTAGGATCGATGAATCTGAAATCCCTGAAAAGTTCCTAAAGAAGATTTTGAAGAAAAAGAATCAGGTTGGTGCTTCCAAACAAGCTAAAGATGTGACCTTCCCTGAGATGTGGAACAAGGTCAAGAAGGTATATGATCAGACCCAGAAGCAGATAGAAATGCTTCCTTGGCTTGGTGATGTGGAACTTATGGCAGCAGGTAGAGATGAATACTATACTGAGGATGTTAAAGAAATATATGATGAGATGATTAAGTATGAGGAAATACTAGAAGATTTCCTTGCAAGATATAAGGGATATCGTCCCGCTCACAAACAAAGCTCTGCCCTCAGAAAAATTGCTCAGGACATTGTAGTTAAAGAAGGTCTTTTCTTTGGTCCAAAGTTCAAAGAGAAAGGTATTAATCAAGTAGCTGGTGTATATAAAAAAGACCTCAAGAATTTCATTGAGAAGGAAATCCCTAAGAAATACCACCTCCCAGACCTAGCTGCTAATGTCTCTATTGATATAACCCCACATCCAGAATTCCTCATGTTCACTGTCAATGCAGAGGTATGGGATGAAGTGGGGAACAATAAGATCAGTGACATCACCATCAAAGCTGAAGGGGAAATAGACATTAGTGGGAAAGGTGAACTCGATATTTCCATGGTGGGTGCATACAGGCATGAAACGATAGACACCAAAACAAAGAAAGAAGAGTTCAGCTTTGTGCCTGGAAAAGATGCTACTGATGCTGCACTGAAGGCTCTGGTAAAGAAAATAAAGAATGTCCTTACCTGGGAAGGTGAGGGACTCTTTGCTATGTTTGACTAGTGATAAAAGAACTCGTCCCAATATTCACAGAATACATCCCTGAAAATCTAGAAGAGGGAAATCTCTATATTTCAGATAAATATCAGACCTCAATCCATCTTTGTTGTTGTGGCTGTGGGAATCAGGTGGTAGTTACAGACCAATGGAAGATTCTTGTAGACGATGACAAGAAGGTGACTATCTCACCATCAATTGGTAATTGGAACTTTCCATGTAAGTCTCACTATTTTATCTGCAAAAACAAGGTAGTTTGGTTATAGTCCAAATGGAACTTTGAAATCTGTTTCAATTTCCTGAAAAAATCCTTGTATATTCCAGTTATCCCAGAATATTCTAGAATAACCAGCTTGCGCTGGGCTCATTAGAGCAGACCACTTGTACGGCTCGATTTGAGTCTTCCCCCCCAAGGGTCGGAGTCGGCAAGTGGTCTGCTCACCTTATTTTCCCAATTTAAAAATTTAAAAATCTGAAAAGTTTCGGTATAGAGTTGTAGGAGGTGACGAGATGAAATTCAGAGTCGAACTCGAAGTCACTGAGCGTGGTATCCTGGCCAATGGTCAAGTCCTGACTCATGTCCGTACCATGCACATGCCTGACCGTCGATTCTACACAGGTGGTATCACCAGCAATGACAAGCGGCTGGTCTACCGTCGTGATCTGGTCCGTAAAGAACTCAAAGAGTGCTATCAGGTCAATCTCCCCAGGGGTGCCGAGATCGGGACAAAATGGACCATCGAGGTCGAAGTCGAAAAGTTCTGGGGATGGTATCATGGTGATGCTGATGACGTGACCAGCTTCGAGGATGAAGACTACGATGCCTATAGCATCGATATGGCCGATGATGATGTCCCAGTCACCCCCAACCATTTGGTAGGAGAGTGAGGAATGAGGATTGGAATCAACTTTATGGACAACGATTTTGGTAACACCTTCCATGGTTTTGCCAAGGTGTTTCTAACAGCGGTGGACTGGAACGAGACGGTGGAGGGAAATTTCACCAAAGAAAAGCTGGCCAAGATAATCAATGACATGATGCTGCCCATGTATCTTCTGTTCCAAAGTAATGGTCAATGGGAACATACCCCAAGCATCAACATGCAGGTGTATCCAGAACATATCTACTTGAATGAAGAGATTGATGAAAAGCTCAAGAACTTTGAGTCCTGGGCCAACTACTCATTTCTCTACATTGACACAGATAACCAGCAGTCTGAGATTTGGTGAAAGGAGAACATTATGGATTTTGACAGGTACAAGAATGGTATGCCCTGGCCACAGAAGAAGGAGTATGTGAACCCAAAGGTGGAAGAGGTGGAGGAACACTTTGTTGGAACCATCCGTCAGATTGAAGCGGCTCGTGCCGATGCTATTGAAAGGGGTGAGGCTGAGTACAAAGAAGCTCGTCGAGCCTATGGTGCTGAGACTGCCAGGCTCGAAGCCCAGTTCAAAGCTGACCTCGAAGAAGAGACGGGTCTTCAGAACCATCCAAAGAAAGACAAGCTCTATGCAAAGGCATGGGAGCGTGGTCATTCTGGTGGGCTCTCTGAGGTTTACAACGAATACCTGGACCTTTCCGATCTTCTAGAGTAATTACCAATACCCACCAATAAATATCATACCTAGTATAGTTCTATAGGAGGCTCAAGATGGGAGATAAAGAGTATAAGGAGATTTGTAAGAGAGTCCCTTGGTACGTTAGGATCACATTTCCCGATGTGGTACTGCCAACTGTAGCTTTGGGAATCGTAGCTTACATGATTTACCGAGCCTTCTTCAGATGAGCCTCTATACTGTCCAGAGAGCCAGTAGAGACGATTCTCTCTATGGACCCATACATGGAACAGATGATGATCAAAAGACTCTCTGTGGGCAATCTATAGACGAGAACTGTTGAAGGAGCAAAGCAATGATGGTGAGCCTGAAGGGTCTGGTTAAAAACATTTCTGAAGTCCTCAACGACCCAGAAGTGAAAGAAATGTACCCTCATAGTGGTGGTTTTGCTTACACCCTTGAAGAGATGGCTAAGAACATGGAAGAACTCAAGGCAAGGAAAAAGGAGGGAGAGAAGGTCATTGATGAATTCTTCTCTTTATATGTATGAAGGTACAATTTGACAAGATAGGATTTCATAGCAAGAAGTCTGGGAAATGTCCGGGATGTGGTAAGAGAGCTACCAGGTCAAAGGAATTTTATCAAACCCACAATCCATGGAATAAAGATAGTGAGGGGAATATAAAGACCCCTCAGGACATCATGGAAGAACTGAAGGTTAGATGTAAGGAATGGGAAGAAGAACCTACTTACCATGCTCGTTGTGAATGATCTATTTGTATGTCTCTCTATATGAAACTATTGAGGGAGACATAAATGGAATTCATTCAAGAAAATCTAGACCTCATTCTCAAAATCGTCAGTCCTATCCTACTAGCTCTGTTGTCATGGGGTTCAGTGAAGCTAACACAGCTCATCAAAAATAAGGTCAAGGATGAAGAGACAAAGCAAGTATTGCTGAAGCTCAATGATGCTTTGTTCACAGCCGTTAAAGATGTCCAGCAGACCATTGTGTCTGATCTCAAAGCAGCCAATGTTGATGGAAAATTGACTGGAGAAGAGATCCAAGACGTGAAGTCTAAGGCTATTGAAAAAGCAAAATCATTCCTGGGCTCTAGCATCTCAGATATGCCTGGAACATTAGGGATGACCCAAGAAGAGTTTGAAAAATATATATCTTCAAAACTCGAAGCCATTGTTCTAGATCTTAAAAAGGAGTGATCAATGCCTATACCATTTGATCGTTTCAGATTATTGAATGAACCTACAAAGAGGTTACGAAATGAGTCTCGATATATGGGGCATGTCAAAGTAGATGAAGAAGATCCGGGTATAGAACTAGCTCCAGGACAAGAAGTAGAATTACCCCCTAGTCCTGAAGTTATTCTAGATATAGAAATCCCGGAGAAGTAGGATGCTTTCAAAACAACTCTATGATATATCAAGAAAAATAGCAGCAAAAGATGTATATGTATGGACCTTCTATGAATGTGAGCATGGAGGGGATATGGATATGTATGCTGCTGATGTAACTAGTTCAGGTGGTGAGATCTTAGACCAGAAGCTCAATGATGATGAATGTGTCATGAAAGTAAAAGTGAAAGACTGGGATTCATTTATAGAAAGATTCAAAAACACAGAGACATTTGAATTCTGTAGTCTTTCAGATTTTGTTTAGATGTAACATAAAGGATAAAGATAATGCTATCTATATCCCCTTGGAACGTAAAACCTCCTCACATCCCATCTAATCAAATAAAGCTCAACAAGCTCATTTCAAAAATGACGAGTGAAGGGTGGAAGGGACGACCCATTCTTGCTTTGAAGTATTCAGATACGGTTAGAGCCTTAACGGGAAGCCACAGGATAGAAGCTGCTAGAGCTTCAGGGCTCAAAACTATCCCTGTCCTTACCCTAGACGGTCCCTGGTTTGAAAATGTCCTCAAAGCTGATTATGGGCTCAGTGCAGACCTGGACCTAGACGATGTGTTATGGCATGTTCAACTTACCTATTGGGGAAGACATAGAATAGCCATGCTTGCAAAAAAACATGGACACAAGAAATTCCATGATGTGATGATGAGAGAGGGAAAACAATCTCGATCTCCAGTTATGAAGCCAGTGCTCAATCCTGCCTGATTCAACTAGATTCAATTTCTGTAGAAAAAATTTACAGATTCTGACTTCCAAAACTAAATCTTGATGGTATAGTATATAGAACATTTTACCTGGAGGCTTACTATGACCAAAAAGACAGAAGAGAAAAGATGGGATGCAATGATACCTTCTTATGAAGACACTGAAGGTGGAGGACAAAAATCTGATATACAAATTGTTAATCAGTCTGATGGTTCAAAACTTTACCCCTTGGATATCCGTGTTAGACCAGCTTTTTCTTTAGATGAATTAGCTGCTGGCAAAGTAAACAAAGCTAAATATACACATTATTGTTTGTTTGATGGTGTTGAGTTTCTACATAAAAACAAAGAGAGTGATAAAGGTACTGATGAAGACATTGGGAGACTTTTAAATTTTGAAATTGGAAATACTATAGAATATATGCTTTTATCTACGATAGAATTCATAGAAGATTCTTGTCAAAGAGAATTAAACCAAGTGCTGTCATTTAAAGATTCTGAAGTGGGAAAAGGAGTAGCTTCATATCTGGAGGGGGTGGAAATCTTAGTGAGAAGCCATTTTGATAATTCCCCACAGCTTGTAGATCTTATGGATATGACGAAAGCTGTCTTACATAATCCGGCATTATCACAAATAGTTAAGCTCATTCATTTTGCTGGGTTTCAACCAAATATCTTGGTGAGGTAGAAGAACTATTTGATGTCAATGTGAAGAGACTCAAGGCACGGATCAGTAAAAGTCATGGTACAAAAAAAGTGAAGCTCCAAAAGAAGCTGGAGCAAATGAACCCTGAACAAATCTTATTGTTGGGTCGTTCAATTCAGGTGATGAAAACCATAGGGTCTTCAGAAGAAGGGGATGATTCGGGACCCAAGCTCAAATATCGTTTATTAGTGGCAGGTCATTGGAAGAATCAAGTCTGTGGACCACAAAGGTCGGAAAGAAAACGTATCTTCATAGAACCCTATTGGAAAGGTCCAGGGGAGGCTATTGAAGTGAATAAAGACCATAGTATAGAATTAGGAGAAATGAAATGATAGAAGTAGGGCAATGGTGGGAAGTATGTAAAGACTTCAGAGTAATTGTAGATATTAATGAGGATGGTGTTATTTACGATTGGGCTAATAGAAATAAAAAAATACAGTCTAGGCACAAGTGTCAAAAGAGGACTTTCATTCGATGGGTAAAGGATAATAATGCATCCCTTGCTGAACCACCCAAGAAACATGTCACTTCAGAGCTGAATTTGAAATTAGATGGAGTGGATGTCTTATCTGTTGACCCGGAAGCATGGGAAGACCTGTTTATGACTTGGAAGTATAATGGATTTGAATGTCCTATTGTCCATACTGAAATCATATACACACCTAAATATGAATCATCATTGCATAAAGAGGTTTTTGAGTTTTGTCCCAAGCAACATGTGAAATTCTATGTAGAGCAAACAGTTGAACCTGACATAGCAAGTTATGAACACAAAGGGAGAAAACAGTATCAAGACTTATCGGCATGGTTATATGGGAAAGATGAAGAAACCCAAGCTGCTATTTGTATCTTCTCGTATCTCCATAAGTTGAATTTTGATGATGTAGGGAAGAGATATATTTATAATATATTGAGAGGAAAGTTTGGGGATGATTTTATTTCACGACATAAATGGCATCACACTCAACAACCTATACCGGTAAGGATTGAAGATATTTTTGATATGGAGTTTGAAAAGGGGGATTGGAAAGCTCATGCAAAACTTCTTGTGAAATGTGCTGCTGTCTCAATGGCTCTCAGTTTATATGAGTATGAAATGGTGAGAGTAAAGATCGAACCACCAAATTTAATACACACATGAAAAAAATAGATATGAAATGTAAATGTGGCTCAGAGATGATCCCATTCAATGGGAAGGTCGGTGTGGAAGGATTCGGTCTGGTATGTACCTCCATGAATTGTAGAAGACAAGTACCACCAGGAGCTATGGGGGAAGATATGATCTGTGTAAGACCAGCCACGAGTCAAGACTACTTAGACCCTGAAGTCATGGTCAGAGTGGGGTGGGTCGTAACATGGGGAGAACTATGATATAGATGAGTAACTTTAAAGACCTGAAAACAGGAACTGTGTTCTGGTATGAAGACTGCTGCTATAAAAAAATTGATGAAGCTTTCGGTGAGTATATTTCCACTGGATGGGTCTACTACATGAAACCTGACACCCCCATAACTACTTTGGAAAGAAATATGACCTTTGAAGAACTAGAAGTGGTGGCTCAACAATATAAGATTCAATTGCTACGACCAGAACCAGGATACCTTGATGAAGGTGGGATGAGTTCCATCGACACTATATGGCTACATGAATCCGAAGAATGGAAACAAGAACTCAGCTTCTGGCATGAGTTAGGTCATGTACTACTGAATCAAGAAACAGGACAAGCCATGAGTACCATCTCAAGGGAAGGGGCTGCTTGGGAATTAGGACTCATCGAAGCTGCAAAATATAGTCGTCACTGGGAATACCATTCCAAAGAACTGGGGTGGGCTAGACAATGCCTGGCTAGCTACATACACGGTCAATATGATGACCTACCGTATAAAAAAAATCCCAGAGAAAATAATATTTGAGAATATGAAAAAAAATCCCAGAGAAAATAATATTGGGGAGGTGGATATGAAGGTGAAAGAACTAAGACAGATACTTCGTACCCTCAGGGATGATATCAATGTTATAGTCAGTATAAAGGATACGAAAAGAAACCTCTCAGATGTTATCCCTATCCACCATGAAGGAGGTATTGCCTTAGTCATGAAAGGGGAAGATACACCTATACCCACACCACCTCATTCTTCGTGATGAAGTAATGGGACACACACCATCTGGTTGAGGATAGAAGTCGAAACTGTATCAGCTATAGGAACCTTACAGTCTGGGAGGGAATTGTGAAAATATTTGTAAAAGGATATGTATCTGAAGACTTCTCTGAAGGGGCCTATCAAACCGATGGACTCACTGCTCTAGGGATATTCTATTACCATCTACAAGGGGCTGATGTCTTCCTTGAAGATGAAAGTGGAGAATGGTTCCTGTTCTTAGAGAACATTGATGATGGTCCTGCTATGGGATTTATTAACCCTGAACAACCACTGAAACAATACTTAGAAGCCCTACCCCAAGGGAAGGTGGATGAAGAACTACTCAATGAATGTAGAAACATCATAAAAGATATGTTCGGATTCAAATCTGTGCAGTCAAATGACCTCTACAGAGAGATAAGGCAATTTGTTATCGGGGGGATGAACTAGAAAGAGAAACTGCTCAGAGAGGGGTATAGTGAACCTCTCTTGTAGAATATTCCCAAAAATCAAACCACGACGCAGCGCATCAAAAAAATCCGAAAATGGGGTGTTCACATGAAGTCGATTTTTCAGTCATCACATGCAAAATGTCTGACTTAAATGTATGTATGAAAGACCACCCCCGATCAAATACCCATAATGAATCCTTGACGATCTGAGATTTTTAGACACTTCACATGAAGCTCATAAAAATGAATTCTATGTATAGTTGAATAGGAGGTGTCAATATGAAAACTATAGAATTTGGTATCCCCCTGAATATCAGGGATGGAATGATTAGCTTGAATGACCTAGTGTCTTGTCTCGGACTCAGCCCCAAATCAAGAAGTAGTGTGAAGAAACGAATCGGTGACCCCCACCTGAGCTATGAAGTAGTAGATGGGAATCGAACCCTCATGGTAACGAAGCAAGGGGTAAAAGAATTGTCTGGTACGCTTCGTAAAGAGGAGGCTCAGACCAGAATCAAACAATTGCTGACTCTGCTGAGTGATGATGTTTATGAGCCCCCTGTCACATCCTTGGCTGTGGTGGAAGCAGAAGTATTTGAAGCCAAGGTAATCAATCTTGATGAAGACCCAGATAGTTTCAACCCCCATGAGTTCCCTAACTCAAATCCGATGGAAGGTCTTGATGACCTGATGGTGTATCAAAGACAGTTTCAGGGACTCCCTGTCGAGTTCAGAACCAATGGTCAGATACCGGTGCTGACCAGAGAGCAGTTGGGGGAGAAGCTGGGATATAAACACCCACGTCTATCAATAGGGAAGATCCACAGAAATATTGAAGGGGGTCTAATAGGGCATAGCTGGGAAACCGATTTGGTTTCTGGGGACCCTCAAAAGGGAGGGGGTCGAAGAAAGACTTGGATATATGACCTGGCAGGTATCTTGAAAATATGTGCTCGGTCCAATCAACCTCTGGCAAAAGACTTCTCTGATTTCTGTTGTGACACAATCCTGAAAATCATGACCCACCCCTCAAGAGAAGAAAAGGTCATTGACCAGTTCTGTGATCGAATCATGGCAGTGGGGGGCAGGTTGGAGATTTATCGTAACAGAGCAATCAGAGCTGAAACGACCAGTCAGATTCAGGTACGTGAAACATCCAAGCTCAGACTGAAGGTGTCAGAACTAGAAGAAGAGAATGAAGAACTCAAGAAGATAGTGAGACACCAGGGGAGGAAGATTAATTTCTTGGAGGGGGAGGTGGAGAGATTAGAGGACGAGCTGGATATAAGAAGTACCATTTCTGTTGTCAGGACTTCCTAGTTTCAAAAAATAAAAAAATAAAAACTACAAAATCCCAGAAAGTTTCAGTATAGAATAGTAGCTGGGGGTAACGGTTACACGACCTAACCCCTCCAGGAGAAGGAACGCTTCGGGGGGATCTGTCCTGGGGAATATGGGACAGGTCGGTCCTCCCCATCCCCCTAGCCTTTCGACCGGGGGTATCTGTTCTCGAAACCCCTTAGGAGCATCAAGCTCTATATTTATATACTGAGACTTTTCTGATTTTTAAAGTATTAATTAACATTCTATATAGAAACTTTGGAGGTAAACTATGTACCGATATTCCAAGAGAGCTGACTATTTAACTCAAAAACATCCTGAACTAAGAAAGGGAAACACCATGTACCGTTATAGACAAGCCCGTAGAGTTAGAGCTGCCTCCTTATTAGAGATGCAGCGTGAATACAATCGTGGATTGTCTGACCTCGAAAATGGGTATGCTGTCATGATGAAGTTGGCAGATACCTATGCTGCTGAATCTCAATATGTGAATCACCAAGCCCTCGATACTCTCAGAGAAGTGCTGGCTGACCTCCATGACCTGGTAAATGTCAACCTGAGAACTATTCAGACTCAACTTTGGGAGGATGCAAATTAAGCCATGGATACCCAAGAGCCATAAGAAAGCATCCCTAGAACGTATGAAAGGTTATGGTTCATATTCTCGTAGAAGTCGTAGAACCAGAATGGTGAGAGCTACAGTAGAATGGGGTGTAGACGAAGAGGAATGAAACAAAATCTATGTTTCGTCACTATTGTTAGCTAATGATGCTAACACGATAGGAGATACACATGTACCGATACCGTAAAGCCCGAAGGGTGAGAGCCATGGGTATATTGCCTGATGAGATACTTGTTCGTTTGGATCAGCTAGAGAAAGATGCCAAGACGTTACAGAAGCAATACCAAGTCTTGGCAAATGACATGGCAATGAACCCACAGGTTGACCCTGAAGATGTTGATGACTTTATAGATGTAGTCAATGCTGTGAACGACCTCGTATATGATATCCAGAAGTATCGGAGAGGTTACTAACCCCCTGCAATAATTTATTTATAAATGTTACAAAAGACAGAATTTGTAACGTTTCATTGGAGATCTGAAGATGAGACTAACAGCCAAAGATTTGAGTCCTGAGACAGTGGACCTCATCCAAACAGCTAATGGTGATCCAGAGGTGGTGAAGTTACGTAAGGAACTGACCCTCTACAAAAAGAATGATCCAGGTCTGGCTATGATGAGAAGTAAGGTCACTACTTCCATTATGAAGTTCAATGAAGATTTGGGGAGAGCTTTGGATAAGTATAAAAGATTCCCTTCAGACTCTGTTCTTGAAAAGTTAATTGACAAGAACTGGAAAAGAGCTGGGGTGGTTGATGACTTTGAAGGGATGTTCAAGGATTACTGCTTAGGTGTTATAGCTAAGGTGAAGAGTCTCAAGTCTACAGTGTCTGGTAAACTCAGAGCCCTTGCATCACAAATCTGTAAATGAACTCCAGAGTAAAGCACATCATTGACACGATGGATCATTCAGATCCATTTGCCCCCAATCTGAATGAATGGCCCCTGGTGATAGTGACCTACCCCAAAGTATCCAGGCAGGTACTTATCGAGCATTTAAAAAATGGAACTGACCTCACCCCCTTTGATAAGGTAGGGGAGTATTATGGTCTAGTGCTTGATAGTAGGAATGATGAACAGGCAACGGCTATGGAACGTAGAGCAGGGGCAGACTCTTTAGCTCAGATACAAAAACGTCTCGATAGGGGTGAGTGCAATCTTACATGTATAGCCATAGTGAACAATGCAGGTCCCTTCCTAAAGACTGTACTCAACATCGTACTCATGCTCCAGAACATATCAATCCCAGTCAAGATGTTCAGTCATTTGCTTGAAGCAAAGTCCTGGGCTCTGAATGAAATTTATAGAAAATAGTTCTACAAAATCTCAGAAAGTTTCAGTATAGAATAATAGGGAGAGGGGACTTCAAAAGACCCCTGGACCCATGGGGAGGTCTGGTCTGTAGACAGTCCCTTGATAGATCTCCCCGAAGCCATGCTCCCTCAACCGGCCCCAGGTCTCGATACCCTTTTGCCTGTCATTATTATATACTGAAGAAAATCTAGATTTTAAATAAAAAGTTCTACAAAATTCGAGAAAGTTTCAGTATAGAATAATAGAGGGAGGAACCGAAAAGGACCTGGGCTCATGGGGAGGTCTGTCTTAAGGGATACTCCCCTGGACAGATCCCCCCGGAGCGTTCCTACTTCGACTGGCTCCGAGTCTCAGTACCCTTTAACCAATCACTATTATATACCGAAGCCAGATCAGATTTTAAAGTGACTTTTTGAAATTTTTTAATTTAAAATCTCGTCTCGGTTCAGTATATAGTAGTAGGAGGTGCCACATGGCTAAGACCCACAAGGACCACAACTACTGGAACCCCAAGAAGGAGAAGAAGCCTGCCAGGAAGAGGACCAACCGTAAGGCCCGTCACCTGGCCAAGGCTGCCCTCACCGATGGTTGCTTCGATGCCCACCCCCTCACCTATAGCCCCAAGACCTCTGGCTGGGAGACCAACTAATATGCCCAAGCGTAAGGAGCTGAAGGTCTATGTGCAGGGAACGGTAACCCCCTCCAGGAAACTGGAGGTCGAGACCATGACCCGTGAGCTAGTAGCCAAGCTCTTCTCCACCCGTATGAGCAACACCCTCAGGATCACGGTCAAGCTCAGAGCATCCACTCTCAAGAAGAGTACCAACGGGGTGGCTTGCTTCAAGTCTCTCCAAGCTCATACCTCCCACAAGTCCAAGCACTACACCATCACCATCCAACGTGACAGATGTGACAACTTCAAACGGACCCTGGCTCATGAGCTGGTACACGTCAGGCAGTTTGCTACGGGTCAACTCAGGTTCGGACCCAAGCCCTACACCAACAAGCGTGTCTGGGGGTGGTTCTGGAGGTCAGGACCAGGGGCTGCTCAGTATTATGAACAAGACTACCCCTACGTGGACCAGCCCTGGGAGATAGAGGCCAGGCAGGTCGCTCAGGGGGTGGTCTCTTAACCACCCAGGGAGGTGACAGGCATGGATAAGCCAGAATGCAAGCTCACAGGAACCGATGGGAACGTGTTTGCCATCATGGGGAAGGTCACATCAGCCCTCAAGAGGGCAGGGCAGCGTGAAAAGGCCGAAGAATTCAGGACCAAGGCCATGTCGGGGGACTATGACTATGATGGAGTGCTTCAGCTCTGCTTCGACTATGTGGATGTCTGCTAGCCCTACCCCTCATACCCCTCAGTCATAACATTTTCAGCAAAAAATAGCTCACATTTATAACCGCTTCATTAATTGCCATATATGGCTATATATGGCAAAATTCGCTCGTTTGACCAATACGAATTTTGATAAAATGGAGTGTTCACATGGACTCCATATGAACTTATTTCATAATCTGTAGTAAATATAAAGAGATTCTGAATTTCAGATTTTGACTTAGAGCTAGATCTGGATTTTTTAGAAAATGGACTGTTCACATGAAGATATATTCAATAGATTACTTATATATCTATAAGATTGGAACGTATTTCTGTTAATGACATAGGAGTCTTCAAATGCATGTCAATGAGTTGATACCAGATATTGAGAGTGCTATTCGGTCCATATGGCCTGATGCCTTCTTAGATGTGAATTTCACCGTTGGGATATATCCCACAATTAACATCTATTTTGCCATTGGTTCTGACAAGTCTCAGTGGAGCAATGGTATCATTCACAATGATCCTGGACATCACAGGCTCACTATTGGTGGGGTGGATAGGTATGGGATAACAGAAGGTGGTGAGATTGAGGGTGATGTTGAGCTTATACGACAATTGGGTGGTGGTATTTCAGATAAGAGCTTCTCAACTCAGAAGGTGCCGTTCCGTAAGAAGAAGGTAAGTCCTGACAAGGTAAAGACATTGGTTCCTGCCATCAAGACTTACTTTGAAAGATTGAAGAAGAAGTATGATGAGATGGTAGCTGCTGGAACAGTGAAGGTTCCAGGAACACAGGCATCAATACTCAGAACTCTAGCAGCTAAGATTGCTAATGAGCCTATGGGGTGGGAACCAGAAGATGATCCTGATGTGCAGTGGATGGCTCAGGACGATATTGGTCAAATAGAGCAAGACAAAAAGGCTATAAAGAAAGATATGCTCAAGATAAATGGTGCTTTGAGACGGTTGATTATCTCTTTACCTTTTGTAGAGATGAAGGGAAGGGATTTATATCTAACCAATGAAGCTGATATCGATGATTTGTATGACCTGACTGAACAAGTAGCCAAAACCATTGATGACACGACTGAGACGGGGGTGTGGGGTTATTGGTCTTGGGATGAGGGGCATACATCAGAGATGGACCACTTTGATATGTCTCGTTCGGATGCTGAAGCCATGATGAAGGCTGATGGGTTTAGATGGGTTTTAATGGCATAGGAGAATAAAATGCTATCACAACACTTGAGAAGATTGGCTAGGAAAATTACTAGGTTACATGACCATGATGCTAAGTTCCAAGACCGTAGAGTCTGGGATATGGTCAATAGAGCTGTAGATGAAGCACAGAGAAAGGACCAGGAGCTAGATGCTTGGATAGGTCCTAGCTGGTCAGGGGAGGACATGATTTATCTGGTTCCGACTGGTCAGCATTCACCAGGTACACAGCCATTGAATGTGACTTTGACTCCTGATATGACTCGTGAACAGATGAAGACACAACTCTTCTCAGTTGTTTAGGGGGTGTTATGATATCACAAGGACTTAGACGTGGTGATGTTTATATCTTTCCCTCCAGAAGAACTCCCTGAATTATCTGAACAATTGAAACATGGTTATATCTTCACCACTCGGGTCATGGAAGAGATTGGAAAGTATCGACCCGGAATGGTGGTAGATTCTCCTATGGGGACCCTTCAGGTTATAACAGTATCATTGCTCCCACACATCACTTTCCATCCCTTCTATGAAGAGCTTACAGTGTCACAACGGGATTTGATAGGTGATGGGGAGATGGAACTGATTAGACTTGTCTCTTATAGATCCTGAAGTAATCATGAATCCCCATATGTTGTGGGATATGAATGGTTTTTAAGACTTCCCATTGTGATTCAAGAAGGTGGGAAAAAGCATCATTAGCGGTGCATCCACCCCAGCCCTCACCGACAAAGATGAAGTATTGACCTGTATATTTCTTGAGAGCATAGAATGCCCATGGCTTATCGTAATCAGGCCAGATCATCATAAGGGTATGGTCAAGATACTTTTCAATAGCATCTTCAGCACAGATGATTTCAGGACTGAGCCAGAGGTGACCACCCTTTACTTGTGGGAAGTAGTTGTGGTGTTTATCCACAATATCTGTGGGGATTATATCAACTCCCCTTTCTCGTAGCTCATATGCCCAGTATCCGTTACCAGCACCAACTTCAAGGATGGGACTATGTTCAGCAATGGCAGTGAAACATTCTTCTGTAGGGATAGCAAATGAGAAGAGACTTCTCATTGAATCCATAGCTTTCCAGTCTTTAGCAGTGATTCTTTGTCCGAGTCCCAGATTGATGTATGCGGTATGGTATCGAGACATTACCCTACCTGTGTGATGAGTTTGGTCTTTGGGTCGAACCACCCATGAACCCTTTTGACACCCTCAGAGCCCAGGAGAGTGATATCGTAATGCCTCCACTCCTCAGGGGGTACATCAGCATTGGTCATGTAGGGTTTGACGTACCTAGACCGTTCTCCGGTGTAGCAGGAGCCGTGGATGGTCCCACACCCTGAGCAGCGGTACATTTGGGTTCCGATTTCTTCTTGAGCTTTGTAGTTGGCATTACAGAGTGGGCACATATCGTCTCCTCTCTTGGAGGGTTAGTGTTACTACTCTATACCGAGACTTTTCAGATTTTTAAATATTAAAAGGTGGGGGAGGTGAAAAAAAAGTTTCAGAAAAATAATATATATACTGGTTGATAGGTGTTGATAGGTGAAAAAAAGTTCCAAGAAAATAATATATCTAGGGACCTGATTAGAATCAAAAAATAATCTCTACGGTATAATATAATGGGGTTATGGAGCTGAAAGGAGTCATTGAATTTCACGAGAAATAGTCTAGAGTGTTCTAGATAATTTCCCGTGAAATTAAGAAGGGTCATAGACAATTCCACGGGAAATAAAGTATAGTGTCTTAACCCATTTCCCGTGAAATACATTTCCCGTGAAATAGGGAGGAGCAATGTGGAAAACAGGATCAATAATCTTGAAGCCAAGATATGCAAATGACCATACTCTGTTGGTGGATGAGCTTTCAGAACTGGCTAGCTATGCTTCAAAGCAATCGTACAGTTCTGAACTGAGTCCTGAGCAAAGGGAGTGGTGGAGAGGTAGGAGTGGGGGTATCAATAGTGCAATCAAACTCCTGATTGATCCGAATCATGACCTAGAAGAGCTGAAGACAGCAAGCTGGCCTTCAGATATAGTGCTGAAATGAAGCTGAATCTTGTAGGAGACTGGACTTTATGTCCCCCTGCCTGTCAGGAAAAGGTGGTGAGGATACATTTGGGTATGATAGAGCTGTTGAGACAAGCCCAGCCCAGGATGAGTAAGAGATGGGGTAGGGAGGCTGAAGAACTGATAAAAGAAGGAGAAGAGCTATGTTTGACGGGAAAACATACGAACCTGAACATGACAGAGCCCGGTTAAGTACCCAGCTTGATCGTGTGAAGGACTACATGAAGGACCAGGAGTGGCATGACATAGAAGAGATACGGAACATAGCAGGGGGTACAAGTCAGAGCATTAGTGCTAGGATACGTGACCTTCGTAAGCCTAAGTTTGGGGGGTGGGTCATTGACCGTAGGAGGGTAGGGAACAAGAAGAGGGGTTTGTTCCAGTATCGTATGACGGGGGAGCAAATCAAGACTCAGGTGATGATAGGGACCAAGAAGGTGAGGGAGGGGGTGGATAAGGGACGTGTCAGAAACTTGGAGAAGTTGATACGAGAAGCAGCTCCATACATGGATGAGAAGTGGAATCAAAGAGCTTGTAGAGCCTTGGGAGTGTTGTTTTTATGAAACTATACTTGGCAAAATGGATAGGAGAGAGGGGGTGGAGACAAGAAAGCCATTGGACCACATCTTTGAGGGAGGCTGAACGTGCCTTGGAGCTTCATGAAGATGTATCTCAGGCAAGTATTGACGTTATAGAATTCCATCCTGATCCTAGAACGGTATGTGAACTTTTGAATGGGTATACAGGAAATGTAGAGGTAGAACATACCAAGTATAAGTAGAGTTAGATCATGTCTATTATAGTTGAGGGAGAGAAAGATATTTTCACGATACGATCTGAACCCAAGGTGATAGTGGAACGTGCAGTTTCATTTACCTGCTGCGGTATTCCTGTGGGATCTATTGATGCTACCTATGACTTCTCTGATCTTCCTCCTGAGCTTCATTCCATGGCTATTCAAACTGTTCTTCAACGGTCTATGAACATCTGTTTACCCTATGATTTCTTACCTCCCAGTCATGAGGTGAGGCAAAGGATGGAAGCTAAGATTAATAGGGAAAGGGATGAGGCAAGAAAGAAACTGAAACAAAGGAAATGGTGGAGGTTTTGGTAATGGACCCTAAGATGCCAAAGATAGATGAGCATCCCCTCAGGGATATTGAAGAGTTGAGTTGGGAGTGGGATATCTTGGAGACCAAGATCAAGGTTCTGAAAATCAGGATAGAGACAGCTACAAATCCTGCCTTTAACCGATATGATGAGATACCTGAACTCCTAGAGGTGCTGAGAGAAATCAACAATGTTTTGCACCCAGTTGTGCCAGACATTCCTTTTATGCTTCAGGGCTATGTGAAGAAATATAGGAGGTTTAGGAAGCTATGAGTTATATGAATGAACATGATCTAAAGCAGGCAAGGGAGCATTACTTTGCAGCGGGTGGTCTGGAGTCTGATATAGGTCCCAGGAATGACCCGACCTGGTATTGGAGAAGAGCAGCAAAACTCTGGAGAGAAAGAGCTGAACAAACCGAGAAGGAATGTACTTCAGCCTTTACCCCTCTGAGTGGGGAAAAGGAATGACTGAGCAAGAATTCATCGAGCAGTATAAGGATTCTCTTTATGACCTTCGAGAACTCACCGACCTGCTTTTAAAGCAAGTCGATGAGGGACCATTGAGATATCTGGCTGAACGGTATGAGCAAGCAGAAGAGGACATGTTCATGGCTCTGAAAGCTGAAGGATTCTTTGAGGATTAATATGGTTGTCACTACCATTGTTTGTGATGGGTGTGGGAATGAGGTTCAAGAAACAGGACCCTACACTACAAAAATCATGTATCGTAACAGACCTACCCCAGCCCATGTGATGCGTAATTTTTTGCATACACAATATGGATGGGTTCAGAGGGGGCGTTATGATTACTGTAATGAATGTAAGGAGCATAAAGATGGACATAAGAGAGCTACAAAAGACGTTTATAGGGGCTGTCATTCTTGATGTTACGAGGTCTGAAAGGGACGAGTCGTTATGTGAATTCAAGATACTCCCTTCTGGAAGAGATGAGGGGGCAGTAGAATATGTGACTATACATGTTAGTGACATCATGGATTGTTGGTTGAGTAAAAGGAATTTTCTGGGACACTATTATGATGTTCAAGAGATGTTTAAGGCTGCATGGGAACATACCGATAGATGTGAGGAGTGGCATGACGATGAAGGTGAAGGTGATGATTTTTACAATGAATTTACAATAGAGACTGACCCCTTAGCATTAGCTATAGAATTCAAATGTCCTTGTGGTCAAAAGTTTGGGGTAGCTTTAGCAGCAATCAAGCAAAGTGAGTATCGTGACTACTTCAAGCCTGAAAATCGTTGGAAGATAGCCAAGCATCTTTCTGGTTATATATCCTGCCCTGAAGATTTGGAGCGTTACAATGATTGATCCTCTAAAGGTACTAGGGCATCTCATAGATGGGAACTATGTAAGACTCAGAAATGGTGATGAGTATGGAATGACTAAGGATCATGATGTGGTGGTTAAGGCAGAGAAGGTGTGGTTAGCCCCACACCCTAAGGGAAAGAAACCTGGTTACAAAGAATGGGTATGGCTCCCTACCGACTACACGGTTGGTCAGTTCTTGAAGCTGTGTAAGGAAGGGGGTCAGTATTTAGATCATAAACATGGACCATGGCAAGAGATAGAATGAAGATACAATTTTATACATGTGAATCAGATCTGGCTTTTCGTGACTGGCCTGTGCCTCCTAGAGTAGGTGATGGTATAAGGCTTGAAAAGGTAGATTACAGTGTGGTTGAGGTAAACTGGGGAGATCATGTAACAGGAACTGGTCAACCTATCAAGGATAGTCCCTGTGTTTCTGTTCAGGTTGAGCCATTGGTCCAGGAGCTAGAAGACAGGGATGGTCTTATTCTTCATCTATATGAAGCCTTGGAAGGTACCACCCCGGAACGTTGCATATGTGGGTGTGAACCGTGTTGTTGTGGCTATAAGTTGGGTCTTGACACTCTTGAGATGGCTAAGCCCTACTATCACAGACTGATAAGGTGATTTTATGATATACGGATTATGCCCTAATTGTAAGAAGAGAGCTATTGAATATAGTCGTATGCCTGTAAAGGGTGAGTTGATAAGTAGTGAGTTGGTACTCAGAGCTGTGGGTGGGCCGAGACTTCAACCAAAGGAAAGATACCCCAAATGTCCTGAATGTGGGCATCAGTTTGAGAGCAATGATTTTCGGTTAGAATTAGTTGATTAGCTCCAGATATTGATATGGATTATTTCAGTGAATGGTGGGAAGAGACAAAAGCTGAACTAACTGTTCTTGTAATAGTGATGGTTCCTATCTTGATGTTCATAGGACTCAAAGCTATACAGGCTCAGTTCATTGAACGTAGACGGTACAAAAAGGAACTGAAACGTATCAGGAAAGAGCCCTAATTTTTTTTGCATATATATTTAGAGTGAAGACCCGTTTTTATCCAACCACTTGTTGAACGCTTCATCGAAGATGCCCCAGGCTCGTACCTCGTCCCAGTGTTTTGATTGTCCATGAATCATTCCTATGATCCAATATTTGAAGTTACCCTGGGATTGTATGGCACGACGAACCTTCAAACACATTTGACGTGCCGTTTCAGGATAGACCTGTGGTGATAAGGTTTGAGCTATCTTTCTAAAGGTCCACCCCTGCATTCTCAGCTTAAAGGCTTCCCAATGTCTAGGATTTAACCCCCTCACCACTCCATAGTAGCAAACTATCTCTACGAAGTATTCCCACTCTGCTGTTACAACAATAGGATCTGATTGATGTTTTGATGGATGGTGCTTGATTGGTTTGAGTCGTTTAGCTAATCTTTCGTATCGGTATTTCATATTTTATTTGTACCATGTCAAACCTCTTAAATCTCCTGCAATTTTTTGCTCATTTTCTTGCACCACGAGTCAGTTTGTAGTACCGACACTGTACCGAGTTTAGGCTACGTCCCAATTTTTTTGCCACAGCAACTAGATTAGGAAGACCCGTTTCGAGTCTTGACTCTATAGCCATGTCAATTATGATTCTATCCTCTTCTGGAGTGTATTTACGTTTCCTATCCTTCTTTACTTCCACCCCATCCCAGATCCCATTGGCTACGTCTCGTATCCGTTTCGAGTCTTTGAGGTTCGTGTGTGGATTGTCCAATATGGCTTGGGCTATCTCCTTTACCCCCTTCTCTGTCAATCTGCGGTCACGGTAAGAGATTCGTTTCCAATACCTGTGTACGGTCTGGTAGCTCACCCCCAGGACCTGAGCAGCTCTGGTGAAGTTCCATCTCTGGTCTTTCCAACGACGACCCAATTTAGAGGCACGTTGACATATCGCTGCTTTGGACCGATTGAATTCATCTGCTATATCATCCAGCTCTTTCCACTCCAACCTATCCAGCATCATCCAATCATCTTGTTTTTTCCATTTCCTATTTGGAGCTTCGACCCACCCATTTTTTTCGCATACACTTTGTATTGCCTTAGGTGTCCGGTCCAGTTTCTCTGCTATCTCTTTATTGCTGTAGCCTTGGAGTCTATAAATAAGTACCAGTTCCAGTTCATTATCGGTCCATCTTCTACCAGCTTTCTGGACCCATCTTTTTTTTCTGCATCTGGTAAGTATGGCTGCCTTGGTTCGATTCAGTTTTTTAGCAATCTTCTCACGATCCACCCCACGTTCAATTAGTGACTTGAGTAGTCTATCTTCAGTTTCGGTCCAAGGTCTTCTGAGACTCTCTTTGAACTTTCGTTTCGTCATGGTCTATAATACCATGATTGGAAATGTTTGGGGAATGTCTGGAAAGTTTAGACACGATTCTTAGGCTGGGAAGTCTGGTAGATGTTAGACATCATATACATGTCACGGTTCTGCTTCTTCAGACGCTCGATTTCAGCATCCTTTTCTTTGATGATCTGGTCTTTCTCTTTTGATTCCTTACCCATCTCGTAGACTTGATTCAGAACAGCAGCCATATCACAACCCTGGCTTTTCTCTGACATTTCAGCTTTGACCAGACCAACCTGGATCTCGACCATTGCCTGGGTCAGCCAACGACGGAACATTGGAGCCCTCTTCATGGTGGAAGTGCTGCAAATTTCAATGGCACCGACCAGGTTGAATCCGACCACGTTACGTTCTTTACCATCCTTTGTGATGGTAGGGACCAGACAACTGTAACCTTCCAGTTTCTGACGAGTCACGATATTTGAAATACTCCGCTTCGGGTCTTTGTATCCCAACGCTTTCCCGAGCTGTTCACGAGTCACGATGGGATTTTGATTCTCAGCATACATACAGATGCTGTGATTGCCATACATCTTGGTGCCTGCCAGAGAATATCCGTTGGTAGGGACCAGATCGGTAACCACTTCTGCCTCAACAACCTCAGGCTCAACAACCTCAGGCTCAACAACCTCAGGCTCAACAACCTCAGGTTTGGGCATAGGTTCGGGTTTGGATTCAGGTTTGGGCTCAGGTTTGGACAGATAGTTCTCCTCGAACACCATCATATCATCAGCGATGGATTCGGTTTTGTGAGCCAGCTTCTTTCCGAACTTATCCACCATCTCACAGACCCCTTCCATGGACACAACCCTCTCCCCTGCATCTTTCCAGACACATTCAGGAGAGAGCTTCTGAGCTACTGTGGTCGGTGAATAGGTGGAACCGATAGCTTTGATGAGATTCTTCAGGTTGACTACCACGAATCCTCTTGAGACTTGAAATTTCATATCGTCACCTCCTATGACTCTATACTGAAACTTTTCGGATTTTTAAATTTTTATATCTTGGAAGGTTAAATTTTTTTGCCGTGTAATATTAGATGTTTAACCCACTTTTTATATTTTTTACCTCATAATCGGTCAAGGGGGGATCACAGTGATCCCCCCTTGAACCTGTGTCATATAATAATTTTTCTGCATATTATCAGTAGGTTAAGCCCACTTTTTTATCCCTTTATATTTAGGGGGGATCATGGTGATCCCCCCTATAATTTTTGACCACCTGTAGAATGATTAGGAGGAAACGATGCGATTAAGACCAGGCATGGTTTGGGTACATTGTGGTGGCACTGCTGAAGCTAAGACTATCAGTTCTTTACTACTCACCCAAAGATTTGAACGATACTACTGTGGCTTTGATGGTTCTGATCCCCTAAAGCTCATGGCAAAGTTTAATATTGGTGGGAAGGTTGTGGTGAGTAGAACTGAAATAGATGATCAAGATCAAACATTCCCTTTCTCTTTCCATATTCTCCCTCCCACCGAAGCTAAGAAGAAGCTCGTCATCATAGATTCTATAGAAATGATAACGAGTCGATACACCATGTTGTATCATCACAGAAACCATTTGATTAGACAGGCACGAGAATGGAAAAGTCCTGTAATGATGATAAGTCAAGTATCTCGTGAAACTATGCAAAAAGCTAAGAAGGAACAGATACGTAATGAGACTAGTGGGTATTTGATCGGAAATAATCTGGGATTTGATGCTGCTCTCCCTGATATCATAACCACTTCTCTACGACGGAGAGACAATTCTGTTTTGATTCAGTGTCTGAAAGGTTATAAGTGGGCCTCAAAGATTTGGTATTGGTCAGGTCCTCTCAGGAAGGCATAAATTTTTTTGCAACGAGGATATAGATGAAATCCGATCTCACCGACCCAAAGCAGCTTGATGAGCATATTCAAATGCTTCGAGAAAGATTAAGGTGTGACCAATTGGATCTACAAGATGCTTTGGATCTCAAGGCTAGATTGGCATGCCCCTTCTCTATTGGAGATCATGTCACTGGAGGTGCTGTTGGGGAATCCATTGGCAAAGTTTCTGGAGTATCCTTTGATGATTCCAATGACGAACAGGTTCTGAGAATCATCATAGCTGAAGGTCTACCTGGTGAATACCCAATACTGGTCAGAGAACGTTGGTTCTCACAACTAGAAAAGGTAGAAGAGAAAGTAGATCCCACTAAACTCTATGTGGTCAGACTCTATGATGGTTTCGATAATCAGTGGATTGATGTAAGTGGTCCTGTGTCAAGACCTGAGGCTGAAGAGATTTGGAAACAGAAAACTGATAATGGAAGCCACAATACCAAGTTTGAAGATATAGATTACTACAATATTTTCCCTGCCAATACTAAGATGCTCTACTCAAACGGATTCGGTGAAAGATAATTATCCATTTATAGATCTTTAAATATAGGTTATGTTGTTATTCTATATTGGAGATTTACCATGAGCTTCGAATCTATAGTTTCAAGAGTAGTACACAGATCCAGTGATAAGTATGAGTTCTTAGAAGGCAATCCTGAACTCACTTTCAAAGTTGGTACAGATTGGATTCCTGATTTAGAATATCCAATGGATGACCAAGACCTGGCAGACCTAATACAAGACATGATTTACGAAGATTGTAAAGCTATGGGTGGGGACATCTCAAAGAGTGAAGTGGATGTAGATAAGGTAGGTTTTGGTGGTGGTGACAAGACATGGAAAAGCACTACCTTTACAGCCATTGTCACAGTAGGACCCTTCGAAGGAAAAGTCTATGGGAAAGGTACTGGACTAGTTGAAGAGTATGATGCTTGGATTCGTCCAGAGAGTTTCAGCATTATGTTTGGTGGAAGAGGAGAAAAGGAAAGCTCCAATAAAGAAGGTTCCAAAGAAAGCTCGAATAAAGAAGGTTGGCTCAAGAAATTCATCGTATTACTCAAGAACATCAATCTTGGTGACTATAGAACCATGACCGATGAAGATTGGGATTGGATCATTGATGCCTATCGTCCCGAAGCTGATCATTTTGAGTATTTTCTCAGATTAAATGAAAATCGCACCTTTGACAAAGAGAATGATCTCAATTCCCTGGTCATTGAGGCTAACAACATCTTATCAGAACTTGAAGCTCAACTCTTGAAGATGCAACGAGATGTGGATACCCCTGAACTGAATCAAACCTTGGATCTGATTCATGAGCTTCAGAAGACAAAAACATCAGCTCTTGAAGGACTCAAGGTCACAGACTATGGTTTCTTTGAAGCTCCCCCAGATGATCTAGATCCTGACTTTGCTATGACTGCTGAAGTTACATTTTCAGTATCTGGACCTCTGCTAGCAAAACTTCTGGGTCGTCAACAGAGAATGGTTGAGAGAGTCTTGAAGGAACTCAAACCTGACAAGGCTATTAGACAACTCCATGATGGGCCTGCCTCTGATACTATCCTGAAGGCTTTGAAACGCTATGTTGACCGATCTGTCTATGATATGGGTCAGGAAGAATATGATCGAGACGCATACATGGAACGATATGATTGGGGCAATACTGAATATTGGGAAGCTAGGATTGGCCCCAATTCAATTACCTACCGAGTCGAGTTGGATGTGTTGGGTGAGTGGGACTAAATAGGGTACATATCACTGTACCAGCGATCAATCTCATCAAAGAGTTCTTTGTCAGCTTTATCATATTCTTTTTTGATCTTCAGAAATGCTTCAGCCAAGGTACGTAATTTGGAGCTTGGATCAAGTTCTTTTACAGCTATTTCTGCAATCCCTGCAATAGTGGTATCCACTTTATTATCATGGATCATTTCCATAAGCTCTGTTTCAGTCATTGCTCTGACTTTACGTGCTCTTTTATATCTATACATGCCTACACCCTCTCTTGAAGGTCCTTGATTACTTCTTCCAGAATATATTGAGCTTTGTAGGGCATTTCTGATTCAATACCAGGGGCAACTTTGTTGATCTCTTTAGCCACACTATCAGCAATCCTTATTGCTACTTCATCAAGCTCTGGGTATTCACCAGCTCTCACCTTCCTGGATCTCCGTGATCTTTTCCCTACATACTTCTGTAGATCTTTGTATCGTTGCTCAGTTCCTGCTTCACCACCACTCTCTTCCCACTCTTCAGGAGTTCCACCCCACCTTGGATCAAGACCTGGGTGAGTCACTACTCCATTAGCCAGTTCCATTTTCTCCATCTTACCAAACTGGTCAGAATCGAGATCATAGATACGTTTGATTTTAGTGGGCTTATTATTATACATCACTTCATCACCCACATAGTAGGTTTTGTCACCCACTTGCATTTTATCCTTATTCACTTCTTCTCTGGCTGTCTTCTGGGATCTTGCCACAACCCTATCTGCCATTTTTCTATACATGCTTGAAGACATCACTGATTTTTCCATGTCAATCTCCTACAATCTGATTGTACTATCTGCAATTGGTTTGTTATTGATAAGAGCCGTGACTTCTGGGACGTTTACTTCTAGAACAATCTCACTTGGATCTATATCATGATCATCTAGATAATCAAAGATGATAGGTTCAAGATTATCTATAGCAAACAGGAATCTGCCCAAAGAGAAGTCATATCCTGCATCCATAAGTTCTTCGTGAATTTCTATGAGCACATCATCTTGGAACATGCCATATTCGTCCATGATACCATCGAATTCTGGCATTATTTTTTTTGCTAATCTCCTCAAATAAGAAACTGTTTTGAAGTTTGCTGCTAATCGAAACATGATTTTGACCTCTACAAACCACTGTCTTTGATTTCTTGGTTTGTTTCCTGTAATCTTTTATTTAGAAAGGTCATTACCTCAAGGAACCGATTAAGTTGTTTGACCCTTGATGGATCGTCAAAGGAAAATCGATCAGGTTTAGAATCAACAATCTCATCAATAAGACGTTTTGTTTCTTGGCTTAGTTCTAGATGTTTTTCAGTCTGATTTCTGAGTTTTCTGAGAGGTGTTACTTCGTCTACATGTCTCTCAAGTAAACCAGCTCTTTTTGGATATCGGTACATATCTTACCTCTTTCGTTCCAGCTTAGCATGGAGTTCTTCAATCTTTAACCATAGTCTCCAAATCACATACCCTTCAATGACCATGATTGCGTATGGACCTCCAACCTTCAGAAATTCAAGCACCTTTTGTGCTGTTGTCAATGTGGCATCGATCATATCTGACCTTTTACAGATAAACTTTCCCGTCATCCCCAATATATGGGTCTACCCCACCAAAGGTGTGACTGATATCGGTGAGAACTTTCCCTACTTCTTCAGTGTAATCTGAGCTATCCCAGAATCCTGCCCCATGACCATTTCTAGTAAGCCAGAAATTATGTCCAAGGCTCACACTATCCATTTCATCTACAGCTTCTTTCCCAAGCTTTTCCTCAGCCAAAGAAATGAAACCTTCAATGTCTTCACGGCTTTCTTTCAGAGCTTCATCTGAGAAATCACTAATATCAACCAGGTCATCCATTGGAGTCCCTGAATTATCATCTTCATCTTCAAAATGGACACTGGACCACAGAGCTGTCTCTAGATATGAATCGAGAAGGTCATCTTCCCAGTTTGCTTGTTTTGCACCCATAGAAGATTCTTTCATATCTTCTTTTATTTCTTGCTTTCTTTCATAGACATGTTCTGCAATCTCATGCCAATTGATTTCTCTCAGGCTTGCATTGAGGATATCAGAGTAAGGTCCACTTGGAAGATCTGGAGCATTCTCTTCAGCATCGTTTTGAAGCATCCTAGCAATGTCTCCCTCACTCATATCTTCATCAAGAGCTGTTTCTGCATAGCCATTGATCTCATCACCCTGGTCCATCCACAGAGCCCAGTTCCAAGTCTCATAGTTGGTCCATCCATTGTACTCTGCTGTTTTTGAACTCTTAACTACCTTGTCTGAATATTCTTTTTCAAGACTTTCAGTATCCCACTGATCATCAACTAATGCTTGGGCTTGAGGAGAATCCTCTACAACCTCTGCATCAATAGAGTAGTCTGGCCATTGTCCTCCCTGTAAAGGAGAATCTACAACCACTCTCCCACCATCTTCCATGATAATTTCAAATACTTCATGTAATTCAAACTGATCTTCATAATAACCACGTTCATCGAAATCATCACGATCCCATTCACTGATAGGATGTCCAATTTCATCACCGTGATCTTCAAGTATTTCCCAATCACTACGAGTTACATACCAATTTCTCATCTTATTGAAGAGTTCTTCACTGATGTCTTCATAGTTACCAGCGATGTTAAGTTCATGATATGTTTCAATTTTCTTGATTGGATGGTTTGCTGCTTTCTTATTTGCTGCTATATCAAACATAGTGCTCACCTCGAAAAGTGTTATTTCAACTTCTTTCCCCATATCTATAATAGAGATATCTTTCCCCAAACCTTGTTTACCAATATCCATACCAGCTCTTTCGGCTTGCTTTTTAGCTACCTCTTCAAACTTAGCTGAAAGAACTTTGTTGGGGAATTTATATTTGAGTTCAAAGTCATCGAAAATCTCAAACTCTGAAGGCTGACCAGATGTTCTCACACCCTTATACTTTTTAGCTATTCGATCAAGTTCAGAAATGAAAGTGTCCATTTCCATAGCTTTTTTGCTATTAGCACTTTTTCTGCCAGACCACTTATTTGACCAATTGTATCTATACATGGGTTTCCTCCATTACAAATTGTTCTATATCTAAAATCTACAAATAAACTATTTATCTATATGTTTAAGTAGAAACTTTTTAGGAGCAGGTCATGGACATTATTGATAAGGTAGCAGAACGAGTCACGGCAGACGATGGTGAAGCAGCGGTTGAAGATGCATTTTTCTATGAGATGTATCAGAAATTCATTCGACAAGAACTCGATAAATTCTTTAAGAATCTAGATCAAACTCTCCTTAAGATCCAACATGGTGAGTGGCCACCTAAGATGGAATATAAGGTGATGAGATACAAACCTATGGGTATGACCGACCAAGAGTTCAGAGAACATCTTGTCGATGAATATCTGAGTTGGAAGCATGAAGTTCAGGGATTGATAAGGGAATAAAATGATACGTGATATGATTCGGTTCTATTCTCGAACTTCTTTTGTCTTGAACCAGGATTATAGCCCTGAGCAAAGACTTAACAACCAGAGTCCCCTTCCTACCTATGAAGAGGGAACACAGTTCATGCTTGTGGAACATCTCGGTAATGATGGTGACCTTTTGCTCAGAGATAGTGAAGGTCGTGAATTTATCGTAGATGGAGATGTTGCTTTAGAACTATTCCAATAAACTCAAGATCTAGAACAATAAAAAATAGATTGGGTAGAGTCATCTGGAGGTGAGGCATGACTCGTCATAAAGATCTCCAAGAACTCTATGATTTGGCTACCAGTGTCTCATGGGGCATGAGCCACAGTTCTGCTAGTGTAGGTCAGGTTTGTGTCAGATGTCATAAACCAAAAGGTGAGTTCACCACTGAGAAGGCTCATAGAGAATATGGTATTTCAGGTCTCTGCGAGTCTTGTCAAAACGAAGTATTCAAACCACCAGAGGAATGAGATGGAAGACAAAGACAAGCAGGAGCAGAGAGCTGAAGAAAGTGAGTACAAAGGCAATCCTATGATTACTCTCCACCCCTATGGGAATCATGGTTTCAGCTTTGGGTACAAGAAGGCATGTCTTATCGTAGATTTAATAGATGACATCAAGGCTTTTGTGGATCGTCACAAGGAACAGTGATTCCAAACTCAGCTAGTTTGGCTTCTTCTTCAGTTTGTTGTTCAGCCCAACCTTTTCGAATCTCTTCATGTCTTTCCTCTTCTGTCATATCGAGAAGAGTCTTTTTTTCAACCTTCCTTATCCCTTGCTTATACTCATCTTTTTGTAACGGACCACGTTCTCTGAACCTGGCAGCAAACAACCCAAATTGAGGTGTCTCATAATCATACTGTGATGCTTTGTAGAATAGTTCTGAGATTTGCTTGAGTACCACGGGATGTGGATGGAACTGGATCGTAGAAGTTTGCCCCATGTTACTGAGACTGAACCGAACAATAGGATGTCCGTGTTTGTTCTTGAAAATCTTGATGCCAACACCACCATTGTTGATGTGGTAATGATCTTCAATTACATCAGTCCAAACTTCTACATCACTTTCCATTCGGTGGATTTTCTCATCACCAAGTTCTGTGTCAAACCATTTGCTACTGATACTAACGGTGGTGTCTGGACGAGGGACTACTCTAATCTCTTTGGCTTCCATTGCTGACCTCCTGGTCGGTATGGGGTTTATGTGCTGCGCTACTGCGCTATTTATAGGGGGGTACAAAAAGACTATTCAGATTATCTCATAGTACAAAGGCTCAGGGGCATGGCTTGGGGCTTTATCATCATGCCAGCCTTCGATTTGAGATGCCCAATCTATGAATTTTTGAGCTTCATATTCAGTAAGCTTCACGTAGTTTGCATTGCCATGAGTCAATGGTTTGGTCTCATCACTGAAAGGTTCCATATCTCGGACATTTTCCCACCATGTCTCAGCATTGTTTTCAGGGTCTACACTGATTTCCCAATATTCATTTCCCATAACTTTTATTATTCCTCCTCAGCTTCAAGCAAAGGTTCAATCAATTCCCGGTGCTTGGAGATCTCAGTATGGTGTTCACTGAAAATGGTTTGTTCTCCCTCAGTGGTTTTAACGATAAGGGTGCCATATTTCCATTTGTTATCTAACTTAACCCATGGTTCATGCCCTTCATCTACAACCATCTTCTTGAGTTCAGCACAGCTCTTGTTTTGCATCTGCTTTTGGCTAAAATGCATCTGTGCTAACATCTGCACAGAGTTAGTGATCCAATCTCTTTGCCTCCAGACAAAGTAGTTAGTCACATCATGCCTGGGGATGTTGAATGCACGACCATCGAAGTAAGCCAGTCGGTTCGAGGTATTCTTGATGTAGTAATTGAAATGAGTCGCAGCCATAGCAGCACTGACTGAACAAATCTTTTGAATGTTGTTGTCAAACCAGGCATCGGTCACAAAACGCTTGTAATCGACCAGCAGGACCGATATCTCATCAGACTGGACAAAGGCACACTGAGCCCCCTGGATTCGTTTCAGGAGCTGTTCTGAGGTCCTCACCATAGCCCAATTAAGGTCCTCACTGAACTTTGGGTATTTACGAGTGAAGGTATGGAAAGCCACCCCGTCTACCCTTACGATGACAGGAGTTCTACGTACCAGGTAGAATCGTTGCCGGTCCTCATAGTTCTTTTTCATTCTGTCACCAAGGCTCTTCATTTCTCGACCTCCCATTCCTCGTATTGATGGTGAATTCCAGTCTCTTCTTTGAGTTGAGCACATCTTTTTTCTGCTAGCTCTTCAGTAGCACAGACTGTTACAACACAAGATATATCACAACCATAGTCTTGTTTGTATTCTATTCGTTCAATGACATAGACGATAAAATCATCCCTATCATCCATGAGACTCTCCATTTTTCTTCATCCATTCTGGTAATTCAACTTCCCTAGAACTATACCAATCAAAAAGCATATCTCGTTGACGTTGGTTTATTTTGTCCAGATAATATACCTCACCACCACTGATTTTGACCCATCCTCTTTTTTCTAACTTGATATCCTGGAACCCTAATCGGTCAGCCATATCAGTGTGTCCTCGTAACGGACATCTATAGTATTTACCATCTGGACTGAGCCACCCATCAATGGTCGTTATTTTGTATTCTGGTGGGGGTGGATCTTCAGGTTCAGTTGGATCTGGTTCAGGATATGATTCAAGTGATTCAAGTTCAGAATCGAATCGTGAGTGTCGATACCATGAACCAAACATCGTTTGTCGATATGGTATATCTTCTAGACCAACTTCACCTTTCTCCCATTGTTTTTTTCTTCTCTTTGGTATCTCGATACGACCCTTGACCGACCCTACCGCATGAGTTTCACCGATAGCTAATTGGAAGTAGTCTTGTTTTGTCTCGTACTTGTCACGGATAGTTTTGATCGTGTGTTCGATACTGAGAGGATTACCAAGTTTGGACTCAGTAGTATCATCATCTTCTAAGGTCATACCATGGCTGTCACCAACCAGCTTGTACGACCCACATAGGATTAGATACATCGTTCCTTCGACCATTTCAGGGAAAGCTGACCGAAGGATGTTTATGGCTTTCTCTGGCTGCTGGTCATCAGCCCAGAGTGTCCGTACTATGTCCGTGAGTCTTTCACCTGTAATGTTGAATGCTATAGCAGTCATATTTTCTCCCATGCTTCTATTGGTCCTTTGACAACTTTGAAGATTGGGTGTGATTTCTCAGATACTTTCTGAATGTATTTTGGATTTCTTGTTTCTAATTTTCTGATCAAGTGTTCTGTTTCGTACTTTATTTGCTGGTCAGACACTGGGATTTGACCCACAGAAGGATTTGTTACTTTGGATATATCAAACCTGTACCCACAAATTTGATTAGCGTATGAAGCGATATAGTGTAGATAAGCATCGATAGTTTGTTGATCAAACCTTTGCAGTTGGGGGTGATGCTTGTACCCTTTTGTCATCCCTTGAAGAACTCGACGTGCAAGAAGACCTTCTCGCCAAACAGCGACCAATCCTTTTGGGTCAAGACACTGGGGATGTAAAGACCAAAGTCTCATAGACTATCTCTGATGGTTTGTAGATATTCGTCAAACTTCTCTTTCCCCCAGGCATGGATCTCGATAGCACTGGCTTGGGTTTTGTCGAAGTTGTGCCAATCTTCATCTGCCCAAAATGAAGTGTCATCTCTCTCTGCCAGCTTGGCAATTGCAGATATCATGAATGGTGATTCTCTCTCCACCTTGATCGAGATGACTCTCTTTCGAGGACCGTAGGTAATCTTGGCTCCCTTCTCCACAAAGGTATACCACGGCTCATTGTTCTTACGGTCATTGTAATACTGATTTGGGATTTCAGTTGCCTCTGTAGTTTCAACAGTATCTTTCCAGAATTCTCGGTGCTTCACACCAATAGGGTCTACAGGCATTGAAAGGTCTTTGGTGGACTCAGAATCAATTAAGACCCAATCCCTTGACTTGTCACTGGGGGTATATTCTTTTTCCCCTTTACCTAAAGACATGGTGACACCATCATCTGAGTCATCCCTGATACGTAGAAAGACATTCATGCACTCTGGGATCTGTGGTGGTGTGAGAAGGGTCTTTTCTTCACGCATAACTCGAAGTAATGGCATGATCACGTCATTGACATAATCTTCTAAGGTCTTCTCATTTTTAGATTCAAGTGAATAGAATACCCAGGGGTGTATTTCCATCACATAACGACCGCAGTTGCAACACGAGAAACTTGTGTAAGATAGTCCTGGCCCACAATATCCACCACCACCGGAATAGTCATGGGAACCACAAATGCAATTGGGGAGGTCTTCTTTTAGCATGGCTTTCTCCTAGAAAAGTATTGTTGCTTTTGAGTTCCAACTTGTATAGACGTGTCCGTCCTGATTGAAGATCAGAGAGCGTACATCTTCATTGTTGCTTCGTTCCTGAATGCAGTAATCAGAATGCAAGAATCCAATTCCCTTGTAGTCGTAGATAGCATTGTCCCAGGCCAGTGTCCTGACCAGTCTTGCTTGTTCAATGATTGACTGGTATTGATGTTGGAACTCCTGGTACTGTGAAGTTGCATAGAATGGGTACACCTTTTCATGAATGTATTGAGCGGTTCTATTCGTACAGTTCTCCGCAACCATGATTTTCCTGAATGTGACCTGGGAGATATTGTGCTTATGAGCATAAGAGATAATTCCAGCAATCCCATCTACCAATACTTCATGGACGAGATGAGGGAGTAAATTGATCGTGAGTCTGATATGCAGGCTCTTTTTGTAGCATTCGTCAAAGCTGTCAGCAAATGATTCAAGCTGTTTAAGAGAGTTGATCGATACGGCAATGGTATCGAACCCAAAAGCATAGAGCTTTTCAATATTATTTCTTCCTTTTGGTTGTTGGAAAAGATACCCGTTGGTCTGAAGTTCCATAGGGAAATCCTCAAACTCTTGTGAGAGACGGTAAAGGTCTTCATTCATTGTTGGCTCACCCTTGCTTGTGAACAAGACATGAGAGACATGTGCAGCTCGTGCCAGCGTCTTTACCTTTTCAATGTTTCGGTACATCCGACCAAAATTTGGTTCTACTTCTGGAGTCATCTTCGAGATACAGAAAGGACAGTTTTGATCGCATCCGTTGTTTGGAACACAAATGGTTAGGATCTCAGCTTTCATCACTCTTCTCCGATACATCGTTCAATCAACTCTACCCAATAATGGTCAAAGTCATGGTCGTCCCAGCCCTCACACTCTTTCTGACCACGCATGAAGTTTCGGATCTGCATACCTTCTCGGAAATGAACTGGATGAGGAAGCCCACTTTCATTCCAGACAGCATTGACACAACCATAGTCTTTTTTCACACCTATGAAGAAAGCTATTCCGATAGGACCCAAAAACTGTTTGGTCTTCTCAACCAGACTATCCGGTATTACCTTTCGATTTTCCATCCCCAAGTCTTTCCTCTCGTATATTCACGGATCATAGATTTGATATCATAACTGGTTCTTTTTTGAAACAATGTGAAGGTCTCCGTCTTTACATCATAGGAGACAGATCCGATAAAGAAGCTTGGGCCTTTGGGGAATTTGATTCCTATTCCAGGCACTGGTACAAATGGTAATGCAGCTTCTTTCACCAGCGTACAATCCTCTGGTGTCCTGACGTTTGGGTGTTCAATCCTCACCCTCAGTGTCACTTTCCACATTCCCAGCTCCTAAAGCTAGTTGTTTAAGTTTGCCCAAGCCAGTCTTCATAGCCACTGTGGTAACGAATGAATCTACCTCGGCCTTAGCTTGCTCTACGATAGTCTCTGTTGATTCTCGGAACAGTCGGATCATGTAGGGAGTATTGCTGGCCACCTCCCGCATTACCATATCCAAAAGACTTTTGATCTCTTGTCGATCAGATTTCTTGATGGTTTTCTGCTCAAGGATCTCTAACACTCGTTGTCTACCAGCATCAAGATCCTGAGTGAATTTGCTCAGTCTCTGTCGGAAGTGTTCTTCGACTCTCTCAATTTCTTTTTTCTGAACCGGGGGTGCTTCAACTCCTTGATACTTCCCATCCTTCCAAACACGCTCAATAGTACAAGGAACCCCATCTCCCATGTTCATGGTAGTAAGAAGCTGAGCAAACTGGGAAGCTGTCATCCTGATACGAATCAGATGTTTCCTTCCCATGTAATAATCTTTGCCGTCGTGGTGTCGCTCACCTTCTTTGATCTCTAGTGAGATGTATGTTCCTTGACCTTGAACCTCTGAACCAAAGAAGAATCGAGGAGAACCTTGAACTCGATGGAAAACTACCATCCCATAGCTGGGATGTGATTCAATGGTTCCGTCATCATTTTCCTCAATGATGGGTTCAGTCTTAGTAGTCATCTTCAAACTCCATCGCTTCTCGTGCCAGAGCATAGGGCTCGTACCCCAAAGCTCTGATCAAGTTATTAATCAATGCATGGAAGGTCCGAGCCTCTTCCTTATGGAAAAGTGTGTAGGACCATGCCTGCGAACCAAAGAATGGGGCTTCTTCAATATCCGGTTCGATCTGTTTCAACAGTTCTTTAAGATGGAGATGTGCTGAAGCACCTCCTTCTGGAACCCATGTCAAAAGCCTGAGCAATGCTTTTTTGACATCAGCATTGCAGTCATGGGTCAGAATGCTATTGCATTTCGTGCATTTGATCTCGTAGCTCATCACACTTTCTCCGTTCTGACCAATTCTTTGATCTCAAAACTCTTGAGGAGTTGCTTGAAGACGATATCCTTATCATACATCAGGTCACGTACCTCAACAGTCTTCTCCCACCAATCCTCATCCTTCCCCTTGGTCTTGACAAGCCATGTAACATTCCATCGGCGTTTCTTCATGACCTACTCCGAGTCGTCAAAGTTCATGAACCGCTGGAGTTTTATGAGAAGTTCCATTGAGAGTTTGTCAGTGTATGGTCCAAGCTCACCCCATATCTCTTCAAGCAGTTCTTCGGCTTCCTTGAGATGGTTTATCTCCATCAGCAAATTTTCTATGGTATCGAGTTCCATTTACAAACCTCCTAGATCTATATACTGAGACAAGCTCAGATTTTAAACCTCTATATTATACCAGCCAATTTTCTATTATTATTTTTCTCTATATAAATGTGTGGGAAATGGAGACTATGATGAAAAAGTTCTACAAAGACGCAATCAAGATGCTCCGAGAAGTTGAAGATGGGGAATGGAAGATAAAACAAGTCTTTGATACGTTAGAGAAATCTTCTTGGACCAAAGATAGAGATGACTCTGATGACATTCCTGGTCTATCAGAAGTCATGGAAGATTTTGAATCCACTCTCAAAGAACTCAAACCATTGATACAAGAAGTCTCTGGGATATGGGACAAGCTATCCTCATATGTAGATGAAATTGAAGAAATGGGTCTTGAAGATGGTTGGCTAGAACAATCAGACCTGGAAGATTAAGGAGAACCAATGCGAGTTTACACTGGACCAGCAATCGAGAAGGGTGATACATGCATTAAAGCTGAAGTAACACCAGGAGTGAAATACCTTTATGAAAAAGGTTTTTTCAAAAGTCCTGTTGTAGATTGGGGCTGTGGTAAACATGTCAGAAATGCCAATTGGCTAAGAGCTAAAGGATTAAAAGTCTATGCTTATGATCCAAATTATGATACTGGCAGTGGCTATGGTGGTATCTCAAATGTTGAGCCTACAGATAGATTCGAAACAGGTTTTTCTAGTTATGTTCTGAATGTAGTTAGGTTGGAAGATGAAGAATATATCATCCACAAGCTCTTAGAGCTATGTGCCGAATCCTACCATATAATCAGAACCGATGTTTTGGCTCAGGTCAAGAAGTGGCTTGAAAAGAACAATGTCACTGCTACAAAGTGGTTCAAAACTGAGTTTGCTACTAAGAAAGAAATCAAGCTTCTCGACAAGGGTGAACTCCCTGATGAATTGATTGAAGAGTTTGCTCGATACGGTGTGAAGACTTCAAGAGGTAGAGGTCGATACGGATTCCAACGCCATTGTAAACTTGATCTTCCTTTAATCCTCAAAACAAATAACTTCAGTATCTTCAAGGGTGCTCAATAATCAGATTCAAAAGGTCCTTGGATTCGATCACCACAATGGCAGTAGTGGAATTCTCGTTTCGTAGAGTCATCATAGAAAGCAAGGTCCAACTTTTTCCACTCTACTACAGTATATGAAAGACCACATTCACATTTGAGTTTAATTGACGGGTCTTCTTCTCTCGAATGTTCTTCACAAACATATCTAGGATGCTTTGTGACCTTGGGTTTTGTAGCCCATCCCTCAACGTCTTCAGGGTGACGGTCTCTACAGCTACATTCATAGCTTGCTGGTTTTTTACAACCAGGATACCCACATCGTTTGATCTTAAAGTCAATCATGAGTATTCCCTCAGAGCATGGATAGTTAGCACCCACTCAAGGTTGTCTTCGTCGTTGAACTTGAACTTCCCATTTTCAAACCGGAAATTGTGGATACCATCAACGTAATCATACAGCTCTTCCCGGACATACTTCTCGACCTGTTCTGTCGAGGTAAAGTAATAGTTGGGATTGATCCCATCCCTGGTACCACTCTCATCTCCAACCAAAAACTTGGCTGGGAGATTCGGCTCGTCAGAGAGGTTGTTTCTCTGCATATAGAATTTCCGAGCCCTCTCATAAATCTCTTTTCGGTTTTTAAGATCTTTGTATGTTTCCCTGATGATGATCTCTTCTTCTTGATTAATTGGTGGCACATCATCCCAGGGGTGGGCCAGATCCATCATGGTCTTAGCTTCTCGGAGCCCAAGACCAGTCCTGTACCGATACATCTTGAGGGATTCGATCCGCATGGTTTGGGCAACAGCCTTTTCAAAAATGCTATATTTTGGCAAGTCTTCAATGTTCATTTCTGGTATCCTCTCTCTTCTAAGATCACCCAACGATTTTGTATAAGTCATTCCCCATTCCGTTCTCTGAGTTCGAGGGCTTTGACACGAGCAGCCCATTTACAACATGCCTGAACATCAACGATCTTCTTCGTGTCGTTGTAGTGGACGTGATACCAGTCACCAACTGACTTTGTGACTGACATCTTCACCTGACCAACATCTTTGCAAGTGTCCTTGAGCAGCATTTGACAGAAACGATGGTTGTTCATTTTTCTACCACCTTTCTGAGATAATCAGCAGCATCGTAGAGTCCCAGCTTATTGGCTGCTCCGATGAGCTGAGTAAGCTGTGTCGTGAGATCATACTGCACCTGGGGGCACTGCCTCATCTGACCAATAACATACTCTGTGGAGTCTGTCTCGACCCTCTGAGACATTTTCTCTGCCACATCCTTGCCATCCCATCCACAGGTACAATGGTAGCAACGTACATCATCATCTTCATGGAGCTGGAGACAGTCATCGTTGACAGAACTTTCGATCACGAACTCATCAGGACCAGCCCCACAAGCAGGACACTTCCACTCATGACGATGAGGTTGAAACTTGGTATGAGCATGATTACAAAACATGTCTTTCTCCTAGTTCTAGAGATTTCTAAGCTTCGTCTCAAAACCTCCTATTGATCTATACCGATCCAAATTCATTTTTTAAAGTGGTATAATGAGAAAAGGAGGTATTATGTAATGATCTGCAAAGAAATCAATTTTTTAGACAAGCTGTTTAATGTAGATAGAGTCCTAGTTGAAACAGACAGATTGTTGACCTGGACCTTCATGCAAAAGAATACTTTGATGTTGGCCCATCGTATCGAAGAAGGTATCCTGATTGTCTGCACCACTCCAGATGAAATAAAGGATATTTGTAGTGGTGGATCATTTCGAAATCTATTTTTCCGACCACCACTTTATTGGGTCAAAACAGATGGTGTGAAGATCTTAGGGATTGCTGTGACAAATCCTATAGAAACTCCTGTGAACGTCCCAGAACGATTATATCCGGTAAGCCAGTACATACAGGTGCAATACCCAATGTCTTCAATAGAGGGAAATCTGAGAACCATATATCTATCTGAATTCAAGAATCGACAATTCAATATAAGGGACTCTGACCAAAAATCCTAAATTCCCTTTTGATTTTTAATATAATTTATGCCATTCTGTCTTTAAGGTAGGAGGGTATTATGGAAATAGAATTTCTCAATTCTGCTGATTTAGCACATTCAGCATGCCTTGTCATTGCACGTAACATCTCATTTGACGGTATATGTTCTACTAGACCTCTGAAGTATCGAGCAAAAACTGCTAGAATAGAATTGAATGCCAAGAATGTTGATGAGCTTGTGCCTGAATATGATAGAATTGAAGGGCCTTATTTCCATGAGGGTCTTTTCACAGGGATGTCAAAAGAAGAAATGATACCTCCACCACCCCCTACTAATGAAAGGTCTTCATTTGAAATTGAAGGGGTATTATATAGCAAAGATGGCCCCACGGATTTCTTCGGGACTTTTAATTATTGAGGATTGCTATGAAAGAACTATATTTTTACTGTATCACATTCAACAAAGAAGCCAAGGTCCAACCAAAGACTAACAACAATAATTTTAGGAAGGAACCAAGGCTTGGTGTTAGTATCTTGGAGAGGTATTTCAAAGATAAAAGAATTGGTTATTTCCGTACCATTGTGGAACCTGACAACACTTTGATTCTTGCTGTGAAAAGTCCTCAAGAATTGTACCATACTCTAGCTATTTATGATGATGGCTCCATTACAGGTATTCAGTTTCTTAGCCTAGAAACTGCTAAGACATTTGATTCATTTGAAGTTGTTGAAGGTAAGGAATATAAAAAAGGAGTGGTGCGGAATATTTCCTTTTACCCATATAAAGATTATGTACTCGTAGCTGACAGGACCCTACAAAAAACAGAAATGAGGACTTCAATAAGAGGTGAGACTGTAGACACCCTAGTACCTGAAGATGAACGTATAGAAGAGATATCTTATTTCCACCCAGCTCTTTTTGATGGAGGTACAGAAGAGGATATGACCCCTTCTAGAAAAGAAACTGAAGACCAGTATAAGGAATTCATTTCTTCTATTGCCCCTCCAATCGAGAATGTAGAGAAACGTCTACAATAATCTCAACAGATCCAGTATATATTACTGAAGGTGGTTGAGATGAAATGTTTGAGATGTGGATACTGCTGTACCAAATATGCTGTCATAATTGTAGATGATCCTGAGAAAGGTCCAGTAGAAGATAATCTCAAACCTCATCTTGGGGATGGTCCTTGCCAACATCTTGAAGGGGAAAAGCCAGGGAAGTATCATTGCAGGATACATCATTACCCGTGGTACAAAGAGACTCCCTGTTTTGAACATACTCAAATTGGTAAGGATGATGAACCTTGTCGTATCGGCCAATGGGTATTAAGTCGTCCCTAGCTAATCTGATCTATATGTTCTTGCCATATCAAGACCTCCTGTCTATAATACTAATTGTTTTGTTTTTTCTATATCTTGAGGATTAGTGATGAGAATAGATATAGCAAAAGTGTTTATTTTGTTTGGGGTGGATATCCGGGTCGAAATGAGCCGGTGCAAATCCTTCCCTGAAGCTGTGAAGATGCTTGAAAATTGTAAAAAGAAAGCCAAGGTTGGCTATAAGAAACTTGCCTTTGAGCATCATCCTGACCGAGGTGGTGACGAAGATAAGATAAAAGAACTGAATGCACTATTTGATTTAATAGAGAAGATTCAGGTACAACCTCCACGACCAAGACCAATTGTCATTCATTTTGGTAATTTTGGTGGATGGTCAAGTTCATCTACTACCACAACATCTACATTCACTGGTGGTGGTACAAATATCCACTATACAAACTCTGGGACAGGAACTACTGGTGGTTTTTAATAATGGTTTATTTTTATTATGAAAAGGAAGATAGAGGTCAAGACTTCAAAGGTCTAGATCAAGATTATTTTGATGATGATGACAAGAAGATGGAAGTAGGCCCAATGGTGGAGCCATCATCAGAATTTGATCTCAATGAAATCATCAATGACCTACCACCTCTATATTTTTGGAGATCAGGGAGAATTGCTATGAAACCGGAAGAATTGTTAATCTGGGCAAAAGGATTTGATGCAACTATTAAGATGGGTCCCTCTCCTCGTTCTGATGCTGATTTTTTCATGGACTTCAGAGAAGGTGAGGAAGAGTTGGGTGCTATCGTAAGTCAAATAAAAGATAAGGCTAAAAGAGAAGGGTATCGACTAGTCGATTCCTATTCCTCTAAATCTCTAGGTCTTAACCGAGTGGTGTTAGTGTATCGAGATGAAAGAAGAGAACGGGCAGCAGTCCAAGAAGTTCTCAATAAGTAATTTATATATCTAAAAGTATAGAACTTAACCTTTGGAGGATAAAATGGTTTCCAACGAATTAAGGAAGATTGCAGAGAATATGACCAAAGAAGCAGTGAGCTGGACTAAAGGGCATTTCCAAGCCGTGGCTGATATTATAGAAAAAGTAGAAGCTACTAAAACAGTGAAGTCTGCTTTGGCTTTGATGTTTGTAAGTTACTTTGAAGCTTCAAATAAGAGCTTCAGACCTGAACAGTTTATTCGAGCCTGTGGTCTCCCTGTCTCAATTCTAAAAGACAAGGGAGAAGCTGTAGAAGAATAATCCTAGATTTCTTCGCTAGACAATTTTTGTTTTATCCCTGCCTATATTAGTAGGTAGGAGGATACATCTATGCTTGAAACGATCATAATTTTGCTTGTGCTTATAGTATTGATTCTAGGATCAATAGCAACGTTATGGTACCTTACATATCGAGCCAGTAAAAATCTAGAAGACCCTGAACATGACTTGGATGAGTTGGGAGCCCTTACCGAAACTCTGTATAAGACTCAGCAAGATTTCCTAAAGAAAGAAGCATTATATGAGGAAAGGTATCGTACCGTAATAACACTTATCCCTCATATATTTTATGTCTTAGATACTGATGGAAATTTCACATTTTGTCGTAATGCAGAAGAGTTACAATGGAGTTGTAAGGAGTTGCAAGGTAAACATTTTAGTGTTTTATTTCATCCAGATTGTCTTGATAATATTAGCTTGACCCATCTATTGAAAAAGTTAAAAGACCCAGATTATCGAGAGAAGTTGATACAGAGTGGGAATCCTCCTGGTCTCGCTGATGAGCGTAGATCAGGGAAGAGAATGACCAGACGAGAACCTGTGACCCTAATCTGTAAAGATTGGAACGGAGAACCTGATAAAGTTGTCAATGGACGTATCACAGTCTCTGGACTCTTATCTTCTGCTGGTTTTTATGATCAACCTGTACGGTCTGAAGAAAAGGAATTTCTGGGTTCTATGGGCATTATAGAGTTGGAGAAATAGCATGCCAAATGGAACTCCTCCTAATCTGGGAACACCAACTGAAAATGATTGGCCTAAATGGTCTATGTATGTTTTAGAGGAATTGAAACGACAGAACACATGCATGGAAGCTATAAAGAAACGACAGAATGACCACAGTGTTGATCTAGCCATGCTCAAGGTGAGAGCCAGCGTGTGGGGACTTCTTGGGGGTGCTATCCCAGCAGCTCTGATGTTAATTTATTGGCTTCTTAAAGGAGTTGTTGGGGGTCAGTAGAGCAGATGTCTATCCATTGTTCAACTTCTTCCCCACCATGAATCATCTCGATCTTTTTTAGAGAATGTTCCCATCTTTCAGAGCCATTTCCAAGAGTATTTAAAGTCCAAGGCTTGTAATCTTTCAATCCTGCCTCTACTTTCTTTTCAGCGTCACGTCTCCCCAGCTCTTCAAAACAGACTTCAAATGCTTCTTCTTTAGTGAGATTGACATGAGTGAAATTGTCTACCACATCACTGAATCGAGCCAGCAGACCATTTGGTTGTAGGATCATTCTCCAAGCCATTTGTCACCTCCTAACTACTATACTCTGTTTATATTTTTTATTCTAGAGTGAGGTATTCATGAATGATTTAGAGAATATCAAAGAATCTCTTATTGAGATTAAAGAAAAAGCTGGTGAGGCACAGGATCGACATCTTCGTGGGATGGATGTGCTTTCACTGCTATCAGAAATATATAGAGAAGCAACTGGAAGTCTAGAAAGAATACGGGAGATAGAAAATGAAGAAGCAAGCAGGAACATATGAACCTAGCCATTTCAAAGGTCAAGGTTGGTACTTGACATTTTGTGATGAACTCATAGGTGGACCATATGCAGACTGGTCTGATGTAACTACTGAGATGATTAATCAATGTGATTGGGGTGTGTTAGGTCGTGTGTATCTTGACAAACATGGTAAAGTCATGGACAAGGCACCAGATGTGATGTCTACAGCAGCTTCAGGTCTGAGGGAATTAGCACAGTACCTCAAAGATTGAGATCCTTTAACATCTCTTGTTGTAACACATCCACCTCATGTTCTGCTTGTTCTATAGCTCTATAAATATTGGAAATGTATGTTGAGTGCTGATCAGAATCTTCTAGACTATTCTCTAGAATTTCCATGACTTGTCTGATGTCACCAATTCTTTCTTTGAGATACGGGAAACCCTCTTTGGCTACAGCAACCAACTCCTGCCGTAATATCTTGGCAGAAATAATACGAAGCTGATCTGAATCTTTCATTATAACCTCCTCTATATACTATACCAGGATCTTTAAATATATAAAGGAGATTTTAGGATTACTTACACATCCAGTCGTAGAAGATCTCATCTCCATCTGAGTCGAAACTCTTTCTTTGATCCTGATCATACTTCTCCTTCGATTCTTTGCACTTCTGGAGAGCCTTTTCGATCTTCTTAATCCTCTTCTTGGCCCATCCATCTTCCTGCAACATCTTGAGCAATTCCCTGTGCTGATGATCATACTGATACCGACGATCAGACAGTTCTAGAGTGGTGAGGATTCGGCACATATCATATGCTCTCTTTTTCCCCTTCTTCTTATACTGAACACGAGCCTTAACAATTCTGAGATGAATCCGTACCAAATCCTTCATGGGGAACCGATATGGTTCAGACATGGGTAGAGAAATGTCATGATGCATGTTCTGCTTCTTAAACCACTTCTTCACCACATCTTCATCCTGTTGGAATCTGATGTAGACAGCTTCAGCAATCTTGTTCAACAGATAAGCCTTACCATAAATATCCTCAGAGGTGAACATAGCAAAACATTCACCCTGGATTCTTGCTACAAGATCACTGAGTCCTGAAAGGTTCTTTGCAAATTGATCTTTGTACCTTCTCAGGTAGTAGATCAACTGCTCAATCCACCCATAGATGTCATAAACCTTATTGTGTGGTGCTGGGAGCAGACCTCCAATACTCAAGAACCCATCAAACGGATCAAATTCTTTATCCCTATCTGGGTCGAAAAAGTCATCACCATCTCGACTGAGTTCACGAGCCCCAGCTTCAATGTGAGATTTGATAGCAACACCCCAAGGAGTATTGGTTTCCCATGACACCGTATTTGAAGCACTGGACCCCATGATCCAATGCATGCCATTTGACTCTGAGCCAACAGCAGCAGGCCATAGCCTCTTGATGAGACGGCACAGTTCTTCATAGTCATGAAATCCATAAGACCTAGACTGTTGTTCCTCAAGTTCCTTCCCGAGCTTTGTGATAGCACGGATGGAATAACAGATGCCTTCGATTCTTTCTTCGTCACTGAGTCCCATAATGTCCTCCACCCTTCAAATATTCCAGGAGATCCACAAGACCTCCAAAGTCGATAAACTCTGCCAATCGATCTAGAAGGATTGTATCAAAACTCAAAATTGCACATAGTATCATCACCGCAAGTATTGTCCCCACTACAGGTGGGAAAGCTATGATAAAATACTCAAGCAGTTTTTGTTCCCAAGGCAACTGTTTGAACTGTTCCTTTAGGTTTTCTTCAGTGATTCGTCTGAATGATTCATTCATCTTCTACTTACCTCAACAGTCACCTCAATTTCATGGTCAAGATAACCCATCTGTTTGGCTTCTAACAATACACACCGAGCACAACCCCTATCAGTATTCATCAGGTTGTCATCACTGCATGAGGTACGGTCATGGTTTGGTGTGAGAGCCAGAAGAGAATCAATGTGTGAGATCACAAGTTCAGCTCTCATGATTTTCATTTGAGTTCTGACTTCATTAATCTGATCATCAATCTGTCGGATCTGTGCTTCTAATTCACCTTTATCTTTGTTCAGTGGTTCTTTCTGACCTTGCAACTCTTGCAATTTTTGTTGCAGATCTTCAGTGGTAGGCTTTTCAGGATCTTTTCTTTTTACCACCATCTTTTTTTGTCTGGGCATCATACACTCCTTTTTTTTCTTTCTCGTCTGCCCTTCTTTGCTTCTCTCATGGTCTTGAATGGTCCTATGGTGTCTCCTCCAAACAAACCTCCAAGAGGAGATACACGGATTGATGCACATGCCAAACGGAGAGTTTCACAGGGGAGAACTGTTCTCCACCACTCTCTGCCTTCTTTCCAGATCCAAGTATCTCGACACCGGTATACAGAGGTGCCTACACACTCCCATCTATTAGGAGGTCCACTAAGACCATCAGTGCTCCATTTCTTTGGTTCTGTCATAACACACAGTCTCCACAGTTGCCTTTACGTTCACAGCTTTCGCAGATCATCCGTCTCACAACCGGAATCTCATGAAGAACCCCTGATAAAAGCTCTCTACCACGTTCCAAGTTACGAAACTCCAAAGCATACTTTGTGACCATGCTCATTGCTAGATCAAAAGCTTTTTTCAGCTCTTCATTTTCTTCATTGACTCGATCTACCTCTCGAAATGCAATGGCCATTTCGTTATGAGTATAAACTCGTTGCACCTTTTGCTTGCAAGCTTTTATGTGGGCTCTCTTGAGAGTTTCATACTGGTTCATTATCAATCCTTACTTGAGTACATGTTTCTTTGTTGAGAACACACCGTCTTCTGGACCTTTCCAATAGGGCTGTATCCACTTCCATTTACGAAGAGAAGATTGAGGTCCATAAGCAACCCTTCTCCAGTGACCAGCTACTTTTACTCGTACCATCAAGCTGTTCCCAACACCCGATTCGTCTCTTTGTTCATCTTCACTACGGTCTACAACAATTCTTTCTCCAAGCAAAAATCTCTTACGGAGATCCATGCCTCGGAGTCTATTTTGAAGGTTCTTACGTTTCTTGTTGTTCCTGCCTTTTATCTTGTCAATACGCTTCATGAGATTAGCCGCTTCACGATTCATTATGATTTCACGACCTTTTTCTACATTGGTAGCGTACAGTATAGCATTCATAGCCCAACGGAATGGGACAGTCCAATACTCAGCCATTTCCCCAAAAGCATTGAAGTTCTTGTTGTCAAGTTTCATCTCAGAATTCAAAGTCTCAATGATGTCATCAAGACTTTGGCCTGGTACAAGAGAGAGCCTGAAGAATGATAAGGCATCATCTTCTACTTCACCATCACCAATTTTTATTGCTCCTTTTTTTGAACCTACAAGCATGAACCTCCAGGTACGGCAAGTAGGTAAATCAGGTTCATCAAGACGTTCTATAGGATCATTGTGTCGAAGCGTGTAATGATATTTTGGGTCTTCTACAATATAGAACCCTTCAAGGTCATGCCAACCAGATTCTTGATTCCATACCTTGAGGTCTGCATTTTTTGGTACTTCTATATATACAGCAGGGTATGGGAGATGGAGGTCATCTGAAGTAAGACCTCTCAGCTCGGTATCTTTAAGGGACTGAGCTAGACCAGGGCTGACTTGGTAGACACGTTTACCTGCCATGCCATGGCAGGCAAGGTGGTAAATGAGATTGCTTCTAAAATAAGTCTCCAGCATGGGTGTCTCTGGAATCCCAATAGTTGCAGTGAAGAGTCTGATGTAAGTCTCTACCCCAGCTTTTTTGGCAGCATCTGAAAAGCAGAATGGGTTAGGCTCCATCATTTCTTTTGCTACCAATGTACCCATGTAATGTAAGGTTTTGTTGAAGATACCCAAATCATAAGGCTTTACTTCAAGCATAGCAGCCGCAGCAGCTTGGCTAGAAGCATACTCTCGACCCTCAAACTCTTTTTTCCATTTCTTGTAGGAGTTCAAGAGACGGCTCTTAACAGAGCTTGGGATAGAGCCCATGATTTTTTCGGGGTGGATCATTCGTACCTCCTACAATTCTATACCGAGAAATTTGATTTTTTTGTAGAAAAAATATATAAATCTGTAATGTCAGTAGGAGGTGACTATGTGGGGCAAGCCAGTAGTGAAACAAATAAAGACTGAAGGTTGTGAAATTTCAGTCACTTTCATGATCCAACCACATGACCATGACATTGTGATACCAAAAGGTACTGAGCTACAATCCACCCAATATGACATGGCCTATGTACTACCTGAAGATATCGTGATACGATGTGAGCCAGAAACTTTACCTTGGTACAAACGTATTTGGTATCACCTCAAAAAGATATGGAGCTGGATATGGGACTAGAGCCTGGTAAAGAACTCAACATAATGATCGCAAAAGAAGTGCTAAAACAAACTCCATGTGATCAATGGTATGTCCAGCATCATTACCCAGCCGTGTATATGTCAGACTGTGGTCATAACGGTACTTGTTACCCAGCCAAATATGGCCCTCCAGAATATTCTACCAATCACAATGCTGCTTTCTATATCTTGGAGCACCTGAATAAACAGGGTATCTTTGTCAACATTAGGCAAGAATTTGAAGATGGTTCTTTTAAGGAATGGGTCATCACCAGACTTGGAGAACCAAAGATCGACATCACAGTGACAGCATCTTCTCTTCCATATGCAATTTGTCTTTTTGCTCTAGAGATGTGCCTGTAATCTATTTATATTCCATCTAGATTAGTGAACTTTAATTCTGAGGTGGAATCATGCCTAGTCCTGAAATAGCAGAACAAAATAAAGAAATAGCAGAACTTTCAAAACTCACTGGTATCAAACATAATACAGGTACTGGTCAGGGAAATGAAGTTCTCTATGTTGATTTTGAAAAACCAGAAAGGATCGGATTCATTGAATTTGGTTTTGATCTCAAAACAGGAGCTTTTGGTGGTGCCGTGATCTACTACTCAGAAGACAAAGCCTTAGTGATTGAAGACATGCCAGAAGGTGCTTCAACTAAAGAAAAGGCTAGGTGGATTAAGGATAAAGTCAACGAATGGACTAGTCAATATTTCGAAGGTTTAAAGTCTTCTTCACAGCTCAGGAAACTGGCTAGAAGCATTATTGGATATCGTATCAAAGACCTCCCTGACAATGCTTTTGAAGGTCATTACATTGGTTACAAGGGTGAAGATTTCATCAATTTTGATGACACATACCAGTTAGGTCTTGGTCATCCAGCTTTTGGTGGAGAGCATGAAGAGGATTGGACTGTCAGTGAAGAACTTGAAGAGATTGGAGCTGACACCACTAAACTAAATGCTATCTGGGAAAAACATCTCGGTAAACTCCATGATGCTTTTATTAAAGATTCTCTATACGATGGGACTACATATCAGGTTGTTCCAAATTTTGATGTATCAGGTTTTGACTATGCTTCACAGGATGGTGGGTATTGGGTAGCAAACATTTCTGTTGATTTTGATGCAAAACCAAATCTTGAATCTACTGACATTGACCAAATCACACATCATCTAGATGATGTGGGATCAAGACTTGTGAGCAGAATGAAAGATTTGGCTACGGAACTTAATAGAGAATTTGACAGGCTTGGTGTGGAATTCAGATCTGAGGTTTGGTCTTAATGTATCGTTACGCTGATGAACATGACGATTTCGAGAAGATTTGGGGAGATTGGGATCGTGAACTAAAATCAAGAGGTTTTAGTCTAGCTAAACCCTGGAGTGGCGAGTGGGAGGTCGAAGGTAGACCTTGGGTGAAGGAACGTGGGAACATCCAGATTTGGGTCTATGTTGTGCCTCAGTGGGATCAGCAAGAAGTCATGGGTCGTGTGAAGAAACATCATTCAATCTATGGTCACATACAACTAAGACGAGTTCTAGATAGATTTGAACTCAAACCTAGATCACTTAGCAGTCTTCGTAATATGAAAAGTAAGGGTCTTGAAAAGGTAGATTACTATCTAGAACAAATGGAAACAGGACTCCCCGATCTTAAAAAGTCCTCTCAGTCTTTTTCTTGGTATTTCTGAAACACTGTTCTAATATCATTCCCTATAGCTTCCCAGTCACTATGCAGAGCCTCAGCATCTTTCTCCCACCACGGTCTGTTATCTATATTATGGGAACTGAGGGTGCTACCAAGATCAAGAGTGTGTGCCATTCCTTGCAGAAAGCTTTTCAACATGTTCTTTATATAACGCATCTAATCTCTCATTTGCTTTTCGCATCATTTGGTCTCGTTCATGAGTAGCATCTTCTCTGTAATAGTTTACATCCCATCCACGACTAGTGCAAATCCAGAACTTACCTCCAAATCCAAGTAGTCCCTGAAATCTCCATTCTGAAACCCCACCCCACAGACAATCATCTTTGATATGATGACTTACAAACATGTCTCTCCACATGTCAGAATCATTTGCACCACATTCCTCCACCAACACATCATAAACCTTGTTGGCCATTTCCTTGGTCATTGTCATGTCACATTCCTTAGTATTTTAACAGGAGTCTTAGAACATATTGTCCAACCTGGAAGACCTGATTCTACGATCTCTTTTATCGTAGCAAATCTATTATTGGTGTCTACAGGCCAAGGGATGATACCTTCTCTATTTGAATTCTCATCCCAAGAGTCTAGATATTCTACTGCTTCTTTCTCTGAAGGGAATGTGCAAGCAGCCGGTTGGCCTACAGAATCAAGTAGTGACCAAAACCCCAATCCCAAAGCCCCTCCAAGATATACTCCCATCTCTTTATGGTAGAGTACATATCTCATGATTCGAGTTCGTTCCTATCCAGTTTGGACATCACTTTGAGGGATGATATTATGAAGTTTGTTTCCTCATCTTCTGTTTCTGGCTCAATGATATGACATACTGCTTTTGTATTCTTGATTCTGGTTTGGATGTGTTTTGGAAGTTCTTTCCATTTCTGACCTTCAAGAGTTGTGAGAAGTTTCAATCCAGTAAGTGGGTATTCTCCTGCAACAAAATCCTTTACGGCACACAAACGTTCAGTCCCCATAAGCATTACCATGGGTTCACTCTGACTCATCCTTCTGGCATAAAATGGTGGGAGGGGAATTCTGAGTAAAATGCATTCGATGACTCTGGATCGAATTTGATCCAACATGGGAGTCTCATCTGGCAATTTGACATTCTTAATCACAGACCAAACTGTGGTATCTTTACTGGGCATCTTTATATATGGCATACATAACTCCTTACTTTAGTTTCTTCTTGATCTTACCAAGGTGAGAAACTTTTATGACACTCAACACATAAATTCCATGAGCAAGAACTACTGCTAACCCCTCAAGCTCTTGGATATCAACCCCTTTCTCTTCTGCTTTCTTCACTGATTTCTTTCCGACATGGTATACAACTTTACCCCCTCGTTGTCGATATGCTTTTCCCCAATCCATTGCAAGGAAGATACTCTTAGGATCAACCCCTCGTTGCTGGCACCTCCTTAACGCATGATTTGTCCAAATCATTTTTCACCTCCAGGTTCATTTTTAGACTTCTCCTCCAAAGTTTACGATCATGTTGGGTCTTGAATATCACGAAATGATTTTCAATATCCCACCATCCAATTATCTCACCATCCCATTCATGTTGAGGATGGTAAGAAGACCTAATTTCAGTTCTGTCCTTTGTATGACATTCTTGTGTGTTACCACTATAATGAGATTTAAAGAGATGCTCTGCCACAGAAAACATCTTTTCAGGACCAAAGAAATAAGCCTTGGCTCCATCATCAGTTGTGATAGGAAGGCTAATTCCTTCTAGATTTTTCATTGCTTTCAGAGCTTTGGGTAGTGCTCCCCATTCAAATTCAGCACTGCCCATATAATCAAATTCAAAGTATTGATCTACACCCTTTTTACCCTTCTTTGATGACCTTTTTTTGATTCGTTGGACAAGAAATGATTTCATTTGACCCTCAATTCTGAACATCAATTACTTCTGGTTCAACATCAAAAACATCCCTGACGTACTGGATACCTTTTCCTTTCTGCACCTCAAATTTCATAGTCATAGGATCTTCAGAAACCGAGGGAGGGAATGGACATGGGCAAGTAGTGTGGATAAAGACTGTATCAGTACCATGACTAATGAGAACTGAAATCTTCCTGACTCCAATCAGAAGTTTGAAGCCACGTTTCTCTTTCACCTTCTCATAGACCTTATCCTGAATGTCATGAGGCCACAGATTCTCAGGCCAACCTGCATCTTCAGGGAAGTCAACAGTGCTGCTATGCATGAAGGTTTCGATGTTGTGCTTACAGATATAGTCAGCCATACCCTCAACATCATTGGCATGGAAGGTTGTAGTAGCATCACCATTTTTGAAGAGAAAGACAGGTTCACCATCTTGTAGGTCTATGGTCATAAAGTACATGAATCCTCCTCAACCTTCACAAAAAGGTTCTATTTACTTATACCGAGAGAATCTGTGTTTTTAAAGTAAAGATTTTTTAAAATGGGTGAGGACCATTTCTAGTTTTTTTCCATCTATATCCCGACATAGATTTCCCATATTTAGCATAATAGGTTCGGTCTATTAGATACAGAATGGTATAGGCTTCCTGATCGGAAATGGAGTGTGGTGAAAAGTAATGTATAAGGTCAAGGATGGTTTTGATAGATAGTCAGCTCAACTTGTCCTTCAAAGTATTGCTGGCCTTGAATGCGATACTCTTACTGGCTTTCACCTTGATAGTTTCACCAGTCTTGGGGTTACGAGCCTTACGAGCATTACGTTGTCGAAGTCTGAATGTTCCGAACCCACTTACAGTGAACTTACCATCTTTCACTGTCTGCTCTGTCAGCAGCTCAAAAGTCTTGTTGAAGATTTCCTCCATGTCTTTCTTGGTCACTTCCAGCCCGGTCTTCTCCAGTAGCTGCTCGACGAATTCCTTTTTGGTCATTTCTTTCCTCCTTTGTGGTTTCGTCACATCACATAGCTACAACACATAACCATACTACTCTACAAAATGTTTAGAAAAAGTAAAGATATTTTTTTAATACTGTGAGTAGATATGAAAGTTCTAGAACACATAGCTATGCTACCCCATCAATGTGATACCTGTGAAGACTCAATCAAAATATTTTCTAAATACTATAAAGTTATCAGTGAGATACGTAATGGTGTGTTCTTTATCTTATGCCCTAAATGTTGGGAAAAGGCTTTAGAAAGTCTATATAAACGTCATCAGAAGTCTTAACTTTTTGCCCATGTTTCTGCAAAATGTTGAGCATGGTCATGCAACCCATTCCTCAGATATTCAGAGATTTGACGAGCATCTTTCAATCTCCATCGGTTCACTTTTTGATAGCTGATGATCTCTACAGGTTGATCACTGCACTTTGGGCATTTGATTTTATGCCCCCACCATTTGGACAGGAAATAGTGATTGCAAGAAGAGCAATAGAGTACATGACGTGTATTATCACTCATACCCTCTCCATCGTCTATATTTTATCACTAGCCATTGTAATCCCAAACAAACAGCTAACCAGATAATCATAATCCAAAAAGGGACTATGATGTAATTGAATAACCATTTTAATGTTTCCATCACTTCTCCAATCGTTCAAACATCTTTTTATATTCTTCCCTTACCTCCTTTGTGTAAGGCCAACAAGGACCATCTTCTGGGTGGTCTTTTTCCCAGGCACGAGCACATACGGGACATGGTATTTCCCAGTACCCATAATCATCAAGCTCACCTCTACCAAAGGTAAGACTATCATCCATAGCTGAAGAGATTCTGCAATCATGATGTCCGCATTTGCTCATCATATATCTCCTTACACTTGGGACAGCAATGACTCAAATGATCGTGGGCAACGATACATTATTCCTCCCACTCTAGAAGAACCCAAACCGCACCATCTACAACTCGACTGGAATAGTCAAAAAACTGCTCTGAACCTCTTTCTCTGATTATCCAGTCATGCATCCGATCTTCCATGAACGCATTGCGAAGATGCATGGGATTATATGGGAGTATTGGTGGTGTATCTGGATCAGTCTCTGTATAAAGTGTCCATATCCGAAGAGGCCATGTCTCAAATGGGTAAGGCACTAGTGGAACTTTGTTCACCATCCCACCTTGATCTTCACCAGGGGGCATCCACATCAGTTCTTGTCGCATCACAACCTCCTCCATGATCTATACCGATGATTTCCAATTTTTTAAACAAGATTATTTCCTGGTACAATTTAAAGAGGAGGTTAGTCATGAGAGGATTAGAATTTTGCAAAGAAGGTGGGAGTTACCAAGTCTATCTTGATGGGGACCTATTTTATGAAGCTGATGAAATAGCCATAGCTGTTGATTTTGACCCAGAGTACAAGACAAGTGTAGCTCATAAGCATGGGTCTGAAAAAGACGTTTCCCAATGGATCAGCAAGACCAGAGAAGCATTTAGGTCAAAAGGATTCAATGATTATGCAGATCGTCTCATCATGATCAGTAGTGACAATTGGGATCTGGAAACATTGAATAGAATATGGAATTGTACCGGATCTATCAACCAGTTCTTGAAGGAAAGTGGGATTACAACCGAGGACCTAAACCATTGTGGAGAGGCTGTGCCTGGATTTCAGGGTGTTCCTCTAATTTAGTATAGATCCTATCAGCAGCACTTTGAATCTGGTCGAATGGACCAGCATAGCCTTTCCTCACCAGCTCTTGCATCAAGAACTGGCTATCAACCAGAAAGTCCTGCCGACGTTCAGCCATCCCAATGAACATTCTATATATTTCCGTCTCTATGTCTTTAACCATGGCAAACCTCCATAGTTCTATACTCTAAGTATACACTATACTTATCATCTAATCTAGAACTTTGGTTAAGATTTGCAATAATTTTTTTTAATTAGCTGAGATTATTCAGAAATCTGTACCCAACTTTCCCCCTTTTCAAGCCTCCATTTCTCACCATCTTTCTCCAAAGTGACGGTATCAGGACTCAAAAGGTTAGGTGGTTCAAGACCATTACAGAATTCTAGAAATACTCCTGGGACAATTTCTTGAGTTCCTTCTGGACAGGTGACAAGTTCTCCCAGCATCTTTTCTGCTGTTTCCATTGCCTCTTCCACCCCAAGGGACTCTTTGATCTTCACCGACTCTGTTATCTTAGCAGCCAGTTTCCTTAAATGCTCTGATGGTTTCATTAGTCACCTCTCATTTCTATTATACTCAAGATACAAAATTTTTATCTACAAATTTCTGGTTTTGTCCGGTATATATGGTTTGAGGAGGTGTGACATGTGGTTTGACGTAGATAAAGATGGGCTGTCAAAGTTGCTTGCCAAACGGGGTAAAGAGTTCGTCCTGTTTGAACTGATCCAAAATGCCTGGGATACTGACACCAAAGAAGTATACATTTATCTCAAGAAGCTTACAGGTAGACCTCTAGCAGAACTTGAGGTTGAAGATGAAGACCCTGAAGGTTTTGCAGACTTGGCTCACAGCTACACCTTATTTGCTGAGAGTCTGAAGAAAGGAGACCCTTCTAAAAGAGGTCGATTCAATCTGGGTGAGAAGCTCGTTTTGGCTCTCTGCAAATCAGCAGAAGTGTCAAGCACCAAAGGGACAGTCATCTTTCTAGAAGACGGAACTCGGAAACGATCTCGTCGTAAGTTGGAAGCTGGTAGTATTTTCAAAGCCCAAATCAAAATGACTCAAGAGGAGTATGAGAAGGTCTGTGAAGAGGTCCAGAAGCTCATCCCTCCCCCAGGTATCAAGACTCATTTTAATGGTCATATGTTGGAACGTCGTAAGCCTGTGACCACTTTCCAAGCCCCTCTACAGACCGTGAAATCAGATGATGAAGGGAACCTGACCAGGACGGTCAGGAAATGTGATGTATCTGTCTATGAACCAAAGGAAGGTGAGGTAGCCCATATATACGAAATGGGCATTCCTGTAGTTGAAACGGGAGACTTCTATCATATCGATGTTGGACAGAAAGTCCCATTAAACATGGACCGTGATAATGTGCCCCCTTCATTCCGTAAAACCCTCAGAACTTTGGTGCTGAATGAGACCTACAATCTTGTTCCTGAAGAAGAGGCTTCCAAGCCTTGGGTCAATGAAGCTTTAGAACATGAACAAGTGAGTAAGGAAGCTGTAAACACCACTCTCACCAAACGGTTTGGAGAGAAACGAGCCATTTACGACATGAAAGACAAGGAGGCTAATAACCGTCTCACTTCTGAAGGTTACCAGGTTATGTATGGTGGTTCCTTCTCTAAACCAGCATGGGAAAATATCAAGAAGCATGAAGCTGCTCTTCCATCTGGTGTGATTCGGCCCACTCCCAAACCTTACGGTGATGGTCCCGATACAGTAGAGATTATCCCAGAGCACAAATGGACTCCAGGGATGAAACGAGTTGTGAAGCTGGCAAAAGAACTAGCCATGTCTCTAATGGAAGTTGAGCTAACAGTCAGGATCGTTAGAGCTAAGAATAGTTTTGGAGCCTGTTACGGTGATGACCGTCTTGATCTAAATCTTGATGCTCTGGGGCATCGTTGGTTTAACAGCTATAATCTAGAGGAAATTCTAGATTTATTGATCCATGAATTTGGGCATCATTACGAAAGTAATCATCTGAGTGATAGATATTACAATGCCTTATCCAGCCTTGCTGCTCAGCTAGCCGTCCTGGCTCTAGAATGCCCAGATCTCTTTGATTGATTTTTTATTTATATAGAACTAAAGTAGCATTGAAACCAAGCTCTTTGTAGGAGATAGGAATGTTAAGTAAAGAACTGAAAAAGATTGCAAAGAACATTAATAACCCCCCGAAGACTTCTGCCTTCATGGAGCCTGAAATCATCTTGGATGATTGGGTTTCTGTCGATGGTCCTATGGGTGGGGAGTCTACCCCTGCTGAATATATAGATCTTGATGAAGTAGCTGAACTTCAGAAAGAGATTGATGAAAAGGGTGAAGTCTCTCTGGAAGGAACTTCATTGAATGACTACTTCGAGAACCGTTCAGCCTATGAGATTGAAGTCTCCAAGGGATATGGTGCTCGTCTTTCAGCTCCTGGATATATGGATGCCACAGGTTGGTCTGTTTTTGACACTGAGGCAGAGGCCCGAGAATATCTGATGGAGACATATGACCTAGATGAAAATCTTGAAGAGATTGAAGAAGATTGGTAGTTAATCTATAGTCGCACCACTCGTAGCATGTGTTGACCAATAGATACCCCCATCTACAACTATTGTTCTACAATTGCATTGCTTGATTTCTGGACTCCAGATGGTTTTACATCTAGGACATTCCCATCCCTGATTTATTTGCACAGATTCAAATGTGACCTTAATCTTGTTTGGATTGTTGGGACAGTTCCAAGCATGATTACCTGCCGTATCCATTTCACAACATGGACACCCACCTGGTCTGTTTGCATAATCATCCATTTTACACCTCCAAAATAATTATTCTCTGGTAATATATTAAAAGGAGGTGATTATTATGTCCACAATTTTAATTGAATACGATGAAGAAATAGTGGTTGAGGATCGGGATGCTAAACTCTTTGTGATCCAAGGTGAAGAGATGTGGGTTCCAGAGTCTTTGATTGACCATCAAGATGAAGATGACCAAACTATAGAAATTCCTCGATGGAAAGCAAAAGACCTGGGACTCATAGAAGATTGATATCCTTTTTATATTCTCTAGAAATGAGTTAGATTTCTACTTTCAAGGAGATATAAAAATGAAAACAGCAACCATGGAAGAACTTGTTGAAGAATATAGTCTTGATGATTCCCAATCCAAAATCATCAATGAATTCCTCGAAGAGCTAGACTTTGAACCTGATGATGTAGATGCTATCGAGGAAGGAGAAGGATATACCAGAGCCGGTATGAGAGTGGAGATTGGGAGTCAAGAATTCCTGATCTTTGAAGACTATGATGATGCTGAAGAAGAGGCCAAACAAGATGTCCTCAATCTGATTGAAGAGATTGGTCTTGGGGACATGAACTACTGGCAGCAATTTGTTGATGAAGACAAAGCAGAAAGTTTCTTCCGTGACGTATATATGGAATGGAATTATGGCTATGCTAATGACATCGAGAGTGAGTCTGCTAGTGATAGTGACTATGACAACCGTCTCGAAGAGGAAATGGCTGAACGTGGTGCCGATGACATGGATGAGTTTGTCGAGATGATGACTGATGAACAAATCGATGAAGGTGATGGTGGATTTGAATATTACAAAAACAATTTTGGTGAAGAAGAAGCTCAAAAACTTCTCATTGACCAAAACTTGGTTGATATCGATGCCTATGCAGAATACTGTGTCAACACCGATGGTGTAGCTCACTTCCTGGGTCGTTACGATGGTAATGAATACGGTGGGTACAGTTGGTATGCTTATCGGCAGAACTAGAGAACCCCAGCTTTAACATCCTCACGTCTCTTTTTGGTACGTTTCAATAATTCATTAGGTTCCCAAGTACGTCCCGTTTTAAATGTGCTGCATGGGAAAGGTCTATCATACACAAGGTTGTAGTCTACAGATAACTGCCCTGTATGCCTAGCCTCTTGGTCATAAGGAAAGCATGGGAAATGTTTGCAGGTAATGCAAATTATTTCTTCTTTTCTGAATTCCATAATTCATATAGTGACTATTAATTGATCATTGAAACCTTGGTTCTCATCCATCTTGACATATCCAAACGGATTACAAATAACCCTGGTTTCATCTATCATGTAATCCTTTGAATCGTGCATATGACCATGAATCCAAATTTTTGGTTTTTGTTTCATAATCATCTTCTCTACATCACATACAAAAAATGGATTCAATGTGGATGCTTTATATTCATCTCCCACACTTTGATAACTAGGGGCATGATGAGTGATCACTACATCTCCTGGTCTCATATTGTTACGTAGAAATTCAAGACCTTTGCTATTTTTACGATACACATGTTTCCTGAAATCTTTAATTTGATTGAAATCATTAAGGTTATGTTCATACCCCACGGCTCGATAATCAAATGGAAACCACATGGTAGTGCCAAGAAATCTCTGACCTCCACACACCACCAGACCAGGGTTGAGCACCTTGAATTTATCAGTGGAACATGATTCTAATATAGCATCAACAACTTCAAATGATGTGGTGTAATACTCATGGTTACCTGGTACATACAAGATGTCCACAGGATATTTATCACATAACAGTTCTATGACCTTGACCAAACGACCTCCCACAGAGAGATCCCCAGCAATGATCAGCAAGTCAACTCCTTCAGGATTCAGTGAATCAATGAAAGACCGTCCTTGATCCTGATGGAATTCAAGATGTAGATCTGACAAAATTTGTATATTCATATCCCTCTCCTACACAGAGCCTCAAATATAGAATACCAATGATGTTTGATTTTACAGCAGATGCTTATTTGATCAAAGACCAAAATTCTTCTGGGTCTTTAAGGGATTTAGATTCTAGAATCATCACTGATTTTAGTAGATTAACAGCTTTCTTTTTACCATCCCATTTAAGTGTGATGAGATTAGTATCTGTGAATTCATAATCTATCGGGTCATCTACATCTAGATTTATAGTGTCTAGGGCATCATCAAACCGTAGTTCTAGATCAGTCAGTAACTTCTCCAACTGTTTTCGTGGTACTCCCCAGACAGGATCAGAACCCCAATTTTGTTCTGTAGAAGAAGCCGATTCAAGCTCTTCCATTGCAGTGTTGAGGTCATCTTTCTTGAGAGCCTTGATTGCAGCATCACCATATTTGGATGCTGATTTAGCATCTTCCTGAACTCTTCTTGAATACAGCTCAGCTTCTTCTTGCACTTCTTGTGGCATCTCTTCAGTGGCACTTCCTGACCCCTCAAGAAAATATGTCTCTCCATCATGGTCTTGAAAAGCATTAGCCCAATCCCAATCGGTCCAATCATTTTGTGCTTTTTCTATAGCTGAAATTATTCTATCTACTTCTGGTAGCATGGCTCACTCCTTTATAGATAATACCAATATAAATAGATTTATAATCCTTCTTTATGATTCAATATATAGAACTGGAGGTACAATATGGGTAATGAAAAATACCAGGATGGAAGCAGCATCTGTGTTGTGGCAAAAGTACCTGAACATATCGCTTGTCAATTCCCAAAAGATGCTGATGAAGATGCTGATGATCCACATATCACAGTGCTTTATATTGGTGATATGCCTAGAGAGAAGACAGGCACATTAATCAATACCTGCAAAAACATTTTTGGTCAGATACCATTTTTACGAGCAAGGTTAGATTCGAAGGTCTCATACTTTGACCCCTCAGATAGCTCAGAGGGTCGTAGAGTAGCTAAACTAGATGTTAAATGCCCTGACCTTCATTATTTCCACAAGCGTCTCTGGGACGAATTAGAAGGTGCTGGTGTGGATGTAGCTCATTCATTCCCTGAATACCATCCTCATGTCACTTTGGATTACATAGAACCAGACACTGAATATGAAGGTCCAGTACCTAATGGTGAATGGGATATTGATGGTATTGAGATTTGGGGGTGGGAAGATCATATCAGAATCCCGTTTATCAGCATTGAAATCATAGCTGATAATGTTGTAGCTAGGGTCTTAGCAAACCGTGTAGTTTCTAGAGTTATGCAAGCACAATGGTCACGTCTAAAAAATCACTTCAATGTCAGAAACCCTCTGTTCCATGCCACTACTGGACCCCGTGCTATGAAAGTCATTGAAGAAGGATTCAAATCAGATAGTGGATATTCTGATTACGGGATGGGAAATGTTTTGGGAGTCTCTTTCTCAAGAAGCCTCGAATATCTATTAGGAGGTCACTTCGGGAATGCTATCTTTGTGGTAGATAAAGATGAACTTGGGAGCAAGTTCAAAGTAGATCATGTAGAGTCTTATCCAGAAGAACGAGAAGAGAGGGTAGTCACCAAACACCTTCCACCCAAATACATCAAGGGATTAATCTTCAATGGTAAGCTATTGAAAGGAGACTTCCCATACTTTTCATCACTACCTTTTCCAGTTGTGCATCGACCAAAAAGTGACTGGGTATTGATTGGAGAATGACATGAAATATGTATTACACATCTGGGGTACTATCATTTGGTTACCAATTTCACTTCTCTTCTATCTGTTCTATATTGGCCCCTGCCTTATATTCAAGCAACTATATTGGGATGGCTGGGCAGATTTCTTAATACCCAAGTTTGTGGTTAAAGAAGATACAGCAGCAGCCTGGTTTCTTTCTCTATGGGGTGGTTGGTGGGGTCATGCATTACCAACATTTATTGTGACAAGACATGATACAGATGATGAAAGACAGAAAAAAACTTTAGTCCATGAATGCCGTCATGTTTGGCAACTCTTTGTATTCTGGATCTTCCAACCAATTATCTATGCTTGCCATACCCTATACCTATACATCTTCACAAAACGACATGCTTACTACGATAATTGGTTTGAACGGGATGCTCGTAGAGCTGCGGGTCAACTTGTAGACATCCCCCCTGAGATGTGGCGTGATCCTAACGATAGGTGGCCTTGGTGGTAGGTGAAGCGTAGCCCACTCAAATATGGCATACTCGTCAAGATCAAACAAGCCAAACCATGGTTCTGGAAAACGTGTGATAAATGTGGGGATCAGTACAAGAAAGAACAGATTTGGAAACTAATAATTGAATGGGAGGGGCCGATAGTTCCTCTACCTAACCCACATACCACATATCTTTGTTCACATTGCTGCCCTTCAAAAGATGTTGTGATATCTTTTCTAAAAACACAAATTCAAATACTGTATCGTTGGACAGAAGAGCGTTGGGGGAAAGAACCGAAGCTGATTATTCTCTAGTTATTTCCCTTGAAATATAGGTTTTGAATCTGTAAATTCTTGGTCATAGAGAGCTAGTTCAGGTACATAATCTTTTCGTTCTCTAGTTAAATCTGCTACTCGATGGAACCTATCGATATGGAATTTGAGATGCTCTTTGCACAACGTAAATCCAAAAGCTGAATTGAAGGTTCCTAGCTTGCCACATTTAATCTTTGTTCCATTCTCCTTATAACCAATCGTTTGGTCACATCTTGTCATCCTCAGATCCTTTAGCTATATCTTCGTAACCCCAATAGTTACTGACCTCTCTTAAAGATCTGAGTACAAAAGAGTTAGGGCGTATCTGTGGGTTGTCCCTTTTAAACCTTGAATAGTCTAGGTTTAATATATCGTTTATGAATGTGGCAACCGCTCCAGACCTAGCAATTCCAGCCATACAATGAACAACTAGCACTTCTCTAGAATCTCGTTTTTGTAGAGTATTGACAAACTCAATAATTTGTTTTGCCTGTTCTTTATTGAATAAAAAATCCTTAGATATAGAGCTGTCTTTTGAAATTTCTTCAGGAGTGAGATCTCCAAATTGAAGTTGCAAAATATCTTTGCAACCGAGCATTGTTTTGAGACGTAGCTTTTCACTATTGGTGAGAGATTCTTCTATAGTGGTGGTGATGGAAATGAGATTCCAAGAATAGAAAGGTTCAATGCTCTTCGAAATCCAATGATAGATTTCTTGAATCGGGTATACTTTGATTTTCTGAATCATCTTCTTTCTCTATTACAAAATCAGGATTATATCCTTCGTTGTAGTCATGTTGAGATGTACCTTCAACTTCCCAACATAATTCACTGTCATCAATATCAGATCTATCAACATCTAATTGACCTCTAGATTCTCGAAGTTCATTCCTTACTTTTTCATAAGCTATCTTACGAGCTTCTTTCACATCCATATCACCTTCAATCTTCACTACAGCATCGTAAAATACCCTAGCACTGCATTCAATCCCAATGTAATGTGTCATCTACCATCTCCAAGAATAGCGTTTATGGTCACGATCTTCTTTTTTCTTTTTACTACGAAGCATGTTCTCTACCCAAGCCCCCCTCCATGAATCGTAGTTATCTCGATTTAAGCACCGAGCAAATTTCCTATTGAGCTTTGAGATGCTCTTTAGATTATCGGTACACATATTGTACCAGATGTCAAAATAAATGGTGTCATATTTCACACCTTTATCAGGTTTCCATTCAAAGATATCAGCCTGGACTATCTTCAACTTGTGGGGGTCCCACATAGCATTTCTGAGATGTGGTTCCACCAACTCAATGACTTCAGATGATTTTTCAATCACAGTGATAGAACTCACTTCTTCTTTCTCGGCAATGGGGAGTATGATCATTCCAATACCAAGACCTGCAATTAGAACATTACCATTAGATTTCCACACTACATCAAGATTGGATCTGCGTTCATGACCAGTATCAGACATGATAATGTCCCAACCATTATTGAGCTGGCAATATTTACCAGGAGATACGAAGGAATTACCACCTCGAAGTGCTGTGAACATACTGTCTTCTTCTGAAACAGTAATGTGTTCGATTTTATAATTCCCCACCTTCCCTTCGGGAATTACATGTATCATCTGGTAATAGGTCCTGTCGTGCTTGGGAATCTCCATCTGTCTCCTCATCTTCCTCAGACATAGCTACAGTTTTGCCTGTTTTCAAATTTACATAATGAGAACCTATTACGGACCATCCATCATCATCTATTTTATATTCTCCTTCAAGCATCTTGTTCTTTCCGATGTTGAAACACAATCTGCATCAGAGCTTCCATGTTGTTGTCTTCTGGCACATCCAGGACATGCTCCATCAAAGCATTCAACACTACACCCACTTGAGGACCAGGCTTGACACCCAGAGCCTGCATCACATCATGCCCATCCACAGCCAAGTTACGTGGACTATTGGGGGTGAAGTCTTTTTGCTCATCACATCGTTTCTTGAAGGTCACGAAATCTTCGTGGTCCTTCTCAGACATCCCAGCAGAACGACTCCCAGCTTTGTCTGCAAAGCTCAAGATGAAAAAGTCTTTCAGACGTTCTTTCCCAATCTTGTTGATAAACCTTCTCACACCAGGATCTTTCATCCTCCTGTTGCTTTGATCTGCCATATGGTGAAACACCAAATGCTTTACGAATTCTCGTTCTTCATTGGAGAACTTCATTCGACGCATGAAGTCTTCAGTGATACGAGCTGATTCTTTTTGATGATCTATGAATGCAAATTCACCTCGACGTTCGTCAAATTCCCTGACCACAGGCTTTCCAATATCATGTAGGAAAGCAGCCAGACGGATCAAGGGCCTATCAGCAGGGACATTCTTGATCACTGCTACGGTATGTCCCCACACATCAAAGTCATGGTAATGGTTCTGCTTGCAATCAAACATAGCCTCTGCTTCTGGGCAGAAGTGTTCAAACAGACCACAGATTCTCAACTGTCTTAGGCCAGTTTCCACATGTTCTGAAGACAGAATCTTCATGAACTCATCCCTGATTCGTTCTGGTGATACCTTAGTCAAGACCTTTGAACAGTCCTTCATTGCTTGCAAAGTAAATGGTTCGATCTGAAATCCTAACCGAGATGCAAATCTGATTGCTCTCATCACTCTCAGACCGTCTTCCAAAAACCGATCCTTAGCTTTCCCTACTGCTTGGATCAACCCTGCCTTCAGGTCTTTCTCTCCACCAAAAGGATCTACCAAGACATCATCAATAGGATCAAAAGCCATTGCATTGATAGTGAAGTCACGACGGCTCAGGTCCTCATTAATGTCACTGATAAAATCCACAGAATCAGGACGACGACCATCACTGTAGTTTCCATCACCCCTTAGGGTAGTGGCTTCAAAACCCTCACCATCAATCATGACTGTAACGGTACCATACTCGATTCCCGTGGGTACAACTTTGGGGAACATGGCTACTACTTGATCTGGAAGAGCAGAAGTACAGATGTCCCAGTCTTTTGGATCTAGACCTAGAATTGCATCTCGAACAGACCCACCTACGATGTGGGCAGAGAAGCCTTTTTCCTTCAGGCTCTTGATGATTTCTACAACTGGCTCTGGAACTCTCATACCATACCTCCTATATTCTATACCGACCTGAACTCTTTTTTTAAAGAGAATTCTAGACCTAAAATAAATAGAAAAACAATTGGTATAATAATCTGTTTTTGTTAGTCTAATTCAAACTAGGGTGGAGACAAGTATGGACACACAAAGATTTTTCGATGTAGCTTTACCCACAATGATCCTAAAACAGTGGGATCTTTTCAGAACTTTGAAAGGTTCTATCTCAGTTCAAATAGATGGGGTTGGTTCTTGGACCGTACAACTGGGTAACATACAAGAGCCCATAGGACCTCCTAAGGAAGGTTCTGACCTGAGGCTATGGTTTACCCCTAATGCCTTCCAAGAATTCATTGACGGGCAGCTAGACGTTGTTTCAGCGGCACGTTTGGGTTCTGTCAAAGGTGATGGGAATTTTGGCCTGTTGGAGAGGCTGGCAGGTCTTTTACAACCCCCAACTTCAGCGTTGGGGCTAATGCTAACACGATAGGAGAAAGACATGGCACGAGTCGCAAAGGGAGATGTTCACCGAGTATTGGAAAACATGGGCCAGACGTTGATCGATGCAGGTGGTAAAGATGGTAGAGTTAGCAGAGCTGATGTTGATGAGAAGGTGAAGGGCCTGAAAGGAGCAGAGAAAGGTCTAGCAGCAACCTTCTTCAGTTTTGTAGATCATCGTGATCATGCTCCAGGAGCTACAGTCACAGCAAAGGATATCAACAAGGCTGTGGAATATGCAAAGACTCACCTGGTAGATAAGTATGATCTCAATCAGAATGGGCTGTCTCAGGATGAGATTTCTAAGATGAGCAAAATTGGTAAGCTGGCAGTGCATCTTGCAAAGGAACTCAAGGCAGCTACTTTTGAGAGTGTTGAATCAGCTTCTCAGATGGTGCAGTCAGCTCAGCAATCAGAATAATCATTTCACTCTAAGATTCTTCAAATCATTGTACCGCTTCATTATGTTTTCAGCATAATTGTTGGCTGTGACTGGATCTTTCTTTTTGATGATGTCCCAATCAACCATACCAGGACCTCTATTATAGACAGCTAAAGCAAGTTCAAGGTCAGGATAAAGGTCTTGATAGGCTTTAAGTATTTGGATTCCATATCTGATACTCACGTCAGGATCAAACAATGAACCTTTGATATTCCAAATCTTAGCCCAATGGTCCATAATCTGCATAAGTCCCTTAGCTCCCACTTTTGACTCAGCTTTTGGATCAAACCCTGATTCTACAGATATCATGGCTAGGATAAGATCAGAATCCATTCTATATTCTTTACTGTACCGATACACCTTGACAGCTATATCACGAGCCAGTTCACGATTCACCTCAGGTTTTAGATAAATAATTTTGAGAAAGATAACATTTTCATGGTGACTGGACATTATTGTGGTACGGAGTTTTACCAGCTCTTCGTCTACAGATTTGGATTTATGGTCAAGAACTTTATTCTGTTCTGAAATGGTTTCTAATTCAAACCGAGATGTTATCATCTCCATAATATTGAAACCACATACTGCTATATTTAGGATGCAAATGGCGATAGTTAAATAATGCATCTTTGTTGGTTTCTGTGGTGGTGGTGCAGGAGGTAATGGTGTTTGTATATCAGTCACGGTTAAAACCTTTCACTTCCAGATTCTGTTCCAAATAAATTTCAACCTTTGACCAATTCTTTTGAGCAATGATGCTCTTTTCAGGAATGGTAAATCACCATATATCTGAAATCCTGCTGCCCCTTTGTGACCTCCACCATCATAACGTATTGCTATGGCACTCACATCAACATCTTCCTTGGTGCTATACAACGAGACTTTCCAGAAACCTTTTTTTGACCAATGGAAAACAATCATCAAATCATAGATTTCAGGGTCCCATTTAGAGTCAAAAATTTTTGAACTGGCAAAGCCCTTATTGAGAGCTATAGCTTTCTTACCATCAATTTCGGTTTCAAAGCTGTACCCTCTGCAATATTTTGTCTCTTGTACCTTTTCATACTCAATAATGAATTCCCCATCCTTCAAGGTTTTGTTAAGGAATTCTTTGTCATCACTAAGCATCTTTTCCCAGATATCAGATTGAGGGAATGTGTTAGGATAGATTCTCATACCATATTGAAACACCAAAGTATCAGGATCTTCATGATCCCATACATCATATCGTCCCAATAGATACACAGCTCTTGGCATCTCAACGTCAGGATAGATATACTCCCAAGTCAACTCACACCCAGCAGTACCATTTCTACTATTACCTTCAGCAGAGAAATCATTTTTCTCAGCATTATCTAGAGCCGATTTATGATGATCAATCCAGATCAGGTTACAAGATTCTTTGAGACGAATCATATCACTGAACGGTTGCAGAGAGAAATCTACCATGTAAACGGTATCATCCTTTCCAATCTCATCCCATGGGAATGGGTCTCCATAATTAATCCCATGTAGTTTGCAATCTGGGTGTTTCCGATGCACGATTGCGCCAGAGCAATGACCATCAAGGTCTACGGAATGAAAGAAACAGTGAATCATATCTACTCCTCAGTATCTATTTTCTTGATTAGTTCATCAATCTGAATGCAGAGTTTCATCTGATCAGTATCTAAAGCTTTTATTTCAGGTCCACCAAGTTTAGGACGACCAAGCAAATTTTTCTGAGAACCCATCCTTTTCACGTCTTGAGCTGAGACGTTTGGATCTCCAGTTTGAATGATATTGGATCTCATTTGAAGTCCATAAATGATGAGATTTCGTTCTTCTCTAGTCAATTCCATGTTTTACTCAAAAATGTCTTGGACAAGTTCTTCTACCACAATATCTAGATATTCAGGACTCTTGTCATCAAGAACTCCATTGAGTCCTGCTTTCAATTTCTCTGTCAGCCATTCCCTAGACATAATTTCAATGGGAGCTTCTTTGAAATCTCGATCATTGAATTTTAGGTCTGGGACAACATCAACACAAAACATCTCCTGGTCTTCAGTGTTGAGTTGTGAAATCACTACTCCTTTGGGGACTTCTTCACAATATCGGCACCCATTGATTACTTCGAGGGTATAGACAGTATCACCAGGACCTTCAAATTTATACTGGGGTACAAAATCCCCACATCCACAAGCACCCATATCTACTCCTCATATTCAATTATTGGGAATTGTTTACCTGATATGGTTTCTTCTCTCCCACATTCTTCACATCTATGGGGGTATTTTATTGGGTAGGTAGGGTAATACGTGTCCATTGGTACCATCTCTCCACCACAGTCACAAAACAGTTTAGTCTCGAAAACTTTAACTTCTCTTTTGACTTTTTTCATGGCTCCATCCGAATGACAAGATTTGAGGTAATACTCATCAATATTTCTATCATACCTCATCCCACTTAATGGCCTGAATCACTACGTCAGGATAAAGTTCTCGACTCATGATTTCAATGCACATCTCATTGATTCGTTTTCTATTTGGCTCACGAGGCAATGAGGTTGTCTTCTTCAACTCCAAGAATAGACGTTCTTTTTCAAGAGCCCATTCTTCTAGCTGTTCAAATGACCAGGCCCCTTGACCAATAGTCATGAGTTCTTTTGCGTCAGGACGACGTACAATGACCCCTTTACCAGTAAGGATTTCTTCACCCATCCTGATGAGCCTTACTAGATTTGTAGCGTGTTTACAATCATATCCAAACTTAGCTTCTAGTTCAGCTCGTTTTGGGTTCCTATTTTTCTTCCAGTTCTGGTAGCTATTCCACTCATTAATAGCATTCTGATATTGACGTTCCCTGGACATGGCCTCAATGAAGTTGTCAGAACAACCTGTTAGCTTCTGAATCTCAGCCCAGTTTTGTTCGTCCCCAGGATCAAAACTCTGCAAAAGACCAACTGTATTTACTTCTCGAAGTTCCTCCAGAGTCTCATCACTGAGTCTAGCTTCCTCAATAGATCCTTTCAGAATGTGGTTCAGCACATAGAAGAAAGCTCCCATATGGTCACGGCTCACAAGCTTGTGAGTCTCAGGAAGACCATAGGTTCCACGTTCTGGCTTTGTCTTTGGTGGGTTCAAAAGCCAGTTTCGGTGCCTTCTGATACGTTTAAGCTGTGAGAAGGCATAGCCCAAATAGCTGCTACCCATCTTTGAGGAAAGGAACAAATCCCTGTGGTCTCTGATCAGCTTTCCTGTGTCTGTCATGGTCACGACATCAGAGTCTTCACAGTACAGAATCTCAAAGCTAGAGGGGTTAGCTGCAAGAGCCATGTTACAGAATTTCTTCAGATCCCACAACACTCGGTCAGGTTCCTTGATTTCTTTCTGCTCAAATCTCTGGAGACATCCAAGATAATATTGAATTGGAGCCAGAGCAATACCCCTGAAATCCTCATCAGAGTCTGGTCTGCTGGTCCCATAAGCATGGGACCCAAACCATGTTTCGTATATAATTTTCAAGTCTTTTAGATCCATTTTTCAATTCCTCCATATAGAGTACACATAAATAATTTTTTTGTACTCTCTAGCTATATACTGATCTTCAGTAGAAATTTAAAGGAGAAATCCATGGCTGAAAATGCACGAGACGAAATCCAAAGATACATTGGAGACCTAGAGGACAGAACCTCAAACATCAAGAAATTGATTGATAAGTTCACAGAACATCAATCTGATATAGAACATTATTCTAGCAGTGTTGATGAATTGATCTCAGGTGAATTCTCCTCTTCTCTAGAAGTACCTCCTGTGGTTGACAAGCAACTTCAAGATCTCATCAATGAACATGGAGATCTTCTCTTGGCTATTGATACAGAATCAGATTCTGAGCATTCAGAAATGACCTGGGGTGTTTTGGATGCTGTCAATGATTATCTCTCACATTATGACGACATCGAAGCTGACCTAGAGACTCTCAATGCTGGGCTGAAAGAAGTGGTATCCAACATAGAAGACGTATTACATGCTTGGAACAGGAAAGATGTTCAGAAACTAGACAAGCTAAGTGACCAACTTACTGATGCAATCACTGGTTTGAAAAGACTCCTTAAGTAACTCTATACAATCTTCAAAAACCTTTTCTTTACTTTGTTCTCCATTTACAAATTTGACATTTGGGAGACGTTTATAGAGTAGATTGTATTCTTGGGCTATTTTATCCAGGAAGTCATTGTTTTCAAACCTATCAGCATATTGACCAGTCTCAGCCCACCTCTTTTCCAATCTATTAAGAGCTGTATTTGTAGCTATCTTAATGACGATAGTGAGGTCAGGGGTTTTTGCTTTTTGATTGACACTCTGAGTGAAATCCATGCCGCATGTGATACTCTGATAGACTAGGGAAGAACCTAACCCACGATCTCCTATTACCCATTTCCCAGACCTCAGCCAACCATTAACTTCTCGATCATGCACTAAACGGTCTGCTGCAAATAATAAAGCATGTACCTCTTCTATTGGATCTGATTCCTTCAGATATTTGCGAGCTATCTTTCCTATCTCACCGTCTGTTGGTTCTTTAGTAGATACAATATCAATATCATGGTTGTTAAAAGAACTCTCAATTAATTCACATTGAGTAGTAGAACCACATCCATCAATACCTTCTAGAACTACATATTTTGGTTCATCAATAACCATATTTCAACCTTCTACTTTCAAAATAGGCTCGTGCTCTATCTGGTTTAGGTAAGCACTTAGCACAAGCTGTTTCAATTATTGTAAGATCACCGTTAGATTTTCTGATAGGTCCTAGAGTCATCTGCCAACACCATTGTAACCGAATCGATGTTTGACATTCCATACACCATTCAGTCTTTATGATAGGGAAAATCTTTTTTATTGTAAACATTACCATTGCAAGCCAATAGTTCCGTAAGAGTGACCCATTTTTTGCAGTATGGACACATATCTTTTGGTAACCTTACCTTATAACTGAAATGCTTACCACAATCGCAAAGAACTATGAATAAAGCACCTCTTGATGTTTCTCTTGTCTCTTTAATTTCCATATTTATTGAGGGGGGTCATATCCATGAGTGAATCAGGAGGTGACATACCCAAACAGACATGACCCCCCTCCTCAAGCAGGTTATGGCTAACCAACAACCCGCATAATCATTATACCAATTATGTGGATTATTAAAAGATCAACATATATCTTAGGATTTTCCAGTAAATAATGATTTATATACATCAAGGATTGATATTCTATAAGTTTTATTTTCTAACATGTCTCTAAACACATCATCTAACCAGATACCTAAAGGACACAATAAAGCCCACACAGGTAGATAAATTAATGTGATCTGACCCATAATGTTGAGAGGCCATGTGCTGTAATCCCACAGATGAAGACCTAACCAGACATTAAAGAAGAGTCCTGTCACAAACTCTATACTGAATACGGTAAGAGTCCCCAATATAACCTGAGACCATATAGGTAGTTTCTTCTTTTCATTTAGGTATCCAATAATAAAGATACAACTCCCTCCAATCGGGAACATCCATATTGAAGTCCATCCAGCAAATGAAGGATAAGTTAACCCATGTATCCCTACCATTTCTCCTCGAAACATCCGCATAAACACTTCCAGGACAATATAGATACATCCGAACATTATAAATAAGATTATGTTTTTCTTCACTCTGCTCATACCAACCTCCAAGCATTTCAATATATGTAACCTATTAAAGGATTGTAATTTTTTTATATATTTCTATATTGAATATTTTGGAGATCAAAATGCCTAATTGCATGGGTATTATGTACGACAATGATGTGCCTGATGGTGATTCATGCTGGGTAGTTGTTCAAGGCATTGCTGAAGTTCTATTGCAAGATTGGGCTAAGGTATCGGACACACAAAATGGTAGAGCCGATATCACGAATCTATTACCTCCAGGGGGTACTATTGTAGCTTTAGAAGATCATCTATCTGAGATAGGGCATTGTCTTGAATCAAAAACGGCAGGGGTCGATGTTTTGGCTAAATGTATGATTCACTTCCTCTAGAGATTGACAGTTTCTTCACCTAGATCGAATGTGAATGATATACCATCAACTTCTAGAGTAGTTTCATCTCTGGACTCAAATTCATCAAACCATTTTTTGCCCAAGATAACAGCAAACTTTGTCTCCTGGATCTGTGACCTGATCCCCAACATGGTCTTCTGTAGACCCTTAATGGTTTCATCAAACCATTTAGTCTTAGTTTCAGTGGAGCTGAGCTTGCTCTTTGAAGCATCGTACAGATTGATACCCTCTTCAACTAGGTACTCTACTGGAGTTCGGCTCTTCCCTACTGCAATCTTGTCCATCACCTTTTTCACAGTGGGGAGGCTCGACATCTTGGCAATCTTGATCTTGAATGCCTTGGCAATATATTGGTCAGATGCTTCAGCAGTCTCCATAGGAGGTTGATACAATCCACCCTTCTTGAGATTGATACCATTTGCTTCCAGAAAAGCAATCTGGTCATCATTGTACTCTGTAGTTTCAACCTTCTGTTCTCCGATCTCTTCATTCTTAAGCCATTTCAGAGCCTTGATCTGACCTTTCAATTTCTGCTCTTCCATAGACAACTTGCAAAGATCTGTTGCTGAGGTTCGACCAGTAGCAATCTTTCTGTTAATTGCTGGGAGACCAGAGACATCAATAGCGTAAACTCCAGAGTTCTTGAAATCATCATCAGTTACGATACCTTTGTTCTTTAGCTCTAGATAGGTCTTCTCAGAAGTCTTTACATAGAACTTCTTGATGTGAACCCTCCCATCTTTGATGAAGGTGTAATTTCTGAACACAAAAGTATTGAAGTATTCTGGAAGTTCAAGATCAGAACCTGTCTTTCCCTCTACTTCTTTGAGATGTACCACACCCTTGATACGTGTCTGGACATTGAGATTCAATCGACTTGAATGCCATACCAATTGGTTGAATGGACATTGAATATCCTTGTCAGCCATGAACTTGGGATAATCACCCTTGGTCTTAGTAGGAACTCCAATCTTCTCATAATGGAAATTCTCATGGTATGGATAGAATGAAGCCTCATCATCATTGACTAGGATACCAAGAAGATCAAAAGCACAAAAAGCATCATCAGGGGGTAGATAATTGGCATCTCGACCTTCAATGAATCTTTCACTGATATCCTGAAGTCCTTTATTGATGACATCTTCAGCTTGACCATACTCTTCAATTGTGAAAGCATTGGTCAAAGAATCTACTACCTTCTTATCTCCAACCTTACCAATAAACTCAAGAGCAAGGTCAGTCTTTGCTTGTTGAGTCAGAACGAGAGCAGCAGCATAAAGTCCTTTACCATACTTGTTGCCAGTATCTGCAAAGTCGATATCATCAATGTTGACACGCTTCCAGCTCTTCTTGTTGGGCTTCTCATTTGACACATAAAATACAGAAGTGCCTCGACCTTTTTGTGGACTAATATACAACTTACCATCATCATCTAGTCCATAGAGCATCACACCTTGATCTGAAACAGTGAATACTGCCAGTGGATTTTCTACCAAAGATTCCACTTCCTGTTTCGGTTCCTGTATTTCAGAGAGCTTCACAAGTCGTGTAATACTATCTGAGTATTCATTGACCATTGTGCTATGGATAAGAAGAGCACCAAGTTTCTCAGCCATTTGAGCCATGAGTTCCTTGTTGTAGTAGTACCCATAACCGATGAACATAGCACTGTGAATCTTGCCCTTGATCTTATTGATAGCTTCAAAGATACTCTCAATCTCTCTTCTATAATTCCTGACAACTGGATATCCATCTGTAAAAAAATGAAGAGAAAAAGTATCAGACATGATTGAGAGATCTTCAATGACAGTGCTACTATTGTGAAGAATCTCTGAAAAACAGGTTGTATTCCTAACTGAACTATTCTTTCTGATAGCCCGTTCCAAGGTATCGTAATCAGCTTCATCACTGATTTTGAATCCCTTGATGATGAAATTGAAATCCCCCTCCCCACTAAACCACCCAAGACTGAGAGTATCCCCCTTTGGCAGTTTCTTGGAAAGAATCATAAGTTGTTCACATAGGCCAGAAAGAGTGTAATACATGGAACCTGACCTGTCATAGATCCAAATATGATTGACAGGCTCTCTCTTTTCAACTGTTGTGACCTTGGACTTTACTTCTTGATGGACTAAACACATCTCGTCTGTGATTGGTACATAACTCGGCATTGGTTTCTCCTTTAGCTACATTTATGCTTGACAAGCAATGGCTGCATTTGCAGTCATCACCGCTTCTCGAATCTTGCGGATCGCTACATCCTGATCCTCACCTGGAGGGGTGAGCCGATGAACAGTTAGGGCAAATGTCTTGGCTGCTTCTCTCAGTTCGTTGTATTTTGGGATTTGGTCTTTGCTCGGTGGGTGATAGGTGAATAGATGTTCTACAGTCTTCTCGTCCATGTGTTTCTCCTTGTTCCCAATCTTGTATCCATTTATCAAAGAATCTATCTTCTGGAAAGATATGATTCAAAAAATATGGTTCTTGTTCCCTCAGTTCTCGTTCATTATGTGTAGTCATATGTGATCCCTCCAGGCAGACTATACCAGTTTTAATTTTTTTACCAAAAATCTTGACTTGAGTATAGAAATATAGTTATGATTCTGAACATGGAATTGTCAAAAGAACATATGCTAGCTACATTTGGTCGAAATGATTCAAAGCTATTTTTTGAATCTGGTCAGAAATCTCTAGATCAAATCAAATCACTAGTTAAAGATAAAGAGATAAAGGATGTTCTAGATTGGGGCTGTGGCTTGGGGAGAGTTCTGAAATTTTGGGGTCCTGAAGTACATAGACATGGTTGTGATATAAACAAAGAGTATCTGAAACTGGCTCGTAAGAATTGTGATAACAGAGGTGATTTCTACGCTTGCAATTCCATGCCCCCCACGAAGTACGATGATAAATCGTTTGACCTTATTTATGGATGCTCTGTGCTGACACATCTCGACTTTGAATCTCAGAAAATTTGGTCTAAAGAACTCAAGAGAATATTGAAGCCAGATGGTATGGCTATACTCACGTTTGATTCAAGGAATTTTAATCGTGCTATGTTCCGTGGAAAAGAAGACCTGATCAAAGACAGATACCAGACAGTACACTTATTTGAAGATGACTTTTTCTTATCCCATAAACGAGATGGTATATTATGGGTGATCCAGTCCCCAGGTACTATTGTATTAAACTTCCCACAATTTAAAATTGAATTCCATCATGGTTTGAAGATTTTCCACGGTCAGCAAACAGCAGTATTCACACTACCTAAATGATGTCTAAGCCTATAGCTTCTAGAACTTTCTGATCTGCATCAACAGGCTTAGCTATTAATTCTCCAGGCTCCAACCCATCAGCTTTGGAGATCATCTCAATCCTTTCATAGGCCACTTTTTCTTCTAGATAAGCAGCCATTCCTTTTCCAGTTCCTATGCTATATCTAGAACCATTACGATACACAATCACATATACTTTCATTTCTTGACAGCTTTCTTAGCAGCAGGCTTTGCCCGTGCCCTTTTTTTACGTTTCGTTTTTGGTTCTTGCTTTCTATTTTCATCTAGGGATGACATTGGACCTGGTTGTCTCATTTCTTCTATGAATGCATTAGCTTCTACATATTCTTTCTTTTTGAGATCATACACTGTACCAATCTCCTGCATGATGAAAGGATGATGGACAGAGGCTATGATCTGGATATTTTTCTCAAAAGGATACAGCAAGAAAAGTCTTGATAAAGCCATTGCAACTCGTATAGAAGCTGCCTGATCAGGTTCGTCGAGAAGATACACATCATACTCTTTTGACATGATTGCATCGATAGCATAGATAGCTGATTCACCATGAGACATCCACATAGAGTGCATATGGTGGCCAACATCCATGTCTTTGTCATCCCAATCAAAATAGTTCAGTGTTCTTTTGTTATCTTTTTCAAAATCATAATGCTTGATTTTACAACCTTCATCCATATCAATATTGATGATATCTTTGGCTTTTTTATGATCATGGCTTTTCCAGACATTGGTAGAAGTGTAATCTCCAATTAACTGTAGGAGTGTCGATTTACCAGATCCATTGAGACCAACTATGAGATTTGTGCGACCTCGAAACTCGATAACATCACCAGATTTAAAGCATCTGTGGTCTTGTTTGAAAGTAACTTTTCTGAATTTTGGTTCAAACATTTTCAGTGTCCAATATAACTCAGTCGGGGTATCTGAGAGTATTTCTTCCTCCAATCTTTGGTGTATTTCCATTGGAGGTCATCAAGTTGTGGGAAGAACCCTTCATCATCCATACTGTCTGGAGAGAAAGCATCTTCAGCATCATGAACCCATGCCATGACTATCTTCTTGTTCTTATCACTAGGATCTACCAACTCTATGAATCTATTTTCTTGTGGTGGGCATGTGGGAAGAATTCCTAGCATGAATCTGATGACACCCCCCATACCAAGAGCAAGGTGAGGTTTGTCATCACAGGAACCAGCACTTGTATCATATGTGATGCCATTCTCATACATAGCATCTACACATTCTCGTATCGAGAGCTTTCCTTTAGCATAGAGCCGACGCATAAAGAATTCACATATTGGTCTGAGATGTGCCACTCCCATAATAGCTCCTTTATGTTGGTGGGTGAGGAGGGACTCGAACCCTCAAGCCCGAAGGCACAGGAACCTAAATCCTGCGTGTCTACCAAGTTCCACCACTCACCCAGCTTGCATCTCACCCAGCTTGCATCTCATCCAGCTTGCATCTCACCACATCTGCCCGTTTCTTTGCAGCCTCTCTTTTTGCTTTTTCCTCTGCTTCTTTTTTCCTAACCATCTCCTTATGAGCATCACTTTCAAGATGGTCCTTAAGAGCTGATTCTCTCTTGAAACGTCTCATACAAAGACTGCAAACAAACTTTGGAGGCATCTTATCTCCTTCCTATGTTCTAAGGTTGTATACTGGACAGATTTGAATTTTTGAAGGGATTTTTTGAAAGGTCATTAGTCGATCCAGCTAACACCTTCCATTCGACCTTGATTGGATTCAGTGTTAGCAATGACTTTACGCCATTGTCTGATCTTAAGGGTTTTATGGTCCACATGCCTGATATTGCCCCTGACAAACACTTCTGGACGCTGACGCATGGGAAAGCCGTGACTCAAGGGGGTCCCTCCAAGCACTACCAGTTCCTCAGCAATGTGAGGGTTTCCACCAGCACGACCCGCATGGGCTCCAATGCTTTCCTTACGTTTCATCAGACCCATTTCCACAGCCTTTTCGATTTCTTTCTTCTCAGTATCTGTGGTGTTGAGGAAGAACCACTCCCCTTGCCTGAAGGTCCTCCCTTTTTGCTTCCCTTCTGCTGTCCATACAGTGGGGGCTTTGAGGCAGTTGTGTGCATCCCTGACCGTACTCACAGCTTTGGGGAGCTGAGCAATGAAGAGCTGTCGTTCATCCACTCCCATCAAGAAATGACGTTTGTTTTCTGGGGTGTATTCCCGAACAACCCAATGCTTTTTGGTTTCCCGGATCGTATTCTTGGGTCTATCAGGGATACGAGACTTGTAGATCAGAGTCTCAAAGGGCCTACGTTTTTCATGGACCATCAACACAAGTTGACCCTTCTCTGCATCAGTACCCTGGACCAAGACCCGATTGGAATCATGGCCAGGATAAATCCTGAAGATTTCGGTACGACGATTGCCCTTGATACGACGGTCAATATCCATACCGAAAACATCCTCTCCACCCGTACCACGAGTGAAAGGAGTGTTGGTAACTTCCACTTTGAGTCCTGCTCTCTCGAAACCTTTGACCAAATTTTCCATGGTACCATCTCCATTCTAGAAGTAACCACTCTAGAATTATACCAAGGGGTTATTTTTTTGGTTATTGATCTAGAACAGACCTGATCTTTTTTGAGATTTCACTGAGACTGAAAGGCTTTTGAATAAATCCATCACAACCTTTTTCCAACACATATGAAGCTTTCCCATTGATGTTGTATCCACTCATCAAGACAACTTTCACTTTTGGGTTTATCTTCTTCAGAGTGTCATATATCTCTGGACCCCCAATTCCTGGCAGCACCATATCTAACAATATCAAGTCGATACTGTCTTGATGGTTCTTATAGAAATCAATAGCTTTTAAACCATCTTTTTCAGGATAAACCGTATATCCTATAGTACTGAGAAGTCTAGTAGCTGTTTTTATGATAATATCTTCATCATCTATCAACAATATACATTCTGATCCTATCTCTAACTGATCATCCTCTATTTTATTTTCAAATAAGATCTCTTCAGCTCTGGGGAGATACACATTTACGGTAGTCCCTTCTCCTTCAACACTATGTAGAGAAATATCCCCCTCATGATTTTTGATGATACCATATGCTGAAGATAAGCCAAGACCAGAACCACGTCCTACTTCTTTGGTTGTGTAGAACGGATCAAAGGCTCGTTCTATTGTTTTATTACTCATCCCACACCCAGTATCTGTCACAGATAACTTGATATAATCACCAGGTTTTAAATGAAGAGATCCTATTTCAGATACTGATATATTTGAAGTAGTAATATAAAGATCACCTCCTGTTGGCATAGCTTGACTAGCATTGACAAACAGGTTCATAAGAACTTGTTCTATCTGGCCGGGATCTGCACTGACACTCCAAATATCACTCTTCAGACTTTTATGCACAACAATATCTTTCCTAGTTCTGCTAAATATACCAATGCTATTGTTGACTAATACATTTATGTTTGAGGTTATGATATTTGAGGTGTCTATGCCACGACGGGCAAAGCTAAGAAGTTGTGCAGTCAGATCAGCAGCTCTCTTACCACAAATCTCTATATCTATAAGTTCTTGGCTAGTCTTCCCTTCTTTCAAACGAAGTAAAGTAGCATTTGATAGTATACCCATCAAAAGGTTGTTGAAATCATGTGCTATTCCACCAGCCAAGGTTCCAATAGCTTCCATTTTCTGAGCATGGTAAAATTGAGTTTCAAGAGCTTTTCGATCTGTGATGTCCTCTCCATAACCAATACTATATTTTATATTACCCTCGTGATCATACAACACTGAATTGTGCCAAGCTATGAGTCTTTCTTCTCCAGTCTTTGTCAGTACAGGATTTTCATAGTATTCAGATAATTGTATTTCACCATTTATCAGATTATTAAAGACTTGTTTTACTTGAGGCACATATCTTTTTGGTAAGAAGTTTTCAAACCAGTTTTTACCAATTATATGCCTACAATCATCAGAATTATAACCTAATATCTGACATCCTTTCTTGTTTATAAGAGCAACATTTTGATTAGAATCAATTGTTACAAAAATCACATTAGCTACATTAAGGAACTCTTTCACTGTATTTTTTTCCATCTTTAATTCTTTTTCTACTTCATATTGTTTAGTCACATCTACGATCTGTATTATTAGACCACCTTTAAAAAATGATGTGTGAAAAGAAGCTACTTTCTCAGCACCATCTTTACACGTTATTCTGAATACAGTGCAATCCTGTCCCTCACCCTTAAGAGCTTGTGTCACATTTTTCCAAACAAAATCTCTATATTCTCCATCAGGATATAACCTTTCTACCCATTCTCCTACATTTTTGATTTCATCAGTAGTGTACCCAATGAATTTCTCTAGAGCTTTATTGAAAAGTACAATAGAACCATCCGACCGTCCTATAGCCGTTGGTATTGGACTTTGAAGCACAATTAACGGAAAGCATAATTCAGAGTCTAGGATATCAACATCATATTCTGGAGATCCCCTAATATCTGCTAGAGCTTTCGCTTCTTTGTCCGACATTCCTTTGATCATAAGAGCCCCTGATCTTTTTCGTACTATACAACTTATTTTTAGATTATATAATAAAATAATTGATTGGTGCCGGGGGAGGGAATCGAACCCTCACGAGATTTCTCTCATCGGATTTTGAATCCGACGTGTCTACCTAGTTCCACCACCCCGGCTATATGGTGCTGGAGGAGGGATTTGAACCCTCAATCCCTTACGGGCATAGCGTCCTGAACGCTACGTGTATACCGTTCCACCACTCCAGCAAATTGTTTGGTGCCGGAAGAGGGAATCGAACCCCCACGGGACAAGTCCCACTAGGACCTAAACCTAGCGTGTCTGCCTAGTTCCACCATTCCGGCCTGGTGTCTGGGGAGGGGATCGAACCCTCAAGCCTTTCGGCACAGCGACCTCAACGCTGCGTGTCTACCTAATTTCACCACCCAGACTTTGGTGCTCAGGGAGGGATTCGAACCCTCAAGCCTTTCGGCACAGGATTCTTAGTCCTGCGTGTATACCAGTTCCACCACCCGAGCATATTTTTGGTGCTGGGGGAGGGAATCGAACCCTCACGACACAAGGCCAGGGGATTTTAAGTCCCCAGTGTCTACCTAATTCCACCACCCCAGCACAACACCTAAAATTTCAAAGATCAAACCTATCCCCTGCACACAGTACAGTAGTCTAGATCTGTACTGTGAGGATTATTAAATTACAAGAGTAACAGGGAAAGGGATAGATCGGTGGAAACGATTTCGGTTTTGGCAACGATGTCAATTCCCGTTTTCATCTCTCACCTCACCGTGTCGATTCACGGTACACTTAATATACAGTAGAGAAATCTTTTTGGCTAGTCTTTTTTTGATCTAGGCTAAAAAATACTTCCGTCTTCATTAAATTCATATTCATTGACCATGATATTTTCATCTACATTCTCATCAGCCATCAACCAATCATATTCTTTTTCAAGAGCTTGGTAGTAATCTTGAGCATAGTATCGAGCTTGTTCAAGACCCCATTCATTGAGTTCTTCTACTTCTCTTTCAAGAGCCTCATCAAACTTGTCTACTTCATCTTCTGACCAGTCATCAGCATCTTCATAATTATCTACAGATGGAGCACGGATGTCGTCACCGTGCATTGTATTTGAATGATAGTAATGCCCAGAATGAGTGATGTTGAGGTGATAATCCTCATAGTCTTCACCACCCATTTCTTCCATGAGCTTTACAAAAGAAGGGAATTGCTTTTCAGCACCTTCACTATGAATGAGCTTGAGAAGGTCTACAGAACCTTCCCAGCTTGCACCGTCACCCTGACTAGCAAAACCAGAAAAGTACATCTTGTCAATGTCAAAACCCTTTTTCTCACCATCTTCCTTGAACTGCTCTTCAAGAAAATCCCACCACTCGTAATCAAGGGCTCCATCACGCCACCATTCACGAGCCTTATCTTTAGCTTGATCGTCAAGTTCGTCAAACTTGTAGACCTCTTTTTCAACGGTTCTTGGGAGAGCTACTTTTCTTTGTGACTGATATCTATACATGTTCGACCTCTTTGCTGCCTTGTTGAAATACTTTACTGCCTCATCTTCTTTCTTGAAGTAATGACCCCAATAGAAACCATTGCCTTTAGACCATCTCCAGACACCCCAAGGTGATGCTGAAGAGTCAGAAAAACCTAAGGCATACCATTCCTGACCATCCTTACGTTTCACATTCCTGATATCGTATGCTCCAGCACTGGTTTCCATTCCTGGGGGTAACTGCACTCCTGCTGCTTTTTTATATCTATACATTTCAATCTCCTAGAAAGCACCTGGTTGAAACCAATTTCCAAAATCATGCTTATCAGTGACTTTAAGATGATCTCCCTCACTTACCTTAGGGAGCTTTTTACGAAGCCTGATACTCTTCATCTCTGACCTTTTACGAGCATTCTGCATCACAATATCAGCTTCTTCTTGATTATCCACAGCAATAGCTATATAGCTTCGACCAGGAGCTTTACCCCACCCACTCATAAAGCTGTCGATCATGATGACGTAATTCCAAGGTTGGGTCTTTTTCTTACGAACATCTTCAATTTCCTGTCCTCTGATTGATCTCCAGGCAACATTCTCTGCTATTTTACTGAAATCCATGATATGTCTCCTATGTACCAAACAATCTACTCTAGATAGATTATAAATGATTTATAATTATATCAAATAAGGAGATATGTCATGCAAATCAGTGCTCAATTAAGAAGACTAGCCAAAGAAATATATCAAGTGCGGTTAAGCCAAGATCTGATAGATCGTTTAGAAGATTGGGTTTTTGGAACCACAGGTTATGTATCTATAATTTTCAATAATTCTAGAAATTACAAAGACGTACCTCTGCAATTAGTTCTAGATACAATATCTGAACTTGAGGGGCCTCTTTATCTAAAGAGCCCCACCCTATCTCTATACGAAAAAGATGAGATAAAAGATTTGATCCGTCGATTGAAGAGCTATGTACCTATGCAGTAGGTTGTGATTTCCTTTTATCCACCACAATCTCTTCTTGACCTTCTTTGACATCCCAGTTAGCTTGCTTAGCCAAGTTCATCAAAGTTTCTTTTGAGATCCGAATCCCATTACCAAGCTGACCTTCTTTCCAGGTAGTTTGAGATTCTCTTCTTTTCTTTTTGTCCTTACCCATCTATATCTCCTTAATAGCTTTAACTCCTGGGAAAAGTCGGACATTGCTAGACCCAAGAATCCTTGCAGAACCGAGAAGGACCCATTCCCTTCTCAAATCGTGGCATTTCTTAATCAACGGTCTGAATCGATAGAATTTGGGGGATCGATAATAACACATTTCATGGGACAATTCTTGAACCAGATATTCATATTGTTCCACGAGAGTCTCAAGGGAAGTGATGCACTCAGCATCTTTCATTAGATACTTTTCCCACCGTGACGATATGACCGACCTTTGTTGTATTCTTTTTTAGCTTCGAGAGCTTCTGCGATACGTAAACCTTTGGCAAGAGCCATATCCATCATTCTAATGATAGTATCGGCAAACTCTACTTCCTGGTAACTAAATTTTGGAAGTTGATCATTGGGAGGGTCACCCTTCCTAAGACCTTCAAGAGCTTCTGACAATTCACTATGCATCAGAGCAATCATCTCAGCATCATTCCTAGTTGTAGCTACATTCCAGAGTGTGTGGATGATTTCTTTCTGGTTGTCAATGGTATGACCACATTTTCTGCATTTGAGTTGTAAAAAATCTTCAAGGTAAGTCCCATCTGGATTTTGTTCTAGAACATATTCATGTGGTTTTCCATCTTTTTCACACCTACCAAACCGAATAGTCTTTTCCCACCAGCCTTTTTCCACTGCGGTATCATGTACTTCTTTAGCCGTTTCATTCCATGCATCTACAAAACTCATATCTATTCCTTTCTCTAGGGTTGATTTTTTAAGTCCATGTGGATTGTAAAAAGCAATCCCTATCTCAGGATGTGCCATATTTCTTATCCAGGAATTTGTTGATATTTTCAGCAGAATACCCTAACAATAGACCCATCAAGGCATCACCTTCTAAATCCCCTATTGCCACAGTCTCTTCAAATAGATTTTTCACCCATGGGTATCTAGCCACATAAACTCCTGCTGCGGTACCAAAATCATCAGTTATGAATTTGTCACGGAATATTTGGACCTCATGTGTGGATTCAAGATTATTTTTGGATTGCTCTATTTGAGCCCATCCTTCAGGACTTACTTCACTTGGATTTGATAGTAGGGATACACCTCTAGAGACTCGGTAACAGGCTTCTTCTAACCACCACATCCATTCATCTTCGTAACTCATATGTCTACTGCCTCAAACTCGATATGGTACGTCTCACTAACCTTGAAATGAGGACATCGTTTACACCCTATATGATATTCTTGTCTGTGCCCATCTGGACCTATCCCACCCCATCGTTGTCTCACCATATCATGCCCAATGAAAAAACATCTGACCCTTCTGAAGAAATCTCCTAGTCTTCTTTTCAATGGGAATTTCCCATGCTGGATCGCATACATAAGTGTTTCAACATCTTCAGACATGGATCGTTTTGCAAAATATGTTTTTGCTTTCATATCTTCATGTCTCCCATCAAATATTTACATCTTCTCGACGATGAACCTCAACAAGTTCAGCTTCGAGTTTACCACCATAAAATGACATGTTAGATCCTACAGAGGAATTCTTATTGGCTTCAGCTACGTTACCCCATTCTTTCATAGCTTTTTTCCATGCAGCTTTGGGTGATTTCGCCTCGAATTCTTGACCATTCCAAATGGTCTTGATGCTTTCCCCACCACTCGTAAACTTGATTCGATACATACCCATTGGAGTCCTCCTAAAATAGTTCCAGTTGCACTGGTATTCTAGGTTCCTTTCCTTTGATATATAATCTCTTATATCGACCAGAAGGAACCATCACAATGTTGTCGATCACAATACCCTCTTGGATATATTTTGACAAACATAGACGTGCCGTACTGGTCGTTCTATAATGATGCTTGATATTATCTATAGCCTCTTTGAGATGGCAGCCTGGATGTAGGCTTACAAATCTAACAAGGTCTGAAACAGTTAATTGGAAGGGAGTAAAATACTTGTTCTGGTCATTACCTGCTTCTGCCCATGTCTTATGTTCTTCTCGTAAATTTTTCTTGAGCAACCAATGGACCTTTCTACGAAACTTTGGTTCCATAGATTCTATAACTTGATTATTTTTTCTAACGTTTATTTCTATAAGTCCAATTCCAAAATGTTTACATAACGATGCTTCAAAGTCTCTTCGACCTGAGCTGTAAGACCTCCATTGGCCTTTTTTCTTTGGGACTGCTATTGAAACTCTATGGGCATATCTTGTCCAGAACATGGCTTGCTCAAGCACTTTGAGACTGAAACTGGTCTTCACCTCAATGACCCATAATACAGGGTTCATCTTGGCTACAATGTCAGCTCTTGAACTGGTTCTGCTAGGATCAATCTCTACTTCTTGGTAAACTTCCCAATGGTGGTCCTGAAGCCAGTCCACAACTGACTTTGCAATGTCAGATTCTTTTATTTTCATTACTTGAGTTTGTTAGGAACGATCTGGGAATGCATCCAATGAGTAGAGGTTTGCACATGACCTTTTCTTACATATTTGGCAGTTGATTTTCTGAAATCCCGGTATCGAAATTCATCAACCACTCTGATTACATATCCTTCACATTCATCGTTGTCATAAGTTTCCTGGTACAAATTCTTAATGGTCTCTTCATCCCATATCCCTCTATAAAGAACCGGTACTGTTTCAAGACCTAAGAGTTGACACCATTCTACTGTGTCATCCCAGGATAGGCAACGATTATTTTCATCCCAGATCGAGAATGTCATGAAATAACTGGGAAGATTCTCGTAGCTTATGGAATGAGCTGCATATAAATTCTCTCCACAAATTCTCCAATCTCTGGGGATCTCATAAGCCACTGAAGCATGGAGTGACTTCACCCAATGCCTCGATTCATGGTCCTTCGAGGTGATAGAACGAGCATGGATGTGACCTTGGTACATGGTAGTATTCTCACCATCCATCTTAATGGTCACTACAACTTCTTTACCTTCAAATTGGGAAGTATCCTGAAGGATCTTATCATCATCAGAAGCTCCAGGACTCCATGGTAAATGATAGGTCCTTGGATATTTATAGAACCCTATGAACGTGATCAGAGGATTTGCAGATCGAATCATTTTCTCAGATTCAGAATATAATTCACCATGAAACCTGACCTTATGAGTCTTATCAGTACAGGGATTACCCCACTTGTCATACTCACCTTTTTTAAGATGAGGGGGTAGTAAGATAGTCTCGATACCAGCAGCTTCCCTAACCTCATTGGTGCTGACCGAAGTATCCTCAGCTTTGATGTGACAATCAGAACAAAGGGCAGCACCATTATCTAGATAGTATCCACCATCATCCCAAAGTTTACGTTCCATGATGTGGTGAGCATCTGAGGCAGGAGCCTGACAGATCACGCACTTGTGACCATCTCGGTCCATTACGTTCTGTCTGAACTGGTCTCTAGTAAGCAGCATCACATCCTCCTGTACCTATATACTGAAAAAGTTTGATTCTCTAAAGTATATATTTAAAAATCTGTTTTGTTTCGGTATATGATAGTAGGAGGTGAGATATGAAAGCATGGGGAATTGAACATCTAGAAGAATTGAAGCAGGCCCAACAGGTCCAACCACAGCAACTCCAATTGGAACTTGATGTGCCTACCTATCCTGAGTACGATAATTCTGAAGAGAAATTTGATTCAGAAGTGAGTTTTGAGGTTGATTTCTCGATCTAACGTCTACGAGTCCTACGAACCCTATTTTGCCTAGCCTTACGAGCCTTACGTTTTTTAGCACCCATGATAGCTCTTTGAGCTTCTTGGACAGCTTTAGATAGATCTTCAACCTTTCTCAGTTCCTGATCGCTAAGGTCTTGAATCTTGACATCACCCCAACCTTTGAATAGCTCTTCTAGATCTTCACCAAGATCCTTGAACATTTCAACGTCTTGAGCTTTCTTATTTCTAGCAGTCCTAACTACTTCTGTTGGGATCACCCATTCATTGTCGTGGGACTTGTGAATTTTACGAGCCCTACGGGGGCTTCGATTATCATTGTAACGGTACATTTGTATCTCCTTATTCAGGTTTGGTCCTCTCTAGACAAAAGTTAAAAAAAGATAACAAATCTAGATCTTCTATGAAAAAGTCACTTTTCTAGATTTTTTAATTCAAAAATCTGGATCATTTCAGTATAGAACTATAGGAGGTGACGAGATGTCATACCAAGATTCCAAAGCATGTGAGATGGTCGCAACCCACTGCTGCTGCTGCTCCCGTCCATTGGTCGATGCCAAGTCGGTTGAGATCGGTATTGGCCCTATCTGTCGTAGCAAGTACGGCTTCGATATCGATGTGGATGAAGAGAGTCGTGAGAAAGCTAACAAGCTGGTCTACAAGGTTGCCTGTGATCCTTCTCATCCCGAAGCTGTTGACCATTGCAAGGAACTCCATGACCTGGGATTCCATGTTCTGGCCAGCAAGGTCATGTCTGCTGTGGCTGCCATCCAGATTACCATGACCGATGCAGAGCATCCTCACGGTCCTGGTCGTCTCTCGGTCAAGACCCCCTACAGCCCCGATGTGGTCGAAGCGATGCGTTGCATCCGTGGTCGTAGGTGGGACAAGGAAGGGAAGGTCAACACTTTCCCGATCAGCTCCAAGGCTGACCTGTGGAAGATGATGCAGACTTTTTACAAGGGTCGTGTTGTTGTGGGTCCGAAAGGCCCCTTCACTATCTGAGTAGTATAACTGTAGGAGTGGTAACAACCATAGGAGAACGTTATGGCTACCAATCACGAGGCAATCGTCAAGCGGACCAACCTGTACTACATTGATCCCCAACAGATCAAGGTGATTGAGGGGTGGAACAAGCGAAAGGACTTTGGAGATCTGGAGGCTCTCTGTCAGTCCATCATCAATCACCCTGGGGTCAAGGTCCCTCTCCGAGTCAAGAAGGATTCCGAGGGGAACATCACCCTGATCGATGGTGAGCGTAGGCTCAAAGCCACCATGATGGCTATTGAGCGTGGTCACGATATCAAGGCTGTTCCTGCCATCATTGAGGATCGGAAGATGTCTCAGGTCGAGATGATGTACCTCCAGATCCTGGCCAATGACGGTAAGAATTTCGATCCGGTGGAAGAGGCTCATGCCTTCAATCAGCTCCTTCAGTGGGGCTCCACCATCGACGAGATTGCCACGAAGCTGGGCAAATCTTCGGTCCATGTCAGGGAACGTCTGGTCCTGATCAATGCTGTCCCTGAGGTTCAGAAGGCTGTTGCTGATCAGACCATTCCCATCGGTGAGGGTAAGCGAATCGTGAAGGAATCCGATGGTGATGTGGAGAAGCAGCGTCAGGCTCTCAAGGCTGAGGTGAGCAAGCGAGCTACCAAGAAGGCCAACAAGGAAGCTGGGGTGAAGACGGAAAAGACCCCAGACTTGGAGCGTGTCCTGAAGGTCTTGAAGATTGAGATGAAGAAGGGCACTCCCAAGGAAGATCAGATGGTCTTTGCCTCTGAGATTCGTGGTATCGTTTCCATGGTCATGGAAAACATCGAGACTATGGGAAATCTCAAGCCCACCAAGTAGTTCTTCAAAAATCTGAAAACCCTCAGTATATAATCTTAGGAGGTGCTCCATGAAAGTCACCACTGAGAAAGGTCATCCAGCTCTTATCGATGGAGCTGTCAGAATCACTTTCAAAGACCATACCGGCAAGACCATGACCTGGCTTGCCAAAAAGATTGGTACATGCACCTGGAAGAGACTTGATCTAGAAGGTGGTTGGTGGCAAAAAAGCACCACCGAGAATGGCACTGAAATTGTAAAGGAAGAGGTGCTTGTAGCCAATCCTGACGAATTTCTCAAACACATCTTGATGCGAATGAATCTTCATTATGGTAAATATGAACCCATCACAGGCGAAGAAAAGGAGCGTTAAATGTGGCAAAGAATCCGGCAAAGAATCCGGCAACCATTGCCGGATTCTGGGGATAAGTAAAATATTGAAATGTATCCGGCAAGGAGATTAAGATGAAATGTAAATTTTGTGGTGGCACTGCTGGGTCATTGATTGATGGGGCTCATGCTTTGTGTGCGGCTCGTAAGGAACGTAACCTTCCAACACCATGTCTAGGATATCGATGTCAGACCTGTAATGGGCATGGTCGAATCCCCAAGACCAAATATGGACCAATAAATCCAAACCAAGCAGCTATTGATGCCTGGGCTCCACCATGTCCTGATTGTGATGGGAAGGGACATACTTTCTGAACCTTTAAATATTTCCTGCATTTTTTCATTTTTTAATTTAAAAATCTGAAAAGTATCAGTATAGAATAGTAGGAGGTGACGATATGATGAAAGGCTGCCGACCACTCAATGAGCAAGAAGTAGAAAAAATCATCAGTTTCTTCAGCAAGAACCGCTATGGGCTTCGTGACATTGCCTTGGTTCTGTTGGGACTTTACACTGGTCGTCGTATCAGCCAACTTCTGTCCGTCAAGGTTGAGGATGTCTACAACTCCAAGACCGATAAGGTAAACGACCGTCTCTGGTTTGCTCGTCAACATGTCAAGGGTAAACGTGAAGGTGAGGTCGTGATACTTCATCCCAAAGTCAAGACTGCCATCAAGACTTGGGTGGAGGCTATGCCTACTTCTGACTTCTTGTTCTGTTCCCAGAAAGGTGGGGCTATCTCTCGGATGCAAGCTCATCGAATCCTCAAAGAGGCTGTAGAAGTCTTAAACCTAGAAGGCAAGGTTGCCACTCATAGCATGAGGAAAACCTTTGCCAAGAAGATGTACGGTGCCCTGGACAATGATATCTATCGTCTCCAAAGGGCTATGGGTCACACTGATATCAAGACCACTGTGAAGTACCTGAGCTTCCAGCAGGAAGATATCGATGATGCTATCCTGGGGATGTAAGATGAAGATTGGAATACAGCAAGCCTCAAAGCTCCAACAGAACATGTCAGCTACACACCATCTTGATCGTTGTATTCACTGCGGTAAGCCAGAAGGTGATATACGATATCACCAAGATGGAGAATGTGGTAGTTACCAAAGAATATTTATAAAAACCGGAACCACTTTTGAAAACGCTACCTCTCTACAGAGATTGAAAGAGATAGAACATACTATCCCTTACATGGAGCATGAACTAACCTATGGGTGGGGCTCTCAAGAAGAGCTTGATGAGGCTCGTAAAGAAGCTGCTGAGTTGAGAAAAAAATTAGGTTTGGGATGGTATGGCTATGAACCTATTGATCAATCCGAGCCAGAATCCGATCCACAACATTAGCCTCTCTGAATAATTCTACCCCAGCTCGTTCCTTCAAAGCATCTCCCAACATTATCATTGTTGAGGTAGCTTCTGAAAGATGATCTGAAACATCCTGAAGAGCATCATCAATATCGATGCGTTTAAATTCTCGTGGTAGAGGTACAGAGTCTATAAACTCTTTGGTCTTACGTAACTCTTCAAAGACCTCTTCCAACTTATCATAGACTTCTGAAGGTCTCATTTCCACCAGTAGTTCCATCTATTTTTGGTTGTGCCCATACCATCGACAACCTGAGTGAGTTTACTTGTCCATGAGAAAAACTCATTCAGTGTATCTTCAATCTCACCTTCTAGTCCCTGACGACCAGCTTCAGAAAGTTCTTCTAAAAGTTCCTCAAGTGTGTCTTGAGATTCTTCTAGCTGCCCAATTCCTTCTCTAGCTTTAGTGATAGCATCATTGAGTTTATTGACATATCCAGACATCTCTGGAAGAGCAGCAGATTTTTTGTTCGATACCGGTACATGGTAAGCCTCCTTTATATCTATAAAAGCAAACTTATAAAATGATTATGATTTCAATTCACAGTGATGTTGGATCATCTCGATGATTTTTTGGGGGTCTTGATTGTCGATGTTCCATGGGATATCTATGATGTGCATACCTCTTGACCAAGGATGCATTCCTGATCTCATTTCCACCAGTAGGTCTAAATATCCCTTTTGAAGGTCCTTTAGATAATCAAGAGTGATGTCTTTTTCCGCTTCACGTCCACGCTTCCCTATTCGTTCTAGAGCAACTTTTGGATCTGTATCAAGCCAAATCATTAGTGAAGGTGGAATAAGGCTACAAGCCATAATCTCGTAACACTGAGAGTATGTTTCCCACTCTAGCTGAGCTATGTTTTCATACAGCATATGGAGATGGCAGAATACTCTATCTCCTGGCATTGAACGGTCAATTACAGCTCCAGACCAAGCACTATCAGGACTCACAACATCATAGGCAGCAGCTTTTTGCATAGCATACCTTCTATATAGAAGATCAATCTGCATGGGAAAAGCCCAACGCTTTGGCTCCTGATAAAATAGTTCAAGATAAGGATTTGACTTCACAGGTTCCTGAAGGACCCGGAATCCAAGAACCTCACCAATTTTCTTAGCTAGGGTGCTCTTGCCACATCCAATGATACCTTCAAGAACAACCAATGGTTTTTTCTTCATGACTCCTCCTTCTTTTTCTTGGGTGGTTTACTATTTGGGTTGTTGTTCCAATACTCCAAACCTCTAAATTCTCCCCTGTATTCAAAATCATCAAATACAGCAGGCCAACGCTGGATACATTCTTTCAGTAGATTCACCATGGTACGACGGATCTCCCAGTGTGCAGGCCAATCACATCGCATCTTGAAGACATGTCTCCACTCCCTGAAATTAGCTGACATGACTATTTTTGAAGTTATACCAATTGGGAGGAACTGTCTAGCATTCTCAGGTTTGTGTTTATTTTTTCTGAGATTTCGATAGACTTGTTCATTCAAAGCTATCCAATCTTCTATAGATATTTGAATCTTGTTTCTATCTAACAAAGGTTCTAAAGATTTTGTGATGTCAGATAGTAAACCCAATTGAATACCGAGCTGACCGGATATAAAATTATCATCTATCTGAATATTTGAGAGTTTATAAGATACAGATTCAATTGATTTCTTCAACGTCAACAAATCACTGTGAACCAATGATATTACCTGGTTAGTTGCAGCTTTACCCATCTTCTTTTGATACTCGTTAATATCCAGTTCTAAGACGATTTCCATACGATCCATTGTAGGTGGAAGTACAAATTGAAAATCGGATTCATCTACATATCGAGTTGATTCTTGACCAAATGCGGCAAGTCTATGTCTAACCAACTCATGGGTGAAACCTCTAGAATGATCATTAAATTCCACTGTCATGAAACTATGTTCAATCATAGCTTCATGCCCACGTCTACGAAGCATTCTCACAAATGTATCTGCTGATTCTTCTGTGATTTTCTCTTCAGATCTATAACAAGTTCTTCCCGCATCTTCAATAGTTCTAAGAGGTGTGTCATAGACCGCTATGATTCGATAATTACCAGCGTCTTGAAAGATTTCCATGATGTGTCCTTTGTTAGGGGGTCCAGATTTTTGATATTATACTAGCAGAAAAAATTAATGGGAGAGCATCGAAGGGGGGATGCTCTCCCATTAGAGAGTTTTGCAAAGAGCCTCCTCTAAAGGGAGTTCCCAGGATTGGGACTAGAGGTGAAGACCCCTTGCGGTCTACTACTATACTATAGAACTATATTAATAGGTTTTGCGTACAGCAAGACCTTCATTTACAAGGATGTCATTGAGGCAGAACAGGTTTCCTTCGGCATCTATTTTGTAGATCTCTGCTAAGTATCTGCCGTATTTTCCTGTTTTATCTTCTATGGTTTTGATCCAAAGGTCAGCATTATAGATATATTCTGAAACTCTAGCAGCAGCTTTCTTCCCTGCTTCATATTCTTCTGAGCCCTTTTTGACTCCATATGTTTCAGGGGTATCTATCCCATAGAGACGAACTCTTTGTCTAGAAAAAATATTGAGCCCAAGGTCTATCTCTAGATCTAAGGTGTCTCCATCAACGACACGTACACAGGTAGCTTTGTACCAATAGAGTTTATCTTCATGATTTTCCATAATCATTACTCTTCCATGTATTCTACCCACTTCTCTACATCACGCTCCATATCATTGATCTCATGGAGTTCAGCATACTCAAAGACTTGAGCAGCCCTATCTTCAAGATAGGCTTCTTCCCATGCCTGATCATAGAATGGGGAGTCATACTGACCAAGCCAGGCAGCCCAGTTCCATTCCTTAGCATCTTCATGCATAGGTGAGTCTGAGAATTGGTAGAAAAGACCTGAAGGCTCATAGTCTTCAGATTCATCCCCAAGAGATACTGTGACTGTCATTCCCACATAGCCAAGACCAGAATTTACATCCCAAGTCACTTGTACTTCAACATCAGGATGAATGTCTTTAAGGGCATTGAGAACTTCTTCTTTCACTGCTTCAGCAGTCTGGTCAAACTTTTCACTGGTATCCAATTCATAGAAAGTTTCCATGCTGCGAGCAAGTTCTTTTTGAACTTCAGGCTTTATGGTGACGAAATCAACCTCATCCTCATCGGTTCTGGTGACTTCAACATCATCCCAAAGGTTGTATTCATCCAAGAAAGAGCTATATTCTTCAGTGTCAATCTCTTCACCAAAATCAGGCAAATAGGACTGTGCCTTCTTTGATCGTTCAATAACTCGTGATATGAGATCCATTTCCATACCTCCTCAAGGTTTATCTATAGAGGTATAGAAATTAAAGAACTATTATAGAATGTGACTTTTAATCATCTAGATCAGGAGGGTCTTGCAGACCGGTTCTACCTTGATTAAGGTCTAGGCTGTAGAAATATTTGAAGATACTATCCAAATCCTCTACCTTGGCATACCCAGCCAACTTATCCTTACGTACCCAGATAGTCCCATAATTCTTGGAGTGATCCGGCTTTGGTGTTACTTCTTTGAAGATGTTAGCCTTGGGTTTGATAGCTCCTTCAGCCCAGGTGTTGATCTTTCTCTGAACCTCCCAAGCTCGTCCAGCCGCTGTCTCACGTCCAACTTCTTTCTTAGGGTTGTCCATAATGATATTACAACGACCAATACCCCAATAGGCCATAGTTTCATTTAGGAAAACTACCAGGGTCTTTACAGGCTCACCCTTTCGTGGGGGGAACTTATCTTTCAGGCTGGTAGCACCTATCTCTTGGAGCTTATCTTCATCAAGACCCAATTCTTGGAGCTTCTCAACCATCTGATTCAGCTCTTCTCCAAGACTATGGAGTTGTACTTCAGCTTCTGGGATTTTTGCTCGTGCATACCTGATAATCGTCTTCATGGCATTCTCCTTTACCAATGTGCCATGTTAGGATACAAGACATCTTTATGAATTTATATTTATAGAACTTTCACTGACACTGAAACCAAAGCTACAATCAGGGCATAGATAGGTGAAATATTCCTCATCATATTCGTACCGAGATTCACCTGTCTTAGCAGCATGTGGATGCCGATACATTAAGGCATGACGTATTAATTTCTCTACTTCATCCTGATGTCTATTGTAACCTTCACTATTATACCCATCATTTTGGGAAATTTTTAGTTTTTCACTAGCAACCGTTAGCCAAGAGTAGTAGTCTCGAACATCTGAATGGGTACATACCTTTCTAGATTCTTTAACTATCCCCATTCCCTTGTTTACATATTTTATTTGATCAGGACATTGACCCACAAATCCATCTAGATCTATAAGACCTGAAGGATGGACACTGGCTAAAAGACTTCCATCAGGAGTATAAGCCCATACCGTGACATCATCCAAAAGATGAGGTCGGTCAATTTTCACTGTGATAGTTCTCATGAGGTCAGGATGTTGGGCTACAACCACACCACTGAGACTATTCAAATCAGACCACACACCACCGAGTTGAGCAAAGATAACTTTTGTGCCTACAGGGAATTGCTCTTTCCCCTCAGCAGCCGATTCTTTGAGTTCTTGAAGTGTGATCATAATTGAATCAGGAAGTCTTGTTGTTGTTTTAAGATACCTCTGAGTTCATCATCGGTACGATGTTGTTGGCTGCTGAGGATTTGTTTGAGTAAGATCCATATTCCTTCTTTTTGAATTTCAGACATTCGCATCCCCTGGTCATCATAACCCCATTGGACCTTTACATCTACAGTACCATCTTCTTCCCAAACCATTGAGATACGTCTCTTTGATTTAGACATAACCTCTCTCCCTGACTCTGTTGGCAATGGTGTCTATACGCTCAATATCAGATCGATAAGCTGCAATTCTAAGAGATATTACAATAGCCATAGGTAAAAGAACACCTATGATAGATGAGATAACAGATTCTTGATGTGGGTAAGCCAGAGCTGTAATAGCACTACAAACGATGAGTACAAAAAAGATCGTACCAAAACATTGACGATACGCTTTCTTTTTTGATTCTCTAATGATAGATTCAAACTTCTCCACTTCTATACGATGCATCTGTTTTCCAATGTCCTGGGTCTTCTAGTTTATGTTCCTTCAACCATTTAAGAGAAACCTCTGTATACCCCATACCTACTGGAGCGTTGCAAGGATATTCTCCTTGCCAGCACTTTGCTTTGAAACAGGATGCACAAACTTTGACCATAATTTTACTTTCGTCCATATCCTAGCTCCTATGAAAAGTTCATAGGGAACAGGTATAAAAGAAACATTGGTCATATATCACTTGCTTCCCTTTGATGTTTGTAGTCTTGGGAACGTTCTCTTACCTCATCCTCAAGAACTCTTCTAGATCCTACCTGATCTACTTTCCACCCATTATCCCACACTCCATCATTTTTTAGTTTCAAAACTTTGCCTTGTTTAGCAAACTTTTCAGGAAGCCATGATGTAGTTGTGACGCTCTGTTTCTTCAAAACACATTGTCGATAATATATCTGTTTCTTCATTATCTCATCTTCTGGATAGTAAAGTGTCATTGTTTTGGCAGAGGGTGAGGGAGTCGAACCCCCGCTAGTGTTACCTAGACCTTGGCTTTCGAAACCAGTGCCTTACCACTCGGCCAACCCTCTAGTTCCTTCCCACATTGTTCACATGTATCAACCACTTCATGTTGAGGTAGTTTACATCTTGAACACAACATCAAGATGGGCCTAATTTCAGTGGTGATCAGTTCATCCTTTTCATCCTTTACCATAGCTATATCTTTAAATCCTATTACAGGATGTTTTTTCAAAGTCTCTGCTATACTTTTTGGTTCAGTGCCATACATATATGCAAAGGCAACTATTGACCAATTTTCCCTACCCATCTAAATTACCTTCAATTTCATTAGCATGTTTAATGAGCATCATACCCAGGTCTTTTGCTTCCTTTGGTGGGAGCCCAAGCCATGCTACTGGAGTACCAAAATCCAAAATCACATTACCATCCTTATGACCAATAGCTAATTGAAGCTCTCCTTCGTCATGAGCATTCAGTTTACCACGAGGATATTTTCCCGTTTTCCCAGTCTTTGGTTTGATCTTGGTAACCATGTTGTGCCTTTCTATATTCTATATATTCAGGTCTTTCTAGGTGACCTTCTTTACATTTGCAGTCTGTTATATGCAAACCACATCTATAACAACAACGATGCTTCTCACAGTATCCATGTGTTACGGTCATAACACCATGAAAGGTAACAGCATCTTTGTCACATTTTTCACATTTCATTTCAAAGCCTCGAACATTTTCTGATCATCTCCACAATGCTCTTTGAGCCGTTGCATCCAAGCATCAGTCTTGATTTTGAACATATGGGGAGGATAACCTTTCTTTAGAGGGGCTCCTTTACATACCACTCCTTCAGCACTTATTCCTTCGAGAGTCCCATCTCTTACCATTTGTATGAAGATGTCATTGATGTTACCTCGATACAGCAACGGTGCTATCTCTACTCCTTCTGTAAGGTCAAGAAAATCTCGTGGTCCAAGAATACCTTTGCGATGCACATTGATGTCAAACAAAAGAACATCATGACATTCTTCTTGGTGGAAACCAGCAAAAGAATTAGGACCAAAGAATTCAAAAAAACAAATGACACGTTCTAACCGTTTCTTCTTGAACCGATCTGTAATGGGACCTTCATATTTGGATTTCACAAGATCTTCAGCCTCAGCTAAAACTCCTTGATCAGTTCCGAGGAGTCGTTTACGAGAACCAAATTTATAGAAACCACGCTTACGATTCCATTCAGCTCTGATATTAGACCCATCAATCTTATTGAAGGCATAATAAGAACCATTAAGAATGTCTCGTGATATGGTAGGATACTGTTTCATTGTTTTTCTTTCAAATGACCTTGAAGTAAATGTTTTTCTTGACCTGTAACTCTTTTACAGGGTGGTTCTTTGTTTCTACCTATTAATCTACCTCCAGAATCAATATCCATTTCTCCAGGCATCATATATTCAATATCATCTATCTCATAGATAACTTTGAGAACACCACAGATACAACACCATTCGTAAGTCATATCTGAAGGGGGTCCTCCTGGGAATGTTTGCCAGTTATGTTTCATCGTAATATCCAAAAAGAGTTTCCCTCAACCCCCTTCCAATTAGAAGAGGGCCTCCTTCCCAACTACCTTTAAATTCATTATTCCATTTCACTCTTTGTTCTTCTCTATCATATTCAACAACTCCGATTATCACAAGGTCACTGAGTAACATGTCGTAGAGTTTTCTCCCAACTAAATTCTCAGAAGCAAAGATATGTTTAGCATCTGTAGCAAAACTGGTTTCTGTATTCATTAGACCTAGACACTGTGCTAATTTAAAAGCAGCGAAATCAATATCTACCCAGTCTTGCAACTCATCTTTAAGGGTCATTTCTTTACACCTATATATGTCAACTCTACCCCAGTTTTTTCTTTAATGTATTTTATGAAATAGTCCACACTTTCACCATAAGGACTGTTTTTAAGAGCTGAAACAATGTAAGCTGCTGCTACTTGTTCTGCAAATTTGATAGCAGCAGCTTCTCCATCCCTAGCCTCAATAAAGGCTATCCGATCTTCTTCCTTCATTTCTCGGCCTTATTTTTCTGGACGCACTTTGGACACATATACCCACAATGTTCCCCACTTTTGGAATCTTTGAGTTGTATCCAGCCTTCATTTCTCACTGAGATTGCAGCAACCATTGGTGAAGTCCCAAGAGGAAATGTGTATTCAATTTCTTTTTCACATGTACGGCATTTCATCTTGAGTTTATGTGTGTCCATCTTAACCTTCTTTGGATTGGAATATTTTTTGTGGTCCAAATTCTTTTATTGCCCCTTCTTCTGCCACGAACTTTTTAAATTTTTCTGGTCTATTTTCAGATAACCAAAGAGCATATTGAGCAGCCATTCCCAAACAGATGTTACCCTTCAGCTCATCGATAGTGAGATCACCATCTAACACATCTTCAAACATGTCAATGGCATCTCGAAGAGCTTCTTCTGCAATCTGTTTCCTTTTCTCAAGGTCTTCAATATCATCCATAAGGTTCTCTTTGAATTTGGCAGAGGGGAGGGGACTCGAACCCCTAAGGCTTTTACACCCACGACGTTCCAGGCCGTTGCCTTACCATTAGGCTACCCCTCTGTATAGTTTATATATTCCTCCCTGTTCCCATCACAGAAAAATACATCTGGATTATAATAGAACAAGTCTTTTCGTCTAAAACTTTTGGTTCCCTCATTGGCATATTCTACACTGTGGATACCATCCTCTTCAGAAGGCACAAACTCTAGAAGAGGGACTATGTTATTATGTTTCATGTCATTTTCAGCACACCATATCACAAGATCAACAATCAGCTCTGATGCTGAACAGAATCCTTGTTCTCTGATTATTTCACGAGCTTTCTCTATGATCTTGTCTTCTGCATCCATGATCCTCTCCAAAGTCATTTTTTTGACTTAGCCATCAAACCCATTATCTTCTGAGCTTCTTGTGTGATTTGGCACATTGTTTCTTCGCACACATCACAATCAAAGTTTTCATCAATATCTATCATGTCCTTTTTCAACTGGCACGTCTCAGGATCTCCATCCCATTCTCGTGTCATCTCATGGTAAAAGAAGCACATCTTTTCATATGCTTGGTCATAGAGAGCTGGTTCATTTGGGTCACGTTTCTTCAACTCATCTATAAGTTCTTTTACTGTCATATACTTGTCATACTCACCAATAGGCATCAAAATCTCCTGGTTCCTAGTTTGGCATAGACATCCTCATGGTACTCCTGTTCCCAATAAGGAATCTTTTCTAACCATAGACTATACCGGAGAAATCTCTTTATTTTCCAAGTCAACTTTTTCATTTTAAACTCCTAAAATTTCAATAGCTTTATCAGCTTGTTGTTCCGTCAGGCCAGTAGCCATCCCATTTTCTATATGCACTAGATGATTTTTCAAATGAGACATGTCGGAATCATCATCTAGAATCACAAATGATTCAATTTGATCTCCATGCAAAAAATGATACTGCTCTAACCATTTTTGTATTTCATCACCTCTGGTTTTTGCTAACCAGATACCATTTACACATTTATTGAGATCTGGGGTGACTCCAATAACTTTTGCCTTCACTCCCTCTTTTTGTAAATGCTGAAATAGATCCTCATTGTCGATTCGAGACACAGATCTCCAAGAGCTAGAGATTACAATTTCAGCCCCTGTCTTAGTAGTGATTCTATTTAGGTTCTCTACAGCTTCAGGTTTGAATTTTTGAAACCTACTCTTCCTGATACGTACCCATGTCTTGGCCTGATCCCAAGTCATGAGCACACCATCTATGTCCAAAAAAACAACTTTCATGTCCCACCATTAGGGGGATCAAACCCCACTCCTAGTATTTCAGCAACACGTCTGTCTTCAGCATCACCCAGATCCTTCAGAGCTTTTGCTTTAGCTTCATTGAGTTTATCAACAGGTAGATCTTTTCGTACAGGAATTTTTCCCACTTCTTCTGGTTCATCCATAAAGAAAACAAGAGCATCATCCTTAGGTACAGGAATTTCTTGTATCGGAAACAGCAAATTCATCCGATGAGAACTGGGATGAGCTTTGTAACCACATTCACATTTATATGCAGAATCTACCATTGAATACTGTTCGAACTTCAATGTTTTTTTACATTCTGGGCAAGGACCACCATCACGAGATACTGCTGCTACCTTAGGCTCCTGAAGGAGTTTTACAGTTTTCTCAATCAGATGTGCTTTCTGTGATATTGATAAAGATTTTTGAACATCTCTGATGTCTCGAATGATTTGTCTAGCTTCACAACAACCAGTAATTCCACCTTTGTTACAAGGGTTAATGGTTTTACAATCACAAACCTTACCATCTCCTTCTTCAGTACCATAACCACAAAGATGTACTTGAAGTTCACGAGCTGTATGTTCTATCCTGCTTAGAATTTCTCCTATATTTTTCATGTAGGGTCTCCAAAGTTATGGCAGAGGGGAGGGGACTCGAACCCCTAAGGCTTTTACACCCACCCGATTAGCAGTCGGGCCTCTTACCAATTAGAGTACCCCTCTGTAAAAATTATTGGCAGAGGGGGTGGGATTCGAACCCACGGGGGCTTTGACACCCCACCGGTTTTCAAGACCGGCACCATAGACCAGCTCGGACACCCCTCTGTATTTAACAACCTCCTTATTGGCAGGGGTGCTGGGATTCGAACCCAGAGTCCAGGTTTTGGAGACCTGTGGTTTAGCCATTAACCGACACCCCTGTATTTTGGTGGGTCCAGAGGGATTTGAACCCCCGACCTTCTGATTAAGAATCAGCAGCTCTACCAACTGAGCTATGGACCCTTCATTGCTCCTTGGTGGGATGGGAGGGACTTGAACCCCCGACGCTTGGAACTTCAACCCAACGCTCTACCAATCTGAGCTACCATCCCACAAATGGTGGGCCGGGGAGGATTTGAACCTCCGTAGCCTTGCAGCGGCAGATTTACAGTCTGCTCCCTTTGACCAACTCGGGCACCGACCCATAATTTTTGGCGAGCCAGGTGGGACTCGAACCCACAACACTCGGATTAAAAGTCCGATACGCTACCAAATTGCGTCACTGGCTCACTATTTAATGCCTCCTATCGAGACTTATCATTGGCGGGAACGGAGGGATTCGAACCCCCAACCTAGCGGTTAACAGCCGCTAGCTCTACCATTGAGCTACGTTCCCAGTTATTTGGTGGGCAGGGAAGGATTCGAACCTCCGTACCCCCGAAGGGGATCGGGTCTACAGCCCGACGCCATTAACCACTCGGCCACCTGCCCTTTATGTCCAGAGATGCCTCCATTGTCTAGACTCATCTCCAAAACATCTTCGTCCTTTCTCGTATTCTTCAACGACCTGCTTGATAGTCAGGATTTCTCCTTCTCGAAAAGCAGGTTTCCCTTCTGCTAAAGCCTTCTCACATGCCTCACATCTATGATGTGTATTCCACACATCAGTTGGTATTATCCCATGGACCACTACCACCCAATGATCTCGTGGGAGGTAGTAGCTACAGATGTGATCCATCCGTATCAGACTCACCCTGTGTTTTCTGATGCTGCCCTGGTAGTGACAACCACATGTGCCTTGACAGACACATTCGTCTGCTTTCCAGGTGGAGCAAAAGTGTTGTTCCCGTGGAAGTTCACCTTTCTCCTTCAGCATCCTTCGGTTCCACTCCTTCTCTGTTACCTGTCGTGGTGACAGTTTATCATCCTCTACTTTCCATCCCAGTTCCCAAGCTCTCTTGCTGGGACAATCCTTTTTGAAAGGACAATTGGTGATGGGTTTCCCATCTTTTCGAGCACACCGTCCGTCCCAGAATTTCCACTTGGTCTTTGGATCGTCCCGGTATCCCATCACCAATTCTCCTTCTTCATCTCTTGCTTCTCGTTCCGTCGCTTCAAACGACGAGACAGGGCCTTCATGTTACGGGGATAGCAATGATAAGGGTTACAACATTGACAACCCAAGCCACCCGGCCCCGTCTTCAGCTTCTTGTGCTTCTGATATTCCTTGCTTCCCATCTCATCACCTCCCAAGGTTCTATACTGAAGAGATCCGAGATTTTAAATTACTATTTTGGTGGTGGGAACCGGAATCGAACCGGTGACACACGGATTTTCAGTCCGTTGCTCTACCTGCTGAGCTATCCCACCTTTTATTTTCTCCCTTCAAATGCACACACACAGAGATCTCTCCTAGACTCTCTTTCAGCACCAAGATGTAAAGGTACTGGTAGAGTCTTAGCTCTTACTAAACCAATATGAGGATTTATTCTTGGGGGAGGAGGAAACCACACCAGTGCCTGGCTGAATCTCAGTGGCTACGATGGTAATTGTGTGGTCCATAACGGTCCTCCATATGATGACCTACACTTGACTATACACATAAGGATATTTTTTTGCAAGCAGAAAATAGATTATTTATATTTCTATAGTCTAGAGAGGTGATTCATGATAATAAGACCGAAAGATTGGGAAGCTACAAGTGATGAAGCTGTAGATTTCTTGAACTCTATACAAAGACCAAAACACTATTATAGAGGTATGACCGATCAAGAATATAAAGCTACGGTCGGTAAAGGTGATCCAGTCCAATCCACAGGAGCTTTCTCTCACAGTTCTGAAGGGACAAATTTCTCAGAATATCCTGCTGATGCTGAGAGCTATGTAAACTTTGGTCGTGATGACCCAAGAAGAACTGGGAAATCAAATTGGCTTGTAGAAGTAGCAGAAACCCCAACCATGTATCGAGACACTGATGGGTACTACAAAGATAAAGAACCTGTAGATACCGTGACAAGGATATGGGAATTTTACCCCGAAGATGGAGCTATCAAGACTAGGAAAGTGAAGGGTAGTGATATGAGACTAGTGAATCGAGTTGCTCTTAGACATTTGTTTGCTAGATATGCTGATGAAGTTAAAAAAGAGCTGAAATACGATGTCAAGAATATGAAAGGTGTAGAAACAGTCAAAGAGTACCACAAGGAATTCACCCCTGGGTCACAGAAGGGTGGAGCTTTCCCTGATATGGACTTAATAGAAATGGTATGGGTCGTTGGTGATGGAGAACAAGGGAACTACACAGTGATGTGTGAACTCTATGTAGAAAAGGGTGGGATCTTACTTCGAGATGAAGGGCCTCAAGAAACCTTTGCAGGTTCAGTTCGAGGTGAAGCTGCTCTTGGACCTAAGGGAGGGCTTCAATCTGTAAGACAGATCCAAGGTGAAAAGTTCACTGGTAAGCTGGATGAAGTGGTTGGTAAGTTCGACAAAGCCATTGGTAAAATGATTCAACAACTTGAAGCTATGTAATCTTTAGCTTTACTTAATTCTTTTTCCACCACAGGAACCCTCTTTTTCAATTGATCTATGATTTTATCTTCAGCTTCTTCTATAGATCCCACTGTTTGATCAAAACAATGATGTATACTTGGAACTATTTGTCTTAGATTCCATAACTTATGTCCCAGGTCATACTCTATACGGTAAGTCAAATCTAGAAGATTGAATTCATAGCATTGATGCTCTACCGAAACATTTTCCCAATCTAACTTCATCTATTCCTCCAACATAATTGTCACATTCTTTGGTTTCACATAATATTTAGGGTTGTATTCTTCACAAGCACCATCATCACAGAATCTCAATGTGTTCACTTCTTTGAAACCATCGTCTATGACTTTGTAATGCTCCTCTGAAGCCTTAATCCATTTGAAAGCCTCATCAGCAAATTCTTTGTTCTCTACAGCTTCCACATCGTTATGGAAATTGGCTCGTCTCTTTAGCTCATCCATCCCAGCATGGTCATAAACACATCCCCGTCCGGTCTGATACATCCAGAACTTCCAAGCCATGATATATTTCATGACCCATCCTTTGATACCACGGCTGTAATACTGTGTCTCTTCATCATAAAGACTATCTGCTAGAAGCATGAAGGCACATTTTACAAACTCTATAGCAGGTCGTAAGCATTGTTCTCTGATATTGGTATCAAATCCCCTTGAGATATTCCATTCCATAAGAGCTGCCTGGCTCATACGTTTAATTTCTCTCATATACTCATGGGAAATGATGAACTTGGCTTCTCGTATCTTTTGTTCGTATTCTGGTGGGAGTGCTGGGACCCAAGGTATGGGTTGTTCAGGATGATATTGTTTTGCCCATGCTTCATGTTTCTCTTTGAGTTTAGCATCAAAGCCATCCCAATGAAGACGATAGGCAGTAACCTTTTTCCTTTTTATTAGTTCTGATTTGCTTTCAGGGTCTCCATCCATTTCAAAATCATAGACTACTGGTTCTTGGAGTTCTGGATCTTGAGCTTTTGGATACAGATGTTTCACCAAATATACATCTGATACTCTTAGGATTTGAGGGAAAAATAGAGACTTCTTGAGACTTAACATGACGTTCCTCCGTCGTTTAATTGTTATGCCATGACCCTTCATGGCTTTCCAATCTCAGATACTAAAGAGGTGTGTCAGTTTTGTCAATATTTTCTTTAAGGTGCTTGATTTCTTTACGTTGCTTATCAATTATGGAAATAAGTTCCATGAGAATATCTCTCATGTATACTCCACCACGACCTGTTACTAGATATATCTTTGCAACATCCCAGCTACTGGCAAATTCACGTAGCTCTTCGATTCGTTTATTCCTCTTCCCACTCTTCTTGGGCTTTGCTGAGTAGTTCAACGATCCAGAAGAACCTGTCTCTTCTTTCTTTGCAACCATGCATTTTCCCCAGTGCTACTTGACGTTGCTTTTGACTCTGATCATACCCTTCACGCCACGGACCAGCGTTAATTATATAGCTGATTTTATCAAAAGCTAAGTAATCAGCATGGCCATTGAGATCATGGTCATCCCAATATAGAAGACTAGCAAAGAACCCATGCTCAGGTTGTTCTAGAAGTTCTGGATTCTTTACATAAGCATCAGGGCTATCTACAATCCCAGCCTCATATGCAGCTTCACTAGCTCTGGTATAATTCTTCAAGCCAGTTGTTTGGATCGGACCCCTACCACAATATTTAGCCCCCATACCACGGGCATTGTGGCCAAGATCTCCTCTGAAATCGTATTCTTGATAATTGTCATTTCCTGAGTCCCATTCCTTCCACCACCTCAAATCACCAGATTCAAGAGCAAGCTGAGCCAGAAGACAAGCCATGCGATTGACTGTATTGACTTCAATCCTGAGCATCCCCTCATGAAGATATTTATGATATTCATAGAGTTTATCATCAGGAAGTTTAGGCATCATTTTTTTAAGTAATTCACTACTGAAATAGGGTGTTAGTTCCATCTTGGACCTCCATTGGTTATTTGTCCTAGATGGATAGCTTACTGTGTAGTATATAATTTTGCAAGGTCAAATGTGGTTCGAGTCACACCATAAACTTCTATATCTGTCCCCATAACAGCAAAAGGTAGGTCTATAATTTCATTTGATCTATATATTTTCATAGATACTTTCTCTAGACTCAAAAGTTCTATGTTACCATCAAAAAATTCTTCCTGGAAATCATCAATGAAGTATCGGATCTGGTCTCCTTTATGAAGGGTACGAAGTCTCATCTTTTTTATCTGCACATCCATCTTCTTCCTGAATGGTTCATAATGATACGTATATGGACTCCAGGGTTCATCTAACATTTGACATTCAGAGACATGACAGAGAGGGAATTGATCCTTATTCTCATTTGGTTCTGTGAAGAGGTTAGGCCATTCGATACATTCAGGATCATCACATAGGAGGCATTGGGCACGGTCTGATTCTGGGGTTGGTTGTATCTCTGCTCTATACTTATTAGACTCCCCTACAAACCCGCTCATAGGTTTCAACCATACCTTATCCCCAGGTTTACGTCTCTTGCTCATATTGAATCCAAAATAGATGAGTTGGAGCGGGGTAGGGGACTCGAACCCCCAACCTGATGCATGGCAAGCACCTGCTCTACCAATTGAGCTAACCCCGCTGAAAACATTCCTCACATTTGTAGATATGAGGATGTGCAAATTTATGGTTCACCACAGATTTATATTTCATACACCAATGACGACCTTTTCTTTTCAATGTGTCCTGCTCATGTTCTGTGGGTGACAAATGATGACAATTTGGAGGACACAGTTTTTTCAAGATATCTGGGTCCATCTTTTCAAGTTCTGTGATTGGTATTGAATACATCAGCACCACCTCTCATGTCTTTTTCCTGAACATAACAAGGTTCCCTATCTCATCTTTAGGGACTCCTTCATAGTACCCTTCTACAAATTCTTCTAGATCATGTCCCATCATTTCTGCAACTAAAAGTTGTAGAGAAGCTACTTTTTGTAACAAAAATCCAACAGCAATAGAATCTCTATTGGTTGGTCCTACTTGTCTCCACACAGCTTCACAATGGTCATCGAGTTCTTTCACCAAGTTTTCAGATTGTTGTCGTATCAAATCTATCATCTCAACACCTTATGTATTTGGAGCGGGTGACGGGACTCGAACCCGTAACAACTAGCTTGGAAGGCTAGCGTCCTACCAATTGGACGACACCCGCTTATTTATATATACAAAAACCCAATACTTATGGTTTATCTTCCTTCACTTTTTTATATACCGTTGGCTTCCCACACTTCTCACATCTAAGCAGTTTTCCATATTCTACTTCAGTGGTATATCTATGAGTACACCACGGACAAGTGACAGAAACCTTGGTTTTCATTCATCTTCCCTTAATATACTCTTCGAACACAATCAAATCAATATCAGTTTTTGATCCTATTCCATCTAGAACTTCTTTCACTTTATCCCAATCCAAACCTCCAAGTCCAGCACCTATTCTTGGAAGACCAATAGTCTTGAGATTTATTTGCTCAGAAGCTCCTACCATCCGTCTCACAGATGCTCTAATTGCATCAAGACGAGCCTTTGTTCTCCACGATACCTGTGTGCCCAAGTTGAATATGATCGTCCCTTCAGGACTCCTCCAGGCAAATACAGAGCCTAGTTTAAACTCCCTTGCTTTACATCTTCTCCGATACTCCTGATACATCTCAGGATATCGTGATCTGAATTCAAGAGCTATGCCTTTCCCCATAGCACCTTCACAATTACATCCATGAGCAATAGCATCTAGGGAGTGATGGAAAAGATCACCAGAAATGTATTTGACTGACATCTGCAATCCATTTGGAGCCGGTGAGTGGAATTGAACCACCAACCTACTGTTTACGAGACAGTTGCTCTACCGTTGAGCTACACCGGCTATCGATTCTTTTTACGAGACTTCTTAGCTATCTTGTTTTTAGCCCTTCGTTTACGAATCGAGTTTTGATATTGAAGTTCCTTCTGATCTAATCTAGAAAGCTTCCTGGCAGGTTTTGCCATAGTATCTAGACCTTCTTGGGCTCTTTTGATTTGATTCTCCAACTCTTTTCTAGCCGTCTCAAATTTGGCTTTTGCAGTCGGATCTTCCAGCTTCTCAATTTCAGCATCCAAATTTTCAATGGCTGCCATGAGTTCTTTCTTCTTCTTTTCTGCAAATTCTCTTCTGTCCATGTGCTACCTCCTAACCTATAGTACCCCAGTTATGTTTTTATATACATCATTTTTGTAAGGAGATCCCATGGATATTGTCAGTAGAGTAATCCAACGCTATCTCAGAGCGTCTAGATACGATACAGATAGTCTTGAGCCTGGTTACATTGGAAAGTACGTGATACATGACCACAGGGCTCAGAACAGGCATTTTGATTTACGTTTAGAGTTCCCTACCAGCAAGGGAAAAGTTTTCCGTTCCTGGACCATTCCCAAACACACTATTCCCAAAAGTGTAGGTGATAAAGTCCTTGCCACAGAGACAGAAGACCACCCAATGAGTTGGGGTGATGTTGTAGATTTTGATGAGACACATGAAATCCCTGAAGGTGAGTATGGTGCTGGTACTGTCAAACTCTATGACAAAGGTAAATTTGCTCTCATAGATATGGACTATGATAGTAAGTATGTCTTCAAAATGATTGGTGAGAAACTTGATGGAGTCTGGTCTTTAGTCAAAACTGATGGTAAGAACTTCCTTTTGGTACGTTCAAGTGCTGATCAACCAGAACTTGAAGAACCTGAAGTACAAAAAGCGATCAAAAAGTTGGAATAGTCCCATAATCTACATTATAGATTATGGAGCTGGCACCCGGATTCGAACCGGGGACCTCATCCTTACCAAGGATGTGCTCTACCTACTGAGCTATGCCAGCTAATGGAGCCGGTGAAGGGACTTGAACCCCCAACAACCTGATTACAAATCAGGTGCTCTACCAAATTGAGCTACACCGGCTAATACTCTATATTATAGAGTTCCATGAACTCTTTGAATTGCAATCGTCTCCAACCTTCATCAACTATGTCTGGCATCCATCGAGCATTAGCAAACATAGGTCCACAATAGATATTGTCTTCACCACCATTAAAAAATGGTTTGTGACATCCTATGAAGATGTTATCACCAGCAGGATCAAATACAGCTAGGAATGGTTTGAGCTTCAAATATATCTCACTAGCTTTTTCATGATCCATGGCTTACCTCCAACATAACAATACCAAGATATAAACTTTATCTCAATATAGAATGGCACCCCCAACCGGACTCGAACCGGTATTACTGGCGTGACAGGCCAGCGTCCTAACCATTGAACGATGAGGGTGTCTGGCAGTGGTGACGGGACTTGAACCCGCAACCTCCGACGTGACAGGCCGGTGCTCTAAACCAAATTGAGCTACACCACTGTACCTATATAGAATACCATAGAAATCAGATTATTGGTTAAACTGATCTGGGAGTTCTTCTTCACTTTGAGTGAAACCTCTATTTTCTGGGACGTGTTCCCAGTAAAAAGCGTCTTCTTTCAAACCACCATCTGTACGCATAGGTTCTGAAATGCCAGGCTTGATTCTTGGATGATATGTTTTCATTTCACTACGATCCGTATCAATAGCAACCAAGACATTTCCTTCTACAACTCTGGTATCAATTTTTAGAATCCCATTTTGATCGAAATGAAAATCAGGATCTTCTCTTAAAAGCACACCATCAAAAAAAAGTAACTTCATGAATCTCTCCCTGTAAGTTCAGCAAATCGTCTCGTGAAAATCTTATATGCTTGGAGTGGTTCCCAACATACAATTTCTATATTATATGGGTCAAATCTTTTTTCTAGGTCCCATTCATAATAATGATCAAAGAGAACTTTTTTCTCTGTTATCAATAGCCGTACATCTGCAATTTTCACTTCATCTGGAAGTTCAGAGAGACCATACTTTTCTAGAATTACTTTCAAAATCTTATCTTCTAGAAGTTTGTAACCTTGAAGTTCAGGGAGTTCTTTTGCAGGGGCTGGGATATCATTTATGTATGCCTCAGCAGCATCATGGAGAAGACCATATAAAGCATACTGTGGTGGCACAAGTTGCGACACCAAAACACTATGTTGAGCTACTGAATAAAACTTGTTGGGATGCCCTGCGTATCGACACGTATTTGATAGGGCATGAGCAATATCAAATATTGAAACCTGATCTGGATGTGGTTCAGAAAATGAAAACTGTAGTCCAGTGAAGGTCTGTATCCAATCAAGTCCTGGAAGGATACTTTCTTTTACAGTGGGAGTAATCACCTCAATCACTTTTCGTAACATACCATCCATTGCTGGGTAATCACCAACCCCTGTTTTGAGATTCTTACCTCCACATTCTTTACAGATAGTCTCATTATCTCTCATCTGTTGAAGTTGAGCTTCAGTTTTACCTATCCCAGTTTTATACCCTGCCCATTGATATTTTGCACCACAGTCGGGACAGCTCGAACAATATACTTCCATGCATCACCTTTAGATTGGAGAGCCGGGTGGGAGTCGAACCCACGATCCTGGGGTTGCAGCCCAGAGCTTTAGCCACTTAGCTACCGGCTCTTATTAACTCTTCTCTCCCAATAGGGGAGATACCTTTCTTTACCAATTTCATAGCAGCTTGGACAGCATAACATTCCTTACTGCTATGTGTAGTTTCATATAGACTCAAAAGATGTCCTGGTTCAACAACCTTAAATTCATCCAATTGAATCCAAGGAACTTCTTCAACAAAAATATCAAATAGAACTTTGACATGATATGGCTTATCTATATCTTGTCTCACAGTTGTTAAACCATATCTATAGAAGTCTTTTGATAGACCGTCATATTTTGTCCAGTATTTTTCAAAACCTCGATTCTTCAATGTTTTGATAACAACTGGAAACATTGAAGGAAACACAAACAGGTCTACATCTTTATGGTCATGTGTCAGTTTATGTTCTTCATGGGGTGGAGACATGAGATGCCAAGCCAACCCACCACTGATGACCACATGATCTTTAATGGCTTCAACTTCCCTCAGTTGAGCTTTGACTTTCTCTTGCTTCCACATTTTCTACTCTTTGTGGTTCAATTAGTTCAACTTCTTCTTCAGATGCTAAAGACCATTCATGACAACCAATTTCATAGATGAAATCTGTGTCATCTCTCCTATCTCTAATGCAAATATAGTCCTCTTTTCTATACATTACTGTAGCTTCATGACCTTGTTTGTTTGTTAACCTGTCTCCAGGAACAAGGTTTCTAAATTCTGGTACATTCATAATCATTACCTTTCAAATTGGTGGGCCTCCCCGGACTCGAACCGGGAACCATTCGGTTATGAGCCGAAAGCTCTACCATTGCGCTAGAGGCCCATTAAAGTATTGTACCAGAAATGATTTTTTATGGAACTATATTTACAGCACCGCAACAAATGGCAAGTTCCATTGTCTTACACCATAATTCTGAAGGTACTTTAAAACGAAGTGGCTTTTTACCTGTAGGTACAAAAGCAAACTTTCCTTTATGATGAAGTAAACTGAGTTCTAGATCTTGTGCAATAAGATGATCCCATAACCGTAACGCATATTGAATATTGGTAGAGAAATTTGGGAGGTTTTCTTCTCGATAAGCATAAGGCCAATTCCCACCTCCGGTCCTCCATCGAGGACCTGAGGTGGACCCATCAGGCCATTCCTTTATGGGTTTGAGTACCCAACCAAGAACTTTCCGTGCTACAAGAGCATCAAGTTCTGGTCCTGCTTTGATACGTTTCTTCTTCATTGGATTAAAATGGCGGCGAGGCCGGGTATCTAAGATATCCTCTCCTTGATATGAAAGTTCCCGACCTCGCCCGTGCCAAGTTTCGGGTTGGCTGCCGAGCCTTTGCTTGTCTTTCGTTGAGTCATTGGCCTGCTGAAAACAATTCCGTGCTCTTCCCCTGAGCTACCGTCCCATAAGTTTGGAGGGACGGGTCGGATTTGAACCGACGACCCGAAACATTTATGACCTTTGACCAACATACTTGATTCAAGCTCCAACTTTAAGACTGTGGGCAATAGACTGATTCTGACCACTGGGTATCACCTACTCCCATCTGCACCACCGAATAATTTTGGTGGTTTCACAGACTGACTTTCGTGGTCCTCCCAGTGGTTGACACTGACAACAGACAACAAGACTAGCCCACTTTCAAACCTTTCTAACCCATAATGAAGTCAACAATCTCTTTACCAACATTGCATTTGATCACAGGTGCAGTGTTCGCTCTCTGACGAGCCTGCTTCACTGCCTGGATCAATTGATCCACACGACCCAGGATATCAGATTTCTGAGCCGGTGAATATGCTCCACACCACTTTTCAGTAGTGTACCGACCCACAGGAACATTGTCTTTCCAAGTCTCAACCTGAGCTTTGTGTTGATTTGTAGCCTTGGAAACTTCCTGGAACCTCAAAACCTGCTCAGTCTTGTTGGTTACTTCTGGGTGTTCGGCTCGATACACACCCTCACCACGCTCTGTATCAGGAATCCAACGAACACCAGGGCTCAGGGTAGGGATGGACTCACACATAGTCCTGAGAGCCTTGAGACGTGATTCCATGCCCAACAGGTATGTTGCTGGAACATCCTTGGCTAATACTTTCCCATCCACAACCAAATCAGCTCTTGCAGTTTGGTTTGTAGCTTCCTTTTGGAGCATAGCATCGTAGTAGTTGACAACATGTTCAAAGACATACTTCAATTTGTCATCTACCGTTGTGACCATCTCCTTGTGAGCTTCACCAGCAGCTTCCTCATTCTCACGATCTTCATTGAACATCTTGAGAGTCTTGTGAGAACCCCAGAAGTGGTCTTGTTTTTGCCTGAACGTGTGCTCAGCCTCGTCGATGACTTTCTTAGCTACTCCAGCCAAGTCACCTTCTACAGCCAACAGTTCATGCAGGAATCCAGTTTTCTTTTCTGTGTCTGCCATTTTGATCTCCTATATTAAGTGACATCAACATCAACATGACATACTACAGCCCAGCTTTATTTTTTATTCCCATTTAATATTTCTAGATATCTATCATTCTTGCCACCGCACACATTCTTTGTTTTCACAACAAGCCCAAATATGTCCATTAGTAGCTACAGAAAACACCAGACGACTTTTGCAGATAGGACAAAACATCTCACCTTTCACATCTTCAGAAGGTGGATATTCATCTAGAAGATCTACAATTAATGGTCGGACCTCATCTACTTTTCGATCCAACTCTCTAAGTTTTTCCCATTCATCCATCAAAGTTCCTCTACAGTGATCTTGTATCTTTTAGATCCTGATTCTATTATTTCACTGAATCCTGCCCAACGTTGTATCACAGCGGCAAGAAACATATTAGTCACATCAATCTTCTTCCTCCACCTTTCCCCCCCACGATCTATATATCCAGCAAAAATATTGTCAGTCAAAGACCCCTTAGCTATCTTGAGATTTTCTAGAGCCATCTTTATCTCCATATATAGAGTAATATTGCACAACCCATAGAGACTAAGATCAGACCAAAGCCATAGAGTCTCAATAACCATGGGCTTACATCTAGATTTTTAGCAGCTTTTCTTAGGTCAGAATTTTCTGAATATCCAACGGACCCAACAAATAAATCTACAATCCCGGCTCCCCAGAGTAGTAACCAGATCCAAGCCCACCATTCAGGAAGCACAGCACAGATGGGGAATAAGATAGCAGCTATGGTATCTGGTAATCGAGGTGCAAGAGATACCATGATTTGCTGTCCAGTAGTCAATGGATCTGTGTGTTTATATTCCACAGAAGCCCATCTGAATCCATACTCTGACATGTGGGGATAGAGTTTCATCTTCCACCACACCACTTCTACAAATTTCTTCACTGCTAAAAGATGAGAAAACTCATGGATTGAAGCCCATATGATGAATAGAGGGACTACAGATATCAGACCAATAACTATCTTGAGGGTCATTTCTGTTGTCTCGTATAGATAGTTTCAATCCACTCCTTAGAACTTTTGGAGAAATTGTCCCAGGTACTTTCTGTCATTCTCTTAATTTCTTCAGGGTCTCCCCAGTCGATGAATTCTAACCAACCTTGAACTTCCTTCTGTTGCCACATCCAATGAGTCCAACGCAAATGTTCTAGAAGTTTCTTTATGTTGAGTTCCTTCAGAACATGCATTGGAATATCATTTGAAGCTAGATACATCAGAACAATTCTTAGAGTTTCTCTTTTTAAACGAGAAAGAAGTGACTCTTTGCAGAAAATTGTCATAGCAGCCTCATATTTGTTGGTAGTGGGGGTCGGATTTGAACCGACGACCTACTGGATATGAGCCAGTTGCTCCACCGCTGAGCTACCCCACCTTATTCTAAATCTCCTATCTGATACCCTGCATAGGGTTTATCAGAATAGTATACCTTCCCAGGAAAGATTATATTTAGTCTGTACTTCTGTGAGATTTTTTTGATTGCTTTGGTCAGTAAATCTTTTTCTTCTCTATCCAATGTTTCTGGTAGTCTTTGTATTACCTTCAAGAGTATCTCGTACATTAGCTCACCAAAAGATGTGGAGTTCTCTCAAATCTAGAACTCGGTGTTAAAATGACTATGTTATCATCAGGAAGGTTTCTCATTTCTTCTATGGTATGGCAGTCCATATAGGCCATAGATGAACGCAGTCCTTCTTCATATTCCTTCAAGACATACTTGACCCCACCTTTGTATGGGACCAAACTATCTTCACCCTCAATATGTCGATTAGCCTCTTGGATCAGATAGGATGCTTCACCAGCATATACCTTGTATTTGATACCTTTGTATTTATTGATCTCTCCGGGGGTCTCATTAGTCCCAGCAAAAATAAACCCACCCATCACATAATCTGCACCACATGCTAGGGCTTTAGGGACATCTCCTGGTTCTTTCATACCACCATCGGCAATTACCTTTGGGGTGTTATCATACCCATGTTCTTCACGATATTTCTGGATTTCCCATAGGTTTGAAATGATACCTTGCCCTACTCCTGTTCGTACTGAGGTGGAGCAAGCACTACCAGAACCAATCCCTACCCTAACAGCATCAACTCCAAGTTTGTGTAGAAACTGGTAACCTTCAACAGAAGCTATATTCCCAGTGATTAATCTGACACTAGAATCAAAACTTGAAGAATCTTGAATCAATTCTACAGCTTTTTGCACTGTGATATGGAAACCATTGGCTACATCGATGACAAAATCAGTGACTCCAATCTCTCTGAAAGCTTGGAAATGGAAAAGGAAGTCTCCTGTAGCTTCTATACCAACACCTATATAGTTAGTATTCACACCACTTTCTATAAGGTCCTCGTAAGCTTTTACACCTTCTGGCAATCTTTTAGGATGAGTGCGAGGCATGAAAGAAAATAGTCCATGTTCAGACATTGTAGCACACATTTTAGGACCACATATCGTTCTCATTGGACTTGGTATGATTGGTAAACTGAGATTTACAGTGTCAATGAATCTAGTTGTAAGATCCACATCATCCCTAGATACAATTGTTGAAAATTTCCTTGGTACAAGTGCTATGTCAGAATAGGTGTAAGAGTGCTCAGGCATCCAGATTCTCCTGTGATTATTGTACTGATATCAACTTCCCATAAATGGATCTAACACTAACCCATCCATTTATATGTCCTCGGTTGTTTCCGATCTGATATCTATCACCTCTAATGGCCTTGATCAAATGTAAATATTCTCTTCCTTTGATTTTGCATAACACAATATCTCCAACTTGAAGAGAATCACTGATGGGGACCACTGTGCAAAGTTGACCTGATTCAATCTTCCCTTTCATGGAAGATCCTCTGGGTCGGAAAGAAACAGTTTCACCCCTCAGCAGCTTATCTATATATGGTGTAGCCCATCCCATGACTATCTCTGGATGTACGAATAAAATTCTTTCTTCAACCTTCCAACATGCATTTTACGAGCATGGGATCTCCTTGGTGGAGCTGGGGGGATTCGAACCCCCGACCCTCTGACTGTCTCCCAATTGAGCTACAGCCCCACAACTTTCCTTTCATAGGTTTCAAGAAATACTTTACGCTCTACTGTACCAACTTCATGAGGATAGCCTTTTAAATGATAACCAACATAGTTACCGGGTGTGCCAAATACAACTACTTGCTGACCTTTCCCATCCTCATAAACATCACCTTTTTTTATTTCAGACCTGTCCATAGCAATCCCGAATTTGTCTATCAGTTCAGGCATTGTCTTCTCCTTGGTGGAGCTGGGGGGACTCGAACCCCCGACCCTCTGACTGCCAGTCAGATGCTCTCCCAATTGAGCTACAGCCCCACTTTGGATAGAATCTTCATTGTCACTGTATTTGAAATAGCCTGAGCTAACTCTCTCATTGCTCTATCTTTATCTAAACGGAATCCAATTTCATCCACTTTGATTCTGTGTTCAAATTTCTCCCCATTCAATATATACAAAATGATTAGTTCTGTGGCAGCAATCATTGGGTTAATCACTTTATGTACCACAGAACCTTGTAGAAAGTTATCCTTGTCAGTTTGGAATACGGCAAGAATCTTCTCCTCAATTTTCTGCTCCATTTCTTTTAAAAGCTTAACAGATTCATCTGTAGGAGCCCTATGTTCATGGACAGTAGTTGAGATACATCTAGGAGATTCATAATAGGTATCAAACATGTTAAGTCCTTAATGTTTTTTCAATGTCCTTAATGTTTTTTCAATGTCATTGTGCTTGAAAAGTTCTGCTGTTCTATAATGAAGACCAACTTGATCTTTATACCATTCCCAAATTTGATTTTTATGCATCAGCATCTGCATAGCTGTTGATGCAGATGCCTCACAACATTCGTTTTTTAGATTGTATTGGTCGTAGGACCAAACGGAACCAGCCGAAAAGGTGACAGTATATTTCTCTCCACAATCACAAACACAATGATAAATTTCATCTTGCAGTTTGATTCTCACAACTATCTCCTATCGACTCATCATATATTCATCTACATTCATTATATTGGGATCATCTGTAAACCATGCTCGTACTCTATCTATACGAGGTTTGAAAGTTTCAACATGGTCTTTGTATCTGTTGTAAAATTTGTAGTGTTCAGATTGAGGGTGGATAGTTCCAGCTCTTTGACCATCTTCATCATAGTCACTGTGATTTCCCACATATTTTCTGAACTCTCCATGCCAGTATTCTTTCTCTTGTAATTCTTGTGGAGTGAGCATGAAAAGACAATAGTATCGATTTTGTTGGCTGCATTGATGATCTTCACGAGCTTCAAAATGTTCTTCAAAAACGTTATGGAACCAATATTTCTCCCCGTTCCATATACAAAGACCAGACAATGGACCATCCCAATAATCGGTATGCCACAACATATGAACATTGTCACGAGATGCTTGAGGGAAGTTATGTGTCACAACCATCAAGTCTCTTTTAGTTTTGAATCTCATCTTTATATTTCTCAAAAATCACTTTGTATCGTTTCACCACTGTATCACCATCAAAAGCTGTGCAATCGTCACAAACTCCTGCATGGGGGTTGATTTCACCTATCAAGAACTGAGCCCCATCTTCAGTCTCTATCAAAACTCCAGGTTGATTCAATCTTTGACCCGTAAAGGTCATGGATTCTTGAACTTCCATCTCTTTGTCATACTCTTCAAAATATTCGATGACTTCAGGTTGATCCTGGTACCATTCATCATACTTTTCTTTCCACTTTTCATATTCTAGGAACTGAGTTATCTCAGGGTCATCCAAAGCTCTGAGTCGTTTCTCAGCTTCCGTCATGACATCATCTATATCAGAAAATCCATCCATGATTTTTGATTCTAAATCAAGACGAAGACTCATTACTCTCATTTCAATGTTTTCAAACTTCTCCTGTTCCTCCTGGTATGTAGTACCAAAAACTTCTCTTTCCCTTTCACTTAGATTAGGACGGAATTTCATTTGTGGCAGTCCACAAGACCAGGGTAAATCACAATATATCCAATCTGACATATCAGACCTCTTAGTTATATATGGTGGAGCTGGGGGGACTCGAACCCCCAACATCTGCCGTGCAAAGGCAGTGCTCTCCCAGTTGAGCTACAGCCCCATAACCTCCTTAATCGAATCTTTCCATTCGATTATAGGATCATCCTTGTATTTCTGATACAGATCCTTAATAGCCTCATCGTTCTGAGACTGAATCAATTCTTCACCTTGTTGTTTTGTTTCCTCATCAGCTTTATTGTGGCTCAATCGTTGACGAACCTTATTCATCTTACCAAGCCAAATCTTATCTGTCACATATGGTCTGGTGAGATGGATTACATCGTGAATACCATGCATATCAAGGATTGGTTCAGCAGAGATACTTGTAGCATAACCTAAACTAAAAGCCAATCTCAAGCATTCCCATCTCTCTTTGAAAGTTGGTGCTCCCGGTTCCCAAAACTCTAGAACCTTCCCATCAACAGTACCAATAGTGAATCGGAACAGAATCTTGTCTTGATGATCCTTGAATTCATCACAGATTCTTTGAATGCAATCTAGATGTGGCTTCGAGACTATCAAGACATGATTACCAGCATCTAGAACTTTCCTTAGGATTGTAGTAAACCCTTCAATGTTGTGGGGTGTTATATCATGACTGGTTGGGAACATGATAGGTTGTTTCTTCTCTCCTCGAAGGCCATAGTTCTTACCAATAGCTTCTTGTTGGATCTCTTCATTCTCCCAATCATCTGGACTTTTCCGATCCATACGGGAAGACATGGCTTTGGCATAGCAATATTTGCAGTTATGACTACAACCAATCACAAAGTTCAGAGTAGAACCTGACCATTCCCAAACACCTGTTTTGCGTTTCATTTGAACCTCACCCTTCCGATTCGTACTGGAAGAGAGTTTCGTTTCTTAAGCCATTCCTCATCGACATGTCTTGTCACAGCATCATATCCAAGAGCATCAAGAAGGTCTCGTGCCGTTACCAATTTCCCTTCAGCTATGAGTGTACCATCTTCCCTGTAGATCCCTTGCCACCCTTCACCTTCAGCTAAAATGAACAAGGGGATATTTCCTTTCTGACCATTGCACTTCAAACACATGGTCTGCATATTGGAAATATGGTCCTTACCTCCCTTGGATCTTGGCTTGATATGGTCCTTAGTGAAAAGGACCTCATTTCCTTCAGCATCAACACCATACAGATTGAAATGATACCGATCCTGTTTTTGATGTGCAGGCTTTTCCAAAGCAAAGAACTTTGCTTTCAGATGGCATCTTACACAGCTTATACCCTTTCTAGCAAAAGTCAGGTATCGAAGAGAACTCATCTTGACCATATGGCCTTGGTATTCTCTTTCAGACTCTCCAGTTACAGCAGTGATGTAAGGGAGGATTTCATCAGGTTGGAACGTACCGATACGTTCATACTCCTGAGTCTTCGTCCCATTCATCGTACTCATCTTCTTCTTCCTGTTCCTTTTTCTTTTCATCGACATGCCATAATATCACTACTGGTTGTTCATATCTCATAAAGGTTTCTTGATGTGGTCCATCATGACCTTCAGGTAGATTACATCTCATTGTGCATCTATTATCCCCGTAATCATCTCCCAAATACATATGAGCATTGCATTCACCTTCTACATCTTTGGGAGGTCCCCACATCAAATACTCCTTGTCCAAGCCGACAGACAATGTTTACAACTCGGCACCCATTGTTTATAGTACAAACGGTTAAAACTTTTGAATCTCTTAGAGAATCCTCCATTGATATATTCTTTTACATTTGCATATGCCCAAGCACCAAAGCCACATTTATAAATCTCACCTTCTTCATCGATTAGAAACGTATATTTCCTATCAGGTTTTGAACAATAGTTTGCAAATGTTGAGTAAAAATTATACTCAAACCTTGATCGTCCCACAGGAACTATAGATTCAGGAGTTGTCTCTTCATCTGTAGCTAGCTTATGAATTATACCGTGAGCTTCACAAAGATCGTGAGCCTTAGCAACCCATTCGTTGGTATGCCATTTGTCCTTAGAGATACACATATAACATTGAGGATGGTTAGACATAAATTCTAGAACTTTCTCTGGATTGTCTGCCCAATCACCATTGGTAACGATTCGTACCGTCAAAACATCTTTGGAAAGTATAGAAAAAATCTCATACCAATCTGGATTGCAAAAGAATTCACCACCCATCAAATTGATATGGTAATTGATATCATTATTGACAAGAAAGGATTTGACCTTGCGAGCCATTTCTATAGTCATGTGCTTATCAAGGCTTGGCTTACACTCAAAACAGCAGTGAGAACAGCTCTGGGTGCATTTGAGGGTGATCCTGATGGTGGGCCTCAAGACTCTATGACAGCAATCAGCTCTACTACAACTGTCACATCTACAGTCTTCACGACCCTCACATTCAGGGTCCACACAGATATGGCATCGACTACTCATATTTTTAAATTTCCCTCATAATCATGGGTCTCAGCAAATTCTCTAACATCCTGAGGACTATTTCCAGTAAAGCCCTTCTCAAGAGGCCATAGAGGATTCCCACAATTTGGGCAATAATCAACATACCCTCTATCCCACTCCTTCTTTGTGGCATCAATCATCTCCCCACATCCAAAGAGACCACACTGGATCTGATATTGAGATGCCATATCTCACCTCCCATAGATCTATACTGAAACTTTATTAGTTTTTGTAGGAAAAATGGTCGGACCAGGTGGATTTGAACCACCGACCTCTCGCTTATCAGGCGAGTGCTCTACCAACTGAGCTATGGTCCGACAATGGTTGGCCCCCTGGGAATCGAACCCAGACTCTTTCGGTTATCAGCCGAACGCTTTACCGTTAAGCTAGGGGCCAATAATGTGGTTAAATCAGATCCCAGAAATTGTCTTCAATTACTTCTGCAAATTCTGGAGGGAGACCTTGCTGATTTGAAACGATTTTTTTATGGAAATCTTCTAGAGCTTTTCTTTCATCTCTATATTGTTTACGTCTTCGAGTACCATTATGTTGAAGATTAGACTTAGAATTGTTGAGATTATGACCTCCACAACAACAAGCCTTTTTTGATCGATTCTCTGGGTCTTTGCAATTTGACATTATGGTTGTTGATTTGCCCATCAATGTATTATCCCCACCCAACTCTTTTCAGGTCGGTACTTAGATACATCTTCACCTGTTTTGATGGCAGTGTCAATGGCTTTGAACTCTTCTTCACTCAACCCATCCATATAGTCTTTCCACCAGCCATACCAGATCCAGTAATTACCCTGCACACTCATGATACGATTTTCAAACTGAACTCCAAATTCAGTGACTTTACTTGCCGCATATGATTGGATGGATTCACAATGTTCCATCTGATTGATAAGGTCTGTAGGCACTTCTTTGTCCATCTCTTCCAACTTCTCAAGATGTTGACCCATCTCATAGACCTGACGACCAGTAGTCTCGATAAGCATCCAGATAGCAATTTCTGGGTACTTATCAATCTCAGACTTCAACTCTTCAGGGAGTTCTTTTCTTTCTTTCTGAAAATACTCCACCACATTCTTTTCAGCATCTTTTTCGACCATTACAGGCATCATGAACTCCTAAATTTTGGTGGTCGGACTCGGGATCGAACCGAGGACCTCTACCGTGTCGAGGTAGCGTTCTCCCTAACTGAACTATCCGACCAAAAATTTGGTAGCCGGTGTCGGGCTCGAACCGACGACATCTTGCGTGTAAAGCAAGTGCTCTCCCAACTGAGCTAACCGGCTATATTTTATTCAACACTAATGACAATGCTGCTCTACAAATACATAATTCCATTGTATCTGCAATCATCACTGTTTCAAACTCATCTCCTCCACAATCTCCAGTGCAAACTATCCCGAAGATGTATTCACCAGTCTCTATATTATATCTTATGTAAGGTCCTTTCCAGCAATCTTTGTGGTTTTTTATTTTTTCAAAAACCTGCCATGCCTGACCTTGATTGGTAGATGGTTTCCAATCATCTACAGAGATCCAGAAATTGGTAGAGACATCAATATAGTATTTCCCTACAAAATTGAGGTCAACTTTATGGAGCCATTCTTCTAGTTTTTTCTGTCTTGGACCTTCATCACCCCAATACTTTATCTCCAGGAGTTCCCATCCCATTACATTTAGAGCAACGGATACGTCATGGCAGGGTTTAGGCATCAAAAACGTCCCCTGTAAACTCAAGACCATTTTCAAAAGTGACTCGAACCGGCCTTACTCCAATAAAATCTCGAACCGTCTGTTTACCATTGTATCTTACGTTTCGAGTCTCTTTACGTTCCCTTTCTGTTTGTTCCCACATCTTGAACATTTCTTTTACTTCTGTCATGTCCTTGTAAATACAAAGACCATATCCATTGGAGCATATGGCTGTACCACCTTCTTTTTCTACCAGAGCATATCCTTCCATTGGTCCCAGATCCAAAGTTTTGATTTTCTCCATTATCATTTTCAGATCAGGAAGGACTCTATATAGATCTAGAAGATAATTAGCATGATCTTGATTAGTTATTTCTCGTTCTTTACGTATATATTTATCACCTTCAAATGCATGTGTGATAGCTAACCTATGGAAGGTATGGCTCATTCTACCAATAGCATTATATATTTCTGGTCTATCATCCCTATCTGGACACGGAACTTCTGACTCATAATAGTCTTTGGTCAAAAACCAAATCAAAGCTATCTTATCCCAGACATTCAAATTTTCCCATTTACTACGACACTCTTCAACCTTCTGATCCAGAGAACCTTTCTTCTTCAAGGCTATGTAGTAAGAATAATTATCCCCATGAGACTTAATCAACTCGAATATTTCTGCCAGATCCCCAATATCAATCCACCCAGAACCTATCCTAAAACAATACTCAATCTTGTCCTGGACCGCTGACATGGTTCCACAACAACCACCCATGTAATTCTCACCTTCAGACATAGCTATGCTACACCACTCTTTAGGAGTGAGTGGTAACTCTACAGAATTGAACAATTGAAGAAAATACTCAGCACGATCCTCACCTTTACCTCGATATTCTGTTTTGAGTCTATATTTGATCCCAAAAGAATCAAGGTAATCCATTCTTTTCTTGAAAGCTACTTTCCATTTCTTTGGTGGGGTAGGAGAAGTTATCTGATGTATAGGCATAGCTTGCCTCCTTTTAAAGGACTATACTACACCATAGAATTTTTAGACGTATTCGATGGATTCTATGACCTTGAAAAGGAAATTCTCATATGCTAGCAATGCTCTGATACTTGTAGGTTGTATATCATCAGGATGTTCTCGATTGTGCTTGTCTTTCCTAATATTATCTTCGTGTTCAAACCGAGCCTTTTTAGCCAGTTCTCTGAGATGGATCATTTCTGAATCAGTGCAGACATCAGTATTCATCTTCATCCTCATCGGGCTCATCAAGCATTGAGGATTGGTAGAAATACTCCTCAAATATGTCATCCCTCTCTTCTTCAGTCTCTGCTTCAGACATGTACTCAAACCACTCATCAGCAAGATCTTCTTGGTTCTTAGACCTAAACCGAGGTGCAGTCATGAAAAATCCTCTTCTAGAACTAAGGTATAGGATATAGAATTCCCATACATTTCTATAGAAATCCTACATAGAGCCATGAAAAAAGCAAACTGAATAGGACATGCAATGACCTGACATCCAGCACTCCAATTGTGGACTATATTTGAAGCAAAGTTAGGAGATGCTCTGTGAACATTAGCATAGAAGATACCAGTTTGTTCTTCTACACCTGTTACATCTAGAACATTGTCTCGATTAGCATCCCTGTAAACAGTGATGTCACCTTTTTGCTCTAAAGCCTCATATCCACGATGGGTTCCTACTTTGTATGCACCCCGATACTGCCCAGGTTTCATAATCAAGGTCCCATCCACATTCATGGGATTCTCTCTGTAATATGTCCCTGGATCTGTTGTGGCAGGAAATTGAAAGAAGTTCCATTGACCATGTTGGATGTAGGAGACAGTGACAAAATCATTGAAAGTGTTAGCAGTCATATCCTTCGACCGTACACCCACCACATTCAGGTCATATCCTCGTGGATCTTTGAAAACCACATGACCTTTAGCCTCCATCACATCAATGACTTTGCTTGGTGTTAGCTCAAACATTACCCTCTCCTTTAGTTTTGGCTGGGGAGACAGGAATCGAACCTGTAACAACCGGATTCAGAGCCCGGTGCTCTACCAATTGAGCTACTCCCCAGCAACATTAAAGCTCATCTGCATCTTAAACCAATCAGCTTTAATGTGCAACTATTGAGATATCTTTGACACCTTCAGCCAGTTCAATTTCCCCTGGCTTCAAATACTTACCAGGAATGATAGTCAAACCATTGTAAGTAGGTTGCTCCTGTCCAAAAACCCCACGTCCTGCAAAACTTGAAAAACACCAATCTAGATAGTCATCTTCTGAAACCACTAAGATTGTGGGGTCACATTTATGCTCTTCTTTATATTGTTCAATGAATGAATCTATGATCTTTTTTGGAAAAACCTTCACTCCAGTATTGTCCATAAAACTCATACATTGCCTCCAATTTGGTACAGCGGGAAGGAGTCGAACCTTCGTCTCAGGGGCCACAACCCTGCACTCTGACCATTGAGCTACCGCTGCATACTTTCAATCAATAATCTGATGCTTTCTCTGATATTATCCTGATCAGAAGCATCAAGCTCTGTTTCAACTTTCTTGACCACAGCAACTAAAGCATCTGCAACCTCCTTTTTTGTTACTGTCCAAGGGGCATTAGGTTCAAGATTCATAATTGCACATGCTTCTACTGAAGGTACTGTCAGTGGTATCCCAAATACCTTCATCATTTCATTAGCAGGCTCACAGAGCTTTAGCATTCGTTGCTCATCTGCTGGATGACAGAACACATGCATGAATGGGAGTTTAGGCATGTTCTGTAACATAGCACTTAGTTTCTCAAGTTCTGCCATATAGTCTGTCATAACTTTAACCTCTTACCGTCACATCCGATGTGTAAGAATGGTCTCCCATCATAAGAGAGTTGTTCCTCATCCATGGGATGATCGTAATATTTTCGACCACAAATCTCACAAACCACATCTCCACTGGCTCGTATCATTTCAATGGAAGGGGAGGTGGGGATCGAACCCACGACATCAGGGATCAAAACCCTGTGTTCTACCGGCTGAACTACTCCCCTAATATCGTTTTTGTTTTTGCTCAAACTTTTCCTTACTCCCCTTAAACATAGTCACAGATCTTCCAGTGATCCTCTCAAGAAGTTCTTTGGTTTGGTCTTCACCAAACTCTGAAGCTATACCTAGATATAAAGAACCATCTGGGAATTCGTAGTCCAATTTCCAGTCGATACCAGCTCCATCAAGTTTAGCAACAATCTCATCGTGAGCTTCCAAAAGTCTTGCTCCAGCTTCTTTACTTTCTCTGGAACTATCTGGCCAATTCACATAAGGGCCTCGATACCAAAATTGTGCTACGTAGTATTTCATCTCTTCATCCTACCAGAGATTTTTATTTTTTGGTCGGGGTGAGAGGATTTGAACCTCCAACCTTCTGACCCCCAGTCAGACGCTCCACCAGGTTGAGCTACACCCCGATTTTTGGCCGGGTCGAGAGGACTTGAACCTCCAACATTCGATTTCGAAGACCGACGCTCTATCCAATTGAGCTACGACCCGACAAAGACTCAGATGGTTGTGAGTAAGGAAGTTGCATCCTTATACTTCTCTCACATTTACGGTAGCTACCTTCCATCTGAGTCAACCTTAATATTTGGTCGGGGAAGCAGGATTTGAACCTGCGACATCTCGGTTCCAAACCGAGCACTCTAAACCAGACTGAGTTACTCCCCGATATATTTTTTGGTCTGGGAGGCTGGATTCGAACCAGCGGCTTCCTGCGTCCGAGGCAGGCACTCTGAACCAGGCTGAGCTACTCCCAGACATCTATCTAGTATTTTCTGAGGGTCTTTAAGAGACTCTGGAAGTTCTATCTCAATACCTTCCATTTCTTTCTCTGCCCTCTCCACTTCTTCCTCTGTTGTAGGCATCAGCAAACCTTTACGAACCATTGCTGCTCTTAACAGAGCATAAAACACCACATCATCTAGTTTCATGTCTTTTGTCCTCCATATGGTATACGGAGAACCGTGACAAGAACTAGTCAGTTTTACTGTTGATGTGGTGGATGAACGGGTGAAAGCCGTGTGCTGATGCACACGTAGGCCCTCTCAGACCATGATGACAATGTGGATGTTACTGTCATTTCTCTCACCTCACTAACCACTATACCGAAAGCTATCTTGGTAGTCAACAAGAAAATGAGTCCCATAGATAGTTAATATCTCTTATAATTAAGAGGTCGAGGTTTTATTATGAACATTATAGCATTATTGTCTTTTTTATCGTTTGGTATCCACACAGCAATGGCAGTATATGCTGTTGTGGCTAACTCTAGATCTACCATCAATAGAATCTTTGTGCATATAGCTATATGTTTTGCGATCTGGTCATTCTGTAACACATTCTTTTTCATATCCCCCACTAAAGAAGCAGCCATGATTTGGGTAAGGTATGCTGCTGTGGGATGGACACTTGTACCAGGATTCTTTTTACATTTTTTATTACTACGTTCCAAAAATAAACACATAGAAAGTCCTATTGTGATCTTGATCCTTTACACACCGGGGATTATTTTTCTGATTAAATCATTCTTAGACCCTCAAAGTTTTGTATCTGATATTTATCTCACCTCATATGGATGGTGGCTAGAAAAACACAACAGTTATTGGATGTGGGGTTTTTCTTTTCATTATACAGTATATACCTTTTTTGGGTTTTACCATATGGCTAAATGGGGGTGGTATTCAAAATCACACCGAGAAAAAATAGAAGCTCAACTCATAGTAACCATAGGAATCATAGTCACAATCTCAGTCACAATAACAAATAGGATGGCTCCAGAGTTGGGGATTGAGATACCTTCTGTAGCTCATATCATTGTGACTTTGTGGGTTTTCACTATTCTATATACTATGGTGAAATACAATTTTATGTCTCTTACTCCTACAGCTATGTCAGAACGAATCATAGAAAGTATGGGAGAAGGGCTGTTGTTAGTCAATTCCAATGGTAGTATTGGAACCGTAAATATCGAAGCAGCTTCAATTCTCGAAGTGTCCACAGAATATATTAAAAGACAAGACATTTCTGATATTTTTGGATGTGGGTTTAGGAATGAACTCACATCTATGATGGAATGGGAAACGATACGAAATAAAGAATTATACTACAAAAGAAATGAGAAAATATTGAACGTCAATGTAATGACCATAGAGACTATCCAATCAAAAAGGTTAGGATACATTTTGACTATGCGTGATATCACCTTGCAGAAAAAGACAGAAGAGAAACTAAAATTCATGGCTTCACATGATCCGTTAACAAAGCTACCAAACAGGATAATACTTGAAGACCGTGTGGAACAAGAAATGGCTAGAACAAATAGAAATGAAATGCCTTTCTCTGTTTTCCAAATAGATATAGATCGATTCAAGGAAATCAATGATACTTTTGGACATCACATTGGAGACTATGTGTTATGTCAGGTTGCAGACAGAATCAAACGATCTATCAGGGAATGTGACACAGTATCTCGTATAGGAGGAGATGAATTTGTAGTTGTTCTCAGCTCTATAAATGAACCTACTGATGCAGAAATAGTAGCAAAGAGAATCTTGAAACTATTCAAGAAACCTATCCAATGTAATGGTCATACCATAGCAGTGAGTATCAGCATTGGTATTTCTATCTATCCAGAACATAGTTCTTCAAGAGATGGTATGTTGAGAAAAGCAGATAAAGCCTTGTATGAAGCCAAAAAATCTAGAGGGACATATCATGTCTTTTCTAGAAATTAAATGGTGTGCCTGGCAGGACTCGAACCTGCATCACTGAAGCAAAGACCACGGTTTGGGAGAACGGCCTTCCCTACTGAGCCCTCTCTGGCAGGTTCGGTGAGCAATCACAACCCTTGTGGTCACCCCACACCCTTTCGGTAGCAGGTTCATCAGTGTCTTTTACGACCCGGCTCCGTTTTTCCGGTGCTCTTCCGTTTGAGCGACAGGCACATGACTATTTACGTATTCAACCAGCTTCTTGAAAGTTTCAAGAGAAATCAAAACTGGACCTATCAAATCGCTATCCATATGATACTCTTGATAAGAGATCCAAATAGCATTGTGTTCTGCATGGTCTTTGAAAAAAACAGGACCAACTCTGAACTCAAGAAGCTGACCTTCAGAATCTACTATACTGAAAACTGTCCCATCATCTTTAACCAGCTCTCGAAACTTCCCTTCATCCCAGGTCTGGTACACTTCAGGTTTTGTATCTCGAAGAGTTTGTTTTTGAGTTCCCTTCACAACTGCCAATCCTATTTGAGTGATCTCACCATCTTTTATCAAACCTTCCTCAAGGAGTTCCCATCTGATCTGTGAGGGGAGTTCAGAAACTTGTTCTTTACCATCTGCTATACGGTGAAGTTTTGCTAGGCCCAGTTTGGTTATTCTCATAGTAACCTCCTTGTATGATGATACAAGGAGACAATATTAATGGCCAGGCTGGAGGGATTCGAACCCCCGACCCTCTGATTAGGAATCAGATGCTCTATCCTACTGAGCTACAGCCCGAAATCAAAACACAATTGGGTAGGACCATCAAACTTACCGAGATCCAATGGTTGCTGTTGAGGGATTTTGATATCAGATGTACCTGTAGTGGTGATCACATACTGTTGTTGTGGTACACAAGTACATGAATGACGTGACGGGGGTGGTGTTACTCCCCACCAGGGAGACTCAGCATAAATAGGGGCACCACATTTAGGGCAATGTCCAACTGTTGCATAACTCATTTCAACTCCTTTTAGCTACATTATTTTTCATGTCATCTATGGCTTGTAGAGCTTCTTTAGCTGCTACACAAGCTATTGAATGACCATATTTTTCAAAGTCATAATCCAATGCACACCAACATAGATTACCTTTCTGCATATCTTTGTTATGTGCATGGCATTGAACGATCAAAGCTGATCTAAGTTGGTCTACCACTTCTTCCCAATTCATATTTTTACTCATATGAAATCAACAGCAATCCCAATACGATCTTCTATTACTATTGGGTGTCCAAAAATATACCCATAGATTCCATCTTCAGTAATAGTGGGGTATGAATGTTCTATATCTAAAAAATGAAAATGGTCTTTCCTCAAAGAGTTCCAATCATGGTGATTGACTTTTATTTTCACTTTTTGTCCTTTGATGTTAGATAACCTTTTCTGGATTTCTTCTAGAACATTACTCATTTTTTATCCTTTATAGATAAAATGTCATGGATATTTTCCCGCATTTCATTTGGAAGAGCAGATAATCTGACATATGTCTCCACCACCATATCTGGTGACTTTTCTGTAGGAGCTGAGATGAACACAACAGGTTTATGCGCTACTACACCACCAGTGACGTAAGGATTGTTATTTGAGAGAAAATGCACGTTTTGTTCTGTACTCATTGATCACCTTCTGTAGAAAAATTTTGTGGCAGACTACAATGCCGTCTGCCAGGGCCGGGGGCACGGTGAGTGCGCCATCCACCACACATACTTTAAGCCGTATGTGAGGGCTTTATGTCAACCACCATTGGTGGTTATGTTTGGAGGTGGGGAGAGTCGAACTCCCGTCCAGCAAACCTTCTGTAAAAGGGCTCTACGTGTGTATCAGAGTGATTAGTTTCGCTTCAACCTCTCCACTCAGCAAAAAGATTGTCGCTAGGCTCTCTTAATCTTAGCTTCCTACTCAAAGAGTCCCAAGTAAGAAGAGCACCCGCTAATGACACTGGCTACCCCAACCACGGGGAATCAGGACCAATGCCCACTGCTGTTTCTTACGCAGCCATGGGAAGTGCATTATCGTTGGCACTTAAAGGTTGTCATGTCTTTTTTACGTGGTGACCTGACACCCACGACACGCTCCCTTAAACGTCCAGCCACTGTCGAAACCCTTACACCCCCTTATTAGTTACGAGCCGAACTACTATCTAGATCTTCGGCATTGTTCACAACGGACCAGTCAGCAACCTTACCAACTGAACGATAGCTACCAACAGAGCAGGAGATAGCATCATAGCTAGCCTTCACACCCTTACCAGTAGCATTGAAGTTGATAGCATTGGATGCTCTAATACCAAGCATCCCAGCTTCACCAATAGCATCCTGACCGGCTGCTAGATAAATGAATTCCCACTGATATGCATCCTGTTGATGAGTGATCATTTCAAGAATCTTCTGACGGTTGAATTCACGAGAAGAATTTTCTTGACCATCAGTCAGAATTACCATAATGACCTTACCTGGACGAGCTGCTTCATCACGATTTGCAAGTTCAGCACCCACTTCATTCATAGTCCTGCCAATGGCATCAAGAAGAGCTGTAGATCCTCTGGGTACAAAGGTAGTGTTATCAAATGGTGCTACATCATTGATAGGAGTACAACGATGGATCACATCGTACTGATCGTCAAAGAGAGCTATTGTCATTTCAGCTTTACCAGGAAGCTTCTTTTGATCTGCCAGGAAAGTATTGAACCCTCCAATAGCGTCTTCTCTGATCGCTTCCATTGAACCACTCCGGTCTACCACACAGATAATTCCAGTCAGATCCTGATCCATCTTCTCTTCTCCTTTAGTACGTTCTGGTGATAGTTGATTTCTCACCAGAGAAATTCACATCTTCATTTTGATGACAATACGAACAAATTGGTTGAGTCACATTCCCAGAAACAAATACTTCCCAACCAGAGTCATTGTTTTTTGAAATAAGGCTATTACAACGAGCACAATATTTCCCTTGGTTACTTCTGATTGGTCCTGTTGATGTGACTAACTCTTCCAATGTTATCTCCTATATGGTCGGGGTGATAGGATTCGAACCTACGGCATCTTGCTCCCAAAGCAAGCACTCTACCAAGCTGAGCTACACCCCGGAAAAGGTTTTGGTAGCGGGACCCGGATTCGAACCGGGGACTTGGAGGATATGAGCCTCCCACGCTAACCACTGCGTCATCCCGCACCAAAAAGGCAGGTGCCGTTAATAACGGCACCGGAACTCCATCTACACCTGGCAGATGAGCAAACTATATGAGAATGCCCGTCTCTCCGGGCTGTCACGGTGTTCAGTACATTTCATGAGTCCGTATCATCACCGTTTTGTCCCAGACTCAATTGTACTATACACCGAGAAATATTTTTTGTAAATGCCCGTCTCTCCGAGCTGTCACGTCTGTAGGCGGTTATGACATCCACCCTGATGGCGTCCATTTGCAAGGCCCGACGTTCTCCCGGACACTGATGAAATTGAGTAGGGGCTTTCCACCCCCTTGCCAGGTTTGAGCCCGTTGGTCACGGCTTCAGACTAGAACCTCTCATCACTGAGAAACATATGCTTCAAAGTTAGGTTCTTTCACTCCACATATGCTTTTCTTTGGTCCACTGGACTATTGACCACGAGTCTTGACCATACAGGGATTCGGGCTCGTGATCTCAACAAACTTTGTGATGGGATACCTCTTGGTGTGCCTCTCGACCAAATGCTCTGAGGGCAATCCAACAGCATTGTAGTCTTAGGCAGGTCCGATTCCACCTAAATCTACTTGGTTCCCGGCTCCTCTCGTACTACGGGAACATACTGCTGGATCTTGGCTTGGACAGTTCTGAATCGAATGTTGAAGTCAGAAACCTGGGCCGTTTTGCCCGTAGTACGTTTGACCTCTCACACCGTCGCACTGTCTGCTACCTATCCCTGTGGTTCTACGCTCCATTTTCGTTCGGTACCGACTTAGGAGACGCTTGCCTTAACCCCGGAGTCTCAGCTTCCACTCGCAACTCTTTAGAGGATGACGTTCTAAGCCAACCTTCCAAAGAGGTATCCCTTAGCAATGGGGATAGGTCAATCCTGGCAGCCCACACCGACCATCATACACCCTGGGGCAGCTTATGCAGGGTATGCGTGGGTTCTCCCCAGCCAGTCTTTCCATAGACCCTCCGAAGAGGGTTGGGAGGAAGGTCATTCTGACTAGCCTGCCTAGACCATCGTACACCCCACCAAAGTTAGGGGTATGAGCAGGTTTACCTCCTTGTCAGTCTTTGTGGTAGTAGGGCAATCCCACAGCCTACTTTAGTTGTGCCATCATATTTACGTGCCCTCTTAACTCTAGGAAGGGTCGGCAAGCCGAAGCTGAGCCTTGCATCAACTAGGTAGGTTCCTACCAGTGGGCCTTTATCTATTTTGACCTTTACAGATACAATCCACATCAGGATCAGATCCACAACTGGGGCAAGTGAAGGTTAGTTCCAGCTCACTGAGTTTACCCGGAACATACTCTTTTTTTGTTTCTGACAATTTTGGTATTTCTGAAGGTCTTGGTTCAGATAGTTTTATGGTGTCTATTTTTGTTTCCATGATATCTCCATAAAGTAGTGGTAGGGCAACTCGTCACAGCCTGTCGGTATAGCCCTTCAGCTCTTTAGAAGGAGGGGATTTCCATCAGAGCTTACTTCGACAGGTTCCCACAAATGAGTCTTTTGAGGGTTTTCTGCATCTCAGGGTCCCACTGTATGCATACGGTTATTAAGCAGTCAATCCTGCACCCACAACCGCTATTTTCTTAAATGGGCCAGGCATGAGATATCTCATAACGGACCTAAAAGCCCTCCCAACCCAAATCGAAGGTTTCGACCTTGACACGATGGTTCAGTATGTTTTTTTACTCCCTCCATGGAGCTGCTGTTCTAGACCAGCCACATACCTAGTCAAGGTGTACTTTCCTTCAATAACTTATGGTGACCCTGACGGGATTTGAACCCGTGATTACCAGTGTGAAAGACTGGTGACTTAGACCGCTAGTCTACAGGGCCATGTGAATGGATTGGATGGCTAGCTTCACCCTTTAACCAGAAGAAATTCAACTGGCTTTAGGAGGTCCATTCTCCCCCTTCTGGAAACTCAGGTAAAAGCAATGCTTTGTTTCAGATCATCTAAACCCACCTGAGTAAATTTAAGGTAGCACACGAGTGAGAAAGCTGTTGTTTGGTAGCGTGAGTGGGACTTGAACCCACAATCGTCTGATTCGTAGTCAGATGCCTGACCAATTAGGCTATCTCGCTTGCTTGTAGGCTTATCTCGGTTGTATGCTACAAACTGTCCAACACAAATAAAGACCTGAAATGCTTCAGATGCTTATTTCTATTGACCAGATCACTTACCACCCCACCCAGATAAAAGGTTTATACCCACCCGAAGGTCCTGGGTGGGGTGGTAAGGGGAAATAATCCGATGGTGTGTCGGGACACATAGAACCCATCGGTTTAGATAACGCTCCCGAAGACGGCACATTCTATTTGTCAGTTCTGAGTGAATGCACAAGCCACAGAACCTATCGGGACTTTCCCCGATGTCACTCAGAGACCTTTTGGCCAATGGGAAACCCAACCCTGGTCTCTGAGAGGTTTTTTCTCTTCAACTCATCTATCTTATATTCAATTGTCAAATATCAACCCCGTATTTGGGGTCCCCTACTCAAGGGTAATATATCTTACCACAAAAAGAAATTTTTGGATATTTGCCAGTACCAATTTTATCGACAATACCCATCGAACCGTTGCTTCTATATACTGAAGTAAGGTCTAGTTTTAAAGTTCTGGAGGAACTTTTTTCTATCCTCTAGGTGCTTTTCAACTTTCTGTAACGAAATTGGCCTGAAATTATGCATATCTACACCAACATTGAAGCTAAGATAATCCCACAACCATTTCTCATGAACATGTCCACAGATACAGAAATGATGTCTTTTCGGGTCAAATCCAGATCTAAATCTCTTCCCAGCAGGATGATGTCGAATCAAAACGTTGAAACGACCTATAGACATTTCATTATATAAAGTTCTATATTTAAACCATTTATAGAACTTTCTGTCGTGATTACCTTTTACCAGTGAGAGAGTTCCATTCAATCTATCAGCAAATTTCTGTGGGTGTCCAAAACAGAAATCTCCGAGATGGATCACAAGGTCATTTTCTCCTACCGTTTCATTCCACCTCTGGATCATAGTCTCATTCATCTCTTCTGATGTTACAAAAGGTCGGTTGCAGTATCGGATGATATTGAAATGATCAAAATGAGTATCAGCGGTCAGGAATACATTTTCAAATCTATTGGGGTCTAGCCTTGACATATTGTTCCTTTAATTTCTGGTAAGCATCAAAAATAACACCAAGCTCACCTTTTGATAATTCAGAAAACTGAAGTCCAGCTCCAAGTAATTCTTCTATCATTTCTATGGTGGGTGCTCTATAAGCTACTACATTATCTGATAAGTCTCTGAAATAAAGATCACAAGATTTGCAGTAACCTTTCTCTCTGATACTGAGCATATCACTACTGGTTCCATACTCACTTTCACAAGCTGGGCATTCCATACTATATGGAAGCCCAGAGAATTTTACTGGAGGGTATTCTTTCTTTTCAGGAAACACCTCTTTACGATAAGCACCATTTCTATATCGTAATGTGCCATCTTCAAACTTATACCAAACTTCCCTCTCCCTAGTGATCTTCTTTTTCTTCATAAACCCTGGATGACGACCATACACAGCACAGACACAAGCTTCCCCATGTGGTGGGAGGATTTTCTGACCGTTACATACCCTGCAAATAGTCCAACCTCTAGGGGCATCTTCTTCTTTTGCTGGTTGTAAATGTTCTGGGAGCATCAATCACCTCTATAAAAATGGCGGGCCTGGAGGGATTCGAACCCCCGACCAAGAGCTTAGAAGGCTCCTGCTCTATCCAGGCTGAGCTACAGGCCCATTCACATACTATATTGAGTTTTAAATTTTATCTAGTAAGACTAGCATAGAGAGGAGAAAATTCTAGATTTTTGGAAAGATCATTCACTTTCTTCAAACGTCGTAAATACTTATTGACGTTTCTAGCATACCCATTATCAGGGTCCTCACCTTTTTTTAAGGACTTGTTGACTAACCAAGGACCTCGATTATACGTGACCAGAGCTATATTCTGATCCCCACCATATTTTTTTAAATAATGAAGGTAGATTTGAATCCCACAGTCTATATTTTGTTCCATATCCCATAGATTTTTACCATGACATTTCTTACCTTTCCAAGTCCAGAAAGGCATGACTTGCATTAAGCCTTGGGCTCCAGCTTTTGAACGAGCATAAGGATTGAATCCTGATTCCAACCTCATAAGACTGATGATTAGGTCTGAATCAACTTTGTACTCTTCACTTTTCTGCATCACAATAGCAGCTATCTTGTTTGCTGTCTTGTAGGATTGAGATGGTTTCAAAAATAAGATCTTATAGAAAATCTCTTTTGATTTGTGATCTCTCCTCATCTCTTCTTTCAAGATGTTATCTCTGATACGTGCCAACTCTTTAGAACATAGAGGATCAGTGTACTCTATAGAATTCGATACTGGTGTGCCCATACCAAGGACTATCACCAAGACTACCATGACAAACAATACTCGTTTCATGTCAACTCCATAGTATAGAAGTTCAACTCTTCACCCAACCATAACTCAGGTTCAGAGGTATTTTCAATAATTTTCTTCCTTAATTCTAGATCATCTAGATTATATACTGGGATGTTATATGCCTGAGCGATACGCAAAGCTTGCCCAGTACCACCAATAATTCTTCCTTTGGGTGTCCAGCAAATTACAAATTCAACAGGGGTGTGTAAATCTCCCCCTAGCATAATCATAGAATTTCTGCCATGGAACTGTTTTGAGTAGTAACTACAAGCTCCCCATCTTGGATGGTACTGGCCTGCTATTTCTATAGCTTGCATTGACACTGTAGATGACAACTTCATAGGGATAGTGTCTACATGTCGTTCAATGCCTTCCCAAGGCAAAAAGATTTCAGCATTAGGGGTAGCTCCTATCTCGAATGCTGTGTCAGCTCCTAGAGCCCCTCCAGACCTCAAGACATAGGTTTCTTTCAGTGACTTTGCTATCAAAGTCATGAGTTCCAACACAGGTTTTGGGGTCTGTCGTGAACCAATACCGGCATAAAATTTCATGATGACCGAAATTCCCCTCGAAGCTGCATCAATAACTTTCCCATCCAATTCTTACCATGCCCAAATTTCCCTGTTCCCCAAAATTCATCCCAATGGGCATCTTCTTCAATAGGTTCATTCCCGGTAGCAAGCAGTTTTTCTTTCAAGTCTGGATGTTGCTCAAACTTACGTTTCAATATACCCTTCATAACGTTCAACCGCATATTGTCCCAACCCTTCCTAAGCTTAACAGCTCTTCCCAATTTCTTTGCCATCTTAGGACTTGGAGCTTTTCTAATCATGTCTTGCTCAGAACGATTCAGAGACTTAGCAGCTTGGAACAAATGCTCTACTGTGGGCCAGGTCTTACCTTCAGAATCTTGTATGGGGATAGGGGCAAAGTTGGACATCCATGAATAATCAGAATCTGATATAAAACGGATTGTCATCTTCAATATCCTTATCTAGATGTTTAGTTTTCAGAGCAACAGGCTCTGGCCCAAACAGGCTACTATACACTAGCCATTTTATTATGTGATCAATTATCCTGTCCATTTCATTCTCCTTTTATGGCAAAGAAAGAACTGAGACAAAAAGAATAACGGTGGAGTTTTTATACCTATCCTTAATAGAATAACTTTGGAGGTAAGTTATGCCGAGAAAAAGATGGATACCACTCATAGATATTATATTTTTTGGAGCTTTCTGGTTGTTAGGGATAGCAGCCACTGTGGGAGCACTCATCACTCCACAAGAATGGGACTTGGCTAAGAAGATTGCTGTGATAGCCATACCTGTTGGGTTCACAATCTTTGTGGTCACTTTTTTCATTCTACGTTGGAGATCAAGACCAAACTTCATAGCACAGATACCAGAAATACCATATGAAGATGGTGTAGCTGTTTGGGTCAATAATACAGAAATGAATCAAGAACTTATGGAGAAATCAATCAGATTTTTCATAGAAATTTTTTCTAAACTTGCAGATCTACCTGAAGAAGAGATAATATCAATACTAAGTCTCAGCTCATGCGAATGGAGAAAGACACGAATCTCAATGATGGGGATGGGATGGTATGTGAAAGACAAAGCAGGTATTCAAAAAGGTAAGGGAGTCATTGTGCAATGGCAACCAGACATCATAAATACAGCTCTCTTTCACGAATGGATTCATATGGTAGATGAATATCATAGAGGACCAAAAGAAGGGTTGAAATATATGCCAGATTACAAACATGAAGGACCATGGTGGTCATTAGAATCAAAACTGAACGCAGAATGGACAGCTAGAGGTTAATGTGGCTACTAAAGGTAAAATGTATTGGACCGACAAGGATACCAATTCTGTGAAACGAGCTAATATGGATGGCTCAAATGTAGAAACTCTTGTTGGAGGGGGTAATACTCCTTGGGCAATAGCTCTCGATATTGCTGCTGGGGTAATGTATTGGACAGATGATGGAGTTGATCGGATATACAAAGCCAATATGGAAGATGGCTCTGGTTACACCACATTCCTTTCAGGAATACCTGCTGCTCGTGGTCTTGACCTTGATGTTTCTGGAGATAGGATCTATTGGTGTGAATACAATGCACCCTATATCAAAAGAGCCATACTATCTACTGGGGGAAGCACCACTAACCTAATATCTGGACTGACAAATCCAGGTGACCTAGCGGTAGATCCTGCCAATGGTAAGATTTATTGGTGTGACTACGGGACCCAAAAAATCCAACGAGCAAACCTCTCTGATGGTTCATCAATCGAAGATATAGCCACAGGAATAGCTGGTACATGGGGTATACTTGTTGATTCTGCTGGTGGTAAAGTATATTGGTCAGCAACAGGAACAGACAAGATTCAACGTCGTAACGTAGACGGTTCAGGACCAATAGAAGATGTGCTTGTAGGGCTAGATCTTTGCTTTAGGTTCGATTTAGACCTTGAAGATGGTAAGATATACTGGACAGATGCTACTACAGATAATATACAACGTGCTGACTTAGATGGATCTAATTGGGAAGAATTAGTCACAGGACTGCCTTACCCCTTAGGTATAAGGCTTGATCCACATCCAATAGATCCAGCCACAAAGATGAGAGTTGTGGGGAAAGGATTACACAATAGAATTGAAGCCGACACCACAGATATTATTTTCTCTGGATTTGGCCAATGTCCTGAAATGGCTCGTGTCACAGCAGATAGTGAATTATCTATTGGTGGTGTACCTTCTCCTTCAGGAACATTCCATTTATCTTCCAACACTATCACATTAGTAATAGACCAATCTACTTACAATGTGGTTAACACTGGTTCTGGTCAGTACCAAAGTTTTACAGCACCTATCAATGGGTATATCACAAAAATAACATTGAGAGTATCTGTAGAATACACTGGAACAATCGAGATACGTTCTGGTGTCGGTTCAGGAGGTACTCTTTTAGCTTCTGTGGACACCACAATACCAGTGGATACAGACACTGAAGTACCAATCATATGTTGGACACAAATCTACAATCAGTATTCAATAGTATTTGTAGATTCAGCCTCAATACATGCTTCCAATTCTGATCCATATTCTGGTGGTGATAGTAACGTATCTGGTACAGATTGGTTCTTCAAAATATACATGAAATCAATGGTTGGCCTTGATTCTACACTATCAATTAATCAAGCATTTGATAACAATGGATGGGGTGGTACGGATCAATGGCAAAGTTTCACAGCCGTTTCTACGGGATATACTTCAAAGATAACATTGAAAAGTCATTCCACATATAATGGGACTTTAGAAATACGTACAGGTGCTGGTACAGGTGGCACTCTGTTAGCCTCAGTACCATGTTCTTTACCAGCACTGACAGCTACTGATGTAGACATTGTAGCTTATATCGAAACTGGTAATGTTTATTCAATGGTTTTTGTAGGTTCATCAACAATGAGATTAGCTACAACGAATCCATATGCTGGTGGTCAAAGCAGTGCTAACAGTAGCTATGACTTCTTCTTCAAACTATACATGGGAGGTTTAACATCACCTCCCGACCTATTAACAGTGGGTGATAACGGCACTGAGATAAACAGGACATTGAATCATAGTAATCTCACTAGTAGAAGGATTAATCAAGATTTAGGGACAGACGAGGAAATTGAAATTGATAGTAGTGTTGGTGGGTTAGGGTTTGTCCAGGTAGGAGATGATTTAGCTTATGCGAAGTTCATATGGGATTCTAGTGGGAATGTGATTTTGATAGAAAACACTACAAATGTGATTGACAGTGATACTATTGAATATATTTGCATATATGATAAAGGGACAAGCATAGGGTTAAAAAATAGATTCCCATTACCAGTGAGTCTGAGAGCAAGTTTGTATCACTCTGCAATCACTGCTAGTGGTTCAGCAGCACCAGCAGCTCCTACTGCTCCTACTGCTCCTACAGCTCCTACAACAACATTTACAACATCTTCAAAATAATGGATGTGAATATGGAATACCCACCAGTACATTTATCAATAGCCGTAACCAATAGATGTAATTTCACATGTGACTATTGCTTACGAGGTAAACCAACAAATGATGATATAGATCCAAATCTTCTTAAAAAGATATTCAAAAATGCTTCTGATTATGGAATACAAAATGTATCTTTAACGGGTGGTGAACCTTTACTACACCCAAAGTTCTCTAAAATTCTACGCACAATATCAAAATATGACCTAGATTATTCATTTGTAACGAATGGGTCATTTCTCAGTGATTATAAGAAACTAATGAGGAGGATAAAAAAACCTCTACATGCATCTGTATCATTGAATGGGAGCGAGAAGTTCATACATGATAAGTCAAGACCAGGTACTAAATCCTGGCAAAATGCTATATCATCCATCAGTATGCTTGTTGGTATGGGTATAACAACCTTCGTTGGGTTTGTGGTTGATAACAATAACAGAGGGGACATTGGTTGGACTGTGAAAATGGCTAAAGAACTAGGAGTTGAAGCTCTTTGGTTGCTCTCATATGTGCCAAATAAAGGGTTTGAATATACTTCATACACAATGCAAGAAAGAGAAGATATTATCAATGAGCTTATCGAATATGGGTGTAAATATAATCTAAAAGTTCATTGCTCTTCATCGTTCTTAGACCTCAGACAAGTTACTTGTGAATTTATGGCTAACCCAGTTCCATATATCCAACCTACAGGGGAAGTAAGTTTCTGTTGTAATTTGGAATCAAAAGGTGTGATTTTAGGTGATTTGAATAATGATAAGTACCGAGACATTCTAGAATTATTTGATTCTGAAAGTGCTGCTTTAATGCAAGCTAAAGAAACATTTTTAGCAGACCCAGTAGACAAAAGTAACTGTGAATTTTGCTATGACTTTTTCAAAGATAGAATATCATACTTTGAATCGGAGTAAGTATGACCACAAAGTTCAAAATATTTGGAGATGCTAGTGAGACTAGGATCAATGCAGGGAATGAAAATACAGATTCTGTAGCTCCCGTCATATTCACAGGATACAGAGGAGAACCCCAGTTAGCTAAAATAACAGGGCTTGGTGAGTTTGTTATTGGTGTAGAAGAACCTAATGGTCCACTTCATATAGCTCACACACCATCTACTCTAGAAATTGATCAACCAACTTGGAATACATACATTAGTGGTACTGATAACTACCAAACATTCATATCAAGACTTGAAGGTACATTAACTAAGATCACACTCAAGTTTCAAAATGACTATTCTGGTATGATCGAACTGATAGATAACTTCAAATTAGTAGATCAGGTCCCTAATAATGGTGGTGCTCTTGGCCCTCCGTGGTGGTATTCTTATTCTGATGCTGAATCAACAGATAGCATCAATTCTGTATACGAAGCTAGTATTGGTAGGTACGTTAATGAATTCACTTATTCCCTTGGACTTACTGGAACTGTATGGGCTGGAGCAGCTATATGGGTAGGTGATGCTGGTCTTTCAAAAAACACTAATTACAATGGTGTGAGGATTACATATACATCTACTGTTGGTTGTAGGATTACATTACCAACTAGTGTTGTAACAGATAGTTCGTGGCATGGGATAGATTTACCACCTACTGGAAGTGGTGTTTATGAGACTGCCAACATATATTTCTCTGAACTCGATCAACCTGGATGGGGGATACAAGTACCATTTGATCCAGAAAAGATAATATCTATAGAGGTACGACCACCAAGTTCTCATTGGTATGGTGACTCTGGTACTATCAGATTTTATGAATATGGTCTCAACTTATATGACTCTGATTCGAATCCAGTGTTGGATTCATATATTATGAATGCCACAGCTCTTACAGATACAGACGCTATTCTTGATTGTCATTTATATAAAGATGCTGAATACACCATAAAAATAAATGGAACTTCAGACGTATTAGCATCGAATTCAGATCCATATGATGATGGAGATAGTAATATAGCAGGTTCAGATATCTTCTTCAAAGTGTATATGAAAGATGATTCCACAACCACTACTGATTTATTAGTTATTGATGACGATGTAGCTGAATTTGATGGTATGATAGATCATAATGGAGTCACTGTCCAAAGGATTCAACAAGTATTAACCAATGGTTCTGAGATAACTATTGATGCTAGCACATCAGGATGGGGGACTATCCAGATAGGTGAAAACCTAGCCTTTGCTAAATTCATATGGGATACCAATAACAGTGTCACGTTAATCACTTCTAATGAACTTGTAGATACTGCTGATACTGTAGGTACATTCAACATTTATAACAATACAACCAATGTGGCATTGAAGAACAATTTCTATACAGTCGATGTTACGATACAAGCCGAGTTATGTTATGCACCAGTAGTTTCTGCGGGACCTGCTGCTCCTGCTGCCCCAACTGCTCCTACTTCCCCAACTGCCCCTACGACAACAGGGGGTAAGTAAATGAACCTTGAACAAATAAAAGAGATGTTATCTCTATTTTGGTTCAGAGAAACTGTAGGTTCCTACACCAAACCCTCAAGAATGTTGTCTATAGAAGCATTCAATGTATTGTTTCATTCTAAATTTGGAGAGATTTGTAACAGATATAAAGATGCTATGTTATTCTTCAGTGGTGGTTTGGATTCATCATTGATATTGGCATATACCAAATCAAGTTCTATTAGTATTACATACCATAATGATGCTGAATACAGGAGTCGGAAAAGGTTGTTACAACAATCAAAAACTCCTAATATTGAGGTGACGGTTAGCCCCGCATATGCTGCAAGTCTTTTTCAAGATTTTATCGAACACAGCTCTATACCACACATCAGCCCATTTATATATTCATTCTATATTCTATTGAAAAAAGCATCAATGCAAGGCGTGAGAACTGTTATTACAGGAGATGGTTCTGATGAACTTTTCTGTGGTTATTTGATACATTATTATCTTTGGTGGTATTCATTTAACCATAACACAGAAGAAGTATTTCTGTATGGCAACCCTACTGACTACAGTAGATATTTGTATCAACGATATTCAAACAACTTGGATATTTGTATACCACAACACTTGGGTATACCGGAACCATACCTAAAAGAACTTCTTGGGGACTGCGTAGATGTATTATCTTATTTCCCTAAATCAAGAGCTAAAACATCATTAGAGCAGGTCTGGGAAATTGATAAGACTTGGACTATACCAAGATTCCAAAAAGAATATCAAGATCTAGCATCCTCATTTGGTATCAATATAGTATCACCATTCACAGATCCAGAGATAATGGATATAGGAGAGAAACTACCATGGGATCAAAAGATCCAGAATGGTGTGTTAAAATATGCCTTGAAAGAGTCATGTCGAGGCATGTTACCAGACTGGCTTCTAGACCAACCAAAAATTGGGTTGTGGGCTCCGGTAAAAGAATGGCTCAAAACAGATGCTTTCAGAGAAGTTATTGACCAGGCATGGAATTCAAGAATCTGGGATCTAGGGGTTAATAGAGAGACATTCAGAACATGGCTCTCTGAAGAGGATAAATTAGAATATTGTTGGAGTTTAATAGTATTGGCTCATTGGTGGGAAAGGAATATAGTATGACGATAAGTCAAAGAAATGATATAGCTATATCAATAACAAACAAATGTAATCTAGCATGTCCTCATTGTTTAAGAGGTGGTAGCACAGAAGATCATATTGCTTCTGCATTTCTAGATAAAGTTCTTAAAGATGCCAGTCCATTTGGATTTTCATTTGTCTCTATCACTGGTGGTGAACCATTTATGCATCCGAGATTCAAAAAAATAGTAGAGACAATAATAGCTAATGATTATGAATATAACTTTGTAACCAATGGGCTTCCGTACCAAGAATATTATGACCACATATTAGGCACACCATTACATCGAAAGTTCAGCAATCTCGCTGTGAGTCTGGATGGCTCCACAAAAGAAATCCATGGTTCTGTCAGGAAAAGCGCATTGTCTTGGGTCAAAGCAACAGAAGCAATCAAATTCTACAGTAAACGAGTACACAACCCTGTCACGGTGAACTTTTTTGCTAACCAAAAAAACAAAGATGATACTGGTGAAGTGATCCGACTGGCAAAAGAATTAGGGGCCGATACACTATGGATTGCTGGGAGTCTCCCAGTACCACCAAGTATAGAACCTCCAGAAGATGCTCTTACATACAGACAAAAAGAAGAAATCATATTCCAAGCTCAATCTACAAGCCATGAAGTCAACCTAGATGTCAAATATGCATCATGTTTCTTGGACATTTCAAAGATAGCTATCTGCCCAAATCTCACTAACCCACAGCCACACATCAACCCAAGAGGTGAACTTACATTTTGCTGTAACATGTCAGGTCGAAGTGCTGTTATTGGTGACTTGCATAGCCAAACTTTTGAAGAGTTATGGGAAGAACTTGTTACATTGAGTGCTTCAGTAAAAGATCTGAAGATAGCATATGTAGAAGAACATGAAGGTGAAGAAATAAATGAAAATGAAAGACGAATCACTAATTGTGATTTCTGTCATATGAAATTGAAAGAAAAGATAGATTTCTTTTAGGAGCTGTTGTGGGAAAGAAATACAGAATATCTGCTGAGCCAGAAGGATTGTATGTTGAATCCGGCAATGTGAGAGGTGCTGGTTCTCTCACATCACTACATTTTTCTGGTATTGGTGGTGATCCAACACACGCTCAATTAGAAGCTGATGGTCAGATTGGTGTGAATGTCAGCTCCACTGAAGGTGTGTTTGATGTATACCATTCGGCTAACAGCAGATTCATAATTAAAGAGACTGGTGATATTGAAGTAATAGGTGATATCTACAACAATGGTCTTCAAATAGTTCGTGAATGCATCGAATTAGCAGACGATACTACAATAGCGTTACCCTCAAATACTGCTGGGTGGGGGACTGTTATAGCTGGGAACATGTACTGTTTTGCTCATTTCAAATGGGATCGTTCTGGGAACATCTCACTCATTGAAAGCACTTCTAACGTAGTAACTACAGACACAGATGCTTATTTCTGTATCTATTCAAACAGTGGTGTGGTGACTATAAAAAACAGATTAGCTGTGACGATGACAGTTTGCTTTGAAGCTAATTGTTCTTCTTATACAGCTTCAATACCATTTGTTTCAGATTCAGATACCTTGATTCTATGGCATCTTGACGAAACATCTGGTTCTGTCATTGACTCAGGACCATATGGTATCAATGGAACAAATACAGGACTCACTCCCAATCAACCTGGACCATCATGGATGTCAGGAACATCCTATTTATCAGACAATGTGAATGATTATATAACTGTAGCTTCCACATATTGGGGTAGCCCTTCAACAGAAGGTGTTCGTGGTACTGTTGAGTTTCTTTTCAAACCTACTAACATGGCTGATTTCTATCCTGGCCCAGGACTTGATAGAAGTTTCTTTCGTATCGATTATGTTGGCACAAATGACCTGTCTTGTTTTATACGAGAGATTTCTGGGACCAATTATTTCATATTTGATTCGTTTGGTAATAGTCTCCAGATACCATTCAATAGTCCAGCAGCAGATTCATACTTCTCAACTTCTACATGGACACATGTCAAATGTGTCTGGGATAGATATGATTTTGGGACAAGACTCTATCTAAATAACACATTAGTTGATGAAACAGGTCCATTTTATTTCTTGTATGGTAATAACAATCGCATCGTATATTTTGCCAATAGTGCTGGTGTTTCCAGCATGCCTGGTTATTATGACGAATTTAGATATTCAAAGGTGGTGAGATGAGTATAGCTTTAAACAATGATGCCCTAAGAGTTTATGACGGGAAGTTAGCCATTGATTACACAGCTAATCCTAGCAGCCGATTACACATAGGTGCCCCAAGTGTAGCTAAACCAGCATTGAAAATAGATCGTGTATCTGGATATGAATCATTCCAAGCCATATATGATTGGCTCATATTAGAATCAGGATCAGGAGTTGTGGGGTTCAACCATTACACAAACAAGAACATGTATATTTGTTATAACGGTGGGAGCAGTGGGGGTGGCGATGTTGCAATGGGTACAAGTGAGGTTAGTCTCACAACAGGATGTGACCTGAATATATCAGGGACAATATACAATGGTGCTTGGACTGAGATCAGCACGTTTTATAATGGATGGGGTAATTATGGCTCTCCATTCTGTAATCTAGGAGTTCTTAGAGATAAAAATGGTGTAGTCCACATAAGAGGTATTGTCAGATATGGCACATACAGTGGTTCTATAATATGTTATCTACCACCTGGGTTTTGGCCAGACACTACGAAATTACTTGTAGTATTAACATATACTGACACAGTTGGCAGGGTTGATATAAGAAGTACAGATGGTGCTATAATAGCTCAATATGGGTATGGAACACCACCAAACACATGGCTAAATTTACACGGGATATCATTTAAAGCAGCAGGATATTGATATGTCTAATCCTTTAAAAATAGGTTCTTTGTTTACTTTTCCTTCTGGTAAAATAAGTATTGGAGACCCAGCAGAACCAGCATCAATGATAAGAGTTGAAAGTCCGGGGACTACAAATCATTGTATTGTGATAGATAGATATTCTGGACAACCATCAATAAAAGCTATTTCAGGAGGGACAGGTAGTGGATGGTTATTATTTGGTAGCAATGGTTCACCAATTTCAGTAAACCATTACAGTTCAAATGACGTTCATTTATGTTATGGTGGTGGTAACGTAGTTATGGGTGCAGCATCACCACAAAACATCACTTCAGGTTCAGATCTCACATTAACAGGAATGATAGCTAATGAGGGGTGGATTGCCCCTACATTACTTAACAACTGGCAAAACTATGCTGTATCAGTATACAATTCAGCCGCATATTTCAGAGATAAAAATGGATTTGTCCATCTCAGAGGTTTGGTGCGATATGGTACAGCAAATACTATATTCCAACTACCAGATGGGTATCGACCCACCCATAGATTGTTGAAAGATGTCTGCACCAATCCAAATGTTATAGGGCGTGTTGAAATTTATCCTGCTAGTGGAAGTGGAAATGTTGATATGTATGCTGGTGACACGGGTTGGTTTTCATTAGATGGGGTGATGTTTAGAGCAGAAGGATATTGATATGCCTGTATTACAATACAATGATGGGGTTTTAACAATAGACAGTGCTGGAGAACTCAATATTGGAAGTCCTGTTGAAACAGGAGCCACTCTTAATGTTGGATCTTCACCAAGTGAGCATACTATTCTTGTGGGGCGTGATGGTGGTAGAGCCTGCATTCAAGGACCTGGAGATTTGATTTGTGATTCATCAGATAATCATGTGAGTTTAAACCATTTTACTTCTGCTGGAGTTCGAATGGCATTTGGAGGTGGTAATGTAGCTATTGGCACTGCTACACCCCAAAATGTCACAAGTGGCTGTGATCTAACTATCACAGGTACTATCTACAATGAAGGCTGGTCCTCACCTTCTCTCATACCCCCATGGACACAATATAGTGCTAGTTGGGAATATGCTGGGTATTGGAAAGATAAGAATGGGATGGTTTATTTGCGAGGGATGATAAAAGGTGGTACTTCACCAGGTACTTATGCATTTCAACTTCCAGGAGGATATTTGCCATATCGTAGAGAACTACAACTTGGTACTGGGCATAATGGGACAGCCTACTATCCTATTAGAATTGATATTTTAACAGACGGTAATGTGTATATTGCTTGGCCAACAATGTCTCCACAAACATATCCAAATTGGGTTTCTTTAGCTAGGGTAAGTTTCAGAGCGTATGCATAGAGGATTGATATGTCCAATGTATTTACATTACTTGGAGGGCCAGATAATTTCACTTATCTTGAAAGTGGTTTGGCTCGAACACCAAGTTCATTAACAGATCTTAGGATAACAGGTATAGGTGGAAGTCCAGATCTCATTAGGTTCGGAGCTACTGGCAATCATCATCTATATACTGGTAGTGGTGATAACACACTTCTACACCTACATAGTTCCAATTATAAACTTGCACTAGAAGCAAATAATTCAAGTGGTGTATTTATTGAAGTAGGCACTGATTGGGTTGCTGACTCTGTAGCAGATCTCATTTTCACTGGAATGTATCAAAGTCCAGAACATATGAGACTCACCAGTGGAGGTCATTTAGGAATAGGTGTAAATCCTCAAGGTGTATTTCATTCTTGTACCAATGGGGCATATGATTCCCAAGCAATTATGGAACGTTTGAATGCAGTAGGTTCTGGTGGACAGGCTATGCTTCGTTGTATAGCTTCATCAGAAGTAGATATGGTTGATGGATTTGGACCAGTCATCAATTTTGGTATCAGAGACAATACTGTCACAACTTATGGATCAGCAAATCTCATAGGTCAAATTGATTGTAAAAGAGATGGTCATGACGGTAGTGGTAAATTCAGCATTAGACCTAGAAAAGCTGGTTCTGTGCAAACTGGATTGGTTGTAACACAAGATAACAGAGTTGGTATAGGAATAGACACTCCTGAATCAGCACTCCACATAAAAACTCCTGTTGATGTGAATGATATTTATGTCATAGCAAAATTTGAAGACTCTACCACTTCTGGAGATGGTTACTTATCAATAGAAGATGGTATTAGTGTTGACAATCATTTTGTCCCTCTAATACGAGGTCGTGGTAAAGGCATAGGTTCTGGAGGGGTAGGGTTATTTTTAGTAGGAGAAATGGAAGATGACGATACTGATGTTTATGGTATGTTATTCCAAGTACAGAAATATGGTCCAGCAGCATTAACCACAGCTCCAGCTTACACATTCAGGAACTATACCACTGAATTGATGACATTATCTACAAGTGCTACCTTAAATGTGAATGGTAACATCACTATTAATGATTCTGCTCCCACAAATATGTGGAGTGCAAAGTTATGTTTAGGTGCTGTAGGTGGATATTTCGGCACAATGGGGAGTTACCACAGTTATTGGGTGTGGAATGGGTATCGTATTGCTGGAGGTTCAAATTGGTACGTTGGAGGTACTGGTCAAAATTATAGTGTGTTATCAGGGATAGAATTGGGACAAAATGGTATCTATTTTCTTGGCAGAGATTATGGTTCTGAAGGAACATATGGTTATGGACCATTGATCAAAGGTCATCTAGATGAAACTGGTAATTTCACATTATATGGGCAAGGCTCAAGTGGTTTTAGTCCAAATCTTTATATTGAAGGATCTGCGGATTCAGACCCACGTATTTGGTTAAAATCTAATAACACAACAGAAGGTTCTTCATGGTGGTATGATAACAATGTTGGTGGTTGCTATTATGATCAAATATGGTCAAGTGGTGCTGATGCTACTGCTGCTCATACTTTTCGTACTAGAACTGGAGGTACTCCAATAACAGCTATGTATATCAACATGGCTGGAAATGTCTTCATACCATCCTATCTATATGCAGATAGATATGTGATTCAAAATTCTATTGATGGTACTAGTGCAAAAGGTATCCATCTATGGACTGCGACAGATAACAACTGGGCAATTTATATGAGCCAAGCAGGAGCTGGAAAGAGCATAGCTGATGGTACTGCCTGCACCCCAGGGACAGGAGAAACAACTCATGCTATGAGATTTAGGGTTTATCGAGCTGGCACTGCCATAAGAACCTGGATATTTGAAGGATCTGATGAGATATGTTATGCAAATATAAACTCTAATGGCATGATGTATGTCAGGACTCGCATTGGGATCAATGTCAATCCAAGCTACCCATTACATGTAAATGCTAATGCTGTCGGATACACAGGTGTTTTTGTCAACACTGGTAATCATTACGACTATAGAGGTGTATACATCAGAGCTGGTTACTATAGCCCCTCAGGAAATGGTCATTGTAGATGGTTATGGTTCGCTGATGGAGATGGAACCGAAAGGTCATATGTTGGATACTCAACTTCCAGCCCATATGCAGCATTCTATGCAGTTTCTGATAGACGATTGAAAACAGATATTGGCCCTACTAAGGTAAATGGACTTGATGTAATCACAGGTCTAAAACTGTATGAATATGGTTTCAAGAATAAAAAAGTACCTTTCCAAAAAATTGGGTTCATAGCCCAACAAGCAAGAGAAATATATCCAAATATGGTATCAGCCACAGAGAACAAAAAAGATATACTCACTCTTTCTGACTCTTGTCTAATACCAGTGCTAGTAAAAGCAGTACAAGAACAGCAAGAAACAATAAAGCAGTATGAAGAACGGATAGCAGCATTAGAGGCTTTAAATGGCTAGTAAGTTCAGATTGCTTGGTAGTTCTGGAACTACCTTTCTAGAAAGTGCTCTAGTCAGTAGTCCTGGTTCTCTGTCAAGTCTCAGAATAACAGGAGTTGGTGGTAGTCCTGAGTTATGTCACTTTGACAGATATGGTAACCATCATTTATACCCAGGTAGTTCAAATAAGACTCGTCTTCATCTTAAAGGGGGTAATAGAACTCTACGAATAGCTGCTGAAACTACTGGTAACTCTATCCAATCAGGTGTGACATGGACCTCTGGTTCCACTACAGATCTTATTATTTCAGATCTCACCAAAACCAATAAAAGGATGCATATCGATTCTTCTGGACATGTAGGATTCAGAACAACACCAGCATTCCCATTTCATCTTGTAGGGACTAACACTACAGATGACATAATGCACGTCTATGGTGGTGGGGATTCATTGGTAATAAACTTTGGAGGGACCTCTGGTGGATATAGGCCAGTATACAAAGTATATCAGGGTAGAGGAACCTATGACTCTCCCCTAGCTTCACAAAATGGAGATATCCTATTTCAACTCACAGCCCGTGGCTGGACAGGTGCTTATTCTGATGCTGCCAGAATTGAAATGTTTGTAGATGGCACACCTTCAGGTACTTCTGTTCCTGCTGGATTCAAATTCTACACCACACCTTCTGGGTCAGTATCAGCTCTATCTGAACGTATGAGGCTTAGTCATGATGGCAAATGGGGTATAGGTCAAACGAACCCACGTAATCGAATGCATATTGGAGCTAGTAAGGGTTTTTGCCTTGACAATGCAGGTACTCGTGAATTCATTGGATTCAACATTTACAATGATGGTTCTTATCGTCATATCGATACTGGTTATGCATCATTAATTTCATTTGACTATTCTGCTGGGATATTCAGAATCACACCTTGCCCTTCAGGAACAGCAGGAGCTGCTACCACTGGTCAGGCTACATTTCTCGCTACAAATGATAACAATGTTGGTATTGGTGATCAAATCACTATGGGTGTTCCAAGTTGTGCTCTTGACATTGTAAATCAAAATCCCAGTGTTGGTACTGTAGCAAAGATGTTTAGAATCAAGACTGATGATAATAATTCATTTAACATATATGAACATTACGTAAGTGGTAGTGATGTAAATTATCGTCTAGGGTATACAGTAGGTGGAACTGATTACGATGGTCTAATCATCAAAGATGGTAAAGTTGGTATTAGAGCCATACCAGAAACATGGCTACATGTATGGGCTGCTAGTCATAATTCCGAATTGATGAGATGGCAACTTTCGGATGTGTCAGGACACCATTTAAGAGTTTTTGACAACACAGCTTCAGGAAATGTCATATATACATTCTCCCCTTATCATTTAACAGCATATGCTAATGGTCTTAAATTAGACAGTTTTGGTAATGTAGGGATAGGACTTCCTTATAATGACACTTCGGCTCCTATTCGTACACTACACCTTGAAAATGGTAAACTACATATACATTCAGGAGACTATAGAAACGAAGGTTTAGAGTTCACTGTCTTTGGTGCTGATAATCAAGGTGGTGGTCGTATATTTATGAAAGAAATAGACAGTGAGTATTATGGATTCTCAATTCTTTATAATGGTGAAAATGATAATTCAATTTTAAATTGCAGAGGTAATACTTTTTATATTATCAGACATCCAGGCACTTTGAATGGTTCTCCTATGTTGAGCATACGCAGGGAAACTGGATTTGTAGGAGTTAGAATACCTACTACAAGAGATCCAGCTACTCAGCTTCATGTTCGAGGTTCATCTCACCTCATGACATTCATTGGTACTGCTGGGGCAGGAATAGCATATTACCCATTAGGCTGGTCAAGTGGGAGAAAAGCATTCATAGGAAATCTAACAGGAACTGATAACCACTTCTATATAAAAAGTGATTCTGGGCAAGACATACATTTCAGAACCACTGGGAGTATTTATCTTTCATCTTCAGGTTTCAATACTACCGGATTTACATGGCCATTAACAGTAAATGGTAGTATGCAAACATTAAATATTGCTTATGGTGCTGTAAGTAATTACTCCCCTGTAATCCCAGGAGGTACATATACCGGTGAATATTCAGTTTCATTTGGAAAAACATTAACTTCAACACCAATAGTTGTTGCTACTATGGACAACAACCAAGTGGATAGTTATGTAGTCATACAAATAATGAGTTACTCTACAACAGGTTTTGTATATAGACTATTTAACCCGCATACATCAAGTTTAACACTCACAACTTCACTGTTAAGATATTTTGCTATTTCAAGTTAGGTGATGGTATGTCAAAGTTTTTATTGAAAACAGGAGTAGATGATAAGATATACCTTGAAACAGGATTAGTCTCTACTCCGGGTTCATTAGGAGATTTGAAAGTCTCTGGGATACTTGGAGGAAGTGTACTATTTTCTCTTGATAATGATGCTAACCATTATTTCTATGATAGTGATGGTGATTACACAACTTTACATTTCCATGCCACTGGATACAAACTCAGATTAGAATCACATGCTGATGGATGTTACATTGAATCTGGAACAGATTGGGTCTCAGGTTCAACAGCTAGTATCCAATTAGCACCTATAGACAAAGCATTTTCAAAATCAATCATTACTGATGACGCTCGTTTTGGGGTGTTGACTACTACACCACCAGCTAAGTTAAGTGTGTCAAGTGATGTTGCTGTAAATGCTGATTCGGTAAGAATGATAAATGAAACGTATGATACTACTGTTCTGTTCAGAAAAGCATCTTCAGATCCAACAACAGACTATAATAGCTATGTTGCACGGGCTTCAAGGGGTACTGTTTCTAGCCCCTCATCTGTTACTGATAATCAATGGGTAGGAACTATATTAGCTGGTTCCTATTCAAGTGGCTGGCAAGTCAACGCTAGTTTTGAGTATAATATAAATGGTACCCCTTCAGGATCTACTATTCCCACAGAATTAAAACTATACACTACCAATGCTGGTGTCACTGGTAGGACTGCAAAACTTACCATTGACAGATATCCCAGAGTTGGTGTTGGCACTGAATATCCTGGAGAACGACTACACATTAATACTGGTCAAGGAATGACATTCCATGACGGTACTAATAAGATGATTGGGTTCAATTCTTATTATCTATCTGGATCTGGTTATGTTGTTCTTGATACAGGATATGTCAGTTGGTTCCATCTCTACATGACTAATTACTTATCACTAAGGATATCTGATGCATCAGCAGCAGGAGGGACAGTATATGGCTGGGGTGATCCTTGGTGTTTGATGCGTCTGGATGATGATGGTGTAGTCAGTTTTGGTTCTCTTGATACCCCCATAGCTGACTTGAATGTAGTTGCTACTACAGGTGCTGGTACAACAGATACACAATTCAAGCTGAGACGAAATAGTAATTGGGGATTGATAATCACTGAAGATTATCCAAGTTATGTTCTTTACAAGATAGGTAATATTTACAATGGCACCACTTATGAAAACGTCATGGTGTTCAACCAAAATAGGATAGGGATAAATACCACAAATGTCCCAGCACCATTAACGGTACATAATCAAGCTCATGATACAGAAATTATGAGAATTAGCTCTGGGAATGCTACATATTATCTCAGTATCTTAGATGATACTATCCCTGGTAACGTAATGTATAATTTCAGACCAACTAGAGGTGATGTCCCATATAATGGTCTGAAGATAGATAGCACTGGGAAAGTAGGTATAAAGCACCCTCTTGAGATAGCACCTACCGATACACTTACTGTAAATGGTCATGCTTTAATCTCAACAGCAAATGATGGCTATGAAGGGTTTTACATCACAACAGGTAACACTGGAGCCGATGGGTGGCAAAGGATTTTCTTTGAAGAAAATGCTTCTGGGACCTATGGATTCTCTATTGTTTATAATGGTTGTGCTACAGACACAATCTTAAATTATCCTGTAAACACTTTTGGGATTTCAAGACATGATGGTGATGCTACTGGCGTTATTGTGCTTTCAAGCCAAAGAGCTAATGGGTTTATAGGTATCAATACAGATGATCCTCAAGCTCGATTACATGTTAAAGGTAATAATAACATCCTTTTGTTTGAGAATACTGGCACACAAGGGTATCTTGAATTTTATGGGACAGGAACAGGTGATGGGAGAAAAGCTTATTTGGGCATGACAGATTCAAGCTATACTAACTTCAGGATTGCACAAGAAGGAGATCCACCAGCTTATTTCAAGATTCAAACTACAGGATACATATTCTTGAGAGCACCTTATGTTGGCATACTCACAACATCTCCTAGTGTGGCTTGTGATGTGAATGGGTCATTTGTAGCAGGTAACATTGATTACGGTAGAACAGGTTTTGGCATCACTATCTCAAGTCTCCCATCTCGTTCTTATTCGGGACCATACTCAGTATCATTTAACAAAACTTTCCCATCTGCTCCTAGTACAGTGGTGGTGTCATTTGAAAATAACCAGATAGATGGTTGGCTAACATTGCAAGTGCGATATGATCTGATAACAACAACAGGATTTCAATTCTATGTACTAAATTCTTCTTCCCAAACCAGAACATACAGTACGTTTTATGTTCACTGGTTGGCTATGTCAGCATAGAGGTGAGAGATGGCACAGTTTAAATTATTGGGGGGAACTGATGATATAACCTATCTTGAAGTAGGTCTAGACCTTTCTATCCCTGGTTCTGTCACAGACCTTAAAGTAACTGGTATCGATGGCTCTCCTAACCTACTCACAATAGGTTCTGATGGTGAGCATTATGTTGACTCAGGGGACTCAACCACAACTGATAAACTGACACTGACAAATACTTTTGGGTCCCTTATCATAGAAGCTACTGATTCTGAAGGATGTTATATCCTTTCTGATCGAGATGTTGTTTTCTCGGGCATGTATCGTACTCCAAGTCTTCTGCATCTAAAACCCACTAGATTTGGATTTGGTAGAGAACCAACTTCAGCAACTTTAGAAATTGAAGCTGGGACTTTGGATGGCTTCTATCTTGAAAACACAAACCCGAGTGGTCTCCCTACATTCACCCTTTATAACAATAGTGCAGGATACACCAACAAACTAATAGCTGAACAATCTAGAGGGACATTATCAGCACCAGCAGTTCTTGCTAGTGGTGATATTATGTTCTCATTTAATCTGGAAGTGTATTCTAATGCTTATTATAAACGAGGTGCTGTAGAGATTCTTGCTGATGGAGCTTTCTCTGCTTCGAGTAGTCCAGGGGCTATTAATTTGAGAACTGGTGACTCTGCTATGACTAGAGGAGTCACAATAAGACATGATGGTAAGATTGGTATTGATCAAGTGAATCCCGAGGGAATGTTGCACATAGGTCAAACCTCTGGATGTATTTTCAACATCGTTGGTGATATAGCTCATATAAGTTGGAATGCTATATATGATGGGTCCTGGTCCCGTCTCAACGATGCTCAAGAAGCTGCTATACTTCAACTTGACCATTCCACAGGTGAATTCAAAATGTTCATGGTCCCATCTGGGTCAGGAAGTTTCACACCCAGTTATGGTATGGCTTTGGCTGTTAATAAGAATGTAGGGTTTGGGAAAATCACCTCAAGCCCAGGGGTAGCTTTTGATTATCAAAGATCTTCAGGAGGTACGGGTGGTGAAGAAAAAGTCTTTTCGTTACGACACAATACTTATTGGGGTCTATTTGTCACTGAAGATACTACTGGGACATTGAAATACAAAATAGGTAGTACCTATAACCTGGTTGACTATCCAGACAACTTGGTTATGGATTCAAATATGGTTGGTATCGGTGGAGACCCTGCCACTTGGTTGCATATCTATGCTCAATCAAATAATATTCTGACTCGATGGATCTCTGCTAATACAAGTTACTATCTCTCATTATATAGTGAAGAGATAAGTGGTGTTACTGCTTGGAATTTCAAACCCACTGTAAGCCCTACAGAGTTTGCAGGGCTGAAAATCCATGGGGATGGCAAAATAGGTATTGGGCTTCCTGATGGTGTAGCTCCAAATTGTGAGCTAGATATTAAAGGTACAATGCGTATCACTACTGATCTAGATGGCACATCTGGGCTTTATCTCTATGCAAATAGGACAACAGCAGAAACTTTCACACGTATTTTCTTTGATGAGACTGACTATGGTGATAATTATGGATTTTCAATTGTATATAATGGGGGCAATAACAACCACATCTTAAACTATGCTGTGAACACTTTTGGTATCTCAGTACACAATAACAATGCCACAGGTTATATCTGCATGTTGATGGAAAGAGACACTGATAGGATAGGTCTGAATTACACAGCACAAGATAAGAATTTTGCCATTAACTCTACTGGACCTGAAATATTAATTCTTGAAGGTTCTACCTATGCATACATAGACTTCTATTGGCAAAGTGGGCCTCTAGCACCTCGGGATGCATACATGGGAGTGACCAGTGAAGGTTTAGTCATAAATAATGAAACTGGAGGATGGTTACAACTCTATAATGCTGCTGCTCTTTGGGAATCTACTCACACAAGAATCAATAGTGCCTCAATCCCTACTTGCACATTGGATATCACAGGAGCTATGCATGCAAACAACTATGATATGGGATATGACAATGTTTATGGAGGGACTCTGAATATATCAGCAGCTAGTTATGCAGGCCCATATCGAATCTACTTCAACAAATCATTCAGTGCCCCCCCCAAAACTATCATATGCACTTTAATGGGTGCTTCCACCAACTATATTGGGTGGGTATCTATCCACATAAATTACACAGCTACCAGCTCTTATTTTGATATCTATCTGATGAATCTTCGAAGTGTTGGTATAAGTATAGGATTTCCATATGTGAGTTGGGTTGCTTTTTGGAACCCATTCTAAAATTTTATCTGGTTGGTACAGTACAATTATATCAAGGAGGGGGAAATGGGTATCAAATTGATTCCTGGTCGTTCAAATCCTGAGTTGGGGAAGAAAATAAGTGAGTCTTTGGATTTACCCATCACAAAATGTGAAATAACTGAATTTTCAGATGGGGAAATCAAAGTTGAAATTCTAGAAAATGTACGTCACGACGATGCTTATGTGATCCAATCGATTTCAAACCCTGGGCATAAAAATCTTGTAGAACTGTTGATCATTATTGATGCTCTGAAACGAGCCTCAGCAGATAGAATCTGTGCAGTCATTCCATATTATGGGTACGCTAGACAAGACAGAAAACCTAATCCCAGAGCCCCTATCACAGCAAAACTTGAAGCTGATTTGCTAACTGTAGCAGGTGCTACTCGTATCATCACAATGGATCTCCACTCAGGACAAATTCAAGGATTCTTCAATTTGCCTGTGGACAATCTCTATGCTAAACCACTCTTCATTATAGATATCAGAAAAAGATTCAACATCGATGAAATAGCTTTAGTAGCTACTGATGCAGGAGCTGCTAAGATAGTCAGTTCTTATGCAAAAAATTTAAAGTGTAAATATGCGGTCTGTGATAAAAATAGACCAGAAGCTAATGAATCAGAAGTGATTCATTTTATTGGTTCTGTAGAAGGTAAACAAGCAATTCTCATCGATGACCTGATAGATACTGCTGGAACAGCTACCAATGCAGCACAAGCAGCTCTCGACAATGGAGCTATTGGGGTCCATATGTATGCTACTCATGGAGTTTTGAGTGGTAATGCAAGAACCAATCTTGAAAATTCAGAATTCAAATCTGTCACAATCACAGACTCAATAGATCCTAACAGCACCGAATTTGATAGATGGGATCATGAAAGATTTAGAGTATTATCCTCAACAACATTATTTTCAAAAGCTATCAGAAGAACTCACTCAGGAGAATCTGTAAGCTCATTATTTGACTGACTAGGATGCAACATGGAAAAAATCACATTGAAAAATGGAATACTTGTCCAAGGAGATTGTCTTGAAGCACTAAAAACTCTAGAAGAGAACAGCATTGATAGTGTCGTTACAGATCCACCCTATGGTCTTAGTAAAGAACCTGATGTCACTGAAGTTCTTTCTCACTGGCTTGCTGGTGACGAGTATGAACACAGGGGTGGTGGGTTCATGGGGAAAACTTGGGATTCATTTGTCCCAGGCCCAGAGTATTGGAAAGAGGTGTATCGAGTCTTGAAGCCAGGAGGACACATTCTAGTATTCTCTGCAACGAGAACTTGGGATCTCCTTTCAATAGCTATTCGATTTGCAGGTTTCGAGAATCGAGACACGATCCGCAGAGAGCACGTTGAAGGGGAGCATGAAGCGATTGACGCTGAAGGTGAGCCTATAGACATCACGTCATTGGCCTGGTGTTACGGTTCAGGATTTCCAAAAAGTTTGAACATCAGTAAAGAACTAGATAAAAAACTTGGTTCTGAATCAAAAGTTGTAGGACAGCGACCATCAGGAGGTGGGGACAATTTTGATGCTCGAAGATCAGGAGAGAATCGAGAAGACAGACCAAATACCCACCAATCTGGTACAAGAGATATTCTAGAATACCAAACAGCAGAAGCTCAAAAATATGAGGGGTATGGAACAGCTCTGAAACCTGCTTGGGAAGTCATTCTTGTATTCAGAAAACCATTAGAAGGCACCGTAGCAGACAATGTACTGAAGCATGGTACTGGTGGTTTGAACATAGATAGCTGTCGTATCACTACCTCAGAAAATCTTAACGGTGGAGCTTATGCTGAAGATGGGTCTGACCGTTATGATGGATATGAAAACTGGAGATACAAACGAAAAGGAGGTGCCGGTGAATTCCAACAACCATCAGGTCGCTGGCCAGCAAACCTAGCTCTAGGACATCACCCAGATTGCAAGCCGTTAGGAGTAAAAAAAATCAAATCTGATGGGCACTGGACAACAAAACGAGATGGTTCGACTACATTATATGACGGTGGGTGGAAGAACAAAGGCCAAGACAGAGGGTCATTGAATGAGGCTGTTGAAGAATGGAATTGTGTCGATGGTTGCCCAATCAAAGAAATGAATCAACAGAGTGGTGTCAAACAAAGTGGGGCTATGAAGCATACCGTTGGAGCTTATGATGGAGCATCAAATACAGGATTGCTGCGAGGTAATTCTGGTCCACATAACCAACATGGAGATAAAGGAGGTGCTTCCAGATTCTTCCTCAACACTCCATTGTTCAGATATGTGACTAAAGCAAGCCGTGGTGAAAGAGAATTAGGATGTGATGATCTCGAACATAAAAAGGCTGGTGAAGTTACAGGTGGTAGAAAAGAAGGGAGTGCTGGTCTAAACAACCCACGAGCGGGTGCAGGACGAGTCTCAGGAGCAAAAAACTTCCACCCCACTGTCAAGCCCTTGGACCTAATGCGATGGCTTGTGAGGCTTGTCACGCCTCCTGGAGGCATTGTCCTAGACCCATTTGTTGGTTCTGGTAGTACAGCTATGGCTGCTGTTTTGGAAGGTTTTGGGTATGTAGCAATGGAGATGGACCCTGAATATTTCCCAATAACCAAGGCCAGAGTATGTTATATAGAGGATGGTGGGTTATTGGAGACTAAACCAACAAAAGAAAAAATATCTGAAGACCTAAATCTATTCGATATTCTAGATCAATAACTTCTCATAAACTCTAGAAAATTCTCAAGTTGTAAATCTTCTTCTGTAAGCCAAGCATCACTGTAATTTGTTAAAGATGAAAGATCTTTTTGCATACCTTGGACACGATCTTTAGTAGAAACTACAGATTCTTTACCTTCAACAAGTTTTTTCAACTCACCATATTGATTCAAAGTCTCTTTGGGAATATCTTCTTTTTTCAAATCTACAGCACTGACAGAACCAAGACGTAATGTTATAAGATCATTTTCCATAGCAAAAACGTCTGCATAATGCTCTGCCAGGGCTGTACGGTCAGCTTTAGGGAATAAAGTACGAACATCACCACCAAATTCTTTTACATAGTCCTTTGCGCCTTCGTCAATCAGATACTGCCAGAGTTTAGGAGCTTTGGTGTGGTCATATGTGCCCCTGCGAATCTTGGTGTGAAGATTGTCCTCCATATATCGGCTTTGTTTATACAACGATTCTGTGTTTTCGATATGTAAACTGAGGTCTACTATAGCATGCTGATCCAGAGCCTTTCTCTGAAATCTCTTAGCTACTCTGACTGCTAATTTGCTAGTCTGACTCATAGCTGATATCTCCTTTTCATTCTTCAACTCAAAATCTTCTGTGAGTTCAATGGCTAGATCTTTACGTATCGATTTAGGGAACACAGTACGCAAAGTTCCAATACCCTCGAACATCACATTTCCTTTATTCTTCTCGGCATAATCTTCAACAGCCTCATCAACTATTTTCTCCCACAATGACAATGCAAAGGGATAGTTGTAAGTCTTTTTCTTGATACTTTTAAGTAGTCGATTCTCTAGAGGTTTGACTACTCTAGATATAAAATCGTCATCATTGATAACATGAGTCAAAATCTCGTCATATGACCAGTCTTTTTCCATTTTGATCCTCCTCATAAACTCAGATCATAAAAGATTTATCATATTTGTATAATGGTATACATGATGGAGGGTAGAATGGATTTGTATACAGTAGTGCCTCAAGTAGGAGTAGTAGAACCTATAAATATAGAAATGTTCAAGAAGTTATTCCCAGGAATAAAAGAACCACCTTTGAATGGCTACATCATCACTAACAAGCCCTTCAGTGAAAAAGGCAAAGCTGCATTAAGGAAAGCCAAATGGGTGGAGTCCAATGGATACTTCATCCCTCCCATGCAAACGTCTTTTTCCAAAAAGAAAGGACCAAAAAAGAAAAAAGACACCCCCAAAAAATCGTAGCTCCAAACTTTAAAATCTCAAATCTTTTCAGTATATAGATGAAGTGAAGGGATTATTTTATCTTCATGTGAAATAGTCCTTGACAAAGGTATATAGAATAATGTACCTTTGGCGTCACTTAACTTTAAGGAAGGGAGTACGAAAATGATCGACAGGGAAAAGGCTTTCTGCTTAGATGAATGGTACCCGGACATCGTGAAGATTGTCCATAAGCAGTTTAAGATAGCATCTCATGACCGAGATGATGCGATCCAAGAGATCTGCCTAGCTTTACTGAAAAAGCAGAACTCAAAGGCATCTGCATATGACCCAGAGAGGTCAGCCCCAAGCCATTATATCATAATGGTAGCACGAGGGGTCTTGATCAATCGATTTAACAGGGGCAAAAAGTTCCAAGATGAACGCTCGTTAGATCAGATGATTGAGGATGTGCCACGGACTCTATATAGAAGTGAGCAGGCACAAATCAATCCTCAACGATTTTTCCAGATGTCCCACCAACTAAATCAATTTGAAACATGGCTCTCAGAAAATGACCCTGAACTTATGCCATACTATGAGATGTTGAAGGAAGGATATAGCTACAATCAGATATGTAAGAAGCACAAAGTTCCTTCGTACACGATACGAGATCGGATCAAGAAAGCTATAAAAGACTTTCAGATGGTGATCTTCCCCCTTAGTGAGCTGAAAGTTGGTGGTGAAAAGACAAGAGTCAAAATGGTTAGTTTAGAAGAGAGAAGTGACACACACTTTGGTAGAAGGTTTATTCTTCTGACTTGACTATAGCAGCCTCAGTAGTTAGTAAAAGACCCCCTATAGACACAGCATTCCTTAAAGCTTCAATCACTACATTTGCAGGATCTAACACAGTATCCAGATGTTCAAATTGTCCTGTTTGGGCATTGAAACCCCAGAAATAATCATCATTCTTCATAAGCTCCATAACAACTTCAGAGCCATCTTTCCCAGCATTCTCAGCTATTTTCCGTAACGGTATTTCAAGAACCTTACGAATAATATTGAACCCTGGTTCTTCACCTTCAAGACATAGCTTTGTATCGAGCATAGAACCTGATCTGAATAGAGCTACCCCACCACCAGGCAACACACCACTATCTACAGCAGCCTGAGTAGCATTCAAGGCATCTTCAACACGAGCTTTCTTTTCTTTGAGTTCAATTTCTGTAGCAGCACCTACATAAATGACCCCCACACCACCCACTAACCTACCTAACCGGTCTTGGAACCTTTCAATGTCGAACTCACTCCATGCTGACCTGATCTGACCTTTGATTTCATGCATCCTTTGCTCAATCTGATCCATATCCCCCTTAGCACCAATGATTAGAGTGTCTTTCCTGGTGATTACAACTTTATCTGCTTGTCCCAGGTCAGAAATAGTTAGGTTGGGAAGAGCTATTCCGAGGTCCTTGGTGGCAAATGTAGCCCCCGTCATGATTGCTATGTCACTGATCACATCTCTTTTCTTATCTCCCACACCTGGACCTTTAATAGCACAACTGACAAGAATTTCTTTACGGTGATTAAGAATTAAGGTTTGGAGAGCTTCCTTGACTACATCATCTGCTACGATTAGTAATGGTCTGTCAGTTTCAGCTACCTCATTGAGCACATTAGCCATAGTATGGAGACTTGATATTTTCTGGTCCGTAACCAGAATATAAGGTTTCTCCAACTCTACCTTGACATCATCTTTCAGGAAATCAGAGGAAAGATACCCTTGATCTATCTTGATCCCTTCGATGATCTTCAGTGAAGAGTCAATAGATTGGGATTCCTCCACTGTAATCACCCCATCTTGCCCTATCTTGTCCAACGCTTCAGCAATCATACCTCCAATTTCTTCATCACCATTGGAAGAAATAAGAGCTACTTGATATATATCTTTGGGGTCTTTGACTTGCTTTGTTTTCTCTCTAAGATCCTTTACAACTAGATCTACAGCTCGTCTCATTCCAGCACGGATCATATTTGGGTCATGACCTGCTACAACTAATTTAATACCTTCTTTGACAATGAACTGAGCTAGTATTGTAGCAGTGGTAGTACCATCTCCAGTAGTATCAGAACTTTTAGATGCCACTTCACGAATCAACCTACATCCCAAGTCTTGGAACTTGTCTTCCAGTTCTATCTCCTTAGCAACAGTCACACCATCCTTAGTGACCGTTGGGGTAGCAAAACTCTTGTCATATATAACATGTCTCCCCTTTGGGCCAAGAGTGACTCCCACAGTCTTAGCAAATAAGTCAATTCCTTCAGATATCTGTGATAGAGCGTCTTGAGAGAATTTGATTTCTTTAGCGGACATCTATAACCTCCATTAAAAATTTGACCTGGTATTATTATACTGCTATCTATTTATTATAGATTCCCCCAAGGAGGTTAGGCATGAAATCATTCCGTTGTCAAGTCATAGAGAAAGCAGAAGCATTTGGGTTGAAGAAATCAGAAGCTACAGCATTGTACCAAGCAATTATGTTGATAATGCAAGATACACTTAGAATAAAAGGGGTTCTCACCCTGAGGAACTTTGGAACTTTCAGAGTCAAGAAAGTAAAATCTAGAATTATACAATCAAGAATTATCAATGATGGGAAACCTACCAAAACAAAATCACAGAAAAATGTGAAATTCAAAGCTTCAGATAATCTAAAAAGATTCCTAAACAGATAAAGGTATAGCTACGTCTCGTTCTTCTCCAGACACATCACCAATTTTCTTGAGCTGAGACACCATACTCTTCACAACCTTATCATTACCTACCAAAAAGACTTTACCCATATTTCCATTCTTCGAGGGGTCTCTTTGAGCATAGATAGAAAGGTTATCCGAATCCCATAACAACAAACCACCTTGTCTCTGATATTTGGTATCTATACCTTGAGACTGTAAGAGATTTTGAAAAGCCTCAGCATCTACAATGACCTTGTTTAATGACCATGCTTCTATTGAGGGGAAATCATCAAGGAGGTCTTCACTTTTGCTTTTCAAGGCAAGTATCTTAGCTTGCACTTCATCCAATAGACTATAGTACCTATGAAGAGCACCTTTTAGTTTTGGAGGAAAATTCTTGACTTCAGCATCGAGCATCATTTTGATTTCACGGATATTATCGACATAATTATCCATCTGTTTCTTCAAAGTATCCTGCAATGCCTCGACTAGTATCTTAGTCTCATACTGAGACAATTTTTTCATCTTAGAACTCCTCACTTGGCCAGGGTTCTTCATCAGCAGGAGCTTCCTCTTCTGCTTCATCTTTCTTCTTCAAGTTCATGTTCTTGATAAGGAGTTCAGCCAAATTAGTTTCTTCTGCAATCTGATCAGATACTCGATCATAAAGAGCCCGAATTAGCTCATTAAATACAGCATCATTCACCGTAAACATGTCTTTTTCAAGCTGAGCACGAGTATCTTCAGGATCAATATTGAGTAGCTCAAGAATAACACCAATCGAAATTGACCCTTTCTGGTACAAGTTGAACATCTGATCGTATGTGTCTTGATTGTCACGTAACGCTAGTCTAGTGAACTGTAGCTTGGGATAGATGGTTCTGATATTCCCCCACTTATCATGCTCCAGAAAGCCCTTCTTGCGAGCTACAGGCTCAAATATATACTCTTCCACAAAGGTCTGGATAATTTCTCTAAACAGAAGATATCGAGTATTAATGACCTCAATCCTTAAACGGTCTCCCCCATAACTTGTCTCCCCCACCAGAAGAGACTCTGTGACACCAAGACCAATGTATAGATGCTTATCTGTGATGTCATACTCTGTTGCAAGGTCCAGTAGCCTATCACGGGCTCCTATCTCTTCCCAATGCACCTCATAGTTTGTGATGATACTGAAATCAGGATCAAGAAGAGCAGTGTCTACTTGAATTCTCAGGTCCTCTACATCATCTTCACTGAGGTCTTCTCCCCAGATAAGACGTTTGGGAGTCATAGCCCTATCAGCTATTTGAGTCTGTGCTTGACGTAGCTTCTCACGATATAGAAGGATACGCAGACAACGCTCAATCAAAGATACTCCATGTTCTTCATAGGCTATCTTTTTACGAGCCATGTGATAGACAAAGGACCCCTGCATAGGATCTGTGCCCAATGGGATATTCTCCCCCATTTTCACATACTCTTTGATTTCTTCTGGTATTTTCTCTACACGTCTAGCAGCTTCCTCATCGAAGTCAGCTTCTTCAATCAACTTTTTTGTTTTGGAGTCTGGTACTAGCTCGATTTCTTCTTCATCAGCAAACTGGATAGATTCAACTTTGACAAGATCAGGAGGTAAAACAAACAGTTTCTCCCATCCATTGTAATGTTTCTGAGTCAATTCACGAGTATTATCTCGAAGAGTACCTTCTGGAGTGAGTTCTCGTTCCAACTGTTCTTCTGGGAGGTCAACATCACTATCTTCAACAAATATATAGACATCCCCATCCAGATACCATTGATGAGCTATTTCTAGAAGTTTGCTAAATAACTTAACCTTTTTGGTCATTCTCAGATAAAAATCTAAGATGTATTCAGCTCTGTCATTAGCATCTTCGAAGCCAAATGCCTTAGCTTCCTTCTCGTTGAAAACTTTTGGTTTGGCTAACCTCACCTTAGATAGTGGTAGTTCACTGTGTAAATCAATGCTCTGACCAACAATGGGGTCTGTTTTGTAGAAGTGATTGATAAGGATTCTTTTCTCTTGAGGTGTCTGAGGGAGCTGTAGAAAATCAGTGCTCAAAAATGGAGAAAAGAATGTGGTCTGACCAGATAGCATCACATCTGCGGCTGCATTCTTGTTCATCAAAGCCTGGACAGAAGAGTTGCTAACCACTCTTGTCACAGCTTTGTGTTTTCTGGAGCCTTTCGGCATTTTTTATTTCTCCTTAGCAGCTTTTCTAGCTGCTCTTTCTTCATCTCTTCTCTTCCTTCTCTCAACTCTTTCCTTTTCTTCTTCTTCCTGTTCTATAATAGCTGATAAAAGGGTTCTCAATTTCTTCTTTCGATCTATAACATTACAAAGCCCAATTAATGTGCGTAACTTTGCTCCAGCAAATGTTGATACGGGTCTTAGATTTGATTCAAATTTACATTTCTTGTGTATAGAGTTATTTATTTCTATGAGTTCCCTTACTTTACCAGCAATCTCATCCGAAAGAGCTTCTTCATCAGAGATGAGTTGTTCCAATTCATTATCCATTATCTTCCCCTATTTACCCCTGCTCGTGCAGTTCGTGGTGAAGGTCCGTGTAAAGATTCCCTTCGTCGATGATGACTCCTATATAATGCCTGTACTGATCCCCTATTGGCAACAACTTTCCCAGGTTTTTTCGACTTTTTCCCACTGCTTTTTCTAGATCCTTCTCTCATGCTAGCAGAAGAAAGCCATATGGATCTAACTAACGAATCAGAGGCATCATCATGCTTACCAACTATTTTAGGGGCTTCCACTTCGATTATGTTTTTACTTCTCCTAGTTTTATTTAAATCAAAAAGTTCCTTAATCAAAGGACTATGAGGGATAGCTTCCTCATCTTTTGGTAAAGGATAATCAAACAAAACTAACCTACCTGTATACATCAAAGTCAAGAAATTGGAATACATTTTTGACCCCAATTCTTTACCAATATGAACACTGTGAAATTGCCTTAACCCTTTCTTGAACAGACTTTGTTCTATACCTATACCATGCCACTGGTCAAAAATTCCATCAATAATGTAGAATCTATTACACAAATCTTCAATCCAAGCAACTATATGATCATCTATATCAAGACGTTCAACATATTTCAAATCTCCTACTCCAGCATATTTGACATTATGGTAATCCAAAATGATATGATTATCTTCTTCATGGCTTATTGAAATTGCAGTACCATCATCCACTAACCCAACGTCAATACCCATATAGTAAGGTTTACGAGGTACACCTTGATGTTTAGGTTTCAACAGAGGATCAATACATTGTATCAAGTCATCTTTACGGTCGATGAATTTTGTGGTTCGACCAGAGAACATTGCTCCGTACTCCACCATAAACCCTTCTGGGTCTTTGAAGTACATTTGACGCAATGTCTGTGAGGGTAAGAGAATGTTAGTTTCCCAACAAGGAGCTTGGATAGCTAACATGCCTTCAGAAGCTGGGCCACCTGCCATAGCTGTTTCAAACAGCTCATAGAATTTACCTGAATCTGATAGGGGAGAGGAAATAGATATGATTCGACCATCACTAAGGTTAGACAATGATTTGTGTGGATCATCAGGGTCTTTAGGTGAAAAAGTAGTTGAAGACGGTGTGATGGCTTTATACACATCTTCAGCACTGGATTGACCCTGGTTAGTGAAGTGAGCCATCTCATCCAAGATGATTACGATGTTACCGGGACCACGTAAACCTTTAGCCACACAAGCCTTGAAAGTGACATAGAGCTTTGGTTTAGGACCTTCATACTTTGAGAGATGCTGAGGTGACCACAGACGAATCATACTCTGTGTCTCACCTTCTTTATAGGGTGAGAACAAATCACAAGTACCAAGATGCCCTGACACTTCAGAAAACAGAAGGCCAGCTTGTTCCTTATCCGTAGCTACACTGATAATGCCTATCTTGTTGTGCTCAGGTAGGCCATAATACTTGTGGGGGTCTCCTAACATCAACAGCTTATACAGCTCATAACTAGCAATGAAACTAGACATTGCTGTTTTAGTACCACGACGACCAATTGCCAGAACCAACTCATGTCTAGGGTTAGTATCTAGTTCTTTGATATTGATACGACCTTCATTCCAAAGATAGCTCAGATATTCTTGTTCAGTGAATGAGAAAAGGACTTCTTCTCTGAATTTATCTGTAACTTCAATAGTCTTTACTTTATCCTCAAGCTCTATGTTGTAGTAACATTTCAGAATGAATTTTTGAACAGGGAACAAACGTATACTGAGTCCCCAGTTAGATTCTATGTATTCAATTATGTTTGGAAGGTCTTTTCGATCTGATTTAGAAACAGTATCTCTTGTGAAATCCAATACAAGGTCTGAGAATCGTCCACTCATACATATCCCTACTCATCTTCAGCTTCAGTGTTCTTTTTGGAAGTTATTTTCACAAGTTCTTCTTCCCAAGTCTTCAGATTAGAAGACAGCTTCATGAAAAAAACTTGTTTCATTTCTTTACTGAATCCAGATTCATCTAAGGTGTGATTTATCTTATCCAACAAAGAAGTGAGAATAGTCTGGAACTCAGCAGACCTGACATCAATGGAAGTCTTCTTAGTTACTTCTTTCTTTTTGAGCCAAATATCACCAATCTTTTTCAGTGCATCAACACGTCGAGCTGATATTTGAGTTGTAGACATGTTAGAATCTTTACGTGAAATTCTCAACTTTTTCAGCTCATGCACTTCAAGAGCAAGTTCCTGTAGTATGAAATCTAATACTCGTGGAGATTCAGGGGTGTCCATAAGGACATCAAACAAAAGATCCTCTTCTTGTTCTTCAACCTCATCCTCGTCCTCATCTTCACCATCAGCTTCACGTACATCAATATCAGGGACTATATGCATAAGAGGGATATCCTTGGCAGGATCTCCCAAAACAAGATCTGGTACTTTCTTATCTGTAGTTACTGGTTTAGCTACTATACTCATGACACACTCTCAATCAAAATCGAGAATCATCCCACCTGATTGGATTTCCAAGTCAGACTCTTTTTGAGGTACTTCATCAATAGAGAAGTTTTCCAACCCCATGTTTTGAATCTCAAACTGATCCAATACAGACTGGTATGACATCACATCGATAGGCTCCAAAGATTCAGTGCTATTTCTCGATAACACTTCATCCTGCTGTGCTTTCTTATCAATATATGGCACAGAAGCTACCACTTGCTTGTTATATTTCTGGCAGAACCCATCTGAATTAGCTGTGCATGTTTGACAGGCTTTCATAGCCTGGACATATTTTGTACCACGAGTACGATGGATTTTTGACCCTTCATCACAAGAGGCATATACTGAAGGTTCTACATAGTAGACACCCATGAGACCTTGTTCAGAAAGAACTTCCTTCAAGTCTTCTTTCACCTTTGCCAGACTATCCATACCAAATTTGAACCTCAGTAATTCATAAAGGTCGTCACCATAGAAACCTTCATTCATCTTAGCTATTGTGTATGCTCTCACTTTTTTCCTCAATACGGTGTGTTTCTCAGCCGTGATAGGGTTATTAGCATACTCTTCAAAGTTAATCCCTTCCAAGACATTGCTTGAGATTTCAAATTCACCAAGGTCTGTGATAGCTTCTGTAGAAATAGCACCTTCTTCTTGAAGCTGTGGAAGGGAGCTAAGTTTGGACAATGTTTGACGCACACCATCAGAGTCCATTGATTCGATGCGAGATAGAATTTCTCCCACATGAACATTTGTAATTTGACCCTTATTCAAAGCTACTTTAAGAGCTTCTTTGACTACAAGGTCGTCACTGTAGTCCATCTCTTTCACTATGTAACGACCCAAGACTTTGCACTTACCTGCCTTTTGATCATAATGATCACAAGCCTTGGTAGAGACAACAAATGGAGCTGTATTACCTACTGAGTCAAGGAAGGTCTTTGCTTTTTTGCAATCACCCTTCCAAAGATCCAGATTGACATAAAGATGTCCAAATAGTCCCTTTTCATCTACTGCATATTTCTGGTAAGACACAGTGCCTTTGTAATCTTCAAGGTCAGGCTCTACTTCAGCCAAAACTTTATGGGCAATCTTGGCTGATAAGATCAAGTCTTCTCTTGATACAAATTTGTCAGCTTTACGATATGTCTTTGGCAGTACATTTGCCCCCCGAGCAACTCTTTTCTTTTCAGTAGGAGATGTTCTGAAAGCTGTCTTAAGAGCTTCTTTGACTGTCTTGCCAGACTCTACTAATTGAACAGGATCTACACCTTTTTCACGGGCCAGGTAGGAACGATAATGTTCCAATGTCTTTGCATTATAAGGAACCTTATCTACCAGTTTCTTCTCATAGGATAAGCAGATACCCTCACTGTTTTTCACACATCCAGCACATTTCTTTTTTGACCTAAGATATAGAGCCTTAGAGCAATGCTTCTTAATGAGGTCTTGACCCTCACCATTCTGACATTGAGGGAACAATTTTGAATCTATATAGACTCGACCAAAAACGCCCTTCTCTGCAAGAACTCTCTTGATCACATCTACACTAGCTTCTACAACTTGCTTGGAATAAGATGACTTGATAGTATCCATCAATTTAGTATCAGGGTCATCACGCAAGAGTCCGTAAAGAAGGAGACGTTTTAACTCCTTTTGCTGACCTTCAATGTCTTCTACAATCTCTTTACCAGTCTCAATCATCTCTTGATTAGGAAGAAGTCGGAAACCTGGAGAAGTCTGTAACTCCATCAAACTATGGTTCTCACTAGGTACTGCTGAGCTGGAACCTCTCTCTAACCACTGATGATCAACAGGCCCCTTTACAGGTGTATCCTTGTCATAAACTTTCATCTTCACCCTCTCCTACTATTCTTTCAATGGTGTATGAACCATCATCGTTTTCATTAATAGACCAGAAAGCATCATCAGCTTCACGAACTAAGAGATTCTTACCTATTCTGGTAAATCCTTTCAGCTTGTCTACTGAGGCAACTTTCATTGTCTCTTTTTTTGTCAAGAAACTGGTTAGGTCATCACTTCCAGACCATGATATTTGATCGAGATCCATTATCTACCTCACAGTGATATTGTAAGATTCACATTGATATCAATTGGTGAGTTGGAAGCCACAGGATCAGAAATCCTGATCAAACCGACATAAGAACCAACTGCCATACCACTGATATCTACTATGACAGACATAGCTATTGCTGGGTCTGTATCAGACATTGGCCCACCACTGGTGGGATTTACAGAAAGCCAACTAGAACCAGTCACTACTTGCGCTGTCCAATTTAAGATAGACGTAGCAGGACCAGAGTTGGAAACACTCAAAATTTGTACTGGTGGGTTAGCTCCATTAACAATACCAGCAAAGTTAAGGTCTGTAGCTGGTAATATCTCTATTTCAGGTCTTGGGAGAACCGTGAAATTGATATCAATAGTTTGAGGTGTGTTTGAAGCTCTATCATCAGCAACTTCAATAGTACCTACATATGACCCAGCACTCAAACCTTCAACATCAACTGATATTGATACAGTCTCTTCTTCATCTTTAGCTATATTACCAACACTATCGGGGGTACTCGAAATCCAGGTTTCGTCTGGAGTAAGCCCCACACTCAATAAAGAGCCAAAGGAACCTATATTAGATATCACAACATCTTGAGCATCGGGGTTATCACCTGTCTCAGTAGCCTCAAAATTAAAGGTTGTGTTATCAAGAGAAATCGTTGGTACATTCTCACCAAGGATTGAATCCATAGAAGACACAATATCTCTAACAACTTCTTCTGGTAGAGGGATGTCTTCAAGAAAAGCACCTTGAGGTGTTTCAATACTCATGACATATAGGTCATTTGTAAGATAGAGATTATCTACCTTAATCGTATATGAATACGTACCCTGTGATGTCACAGTCTCAAAATGAAATTTTTGAGTTTGTAGTCGTTCACTGACACTCATTAATTGGCCTCTGCCGACATGAGGACATATCCCTTATTATGATTCCATTGAGGTAATATGACCTCTTTCAAAATGTTAAAATTTTTACTTATCTCATCGAATATATAGAAGTAAGGATCTTTATGGCTTGGTTTTTTCTTGAGCAAATTGAGATTCTTAAAAAATCTATGACGAACTAATCCTTGAGAGAGCCCTAATTGCTCAGCAACCCATGATTGACATGTTGTTTGGTACATACCCACCAATATGTCTACATCTAAGTCACTCATAATCTTACTTAGATCTTGTTGCATTTGTTTTTCTGATATAGCTGGGAGGGAAAGGAGGAATTGAATTCTCTTGACAGCTTTCTTCAATCGATAACTAACTGCTGCCTGGGTACACCCAAAGATTTCAGCAATGTCTGATTGCTTTTTATTCACGTCAAAATATAGAAAAACAAAATCAGCCTCTAGATCAGGCAATTTATCCATCAGAGGTTTCACAGTATCCATAGATAAATTATGAAAAAAAGATGCAGTCCTGGTCTGTAATGCATCCTCAGTAGAAAAGCGGCTTTCTATTTCCGCTGGATCTAAAGATATTACCTGTGAAGATCTCATCCTCTGCCTCCTCGTATAGCTCTTTCAAAAAAAGTTCTATACTTATATAAGTAGAAAACAAATAAAAAATCAAGCTATATTTCAGGAGACGTGGAAACTTGAGAAAGACATATAGAATAATATAGATATTGATCGAAGTTTCATCATGAGAGATACTGAATCATGCTCTTCTACCGACAAAATACTGACCGGCAAGCCAACATAACTAGCATCGTTCCCATCCTCCAATATCACCATCTGGTCTTCCACCTCCTTGATATTAAATATTTTACCAGAAGGTACGTTTACCAGCAAGTGGTTCTTACGAGTCCATTGAGGTAGGGAAACTTCTTTCAATATATTGAAGTTTTTACTTAGAGAATTGAAGATGTAAAGATATGGGTCCCTCAGATTCTTTTCAGTATCCAAGGTACGAAGACCTTTAAAGAACCTATGCCGTACCAAACCTTGGGATATATATAGACTATCAGCTACAGAGGTCTGGCATGTGGTTTGGTAAAGCCGTACAAATATCTCTACATCCAAAGGGTCCAAAACAGAAGCTAGGACCTCTCTCATTTGTGGCTCTGGTACATCAGGTATACTCAAAAGAAACTCAATACGTTTCAAAGACTTTTTGATGCGGTAACTAATCGCTGCTTGAGTACATCCAAATATATGTGCTATGTCTTTTTGTTTTTTGTTTTTAACGAAGTACAAATAAAGAATATCAGCTTCAAAATCTGGTAATCTAGTAAGACATTTATTTAGGAAATCATCTGACAATTTATCACAATCCAAATTCAATTGGCTTATTATTATGTTCTGTAGATCTGATTCATCTATCATCACATTCACCTTTTTGATAAATTAAAGGTCGGGATGTCAATCAGTATCTTCAGAGACTTCAATTCAATTAACACTGAAGCTATAGATTTATCTATGTCAATAATAGTCCCAGGAAGGTCTTTATACAAACCACTTCGTATTGTCACCCTATCCTTTTTCTTGAAATTTGAAGTTAAAACAGACCTAAATTGTGTCTTCAGATCCTTCACGTAAGAGTCGTCCACTGGAGACACTCTTCTTTGGGTATTACCCTTTATCTGCTGGTCTTCAGTCAGCAACCGCTTGATGTACTTTGTGCCTTCTAATTGAAACAACTTATGAGGTGGGGTGTTGCTAATATCTATAAATATGTAGCCCTTAACTAATGATAAGTCTAGACCTTTTTCATTTTTTAGAAATGGAATGAAGATATCTACTTCACCAAGGGAAGATTGGATTTCTTTTTTCAGGCGGTCTGTATCCTCCTTTTCACCCCAACTTGTTAATTCAAATACAGCCCATGCCATGTTTTTATCTTCCCCATGTACTAGCAAATCTCTTCTTGAAGGCTGAAGCACTCATATTTACGGCTGTAGTGCTAACTTCAATCTTCTTTGGAGTGTTCTTACGTGTCGGTTTATAACCATCGTTTCGTTTTTCAGGATTTATCCCAGCATGATCCACAGGGGTAAGATATTCAGGGTCATTATCCCCCACGTCTTTTGGTAGAGGTTTGGATTTGGCTGTTGATGTAGCTTTAGAGGCTGGACGTATGTCAGTAGACATACTCTGAGCTTCTGTAGTGTAACCACGATGTAGCTTCTCTATAGTCAACAGAACCTCACATATTAACATGGAACGATCTAGAAACCTTAAAGATCTATTAAATGAAACCATGAATCTCTGAACCAATTCTATATCAAACTGTCCCAAGATTGCAACTCCTTGGTTTAGATCAAAATAGTTGGGTACGATCAATCTTTGATGGAGATATTGTAGATGAACAAGATTCTCAAGGATGTTAGAGTATATGTCTTGAGGAGATAATTTGAACAACATCTCCTGGATCAAGGTGAGTGTTTTAGCCTTATCATCAGACAGTATAGATTCAATGAGACCCAATATCTCAGTGGACCACCCAATACCTAGATAGTCCTTTACGTTCTGAGTCGAAATACCACCTATCTTACTCACTTGCTCCAAAGAACTGATAGCGTCCCTAACATGACCTTTACTATGGCTCACAATCCATTCTAAGGCTTCATGCTCGTACTCAAATTCTTCCTGCTTACAAATCAACTCCAATCGATCCGTAATGACCTGTGAAGGTATCCTCTCTAACTGTAACAGCTCACATCTGGACCTTATAGCAGGACGCATTTTTCTGAGTTCTGTAGTACAGAAGATACCAATTAGTTTCCTATCCTCAAGAGGCTTTAGTAGAACATCTTGACTATCTTTACTCATACGGTGAGATTCATCAAACAGAATGATTTTCTTCCCACCAAAAAGATTGTAGGATAGATTATCGACCGTAGCACGAACCCAATCAATGGTACCATGACCAGCAGCATCTCTTTCTTCGAAATTGAGGTGGTCTTCATTCATGAAGTTTTTACATGAATCACAGGTATTGCAAGGTTCATTTCCCTGACGGTTCTGACAAAGCATAGCTCTAGCAAAGATTCGAGCTAATGTTGTCTTACCACTCCCATGTGGTCCAGAAAAGACATATGATGTTTCCTGGTCTGTACCACCTTCCAACCTGGACTGTAGCACATTACGGATCTTTTCCTGGCCCAGCACATCACTGAACTGCAACGGACGATATTTTAGGTCAAGCATTATGCACTAGCCTCTACTAACTGAGGGGATGTGTTATTCCCTTTCTCTTTCTTGATATCAACACTTTGGTCTCCATCAACCTCATCAAGATCAAGAACTTTGACATTACGACCAAACTTCTTCAAGTCTTCATGCCAGAATCCATAGGTGCTGATCACCTCTGAGAATTCTTGGATGTCAGGATCTCTCATTTTGTAGATATACTCATTGGTTTCTTCATCAACATCTACAAAACAATAGCAAAGATAGTGATACAATGCTGCTTCTCTTTGACGTGGATTCAGCTCTTGCCAACCATCAGCACCTAACTCAATGATGTAATGACAACCATCCAAAAAGAAATTCTGCATAGGAGAAGCTTTCTTTGTCTTACCAAGAACCAACTTCCCTGCCTTCTTAGAGCATTTCTCTTTCATGACGTAGACAATCTTGGCATCAACTAACTCAGGGGCTCTCTTGGCAATGATCCCCTCTGCCATTTCCTTCACTTCCTCTGAGTACCAATACTCTGTAGCCATAACTTATCTCCTTTGGTAAAAGGGTTTCCAGTCCCTCCATTAAATATCATGGTATGCTACCTGGTCAAGGATATAATTCTTCAGTTTTGTATCACCCCACTCATACCATGCCTCACCAATATCCTTGAACTTCGAGCTTAAAACTATACATTTGAAAGGTGATGACTTTGTACTAAAGTAGTTCCATGCTTTTTTCCTTATACTATCTGAAGATTTTTGTCCAGTTTTATCAGAATCAAAATATAGAAATACTTTATCAACAAACCTCTCTAAAAATCTATATTGTTGTGATGATAGATTTGCTGTGCTGACACACAAAGTATTAGCATAAATCCTTTGAAGAGGGAAAAAGTCAAAAGCTCCTTCAACTAAGAAGACACTTTTGGTTCTCCAAATCTCCTCAAGGCATCCTCTGGTTGTCCCAAAAAACCAAGGTCCTGGTGACTTAGCAACCCATTTGTAGTATTCTTTCTCTGCTACAGCTCTGGTGATAAATCCTGTTGGTGATTGGTCGAGACGTGTTAAAGGAAATAGCACATATCCAGTATTGACTCGTGGACCATCATAAAACACATTCCCATCTTTGGATATCTTCACAACCCTGGAACTCCAACCGACACGGAACTGTCTTATCTGCTCTTCAGACACTCCACGAGAAAGTAGAAAATCCACAGCCTCTGGATGCCTTTGCAGATTGGCTTGCCATATCTTTATAAATTTCTCCATTTCACAAGCCTTATCTGTTCCAATGGGTTTCGAAGCATATATGTAGCATATGCTTTATCCAGGTCCTTTCGAGAAATAATAGTGAAAAAACCTAACTCTACCGTTCCAGGCACGATCATTATACAATCATTCAATTTATAATTGATTATCCCCACTCCTTCTAGAGCTAATTCTTCAAAGATTTGGTTTTTTCTGCTAAAGAACTGACCTATTATCCATCGAGGTTGTATACCTATTTCAACATAATATTCCAATACATCTTCTAGATCATTATGGATTTCTAGAGTATCTATAAGGGAATCACTCACACGACTGAAAATATCTTCATTAGGTTCTACTGGAAAAATACCGGTACGAAACTTATAAGGAGGTTCATTTGAAATTTTAGGTACACCAGTGCTTTTTGAGACAGCTATTGAAGATAAATCGAACCCTTCCCATTCCATCATTAATGGGACATGATCAGCAGCTCCCAATTCATAGTAGCTATCAACAAGGATTTTACTTAGAATTTTCATTCTTAGATCTCTTCTTAAACGAGAAAAATGCCTTGACTCGACCCCAAAACGGCAGTTTTCCTTTTTCATTAAGAATAGACCTTAAAAGAGATAGGTCATGATGATGTTTTTCAACATGTTTCCAAAACTGGTCTTCTATCTCTCCTTTAGAATACTTATTGAGAAAGGCAGGGCAATGGTCAGCATCACTGCTAATATCACAGATAGTGATTTCATTCTTCTCAAATGATAACTTACAAAGCCCTGTGTATTTGATGAACCCATGTAAATCATACTTCTCTGCATGAGACAGGACTAGGTAAAATATATTGGAATCACTTTCTTCAAAATCAATGAGATGCTTTTTCCGTATCCAAATCCTACTATCATTGATCAGGAATTGAACCCTATCTTTATCTTCGTCTACCACACATTGGTATTCAATTCTGACTCGATTGATTCTATTGTAGTTTGGATTAGGCTCACCATCAATGATGGGTTCAATATCAAGTGGATGCTGTAGATTGAACCTACAATTCCAAGGTTCTTGAGTAGATTTCTCCTTGATATAAGCATAGAAGTACCTTTTTAAAAGATTCTGATACATCTCATATATTTCTTCTTTTGTTTTCACATCATGGTCCTTTTATCTCTTTCAAAACTAGTTTTGAGCCATCCAAATCTCCAGCATAAGCTGTGTCTGCAAAGCTCAGGAACTTTGGTTGATGAGTTACAAGCAATACATCAAATTGAGTCTTTTTACATAATGACTTCAGGAAAGATCCTGCATTATCAATGTATTCTTCCGAAACATTCCCTAAAGATTCATCGAGAGCTAGGAAGGGATATAGCTTCAGCTTCATTGAAGCTATGAACCGGAAAAGAAGAGACACTATATTGGCTACACCACCCCCAAAAGAATCAAGGACATCTCCTTCGATCCCCTTCATCCCATCAGTAAGTAAAAAATCGATGTTGACCTTCCCACGTTTGATGCTTGAATCAATTTTTAAGGAAAGGTCTTGGTCCTCGAAAATGGCCTGTAAGCCCTCTGTGATGATAGCCCTGATACTTTCCTTGTCTTCGTGGATTAAAGCTTGCAGAATGGTTTTTATGGCCTCTGAAGCCTGTTCTAGGACAGACATCTGGTGCTCTATCTTCTTAATCTCATCTTCCAATGAAGATTCGTCTCGAAGATACTTGGATCGCACCCCTTCTAGTCGGGATATTTTGTCTCCAAGATCACCTAACATCATTCATTCCAATAGGACAGTATATTCATGACTCGACAGGAAACCTTTTCCTCTTCTTCTCCCTCTTCTGGTTCCCCAAGGGAGATGTCCAAAGATCCAATGATCTTAAACTTCTTATCCTCAGGGTTGATGCCCATTAGGATTGTATCTTTAGGGAAAGCTCTCAACACACTGATGAGGTTTGAAAACTGAACCTTGACTGTCAATGCTTCTTCAGGCATGTCTTGGGGAGAAACAGACAAACGAGACTGGAAATTTGGAGGTCGAACCATCTCCAAAAATCCTTCAGGATGGATGGTGATATCCATCTCGTCAAACAGTTGTGAACCTTTTGTCTTCAGTAGCTGTAGGATATTTGAAAACTTCTTGTTCTCGATGTTGAATGTGATGGGAGGTTCATCTTCAAGTGAAAGCTCTTCTTCCAATTCCTTTTGAGCCTTCACATTGAAAGCATAGACAAGCACAGATCCGTTTTCACTCTCCAGGGCATAACCATTGCCAAATTGAAGAGCCTTGATCTTCTGACCCTTGTATTGGGTCAGGAAAGAAAGGATAGGAGCCATATCATCCATACCAAAACTAAGAGCTGGAAATCCCTGAGATGATTCAAAGACCCCAATCTTGATCTCATCCATATAAATGAGCTTATCTCCTGAAACAAGAACTCTAGGAGAGAAAATTTCCTTGTTAGAAAAACTCTTGATGTACTTAACCCCTTCAACAAGGACATCAGCATGAATCTCTCCGAGGTCTTGAGTGTCCTTCAAGAGTTTTTCAATTGCTGGGACTTTGACTGTCAAGAATGGGTATTTCTGGTCTGTGAAATTCTCTTTCCCAGAATCAAGCCACATACCTCTGATTCGAAGGTTCTTTTCAAGGTACTGAATCTTGAGTTCCTCAGAAGGAAGAGTGCTGACAAAGTTCTCAACACCTGTCCCAAGTATAATGACAGCATTCTCTTCTGGTATTTCACCATCTGTGGATTTTATGCTGAAATATGCTCTGGTAGCAAAACGTCCTGAACAAGAGTACAGAACACCTTTAGTAGGGTTGAGCACTTCTAACCTAATAGACTGTGATGCTGTATTGTAGCTGGAAAATTCCAGTGTCGAAAGAGCACGTAGAAATTCTTGCCTGTCTACTGTAAGTTCCATTGAAGCCATTTGTATCTCCTTTTATAGACCTAGATCATCAAACTGATCATCGAATTGAGATAAGCTCTCTTCAAGAGCTTTCATTTTCTCTTCAAAAGCATTGACCTGATCTTCTAGCTCTTGTTTCTTTTCATCCAGAGTAGAGCTTAGCTTTTTAGGGTCAAGACCTTTAGCTTTTATCTCTTCAACAATTTCTTTTAACTGTTGTTTCTCTGCATCTAAACGACCCTTAATCTTGTCCCGTTTTGAGACAAGTTCGGCTCGTTTCTCTTTCAATTTTGACCATCTTCGGGCCAACGCTTCTACATCGGACATGATTTCCTCCAGGTCATATTACCAAGAGTGTATTTTTATTCGTCATCATCAAGACCTAACTCCACAAATCCTGAAGTACCTTCTGGAAGGATAGATTTGTTCTTGTTGGTCTTATCTGCTTTAAATTTGCATTCCCCAACATAAGGGCAAAACTTACAAGCCTTACTACTTGGGGTTGCCTTGAATTGACGCTTCTTTATCTTCTGCATTACATCGATAATTTCTGCTTTCAATTCCTTCAGAGTATCGATAGTGAATTCTACTTCCAATAGAGGATCTTCTGGAAATCTATAGAACCAATACCATAAAGAGTTTGGCATTTTTCTATGCAAGAGGTAATAAGACAAAGCATACCAAAAGAGCTGTCTATGATCTAGATACCTGTCTTTATACTTGCTCCCTTTACCATCAAATATCCTGATCTCACCATCACCTTTAAACACGAAATCAATTCGACCACCAATTTGATCAGCTTTGGTAATGTATGCATAGGTATTGACTTCAGATTTTGCATATGGAGCTAACAGTTTATAGTCTCTTACCGTATCGATACCATGATCTACAGCTACAATACATTCATCTATAATTAGCTGTTTCCCACCCTCATGTTCACCCCAAAAGATGTTCTTTTTAGCTACGATTTCGGCAAATACTTTGGGGACTTTATCTTTCAGGATAGTTCTGGCTTCTTTCCCTTTCCTCCAAATCTGGTCATTGTAAAACATTTCAAACATCTTCTGAACTACTGTACCATAAACAGTATTATACTCATCTTGCATGGTAATAGGTTTGTCCCTATTTATATTCTGTCTCAGATGCTTCAAAGGGCATTCAACATAATTTTTGAATGCATAAAATGTAAGGGCTCTAGGCATTTTCAGCAGCCTCCAAGTAATGGTATATAGTGTCTTTCACCTCTTGAGCCAGCCCTAAAGATGAAATACTCTGTGTCAGTTTATCTTTTGGGTCCTCTGTAGATACTTTGATGAGATTCTCAATGAAATCTTCAATCTTACGAGTCTCTTGTTGGACCTTTTCTTTACGTTCAAAATCAAAAATTTCTTTTGCTTCTCTCACCAATAAATCAATAGGAGTAACTTGGACATTCACATCACCATCATCCACAGTGATCTCTATGAAACCTACACGAGGGGTGCGAGTAATGTCATCATATGTCAAAGCCCCCCTAGAGATAGCCCCAAGATTTATGAAATGCTTACCTTCAACTTCTTGGATACCCTGGTCTTTATGTATATGACCGAGAACCCAAATGTCAGGGTCTAGTTCAGCAAGTTTCTTATAACTATAGAACTTCTCTCCTGGATATAATGGGAGATCCGCAACTGAACCATGGAACACTGCGATGAGTATCTTCTCATCACCTTTCTTGCATCTACTGAGCAATTCTTCATCCACATCTACACGATAATCAATACCAATTATACGAACATCACCAATTGTGATATCTTGCAGCCTATTGAATGTCTTGGTCTTGAACAAAACCCCTAGTGGTTGCTTATCAATAGTATCAACATTGCTATACATCACATCATGATTGCCAATAATAGCATACACTGGAACCTTGTACTGATTATGTAAAAGAGCCACATCACCAGTCAGTTCATGACTGTTCTTTGTAGGTGCTTTCACATGATAGAAATCACCAGCATCAAGAATAGCATCACATTCATGGTCTACTGCTAATTTGTAAATCTGATCTAACTTATTAAGTATTGCTTCTTTGTAGTCATCGATCCTAGAGACAGGAGGTCTGTCAGAAAGATGGCAATCAGATCTAGTGATGAACCGATATTTCTTCATGCTAACGAAGTCTCACACAAGGGGCAGACCTTAAGCTGAGCTTTCACGTCTGCTATTTCATTATCTAACTCTCTCAATTCAGATTCTATCTCTGAAGACTCCTTCTCCAAAGCCACAAATTGACGTTTGATAGTCTTTAAAGACTCAATCTTGCCCTGCATCCAAACCACAGAGTCAAAATCTAGTTCTAAGACTTTGGGTATTTGGATAGACTCTACTCCTTCAAGTCTCGACACTGAATCCAAAGCTGGAATTAGTTGTCGAGACAGGCTTTCAAGTTCACGAGCTTCTTCCAAATCAGCATCTAAGTTTTCAGTTGGTATCTCGATTTGTGCTAAGTCACTCTCCATCATTGATCTGATTTCAGGTTGAAATTTCTTACACCTATCATGAAAATCCTGTATTTCATAGATTTCCACAATGAGTGAATTCAAATCTTCTTCTGGGACAACTATGGTATCAATTTTGGTCAGAGACTTCACCCTAATACCACATCTTTTTAGCTTACTTTCGAGTCCCAAAATCCTTGTCAGTTCTACCTTCAATTCCTCTAGATCAGCTCCCTCAGATCTCAACACATCATATCGAGCCCTTATGTCAGGGACTTCTTTGAGAGTCTCAATACCTTCTTGGACCCTTTGGAGGTCAGCTTTCCGAGTCTTAAGGGTACTCTTCAGATTACGTTGATCTTTTTCGATCAATCTTTGAGCACCATTCAAAATATTAATCCGAGAGATATCAAATAGGATATCAGCACAGGCTCCACCCGTTTCATTCACCAGAAACAATGGGTTGAATTGATCAGCTATTTGTGGGGAGAGATCTTTGTTACCTGTAGTGATGACTCGGAATCCAGCATCTGCCAATTCAGATGGCACTTCAAATCCAACATTATTGTAGGATTCATTACCTATGGTATATTGGTTCCCTTTCCCTTTTTCCCAGGAAAGAAAGAAACCATTGGGATCTTGAAGAGTGACAGTACAAGTTTTTTCACCCTCTCGAATATAGTAGCTTCCCTTTGAGTTCCTCAACGCACCTTTGATAGCACGTATTATAGCACTCTTACCAATATTTGTTTTCCCAACAATTACTGTGAATCCTTTAATCCTAAAGGATACATCTTTAATTGATTGGAAATTCTTGATCCCAATATCTATCATAGAGTCTCTTCTTTCACCTCACCATCTTCATCAACAACAATTTCTTCAGTATCAACATTTTCCACTTGCTCTTCTTCTTCAAGAATTATATCCCCTTCGTCACTCTCTACGGCACCCTCAGTTTCAACATTACTCTCAAAGGATATTTTTTCAAGCACATCACTCTTAATAGCTTCATACACCACAGGATTTTCTCTGAACAGAGTTTGTACCTTCTCTTTTCCCTGTACCTTGAACCCAACCTTTTTATCATCTTCTTTATATGACAACCAGGAACTATTTTTTGTGATGACTTTACGGAAAATGGCAATATCCAAAATAGTCCTGATATTGTCAATACCCTTGCCAAACCTGATGAAGATTTCACCAGTATCCCCTTGTTTACTATCCAATTTATTTTTGACACAGGTAACTTTGGTATATGTACCAATAGGTTTTTTCTTTTTCTGGCCTGTCAATGAATCTTTGATTTCCAAAACTTCCTGTGCCCGTTTCTGTAGTTTTAACCTGATAGTAGAATAGAACTTCAAAGCATTTCCACCACTGGTTGTTTCATCAGGTCTAGTATCATATTTGGAGGTTTTGATCACAGATCGTATCTGATTCACAAAGATCACAGATGTATCTTTCCCTCGTAACCAATTAACCAGTTTACCAAGGAACTGAGACATCTTTATGGCACGAAGACCAATTTGCTCATCCTTGCTAGCCTCTCCCTCCAGCACCTTTCTAGGCACCATAGCAGAAACAGAGTCTATGATTATGGCATCAAGATTATGCTCTACCCATGTATTGATAATTTCAAAACCCTCTTCCATACAGAATGGTACCCAGATATCAATCAGATCATTATCATAATCAACACCAAGGGCTTGAGCATAACCATCATGTAAAGCATTCTCAAAATCAAGGAACCCTACTACACCACCAGCCTGTTGTGCTTGTGCTGCAACAGCTAATGCCAATGTTGTCTTACCACTTGATTCAGGACCGTATACCTCAATGATACGACCACGAGGAACACCAGGGCATATGGATAGTCCAGATGAAGGAATGATCGTACCTCCAATCAGATGGTTGACTATGATGGACCCTGTTGATACATGGGGGAATTGTTCAGTTGGATTAGGGTCTTTTCTATTCTTGAAATCCACCTCTTTATGTTTTCTCAATGCTTTTCTAGCTTCTATCAGAGCATTAGTTTTTTCACTTTTTGTTTTTGCTTTTGCTTTTGGCATTCAATTTTCTCCAAACAGAAAAAATCTGTCATTCTCACGGTAAGCCATCCCACGTTTTTTCAACTTCCCTTTTACCTTCTTCACACCAAGAAATATCCACTTTTCCTTTGGGGTAAGTTCTTCCTCAGGGGTGGTCCCATTAAAATAAAGAATGAATCTATAGGTAAGATAGGCTACATTAAAAGCATCAGCAGTGTCAGAGTTCCAACCCCCTTTTACATCAGAAGCTTTTTTTGCAGCATCTATCATATCTACTTTGAACATCTTGCCCTTCTCTCTACCCAATATTTCTTTGGCTCTACTTTTCACTGTCAACGGGTCCCAAAAGTATACGTTCTTTTTTGCTTTGTGAAGGGCTTCCATAGCAAATAAAAACAATCCATATAGACCTTCTGACCAAAGCTCTCCAAATGGAGGACTTTCAATACCTACTGCGGTTAGATCTTCAGTATTGATGCAGAGATCATAGATTGACTCACGAAGATAGACGTAGCGATCTATGAACAACATCTTCGAGTCGGTCTGGAATTTTCCTCGATTCACAACTATAGGTGATGCCTGGTCATCTATCAAACACCACCCATAGTTGGTCATCGAGGGGTCAAGACCAAGGACCCTCATGTCATTAAAGGTCCGCTAGAAGATCAGAATAGTCCGAAGAATCGGCACCACCTTCTTCAACCCCATCAACGTCGTCACCCAAAGCCTCTTTGAGTTCTTCTGTGGTCATCTTCCGACCCAAAAGATTTGGCAGGGACTCTTCCAGCTTCTTAACCTTAGCAAGTATGTCATCTCTGATCTCATCCTTCTTCATCCACAGAGCTTCACCTGCTGGTACAATATCCAACTTCTGATACTGTGTGTCCTTACAAGTCACTTCCAGATCCGTTTGATGGAGAGGGTTGGACTTATTACGACGCTTCAGGTCGTTATACTTGTCCCCATTGATGACCCAGGGCCATACCTGATACTTACGGAAATTGGTCTTGTCGATATTACCATCTCGATCAGTAATATACTGAACAATGATAGTAGCAATTCGACTTTTTGGTGCTCCCATACGTTCGCAGCAGAACCCATTAGTACAGATCACGTAGCCTACCGAGGGATGGTAGTGAGCATTCACGACAAGAAAGGAAATCTTGTCCATCAAATACTTCCCTTCCTCGTCTTTTCTACGCAGAGCAATTGCAATGCGATCTGTAGCATTTTTGATCGTACCTTTATAGGTATCGATACGACTGGTCTTGACAACATCATCACCGTCATCAAAACTAACTTCATTGATCCAACTTGGCTGTGACATGGCTTACCTCCATTATAGGTCTTTTAAAATGTCCATCAAATCTTGGTCTTCACCTTTGACTTCTGGCTCTTTTGTTTCTGGTTCTTCTACTTCAATGGTCTTCAAGTCATTTTCTTTCTTCCCTTCTTCCTCAGAGTTTTCTCCCGTGTCAGGAGAAGAGTTATCAGACTCTGCATCAAAGTCATCTAAAAAACTGATGTCCTCAGATGCTGACTTTTCCTCATCGTCATCGGTCTCTATAGAAGGTGGATCGTCAGGTATACCATCTAATAAAATTGAAGGGTCTTTGTTGACATCTTCTTTTTCTTTTTTTTCTTTCCCACCTTCTGAACCAAGATACCCTTCCAAAGAAATCTCTGTAGTCATTAACTGCTTAGCAGTGCGGATATCGGCATTGGCATCTTTCAGATCCCGAATCTTGACCTTTACAACTTCTTCCAAGGCTTTAAGGTCTCTTTCTTGTTCTTCAAGGTCTGCAATTTCTTTGAGATTGTCTATTAACTGTTGGTTAGCTGAAGCTACTCTATCTTTGTACGAAGTACCTCTACGTACAACTTCATCAGTAGCTATGAGCTGATCAAGATCAATTTTATATTCAGCACGAGAGGCTTCTAATTTCCTGGTCACTTCCCAAAGTGACCGCTTTATAGACTGAAGATAACCACTGACTTCATTCAAGTAGGTACGACACTCGACAAGCTTCTCACGAAGATAAACAGGACCAAGAACAGTGATATCACCATCCTCTAAAGTAATGACCATCTTAGGTATACGGTCAAATACTTGTTTTATCCAAGCCTCATTTATCATCTTCCCTCTTGTCCTCCTCTTCAAGTTTCTTACTCAACTGTTCAATCAACATGTCGAACACACCTGAAGTACGATCTTTCTTGAGAGTGTAAGAATCACTTGTGATCATGTTACGGGAAAGTAAGGTAGCAAAGCTCATAACAGAGAGCCTCTTGCACAACTTCATGTACTCAACTTCAGCTTCTTCAAGCGACCAGTCTTGACCTTCAGGCACAGCGGTAAAAGATAAAAAGATATCTTTACCCCAGGATCTTTTCTCTTGGTCCCCAAATGAGGTCATAGCTGCTGTTATTGACTTTATCTTCATTTTCACCTCTCAACAAAACCACTATACGAACTCAATTATTTTTTTGTATCTCACCATTTTGGTATAGAATTTCTATAATTCTCTTACCTAATAATGAATTTCTTTGAATAGGTTTATTGTTCTGAATGGCTTTCCCGATAGCTTTTTTCTCCCCTAACAGAATAAGTTTTTTCCTAGCTCTCGTGATCCCTGTATATAGAAGATTTCGTTGTAACAATGGGAAGAAACTCATCACCAATGGAAGGATGATATAGTCAAATTCAAGACCTTGTATTTTGTGTACCGTAATAGCATAGGCCAGTTTCATACCCATTGTGTGGAGAGCATCGTCATTTGTTTTCAAATGAAGATATCTGAATGGCTTGAAAATCTTGATTACAATTTCTTTTGTCTTGAAATCTATAGACCTTATCTTACCAATATCTCCATTGTAGACCTGTAACTTATACATATTTTTAGTGATAATTATACGATCCCCCACTCGAAATCGAATACCACCAATAGTCATTTCCTTTTTGTCTTTTGAAGCTGGATTTAGAGAATCTCTCAGATGTTCATTTAGAGAGTCTACACCAACATCACCACGATACATTGGAGCTATGACTTGAAAATCTTTTTCATCTTTAAATAGCTTTTGAGAAGCTTTTATGATGAAATCTCTAAGCTCAACCTGATCTGATCCACTGATATACATGAAATCAGCAGGCTTCTTATCTGTGATAGTGATGCTCTGACCTTTATTGATTCTATGAGCATTCAAAACAATATCAGAAGCCTCTTCTTGACGGAAAATCTCAGTTAAAGATACTGTGGGGATTTGTTTGGACCCTATTAATTCTCTCAACACGTTTCCTGGGCCAACACTAGGTAGCTGAGCTGTATCCCCAATCAATATAAGACGGGTGTTGGTATCAATAGCTGCTAATAAGTGGTAGAACACAACTTGATCTACCATTGACACCTCGTCAACAATGACAACTTTTGTACTATACTTTCGGTGCTCATTATACTCCCAATGACCACCTCGGTATTCCAAAGCTCTATGTATAGTGAACGCATCTAATTGAGTCATTTCCTGGAGATTTTTTGCAGCCACTCCAGTAGGAGTAAGTAGTAAAGGGTCCTCACCAAGAATATTTTTGAACATGCTACACAAGCATTTAGTGAGGGTTGTCTTTCCAGTACCAGGTAGTCCAGTAAGAATAAATGAATTGTTTTCTAAAGCCATATGCACAGCTTGATTTTGATTCTCAGAAAATTGAATACCCTCTCTTTTTTGGAAATTATCTATAAATTGTGTGATGTCTAGATCTTCAGTTCTTTTATAGATCAAATCACACATCATCTCTGAGGATCGCTTTTCAACATTGTAAGCCCATCCGCTGTAAACCATATTATGGTCTAGCACCACAGTTTCTAGAGAATCATTTTTGATCATCTTCATTAGGTCATCTAGAGAGAATTTGAGATTCAAATTATCACAGACTTTTGACAACACACTTTCTTGAGATAAATATAGATGCCCTGATGATGAGGCTTGAGACAAGATATGTTTGACATATCCAAGAATACGAACCGGAGAATCTTCTTTCAGACCAATTTCATTTAAAGCAATATGGTCAATCTTTTTGAATTGCACCCTACCAAACCCAATCAAAATATATGGGTTCTCGAACAGGTTATTGAGAGAGGGAAGTTTCTGATGCTTGTCATGAAAAGCATAGAGAGCATTCTTAGCTACTTTGTAGGAGAACCCCCATCCCATGATAAGGAAAATCTCAGGACTAAATGATTCAATGTAACTCCAATATTGGAGTACACTTCTTGGTCCTCTAAGAGTTTTATGGTTCTGAGTGATAAGTTCGTAAGGACCTCGATACTTACCAAAATTGATTTGATTGAAAGATGATGGAGGTATCTTTACGATCTCCTCCATCCAGGTCTTCAGACCATTTGCTATCTCAAGTTCCATTATGAACATCCTAATGAGTTACCACAATTTGGACACCGATAACAAGTTCCGTTTGGAGTAGTGAGGAACCCACAATTAGGACAAGGAGGCCCATCAGAAATGGTACTTGTCTGCAAGGCTGGTAATTCCTCTACTGGCTCATCCTTCAGTTCTGCTTCAACATGAGTATGGTCATCAGAATAGAAGTATGACTTCAACCATCTGAAAATGTAATCAAGAATGGATTTTGCAAACTGTATATCTGAGTTTTTGGTCCAACCTTGAGGCTCAAATCTGGTGTTCTCAAACTTGGTTATAAATGCATCTAAGGGGACTCCATACTGAAGACCAAGACTCACGGCAATCCCAAAATTGTCCATGAGACCATTTATAGTAGACCCTGCCTTTGCCATACGGATAAATAACTCCCCTGGTGATCCATCTTCAAAAAGACCTACGTGAATATACCCTTTGTGTCCGATTATATCGAATTTGTGTCGAATAGTTTTGATCTCATCTGGCAAGTTTCGTCTAAGGGGCTTCAAGGCAGCTCTTTTCTTACCTTTTGTCTTGGACATCAAGGGCTGGAAAATTTTGGAACCTTGTCTATAAACAGCTATAGATTTCAGACCCATTTTCCAAGCGTCTAGATATATATCCTTGATCTCTTCTATTGTGACGTTTTCAGGCAAGTTGACAGTCTTGCTGATAGCACCACTAAGGAATGGTTGGACGGCTGCCATCATCCTGATATGACCCATAGGCTCTATGCATCTATTATTGAGAGGGATAGCACAATCAAATATTGGCAGGTGTTTCTCAAGAAGCCCAGGTGCTCCTTCTATGTATCCATTCTCAAGAACGTAGTCTTGGATTTTCTTGATCTCATCATTTTTATAATGGAGAGTCTTCAGAGCTAATGGAATAACAGGATTCACTAATTGCATAGCCCCACCACCAACAAGAACCTTACTTTTCACCAAAGCAATGTCAGGTTCTACTCCTGTGGTTGCCACATCCATCATGAATCCAATAGTTCCTGTAGGAGCAAGCAGAGTGACTTGACTGTTACGAATCCCATGCTTGTTACACTTTGACACTACCGAATTCCAAGTATCAAGACTGATCTCTAACAAGTCTTCAATAGGATCTTCTCCTATGATTTTCTTATGGGCTCTTATGTGCTTGTTCATCACTTTGATGAAAGGTTGTTTGTTGAGTTCCCATTCCTGAAATGGTTCTTTTAGAACGGCAATATCAGCACTGAAATCATATGCCGTTGAAGTCATGAGACTAGTAATTGCAGCAGCAATGCTTCGAGAAAAATCTGAGTCATAAGGATGACCCAAAGCCATAAGAGCACCACCAAGATTGGCATACCCCAAACCCAATTGACGATATTTCCTGGCTCCCTCAGTTATTTTTGGTGTGGGATAAGAAGCCCGGTCAATTAAAATCTCTTGAGCTAGAATAGTCACCTGTACTGCATGTCGGAAAGCTTCAATGTCAAAAAATTTCTCTTTATCCAAAGAGACAAACTTCATAAGATTCAATGAAGCAAGATTACAAGCACTATCATTAAGAGACATAAATTCACTACAAGGATTGGAAGCTACAATCTCACCAGAATTGGCTAGTGTATTCCAATCATTGATAGTGGTATGGTACTGAACACCAGGGTCACCACAAATATGTGCTGCTTTCGCTATGTCCCCTAGAATCTCAGAAGCTTTGTACTTAGGACCTTTCTTCCCACTGACTACCTCTTTTGTATACCAATTACCATCATTCTTGACAGCTCGGAAAAACTCATTTGGGATACGTACTGAGTTGTTACCATTCTGGAAGTAAGTATGATTATAGACGTGTTCAAAATTGGCTTCACCATCTCGGATCAATTCTTGGAGACGTTTTTCTTCAAGAGCTTTGCACCAAATGAATTCCTCAACATCTGGATGCCCTACATCCAAAATGATCATCTTGGCAGCACGACGTAATCTCCCACCACTTTTGATGACACCAGCAAAAGCATCAAAACCTTTCATGAAAGATACAGGACCAGAAGCTATACCTCCTTTTGATAGAGGCTCCGTTGAAGACCTGAGGACAGAAAAATTGGTCCCTGTCCCACCCCCGTTTTGAAAGATACGAGCCTCGTTGGAGACAAGTTCCATAATAGAACCCATTGAATCTTCCAAACCTTGAATGAAGCAAGCAGAGATCATAGGCTCTTCATCTAGCCCTATGTTGAAGAACACTGGGCTATTAAAAGCCATGACTTGATTGTAGATCATATACATAAGTTCATTACAAAATACATCTGCCTCATCTTCATCTAGATATTCACCTTCAATAGCCCATTTACGAATCGTACCACAAACTCGTTCAGCTAGTTCTTTTAGGCTTTTCTCTTCATTTTTAGCTCTGCTTGTTTTTGCAAAGTATTTCTCAGAAACTATGTTGATAGCTTGCTGACTCCAAAACTGAGGATAGGAAACCCCTTTCTGTTGGAATATTGCATTGCCATCTTTGTCTTTTACTTCTGCATTTTTCTTTTCCCATTTTATGCCTGCATCTGGTTTCCCACCTTTACAGAAAAAAGACTCCACTTTCATTTTCGTAGTATCACCAGATACCTCTAAACTTATCATGCTAGTTCCTCCAATAAAAACGACCGTAATAATATATAGCCATCTAATCCTGTATATTTCATACCTATATCTAATTGGCACAACCTTTTATGCCAACTCAGTAACTTAGGCAAGGTTATTTTTGAAGATAGCTCTTGTAGTTTTGTTAGGAAATACGGATGGGCATTTAACTGACCTGCAAGTTCTTTGATTTCCCCTCCACGAGCCATGAATGATTTTATATATATAACTTTCTCAACAGCTTCCAAAAAGAAAGCCAAGATTTGCAATGGAGGTATTTCTTGATGTTCTAGATTAAGAAAAGTCTTGAGTGTGGTTTCTCTTTTTCTGAGGAAATCATTAAATAAATCTAGAGTTGTCTTTTTCTTTGGGTTGCCAATCCACTTGAGATCCTTTTGTAGAATCTTACCAGCAGTTTTGAAATGATTCCCCAACTTGACTAATTCAGAGTGTGTTTGATAGAGATCTCCCCTATCCAGACGTTCTGCTAAATACATATATTCATCTTCAGATAACGAGATACCAAATTCCTTCAAGACACCTCTAATGAATACTACAAATCTTTCTTCATTGAGGTCATTGCATTTGAATGTATTTTCTTGAGGTACTTTTTCTGGTATGTGTTCGAGATACCCCCTGTTAGTCACAGCCCAAACAATGTGATGATTTTCCAACTTTATTTTCTTGAGCACGTCGTAACTTATCTTACGGACATCACAAAAAATTATGATCTTCTTGAGAGGACTGCTTTTGATTAGGAAATAGATCTCATTAGGGTCCTCTTTTTGGATAACTGTGTCAATACCGGTACGATCTTGGATCATCTCCAAGATTTTCATTCTCAAGAATTCGTTTGTACCTATCAGACACCAATGCATTATTTTCTCAGCTCTATCTTTGCATCTACCACAGCTTGAAAGAAATGATGCCAAGCTCTAACACTAGGGTATCTCTTCATAGTCTGGTAGAATTGATTTAAATGGTTATAGATAACGAGTAGGTCTTGACTACCTCTTTTCTCTTCTATCAATGAAAGTCTTTCTTGGACATATGGAGAGGATTCTGTGAAATGAAGATGCAGTACAAACAACACCCAATGGATTAAATCTCCAAGATCTGTCTCTCGTACTTTAAGAAGATTCAGTAACGTCTCTTTTTCAAAAAAACTCTCTATGAACAATATAGCTCTTTCCTGTTCCACACGACTTTTGTTAAGTTGGAACAGTGGTATTCCACCATACTCTGCTTCTGATGTTGGTGGTATATAAATTTCCCAGCATCGAGATCGAAGAGTGGGGATAACTTCTGTGTGGTAAGGAGTGAGGAAAAGAAACAGATTGTAAGGCTTTACATCCTCTACTATTTTCAAAAAAACATCGCTTCCCTCAGGGGTGATTTTATCAGCTTGGTCTATGACAATAGCTCTGACTTTAGAGGCTAGTGGTGGCTTACTGACAGCAGCAGAAATCTCTCGAATATCATTTACACCCCAAGACTTCTTTTCTAATTCATAGAGAATGTAATCTTCTCTAGGTATTGATATGCAAGAAGCACATTCACATTTTGAACTTTGATTACCTTCACAATTGGCATATTTGAATATGAGCCTGGAGAAAAGTTGCTTCCCCATGCCTTCTTCACCAGTGAGAATAAGAGGATGAAAGGTGCCTTCTCTGACATAACTTGTCAGAAATGCTCGGACACCATCTCTTTCCCAAATCTCACCAAACATATATACCTCCTCTTCACTGTATGAAGAGACTCTACCAATGAGCTTAAATTATTTCTAAACGCTCAGCTAAATTCTTTGTCTTTGGAGCAAAATAGTTGAAGAATCGTTTCTTTTCGGCAGGATTCCTCAAGACATAGGAAGGATGATACATAATGAAGACATGAAATCTCCCAGCTCTATAAATTTTGCCAGCTATATGTGTAATTTTTTGTTTCTCTTTAAATTGCATCAAAGTCTGGACTACATCTGATCCCATAAGGATCAGAATCTTTGCCTTGTCAAAAAATTCCAGTTCTTTTCGGAGATGTACTTTACAGGACTCAATCTCTGTCTGAGTAGGAGGTCGATTTCCAGGAGTGAAACATTTTACCATATTCACTATCCCAACTTGGTTTCTTTTGTAACCAACCTTCCCCATCCACTCATTCAGAAGCTGCCCAGAACGTCCCACAAAGGGCCTGGTGAAACGATCTTCATCGTTACCAGGGTTACGACCCACAAAAATGATTTTGGCATCCTGAGGGCCTTCTCCTCGAACAGGACTAACCACGTCTTGATAAAGTGGACAGAGCTGACAAGAAGCTATCTCTGTGGCAATAGAACTATCTTGGATCAGAGGTGTGTCCATGCACACTCCCATCCTTTAGGTTTCAGAGTAGCTCTCTGCACGAATCCTTTTTGACTGATTTCATTTGAAATCTTCTCAACATAGAATGGACCTTTAACTTCTGCTATTCGATGTCTAGGTGGGGAACCATCATCTGGCTGATATTGTGATTTGAAAGAAAACCCATCTTCAAAATGAATCAACCATTTGGGTCTAAGAGAATCTGTCTTTGTTTCTACTTCTAAATTCAGGTCAGGTATCACATAAATTGTCTTCAAGATACATCTCTCCCTTTAGGAACGGGAGGAATTCTTGAAGAATTTGAGAGATCTCGTTCCCCTCAACCCCTTCCTAAATGTCATGCTAGCTGAAGTTATCCAGCTAGACGAACACTCATAAGTGTTCGGGTTTCATATTGTTTTTTATACCATCGTCGTTATATATGCTCTCTTTTCTGTTCCTTCCAGTGGTGTTTTTGTTTTCAAGGCTTCTGTTGTTGTTGGCTGCCCAAATTTCTGCTCGGATGTGCCTCTCATGAACTTATAAGAGGGAAGAGACATACTTGGCCCGACTCCAACCAGCGAAATGCTGGGGCTAGTAAGGGCTGAGAGCCCACCGGTAGGCCGGTGGCAGCAAACAGCAGGGCATCTCCCAGACCATCGGGACGTAAATCTAACCTTCCCTGGTACTAGTAGGCCAGTAGTCAGGGCATTTTTACGTTGATGGCAGATAAACTGGAAGTTTGGACATGAAACTCTTGACTTGCTAGAAGACTGTTTACCCTCAGCGGTAAGATTCAAACGACCTTTTTTCACTTTTTGAATCCCCTCCTAATCAAGCCAATTAAGGGCATTATACGGATTCAAACTCCTTTGTCTACAAAAAAGATCTCATACAATTCCAGTAACTTACAACACTGGGTCTCATAACTCCCTGAACATACAACTAAAAAATTTCCCGCTTCCTACCCATTTTTTTTCATTTCTTCTCCTCACCATATGTTGCCATACAGATCTTTTCGTGTACTCCCCCTTCTTCATTTATATATACTCTCTTTTCTTTTCCTCTTGTAGGTAGAAGTTAAGATCAGATCTATTTATATATATTATTATGGAGATCCAAAAATTGGAGGTAAGGAAAGTTACCTGTGTTGCAGGTAGGGAGATTTTGGGATCTGAAAAGTTACCATACATGTATTGTAAGTGTAGAGATGAGATCCAAAAAATTGAGACCTGGATTTGTGGGTGGGGGGATGTTGATTGATCTGTTTGTATTGTTAGTGTATATATGAGTGAAGAGGAGGATGATATGTCGCTTAGTGGTAATTTCCCGGAAAATGGTACCAGTGTCTCAACTGAAGAGGTGGAGATTTGGAGGGAGGATATCCCTGAAGGCAATTATTGGATTCAGGAGGGGAGGAATTATCTGAGGACTCTGACCAAGGATGATGTTATATGGATGTTGCAGAGGATTCCAAAAGCTAGGAAAGATTATTTGGAAGCTGTGAATCCAGAAAGGGAGGATTATGTACGTCTTGCTAATGTGCCTCTGGTCAACCACTATGATCCTGACAAAATGAATAAGGGTCTTAACAGGACTCCACAGTCTATTGAATTCCTCTGGAAGGAGTGCAAAGGTGTATGGCCCAGACACAGACATTGATTCTTATATGTGTGGGTGGGATTTTGTTTTTTTGTCTTGCCTGTATAGTTGTATTCGTATATGGGTTTAAGAGAGGATTTCGATATTTTTATCGGTGTGTGAATGAAGAGAAGGACATAAAGATATATCTCTCGTTGTCAGAGATACTTGGAGATGTTATGAGGATAAAAAACCGTAAAGAGCCAGATAAGGTGAAGCAACAAAGGTTTTGGAAGGATTTGTGGGGGAAAGCATGTGACCGTGCTAGAACAGTAGAAGATTCAAGATTAGCTGTGTTGGAACGTTATAGTAAGGAGCCAGAGAAAATCCTACGGAAATTTAATATCATCTCTCAGGCCGATATAGATAGGGAATTTGGTCAATGAAAATTGTACGTTATTACCAGCGTCGAATGTCTTTTGATGTCTCTCCCATTGAAGTTGAAGACCCTCTCCAGGTCACTTGGCTCACAGCTCCAGGCATTCTCGATTCTGAAATTAAAAATCTTGTAGAGGCAATTGATTTGGAAGGAAAGGTATGGGCTCATACCAGTGACATCGATTTTGTGGCTATGGAGAATGGTGATTTGTTCTATATGGTGCAGGTCCCAGGTCTTTATGGGTCTGTGAATGTAGAGTCTCTGAAAATACCTTTTTTCCTTTTCCCAATACGATCTCAAGAGAGTTCTTTTTTCATTCATGTTTACACTGAACAAGACATGGCTTCATTGGAGCCATTTTTTAACGATGGGTTCTTTATCACTTCCAGAAAAGGTCTTCAGGTCTGTTATCTAGAACCAGTCCCTGAATCGTTGAAGGAATTGACTTTGAAACATTATTGTGGCCCATCACAGGAGGAGTAATGCGTCCAGCACCTACTAATCTAAGGCTATACCCTAAAGTGAAGGATGTGAACATAGCTCTACATGCTTATTGTACCGGATGTGAAGTGGGTGTGGCATATCAGGATAGAGAAAATCAATTAAAGGACATGAAGCACCCAACAGGTGCAGTTCTTCTTGGTGAAGATGGAGACAATATCTTAAATGATCCTACCTTGAACGAATTGAAAATGGTTTGCGACCGTTGTCTTAAATCACATTACCCTGAATTGCTGATTGCTATCCAAAACCAAATCAGTCCTTGGGAACGATGAAGATCTTTGAAGTCAAAATTAATGAAGATTCCTTCCAGGTCAAGGCTAAGGAAATTTTCACAGCCACCAAAAGAGCTGTTGATCTCTATCATGACCAAAGGAAGAAGTTGGGTCGTAGGAAAAGAATACCCAAACATATAGAACTATTCATTTCAGTCAGACATACTATCTCATAGTCTCACTAAACTATTTATTAAAATCTAAAAGTGGATATTGTTGTTTGTTCACGGAGACACTTATGCCTAGAACTAAGGATAGATACAAATCTGAAGAGAAAGAGACAGAGAGGTTGGTACGGAAGGCTCCTAAGAAGCGTCCTCCTCGTAAAGATCGTAGACGAGAGCGTGTGAATGAGTCAGATCCCGATTTGAGTAGTTCTGATCCTGACATGTCAATGAATTACAAGCAAATTGGTGGTTCTCTTCACAAGCTATCAGAAGATATGAGTCATTTATCTAGAAAAATCTCCAGCCTTTTCCCAGAATTTTCAGATGATTTGTCTGAGATTACTTACCGTATCGAGAGACTAGCAAAAGAAGATTGTTCTCTGGTGCAGGCTGGGATGTTTAGAGGACTTCCCAAACAAGAGGCTCGTAAAGTTGCAAGCAACATGTTGGGTAGGCTGAGTGCTATCTCACATTATGCTGAAGTGAAAAGAGAAGCTATTGATTTGAAAAAAACTATAGAGAGGGACCTTGAGTTTGCTTCTCCCTCAACCAGAGAACTTTAATGACTTCTATCTCGACAATAGTCTATACCTGCTTGTGTGAAGGTTGTGGTGTGGATGACATCCAGGGAGAACTGTATGATAAGATAGGTCATCTCTATCATAGAGATGATGTGATCAAGATTTCGAAACGAATTCTTGGCTTAGATAATGAATCTAGACTTATAGAGTTCAGAGATGAGCTTATTTCTGAGGGTGTTACATTTTTTGATGTTGTGTTTTCTGGTCTTGCTCGTATCGAGAACATAAAGAAATTTGATCCTGAAGTGACACCTGATGCAACAGGTTTTGTAGACCGTTTAATTCAAGGCCCAAGACTAGATGCTTTACACCATATCTTAGATGTTCTGAAACGCTATAAGTATGACCTATACTTGAAATACACCAAAGATTCAGTCAATGCTATGGTGTCCATTGTGGAGTCATATATATCTTGGCTTACAGACATTCATGTACTGATACAGCATCTCTTCATCCAGTATTTGGATGAGGAAATTGATCTAGATAACCTTGAGGAAGATTTGAATGGCTTTTTCAAAACATTAGAGGAAAAGTGGTTCGATAGTCTCGGTTCAAGTTTTAACCTCATATAGGATAGGAAGATGGGTTTTTTAAAATATGCTGATGCTACAGTTTTAGTCCCTTCCATTGATATCGAGGACTGGTTTAGGGCAAAGAATCCTAAGTTCTCAGCTCGTACAGCTAATAAAGCAGAGAGTATCCTGGAAGAGTTTGATCCCAAAGAATACTTATTGTCTCATTGCACAATTATTGCTTCTGTAGATACTGAGGCACCTGCCAATAGCAAGCTAGGTAAAATCAAGGTTGATGGTTTTGTTGTGGATCGTCAATATCCAGATTTCTATGTCACTGCTGATACATCAGTCTATATAAATGGTAATGCCGATTGTTGGGAACGTAATCTGCTTGTAGCTTCTTACCCTACTTTTGTTGGTGGTGAGAATTATGTAGAACATGTTCAGATCCCAAGTTTGAGCAAAGGGAAGGTTATTGATGCTGTAGCTCGTGACCTTGGTGATACCATATATATAGACATCTTGGTTGCTACTCATAAGAAACATAAAGACTTGATCCAGGATATTCTCCGTAAAAAGATTACAACATTATCTATGGGCTGTGAGGTAGTCTTTACTATATGTACCAAATGTGGGAATGTGGCATTTGATGAAACGCAGCTTTGCCCTCATATTAAATACGAGAAGGGTTCTACATTTATAGATCCTGATGGAAGAGAGCGTATCGTAGCAGAACTGTGTGGGCATAAAGATGTGCCTGATTCAGTTATATTTATAGAAGCTAGTTGGGTGAAAGATCCTGCATTTACGGGAGCAGTGCTTCATTCTATATTGAACCCTAATATCATAGATCTAGAGAAAATCTCAGGTCTACTCAAGAATGCTTATGAGTCAAGACGTGAATCTGTTGAAAATGATAATCTTCGACGGGTAGCTTCTAGGATTGTTTTAGCCCAACCCCCAGAAGATGAAGAACCTGCTGAAGATGAAGCTGAGGATGCTCCTGAGGAGGGTGGAGAAGAAGGAGGAGAGGGAGACTGGCCAGATGATAGTGAGGGTTGGGATGTTGAGATGGACCCTGTTGATGAAGGTCTGGAAATCCCTGGTGAGGGTGAATTAACAAGTTATACTGACCTCATGGAAGAGGTCAGGTTGAAGCTACTTCAAGATGTTTGGGATACTGTTCTTGAAGAAGCTCTAGAAGAGCCAGAACCCGAGATCACTCAATTTACAGAATTTGAAGATGATACTCTTCTAGAATCAAGAAAAAAGAGACTCTCTAAGAATGTCAACTCAGGTCTAGAAAACTATAGAAAATTTGGATGGCAATCTTTGAAAGATAAATTTTCTAGACTAGAACTTCTTTTGGTGGCTAAGAAGGCTGGAATTGATTTCTCATTTGATGAAGTAAAAACCTTGTTAAAAGTGGGTTCTATATCATCATATGGTGACGATCCTAAAGTTTTCCTGAAAAAATGCCAATATATTTTTAATAAATCTATCTCTAATAGAGAGATCAAGAGATTTATCCTTGGTGGATATATTTTGAGTCTGGCAAAATCTCGTAGTTAAGGAGGCTATTATGGCTAGAAGAAACAATATGAATCGTAGACCTACGTCACGTCGTCGTCGTAGGGCGGATGCGTATGAGATGAATTCGGATCATAGGCAGCCTCCCTATGATGCATACGCTAAGGGTGACCCTGAAGCTTGGGCAGAGGGAAAACACCCTTCAGACCTTTGGTTAGGTGAAGAGCCCAGAGATGAAATCGGTATGGGTCAACCCAAGCCTGATTGGGGACATCATTCTGACGAGAGATGGAATGAGGGTACCTATGACAATCAGAAAAGTGAGCCTGCTATGGAACCCATGATGATGGCAAGAAGGAATAGGAAGTCAAAGGCTGATATCCGAAAGAAGGCTTTCCGTTGTGTGAAGATTGCTAAGCATATGCTTGCTGGTGCTTCTGAGGAAGCAATTGAGGATCAGGCTGTTGAGCTGATGACTCTAAGCAGCAAGGCTATCCTTGCTACTCTTTCCAGGATTCGTAAGAGTTCTGTAGATACTAAGGTTGAGGATACCAAAGAAGCCAAGACCGAGGAATCTAAGGAAAAGAAGGTCAAAGCTGCTCTGACTCCTGATGAAGTCACTACTCTGAAAAGTCTTATGGCTAAGTTAGAGGCATGTGACACCGTGAAGGGTGAGGAAGGTTTGGAGAAAGAAGGTCAGGAAGAGGAAGATGAAGAAGAGGAAGGTGGGGAAGAAATGGAGATGGGGGAAGTGGGAGAAGAGGGAGAAGAGCTTCTAGATGAAGGTGAAGCTGCTCCAGCTCCTATGCCTGAAGGTGAAGCTGCTCCAGCTCCTATGCCTGAAGGTGAAGCTGCTCCAGCTCTTGAAGATGAAATGCTAGAGGACCTCATGGGTGAGCCTGGTCTTGACGTAGAAATGATGGCTCCTCCAATGATGGAAGAAGAAGTCCTCCCAGAAAAACAGTATGACCAAGTGTTGCAAGGACTCTTTGATGAAGAGACCGGTGAAGTCAAAGCCAAAAAGTCTTCTCGTAAACCAGTCAAGAAGTTGGGTGGTTCTGTGAAGGTGGCTTCTAAGGATAAAGGTGGATCTGATCTATCGACTCTTTGGCACTCTGATCCTGATGTATCAGATGTTTTCAAAGATTAATGTGATGTAATTGACGAAGAAGATGAAGAAACGTCAACCCTAAAGGAGGTATGAACATGCCAGCAGGATTGCAGGGACAAAGCTCCCAGGATTTCGTGGCAGGCCCCTCAGCTCTGAGGATCTTGCATCTCGGAATCCGAAACAATGTTGGTGAGCTATGTGCAGATGCCTTCACTCAAAACAACCCGTCTGTGGAAACCGGAGATCCGTCAACGACTCTGACCGGTAACACTAAACGGGGTGTCCTGGGTGGGAGTGTGTGTGTAGCTCGTGGTGATGCCGGTAATGGCCAAGTTGGTGGACCCCCGGCTGTCCCAGATGCTGATAACAAGCCACTGGGTATTTTCATTAACGATGCAGAAGGCAATGCTTTCGAGAATGCCCCTGCACCGGCTAGTGGAAAGGGTCCATATGTAAGTGGCCAGGGTAGTTATGGGGTTCGTATTTACGAAACTTCCCAGCAAACTACTACTGGTGGCGGGGCCGTTGGTGATGCATTGACAGCCTACAAGACAGGTCAATCCCTGTATTGTGGTATCAATGGATTGCTGACCAACCGTGCTAACGACTCGATTGAAGTTGCAGCTTCTGGAACGGCTAAGGAAGTGGGTACTGTTATTGTAGCACCCGATTCCTCCTTCCCGGAACTCGTCTTCAATCTGTTACTGTGATGGAGGTGCTGAGATGGCTCAAGTATCAAATGCTATGAAGCAAAAAATCATCTCTGAGTTCATCCGCACCGCTGCTGGTAGGCAAAAGCTGGCTGCTTCCATGATTCAGCCACTGCGTACACGCAGAGATTACAGTGCGGTAGGACGTAAGACTTTCCTCGTTGAATATTTGCCGGATGGAGCTTTGGCTGTATATGATAAAGACCCAGACGTACCGGCTTATGTCGTTGGTGAGGAAGGTGAGAACATTTTGGCTATTGTCAAGACCAGAAGGGTACAGTTCCCTCTGTTTGAAGTAGCCAGTAACCCCGAAATTCCGTTGACCCAGGTCAAGGAGAGACGTTTCGATCTGATCGAACGTGCTCAGGATCTTGCCAAGGCTCAGATTCAGGCTGCTGAAGATGAGCGTGTCTTTGCCATTCTTGATAGCATTGCTGTCAATGGCTATGACAACATTCCTGGTCAGACCAATCCTGATCTGTTGGTGATCGCTCCCATCAACCCAGGCATTCTTGCCGATGCTTTTGGACAGGTTGAAGAGCATGATCTCCGTGTTGCTCGTATCTATATGAACGCTCGTGACTATGCGGATATCCGTAAGTTCGGTCGTGACATCTTGGATATCGAGTCTCAGGGAACTCTGCTCAAAACCGGTATGATGGCTACGTTGTGGGGAGCCAAGATCATCGTCTCCAGGCTTGTTCCTCGTGGTTTCGTGTATATCTGTTGTGAACCCGAACAATTTGGACGTATCCCTGTCCGTACAGAACTGACTGTTCTGTCTGCTGATGATCCAAAGGCTAGGACCATTGGATTCTCAGTATTCGAGAATCTCGGTATCGGTGCGTACAATCCTTGGGGTCTCCAGAGGCTCGTGGTCCAGCGGTAACGGTTTACCCCTAAGAATCCCTTCCTAATTCTTGGGTGAAGAGATGGGTGGGGGGTCGAAAGATCCCCCACCCAGATCTGCTACTCTATATCTATATATTTTTTTCTTGATCTAATACAAATTTTCTGTAATATTGTCTGAGAGTGCTTAATACTTCCATGGAGGATCTAGAAAATGTCAAGAGAAGCGAAATGTTATGTAGCTAAGGTGGGTTTCACTATTGGTGATACTGAACAGAAAATTGAAGCTGGGACTCGAATTGTTTTTGATGGTTATAGAGCTGAGATTGAAGGGGAACCTGCTGTAGTTCTTCCTAGACTCAAGACTGTCATTAAAGCAGGATGGTTAGCTCCAGAAGGTGGTTCAGAACCTAGTTATCATCCACAGTCTGCTGATATGCAAGTTTCAGCAGCCACCCCTAATAAAAAAGATTCTAAGTTTCAAACTGTAGTTTCTGCGGTTGATGAACAAATTGTTGGTTCATTTAGAAACCGACAAGCATTACATGACAGAGCTAAAGAGCAAGCTACTGGTAGAGATCCTGTTGGTATAGAAGTTGATGAAGAAATGGGTGAGATTGCTCAGGTACGTACTATTGGCAAGAGAAATGTGGGTCGTGAAGGAGAGGTAACAGGTCGTACCTTGGTAGCTAAAGAGACTTTATCTGCTGTCAATAGAGAGATCAAGGACATTGAAGATGTTCAAGGTGAAGCCAAGACAACTTCAGTGATGCAGGAAGGGATCGTTTTTAAGCAAGAAAACATATCACCAAAAGCTGCTGGGGCACGAGAGACTGATGGTAAACAGAGTCAAATGATTGCCACTTCTGAAGATGCTATTGAGGTAGGTAGTGTTCATGACCGTAACCGTGAAGTCAATGTTGAAGTAGAAGTTGATTCAGATGATTCTGATGATACCCCTCGTCGAGGGAGAAAGCCCAAGATAGATGATATGCTTGTGGCCACAGTCAAAAAGATGTGTCCTGAATTCCCAGAATCTTGGGATTTTTATGCATCTACAAAAGATAAGACCGAAAGTATCAAAGAATTCTCAGAGAAACCTGATATCATCAGGGCTATCTTTTTGGCTGAGACTGATACTTTCAAGCGTGTAATTCGACAGTCTTATCCAGAAGCACTCAGTTGATCCTCTCCTTGTTTTCCTTTTATTTTATTCTATAACAGAACTGTGATGAGGTTTCCATGTGGGAATATGATTACGAGTATCCTTCTGGTTATAGAACATTAGTAGCCCCTCCTGATTCTGACAGATCTAATGGGGGTGAAGGTGATATACTAGACATAGAGGATATGTATCGTAAACCAAAGCATTTTGATACTGTTGTGGAAAAAGATATGAGAGGTGAATTAAGTTTTTACCCAGGGCAAGGAGCGTATGAAGACCCTGTTATTATAGAACTTGATTCAGAGGAATATCGTGATCATCTCATAGCAAATGCTGTAGTATCTAGATTTTTGTGTGAGACCTCTCCTTTAATATTGAGTCCTAAATATCATTCAAGTAGAATTGCTGTGACCATGAAAGATATTGAGGGGCGGTTGTCTAGGGATGTGAAAAACAAGGCTAGGAGTTGTCGTACCAGATTACGCAGATCTATGCCTAAAAACAATAGATATACTTTTGAGGTACAATCAAGAGGTGGTCAGGGTACTCATGTAGTGACTGTGAAGGCTGAAGCAAAAGATAGAAGGATCAAAAATCTAGATAAAGCTGACCTTAAATTGTCTTGTTCTTGTCCATTTTGGATCTATTATGGGCCAGAGTACCATGCTCGAAGAGGTGGTTATTTAGATGGCAATTCAAAAGGAACTGCAACACCTCCTCGTATCAGAGATCCAAAGGGTAACAATTTGGTGTGTAAGCATGTTTATGCTGTGTTTGACTTAGTGAAAAATTATTCATATAGGTGGTGACCTATGATCTATACTTTTGAATGTGAATGTGGGGAAATGACAAAGAAGAATCTTTCCGTTGAAGAAAGAGATTCTGAAATATTATGTAGCTGTGGGAATCAGATGGATCGAGTCTTTAACCCTGGCTCAGTGAATTTTTCGTTGAAAGGTTGGGGTTGGACCGGCAGGGATTGGAAAGAGAAAAGGGCACGGGAGCAACGATCTGTGGATATGGCTCTCAAACAAAATGAGAGGTATGGAGAAGGGGCAAAGTTGGTTCCTAATTATAAAGGGCAAAAGGCTGATTCTTGGGAACAGGTGAGAGATCAAGCAGTCATGGAGAAGGGTTCTCAGGTTGCAGCTCAGTATCAACCTTTGATTGAAAAAGAACGGTCTGGTCCAAGATCAAAAAATGAGGTTATTGACAAGACCGTTAAAGACATGAGGAGTTAGAAATGCCATTCCGACATATGATTAGCATAAGGAAAAGAGCGAAAGACCTTGTTGATATATTGATTGATAATCAAGAAGGGAATCCTTCTTTTACTTTAGAATTTTGTCAAGAGCTTCAAGGATCGTATGGGGATACTATCCAAATACCACAGTTTACTGGTGGAAAGTCAGATTCAATTACTCATGCAGTGGCTTATACTGGTCATGGTCTTCCAAAAAATGTAACACGTTTTATTTTCAATCCTGCTGATGTTTCAATGGATGATGAATCAGTATTTTGGATTGAGTTGACTGTAGATGGTGGTCCTGCCGCTGGTACTCAGCTTCCATTTCCAATCATTTCCCCTATTTATAGAGATCGGTCAAATTTCATTGTGGAAGGTACCGCTCCTACTGGTGGTATAGAAGTTTTATTGCCATGTGTTTCTGATGAGATCTTCATCCAAAACACAGGTCTCACACCACAAATGTTTGTGAAATATGAAGAAAATGGTGGTGAATTTGTTGTTCCAGCTCTAGGTGCAAATGAGCCCCCAGCTTATCCTGAGAAAAATATTTCTAGAGTTTTCATGCGTGGTGATGGTGCTACAGCTAGTTTTACATTAAAAGCTAATCTGAATCACGCTCCTTCATATTGGTAATCTACTTTTTCCATTATGCTTTTATAACATCCCTATTTAGAGTGGATTTGTGTGTCCACTCTAGGAGGAAAGAAATGTTATGCCTCTTTGTCGAGTCGGATCTGCCCTTAATACGGATAGGTTCAAATATGGCATTCCATTAATTGGTGATGTGAATGGAGTTAATGTGATGTATCTAACACCAGATGTATTTGAGCCAACTTCATTAAGGGTACACTATAATGGTCAAAAACTTCATGAAGGAGCTGTTGAAGATTACACTATCTCTGAAAGTGGTGGGGTAGGTACAGGTTATGATACTGTGACTTTGAACTTTGCTCCTTTTGGAGATGACAGAGTAACTGCAAATTATATAACTGCTATTTAGCGTTGGTTAAAAAACTTTTTTTGGAGGTTTAGAAATGGGTAGAACATATATCAGGCAAGTCACTCAGATCAATCCATCTGATACCTATGATGATACTATTGCTCCAGGATCAACTTTGGAGACAAACCCAAGTAACATTGAGGATGATCTGAATGGTCTTCGTTCTATGCTCAAGAGAGTCTTGTATTACACAGAGAGTGGTAATTGGTATGATGAAGTGCCAACAATAAATACCAAGACCAGAGGTATATACCAAATTGCCACACATCTTGATGCTTTAGAGGAACACAAGTTCCTCTTTAGAGCACAGGTGCTTACTGACATTACTGTCCCTGCAAGTGTTGTTCCTACAGGTTCTATTACTACAGTAGCAAAAGCTAATCTTTCTGATGGTGAAACTTTTGTTATTAGTGATGGTACTAATCCTGCTGTGACATTCTACTTTGATGTTACTGGCACATACACTCCAGGAAGTGGTTATGATGCAACTAACATTCGAGTAAATGTAAGTGGTGACACTACAGCAGATGATGTTCGAGATACTTGCATTGCAGCTATTGATGGTGTTGGTGCTGGACTCTTGGTAGATGCTTCAAATGGTGGTGCTGCTACTGTAACCCTTACACATGATCAGGGTGGTAGTGCTGGTAACCAGACAGTTACTGAAACAGTTTCAGATGCTGGTTTTGCAGTTTCAGGGCTTACTGGTGGTGCTGGTGATCATGTTACTTTGAGCCAGGCTAGTAGTGAAACACCTACTGAGACAGCGGCTGTCAATGCAGGAACTGCAAATGGTTGTGTTGTTGCTACATTATCTGGTGATGTTGGAAGCCATGACCTTGCTGAAGTCTCTGGTGTTAATACTATCAACCCCAAAAACTTAGTAGTTATCAGGGACGCTACTACTGGAGACCCAATTCTTTCTAATCAAAAAGAAATTCTTGGGTTGTTGCAAACTGAAACTGGGGTTACAGATGGTACTGCCTTTAATGACAGTACAGCACAGGTACAGATTTCATTTGTAGTTGAGAATGGTACTGCTGATGATCTTATCCCTTGTGATGCTGCTGATATTGGTGGTAAATCTGTTAATTACAGTTATGTACGTCGATTGAATCTTGATTCTTTGCCAGAACAAGCATTCTTAACAGGTGTGTTTACAGATGTAAGTGCCTCTGTTGATGTTACTCTTGATAATGCTATTGACAATCAAGCTGGACCAGCAACACAGATTCAGAATATTGATTGGCGTATCTCTGATACTTATACTCTTGATTTCCAAACCAGTGACGGTGGTGTAGACCTTTTGAGTATTAAGCCTAATGCTGCTGGTGATGAAATTGAGTTAAATGTAGATGACCTTGATATAAACAATGTCAACACAGCCGACTTTGCACAAGGAGCTGCATTTGACACTGGTGGCACCACTATCAATGTAGGTGATACCGCTGGTCAGATTGATTCTGCTGCTGGTCTGACTCTGGCTTCAGGTGGTGCTGGAGATGTCAAACTTGATTCTGTGAATGAGATCCTTTTTGATGATGGGTATCGTTCAGGATCTACATTCAGTGTGGATCTTAAATTGGCTGCAAATTCTACTGAATGGGATAATTACGAAACAGCTTTTGGTGAAGTGTCATTGCTGAATGCTATTGTTCAAGCTTCTACAGCAGCAGATACTGAGAAGACTGTTGCAGTAGTTACAGCAGCTACGATTGCTGCTAATACAAATGTGACAGGAGCTGGTGGATCACCAAATATTGATGCTCAACTTTCTGATTATTCAACCTATACATTTGTAACCGATGTTGATATATATTTGAATGGTGTGCTGATGCGTAATGGTGCTGATGCAGCAGCAAATCATGATGTATACCCAGGTGATGCACCAGCTAATGGGGATCTGAAATTTGAGTTTGCATTGACAGGTTCTCCTGGTAATCCTGATGTTATCACAATGATTATCAGGTAGTATCAACTAATATATATGTAGCTAAAAACAACTAGAGGAGATGTAGATGAATGTAGAAAAGTCAGAACTGAAGATGTTGATTACCAAAGAGGTTGGTAAGAGACTAAGTGCTCAGGAGGAAGCTGCAAAACAAGAGCTGTATCGTAATGACGGTGCTATTGGTGCTTTGAAGCAAGGTATAGAAAAGTTAGAAAATCATAAGGGATACTATAAGAAGAAGTTAATGGGTGAAGAAATGTCACCTGAAGAGCATACTATGGTGGTGACAGCTATAGATCAGTGTAAAGGTATCCTTACCAATTTGTCAGATGCAGCTTTTATCAATAAACAGATTAAACAGGGAGAAGTGTTAGCCTTTGGTAAAAGTGAGAATATTCTTTCTTCAATGCATGAAGAAGAACGGGCAAAATTAGAAACTCTCTATAAAGCCATCGAAGATGGTACTATAACTCCAGATAGTGATGGTTCTGTGCGTCCTTCTTTACAAGCTGCACGAGGGAAATCAGTGGTGGCTGACCTCAATGAGCGTAGAGCCAAAGCAGCAAAAGAAAAAGCTGAAAAGAAAGAAGGTGCTGCCAAGAAAGCAACTAAAGCAGCTACTAAGAAAACCGAGGCTTCAAAGAAGCGAGGGAGACCTAAAAAGTCTTAGATAGAATAGGATGAAGGGATATGCCTCGAACTCCAGATAGAGTGTACGGACCTTCACTGGAGGAAGAGACTCGATACGATGAGCAAACTGAAGATCCTACAGAAGAAGGTGCTGTACGATATGTAAGTGGAGCCTTTAAGCTCAAAGACAGCCTGGGTATATACAATCCTCGTACTGGTGGGAGTGGTATAACTGAGGCAGAACATAAAGTTCTAAGGCAGTTAATCCACTTTATAGACAATGGTCCTGCTGAGGGTTTTGTGTCAGGGGCATATAGAGAAATCCTTCCCTCTGCCGATCCTTTTCCCACCTCAGAGATATGGTGGGAATCCTCCTCAAAAACTAAGAAGATAGTTGAACTTACCATTACTCGAAATGCTAATAAAATACCAACTGCTGAGGAGTGGAAAGTATATGATACTGATGGTTCTACAGTATTGGCTACTGTAACAGATACTATATCGTATACTGGTATTTTTGAGACTTCCAGAACGAGGGCAATAACATGAGTCGTAGCCCTGCTGTGATATTATATGATAGTGCTGCTCATCCAGTAGGGGTTGAGTTGGATGGTTCAATTTATCGCCTTCAGACCCAAACCAAATTAGCTACAGGTCATGGTTTAGCGACAGAAGCTAAACAAGATGTTTTGGAAGCCTCTCTCACGTCAATTGAAGGGGATACCGATAATCTTGACGTAGCTCTTTCATCTCGTGCCTCAGAATCAACTGCTGACCTGATTCGAGCAAAGACAGATAATCTTGATGTAGCATTATCTACACGTACAAAGCCGAGTGACCTCCAAAAAACAGTGTTGCATGATGGGTCCGGTAATCCTGTCGGTATCATTCTTGATGGTGCTGTATATCGTTTGCAATCAGAATCAAAAATAGCAAAAGGATCTTCTGATTTAGTGTCTCTAGATGCCATTGACACAATCAGTGGGCAGGGTAGGCTGAAAGCAACATTGTATTCACTCGGAGGTGAGCCCATAGCGTTCACTTCTGCACCACCAGACCCATCCTCAATCAGAAATTCATATGTGCTTAACGGAAGCAATGATTCGTTGCTAGTGGATGGGAGTGTTACACCTGTTGAATTTACATATGAAGCAGATTCAACATATGATATTTCTCTGCAAGAGATGAAACTCACCATAGCATCAAATTCTATTACCTTCGGCAATGGTTACTTTGGTGCTGTATCAGGACCATTGACCAATGGTGTATTGGTTCAAATAACAGCAGGTGGTAATACTGGGACAGTGATCAATATACAGCAGAATGAGGGTTTTGTGAATTTTGCATCCCCCGGTGGTTTTCAATGGGTCGTGAGCAGTAAAGATTTGCTGTCTACAACCTGGTTAATTGGTGGGGGGTTGAGGTTATATGCAGGAACATCGGATAGAGTTTCTGTTACGGTAAGAGATGATATTGATTCTGCTGGGGTGTATTTTAGATGTTTTGTTAAGGGTAATTTACTTCCATCAGTGTGAGATAGTAATGCCGATTAATACTGTTGTGATTAACAATTTGAATCTTGAGCGTTCTAAGTTCAAACGTCTCGATAATGGCTCCGAAGAGATGGCTATTAATGGTGCTGCTCAAGGTACACCTACAGTAATTTGGAATGGAACTGGTGCTGGAGATACTGGTGGTGATTGGGATCACGAGGCACAAGGAACAGAAACAGCAGAGTCAAAATATTCTGGGACAAATGGTCTTGATAGTGGTGAAAGGTCAGCCGGACAAGAGACAAGATTTGATTATGGGGAGAATCAAGACATAGCTGGGACATATGATACCTTGACTTTCTGGATGCAGCCCAAAGCCTATCCTGTAGGTTCAAATTTCAAGATTCTATTTAGAACCAGTGGGGGTTCTAATCCTGGTAATGTCCTTTATGTTGCTGATTATATTGATAACTTTGATCTGGATATTTGGCAGCAAGTTAATATTCCAATAGCAGATTTTGATCTCGTAAATGATGTTGCTAAGTTAGTTTTCATTTATGCCTCTCAAGGTGGTCAGCATTTCTGGTTTGATGATATTGAGCTGAATAGTAGTGGTGGGGGAGGTCCTTATACGTTCAGAATCTCAGCACCTAGCACAGAAATATATCATGTAGATTCAATGAAACTTATCGTGGTTTCTGGTACTTCTGGCTGGAATTCAAATTCTTTTGCAGATATTACAAGTGGTTTAGCAAATGGTGTTTTGATTCGACATCTAGATACTGAACCAGAAGAAGACCAAACTTTGTGGTCTTTCACTATGAAGACGAATGTAGACCTTTTTGGGTATCTACGTCCAGTAGATGATATGGTATTTTCGGATAATACTCAGATGTTTGTTTTTCTGCTAAAACCCGAGATAGCTACAGTGCATATAACTGATAAAAAAGTTCTTGATATTGTGATTCGAGACAATCTTTCAAGTTTAACTAAGATGAGAGCTTTTCTTCATTATGGTGTGGAGGTGATTGAATGATAGATCTCAGAAATCCTCCACGGTTTTCAGATGGGAAACCACATTACGTCCCAGATATCTTTCCGTCTGGGATGGTAAGTAATTATACTGGTGTAAGTGATGATGTGTCTAATGGAGTGAAATTTGCTGGTACTGAATTCTCAAAAGCATATGTTATGGGTGGTAGTGACAGCATTGAGTTTCAATTCATTGAATGGTCTTACCTAGCTGGTGGTATGGTTTTCTATGATGGTGGTAAGCCAGGTGATAAGGTCTCATTTAGTATTTATGCTCCAGCTACTGTAGGGACTTCTAATCCAGGAGCCGGTAATTATTTGAAATATGAGATAGCTCCAAATACACATGTTTATATACCATATCCCAATGGTGGTTGGGATTTGGATCTGTCTGAAAAATTAAATGGTAATGTAACTTTTACTAAAGTGGTTCCAGTACCAGCTCCTGGTAATAATACAGGATGGTTTGATTGGGACCCAGATACAGAAACAGTATCAATTAATGTAACTGGAAAAGGAGGGTATAATCTGATTGATCAGCCTATATCATTAGCTACTTTTGTATCAAAAATACCTTTAATTGGAAATGGTGAAGTGCCTCTTGTTATTCCGGCTGTTAAGCCTATGCGGGTACTTGCTCATTGGATACATAAAGTTGTGATAGTCAATAATTCAGATAAGGCTCTTGATGTAGGTTGGATTTTGTATCTGGGTAAGAAAAATGCCGTATAGGAGTTTGGTATGGAACAACATGTTGATATCTTTTTTACGTGTAGTAGTGCCTGGTATAGTCGTCTTTTAAGATGGGCTGAAAAGAGTAAGGTAAGTCACACCGGGTTGGAGTATAACAATCTTTCATTTGAAGGTGATAGCTGGACCTTAGAGTCAAGTGCTGGTGGTGTTGAGACGTTTCCTACAAAGAAAAGACCCCAAAATGTAACTCACCGTTTTCGATGTCAATCATCTAACATTTCATCAGCTTTGAAGGAGATTTCTGAACTTGTTACATCTCCTTATGATTGGAAAAGTGCCTTTTTCATTGGGCTGGTGTTCATTGTTTGGAAGTTGTTAAAAGTGAAAATCAAACGACCTTTCAATAATTCTAGAGGTCAGGTTTGTTCAGAAATGGTCTCTAGATTTCTGAAAGTTTTGGGAAGTCCTGGTATTGATAATTTCGATTTTGAATCTGTGACACCTCAAATGCTTCTTAGTTATTGTCGAAATCGACCAGAGCTTTTTGTTGAAGTCGATATAGGAGGTGCATTATGAGTATAATACAATGGTGGGTGTCTAGATTTAAGTGGGAGCCAGATAATTGGTGGTGGGAACAGATCAATATGAAAGAGGCTTGGGGTTGGGTAGGTCTTGAAGATAAGTTACCAGCTTGGACTTTTGTTATACCTGACAAATTGTCCCATTTTTTAACATGTTTTCTATTGACATGGCTATTTTTTAGGTTAGGATTAAATAGACATTGGGCAGCCTTTTTGGGTTGGTTCATAATGATGGGACCATGGGAAATTCTTCTTGATGGTTGTTTTAGGCATGGTGCTTCTTGGAAAGATATGATAGCTAATACGTTAGGTACAATTTTGTGCTGGTGGTGGTTAGCTAGTTATGGTAATGTAGGTCAGTCCCAGTTGTGATTTTATGTAACTAATAGGAGGAAGATATGAAAGTTGAGATGACAAGAAAGGAGTTGATTTCTTTCAATGATACTCTGAAGGCTTTAGCTAGGATCAGAGAAACTAGATTTGCTTATGTCATTGCAAAGAATAAACGTACCATCAAGGATGAACTTGACGCTCTAGAAGAAGCAAGACAAGCTCCAGATGGCTATGAAGAATACGAAAAGCAACGAGTTAGATTGGTCACAAAACATGCAGTGAAAGATCCAGATGGTAATCCAATCTTCCTTCCTAATGGTGCTACTAGAATCAGAAATGAAATTGAGTTCGAAGCTGAATTCAATAAGCTCCGAGAAGAACATCGTGAGGCAGTTGAGTTAGGTGAAGCTAAAGAAAAGGAACTTCAAGAATTTCTGAAAGAGAAGATTTCATTCGATTTACATGCTGTTGATGTTAAGTATCTTCCAAAAGATCTAAGTTCTGATGAGATGGAAACATTGATGCCCATCATTGATGGGAATCTAGATGATTTGTTTTTAGACCCTGACCCATCTTAAACATAGATATCTCTATAAATAAATCTTCAAATTATATATTTATTTTTCCTGTCTATTGATGGTCATGTTGCGCTATAATTGACAGAGGAGGGTTGTATAGTCTATGCCCGTTGAAACAATTAAACAATTTGCTCAATACGGTGGTTATATTGGTTTATTGACTGCTGTGATGGTCGTAGGTCTTGGTTTTGCTGTGATGTATCTTTGGAGGTATATACAAAAATTGATGGTTCAGATCAATACTACCCAAGAAGAACATCAAAAGACATTAACATCTCTTCAAGAGGAGTATCAGAAAACCATCACATCTATACAAGAGAAATACCAGGTAACATTGACTGATCTACAAGATAAGCGTGTAGAAGAATCCAAAGAAGTGAGAGAACTTTTGATGGATTTCTCTAATGAGAATAACACTGTCATCAGGGGTCTCACTGAAGCTATGAATGCTTGGAAAGAGGCTATGGTAGCCAGGAGAAACACTTGATGTGGCCATTCAAGCCAAAAGAGATTGAAGATGATACCAAAGATGGGGAAGTCTCTGTTGAATTTGAATTTGATCTAGAAGAACTTTTTAAAGTTCCAGAAAGCGATGGAGAATCTCATAAGACTGTGACTACATTGATAAAATCACAGAGAGACCGATATCAAGACTTGAAATCTCAACTTCAAGATTTTAAAACTCAGGCCATTAACTTAATGGATGTTCCTGTGAAAGGTGGTAGCAATGAGTGAACCCACAATAAAGGATGTAGCAGACAAATTAGATAGAATCCTTGAATTGATTACTAAGTTAATTGACCCAATGACTAAAACTTTGGATGAAGCTGAGAAAAGTACCAGAGAAATCAATAGATCTACTTTAAGTCGTTACATAGTTCTTGGTGGTATGGCTTTGACAGTCATCGTGATGTGTGGGGCTATGGGCTATGTCTTATGGGAAATGCGGGATGTAGTCAAAAAGCTAGAAGAGCAGCATCTGAAAGTGGGAGTCACTGAAGTACAGGTAGATACTCTTGTGGATCTTGCAAAGAAAAATGCTTCTACACCTGAAATCAGGAAGAAATTAGAGAAAATAACTAGAATTAAAGATGATCCTAGTCCTGAGCAGGTGAAGATGGTGATTAAAGCGGCATCTAGGAAGCCATCTTCTTCTATACAAATAAAAGTGGATAAAGATAAGAATCTTAGTAAGAAACCGTTGGAAAAAGCAGCCTCATCAGAAAAAGAAGATGAGGATGACACGGATTGATTTTATAGAGGATACAGAATAACGATTATCTTTTTATGATTACCTAGAATAGGTCATGATTTAAGAGGAGATGACAATGCTAAGAGTTATTCATAGCCAATCTGAAGAAGGAACCATTATTCTCAGTGATATCGAGGATGGAGTTAGGTTCAATTCTAGACATATCCTTGATGCTTCAAAGAGGGCTTTATTGAAGCAACAGGTTCTGGTTCCATACGAGAATCCAGACGATGCAGCTCAACCTGGATTTGTTGACCTTCAAGAGACTGATAATGTGCTCTTGTCGGCTGACCATGGTTGCATCAAGGGTCTCCAGGACAATGGTTTAGCTACGGTGCAGATTTTCTCAGCCGCTGATCTGACTGCTCCTGCTATTACCACAGCCGATTTGGACAACCCTGGGGCTGGAGACCTTACTGTAACAGGTACTGATTTTCTGAGTATCCCACCAGATGTTTCCAAACTGGTTTTAACTGGCACTGGAGCCGTAGAATTGACTCAGGCTCAAGTAACTGGTGGTGGTGGTACTTGGTCAGATACTTCTATCGTTGTCCCAGCAGCATTGGTTCCAGGCGTTGCTACGGGCACTACTTCAGCTACTGTAAGAGCTGATGGTCAGGATTCGAACACGGTGGCTTTATCATAAGATGATTTGGTATGGACAAAGAATCAATAGGAGAATTTCTAGACCAACATCTGGTGAACTTTCGTGGCAACCAGTGGAGGCCACATTTTATTTTCCCTCAGAATTACTTGAAGTTTCTTCTGAAGGAAATGGAAGCTCATTTCAAGACTATAGATGGACTTGATATTGAGGGCATCACTTGGCAAGCTAAGTTTAGGAAGAAGAAACACGAGATGAAGGTATATTTAGATAAGGCAAAGAGGGCAAGATACTTTGACCATATCGATTTTATGGAAAATATGGACATGTTTTACAGGGAAGCAAGATCATTCATCGAAGCTCTCTGGAAACTTCGTTTGAAAAAGGAGATATAAAGATGGCACGTATTGGAGTTATCAGAACAGATGTGGCACAAGTTCACGTTAGCGATCTTGAGCCAGTTTCCCAGTGGGCTCCCTCAGTAGAACCTTTGGGTCAGGAAAGAGCCATTGCCAGGCCAGTTCCAGGTACTGCTAGCAATTCTCATCAGAGTGTTGAAGAGATCCTAGCCGCAGATTCCAATGGGTTGACTGCTGCTGAAATCACTGCTACAGCTCCCCTTATCATTGCTAGGGGTCTTCCCAGTGGTGGCCCTATCAATGTCAGCAAAACCAATCTTGACTTTGACTATTCAGGCATTGACGCTGCTGCATTCGATTTTGCAGGTGCTAATATGGATGCTGACACAGCAACAGCTTTGGCTGAAGAGCTTGCTCCATCTTTTGTTGAAACCGGTGTGTTCCTTCTTTCTTTTGACCATGGTGTGATTCATGGTTATAGGGACAGTGGTTTCGAGTATGGTGGTACTGCTGGTGCAGCCGTTGGTGTCGTTGATGACGATGGATCTACTGCATTTTCATTACCATAATAGGTAATTTGTAGTTTGGTGTTGTTTACAGCACCAATGTAATGTAACGATCTGTTAGCTTATGGTAATGTGATGAATCATGACAAATCCTCAAATACCCGTGCGGTAAGTGATATATATTTTGCTGCTTTTCTTAGGACATGTGGGTGTATGTTGGAACGTCATGAGAGAAGGGGTAATAGAACCTTGTTTATTTTTGAGGAATCACCTCGATTAGAGGAACTCAAATTGGCTTACTACAATAAGTCAGACGGAACAAAGGTCATTCCATTAGATTTTGCTAACAGCGTAAAGGACCTTAAATCCCTATGTTATATGAGTTGATGAATGTCATATGCTGTGAGGGGAAAGCGTCGTACCTTCTATGTCCTGTTTCTTAGAGAGGAAACAGGAGATCCTTTTGATCCCACCAATCCAGTTATAGAAATATTCCATTACGATGACCTAGATGGAGCTACTGGAACCAATAAGATAGTAGATGTGCCAGCAACTGCTTTGATTTCAGATCCTGAAGTTGGTCATTTTCATTTTGTATGGGCTGTCCCCTATACCAAACCTTTAAGGCAAGTACATTATGCCCTATCAACAGGGGATGATCCTATTACGGGACGTACCGGACATTGCGAGGAAATTTTCTCTATAATTGATGATACAGACCCCTCTTCTACACCATCTCCTTGTGGGGGTGGAGGGATGACTTGTTCTTTCGTCAAAAATTGATTCCCACTTGTCTTTTTATTTCTATAAGTAGTAGAATAGTTTTGCGAGGTTCACTATGAGTGTAGCTTTTGTAAGAGGTCAAACTCTTGGTAGAGATGACCTAAATATCTATCTTCGTAATTCAGCCGGATTACCAGCTAATGCGGCTGTGATTACGTATGCTATCTATGATTATACGACAGGGGTTGAAGTTCTTATTGGTGATGCCGATAGAGTACCTGTTAATCCTGCTGTTGGGGAATACTACGCAGCATTTCAAATACCATTTGATGCTAATATTGGTGATTTCCGTATCAGATGGACTTTCAAAGAAACTTTCTCATCAGCTCCTGTTCAGTGTGTTCAAGAGTTCAATGTTGTAGAAGGGGGCCTAGCAGCACAGACATTAAGCTATGGTGCAGTTATGGATGATCTGATAGATCGTCTTAGAATCTATTTGAGAGATAATAATCCTGATCGTAACTATCATTTCCGACCTCCTACAGGTGAAGGTATCATCAATAGTTACAACAGAGTTTTTGGGTATATTTGGGAAAATCTAGAGTTAAATGAGTATATTGAAGGTAGTGCAAACCTTATTATGATGTATCCTCCCAGGACTGTATATAATAATGTTTCTGGCATGCTGCAAAGTCGTCCTGAATGGAGAACTTTGACTTTGACTGGGGCTATGATTCTTGCCCTTCAAGCATTGATGATCAACTGGATAGAGGAAGAATTCGACTACTCGATTGGTGGTATTTCTCTTAGCATTGAGAAATCCAGCAAATATGAAGCTGCTAAGCGAAATGCTGAAGAGCAATTTGATAAATATGTTGAGGCTGCAAAACGTGGTGTGAAAATTACAAAGGGACTACAACAGCCTAAATATGGTGTTGGTATTCGTAGTTCTTTTGGGCCTCATGTTGGTAGAGGGGTTCTGACCCCTAGAAAATTTATAGGATGATACATGGCATTTCCAGAAGCCCCACATAATTTGAATGTGGTATCACCATATATCCCAAATGCATTGGATCTTAGATGGGATAATCCTGGTATTCTACCAGGGAATTCTCAGTTCAAGGTGCTTGGAGTCAATATTTATCGAGCCTTTGACAGTGAATTTGGTCCATTTCGTAAACTCAATGAAATACCTATTGGAGCTACGTTTTATCGTGATCAGGTACAGTTGAAAGTTGAGATTGATGAAGATGTATCAGATAATTACATCTCTAAAGGTACTCGTGAAGATGATAAATGGATATTCAGGGTGAAACGATACCCTATCATGAAACCAGCTACTGATACTAATTTGAAAATAGCTGATCATGCCAAAGATGTTACAGTAAAGATTGATGGTGTAGAAGTAGTACCATTTAAAGTGAAGGGGGATCTTGGTATTGTAGAGTTGGTGAATGGGCCTATTTTCAATCCGACTACTCAACGATTAGAACCACCAGTGCTCCCAACAGACAGTTCAGTAACGACTTGTACGTATAGATATCTATCCAATTCTTTATCTACAGCTATGAGTCAGAGGATTTTTTATCGTATCACAACGGTAGTAGAGGGCACAGGTTCAGGTGATGATGGGTACATTGAAACTCCAATGGAGAATACGTATCCTGTTTCAGCTCATGAAATTGAGAAGTTGGATTATATTTGGACAGAAGCTATTAGACGTAATCGATGGATACTAGAGCAGGGTGGGGAAAGAGTTAAAGTGTTCTTAAAACGTCACATAGGAATTCAATGTCCTTGCTGGAGATCGCATAAGAACCAGCCCAAGAGTGATTGTAAGAGATGTTTTGGATCTGGTGTTTTGGGTGGGTATGACGGTCCTTATGATATGATTATAGCTCCAGATGAATCTTCAAAGAAAAAAGCTCAATCAGATATGGGTCGAAAGTTAGAGCATAGTTGGGAGGCATGGACAGGTCCTAGCCCTCTCCTTTCTCATCGTGATTTTATTGTACGTCAGAATGGTGACCGATATACTATTGGAGCACCTTCAATCCCTTCAGCAAGAGGTTCTATACTACAACAACATTTTACAATGAACTACATTGATTCAGGAGATATTAGGTATTATGTCCCAGTCACTGGTACAGCATCTCTTGTATTCCCAGAGACTCGACTTCAAAGTGATGGGTCTAATGTGTATCCTCAGATTACTGAGAAATCCACTATTCCAGATGAAAGGGAACAACGAGGTCGTACCGTAGTTTGGGAAAATATTACCTACTAGAATGTAAATGAAATTTAGAATTCAACCAAATATTTTCACACCTGATCCGAAAGAACCAAAATTAAACCGTTTCTTTTTGGACCGTTTAGCACGAGATATGGTGAGGATTCTGAAGACAGAAATCAAAAAAGAATCCTTCAAAGCTCCAGCAACGGATTTAATTCGTTCTTGGAAATACTCTGTTAAGGGGCAAGACATAGTAATATGGTCTGACCATCCAGCTTTGACAGGGGAGAAAGTTGAAGAAGAGGTAGAAGAAGAAAAGTTGGATCTTGATAATATTGACCTGCCTGATGATCCAAGAGAGGCTATGAAAGTATTACGTGCAATACCAAATGTAGCTGTGATACAAGATGATGGTAAGATTGAAGTGAGGAAAGTGACAGCAAAAAAGATGGGGGATGAATGGGTATTCCCACCTCATAAAAGAACTGCATTTTTGGAACGAGCTAAAAGGTCAATTATGAAAATGATACGTAACAGGATTCAATCTAAGATACGAGAAGCAATAGGGTGATGTTATGGCAAAGATAGACTTAGACCGTGACCTTGTAGTCATAGGGAACATTGTGGGAGACCATAGAATAGATGATTTGGGAGTGACTGTGGGATATGATGAAGCGGTGCGTCTCACAGCAAAACAAGTATCAAAATCAAAAGATTTGTTCAGAGACATTAAAGATAAGAAACTTAGAGTAGATCGTAGGTTGTATGCTTCTTCAACAAAAGTTCCTGAGAAACCTGTGAAACCAAAAGAAGAATCATTACCATCTTTGCCTAAGCCTGTAGCTAAGAGAGTAACTCAAAACACAAGCTCTCCAGATCTTGAAGCTGTGAAATTTTTGGCTGCTGGGAATGCTAGGACTTTGGAGAATCTTACCCAGCTCTTAGGTGAGGTTGTATCAGAACTGAAAGATATGAAGAGTTCAGTAGGGAATGGTGTTGATAAAGATACTCTTCGTGAATTGTTACGAAGCATACAGATCCAATCAGGATCTGGGCAGGATATAATAGATACAGAAGCACCTCGATATATACCTTCAGACCTTTTAGGTGCTGAAAATGTAGTTTCTACAAAGGTCGATGTCAAATCAGAGAAGAAGAAGACTGGTAAGCTAGATAGCAATTTGAAGGCTTTGAAGGAACTAAGGGCTAAAAAAGAGAATGGTTAATCTTTTTATATATATCTGAATGTGATGGGCTTTCAGGGATGATGTTGCTCAAACTCTAGAATCTATAAGATTCTATGTTTATTATGTGGCAAATATTTACTAGACGGAGCCGATCATAAGATGTTATATATAGACCTTGGGAGAAGGTCGCAATTTATGTTATGTAGCTAACGTCAAAGGAGAACACGAGATGAGTAACTCAGGAGTTGGTCTAGATATAGGGACCATGAACATCATTTCTGCTCGTAAGAATGACGAGGATGAACTAGTAGTCAAGAGGCTTAGAGATGCTTTTTTGGATCTTGAGCCTGATGCTAAGAAGATGCTCAAGCTTTCTGGAGTGAGTTATATAGAATACAAGGATAAGATTGTTATTGTTGGGGATACAGCTTTACATACTGCAAATATCTTCAAAAGAGATGCTCGTAGACCTCTATCAAAGGGTATCATTTCACCAGAAGAGGTTGATGCTGTTGAAATTTTGTCCATCATCATTAAGCAGGTGCTTGGTAAACCATCTGTTAAGAATGAGATTTGTTACTTCTCTGTGCCAGCCGAACCAATTGATGATGTTTCAAAAGATGTAATCTACCATACCGATGTATTCAAGAGAATTCTTAAAGAACTAGGGTATGAGCCTCAAGAATCAAATGAAGCCCTTTCAGTGATTTTGTCTGAATGTGCTCAGGAGAATTTTTCGGGTATTGCCTTGAGTTTTGGTAGTGGTATGGTCAATGTTGCTATGGCCTATCATAGCATGCTTTCGTTGGCATTTTCTATGTCTCGTGCTGGAGATTGGATTGATACTCAGGCAGGGAAAGCTCTAGGTCAAACTTCTTCTAGGATGTGTACCATCAAGGAAAAAGGTATTGATCTGAAAAACCCTAAAGATCGTAATGAAGAGGCAATAACCATTTATTATAAATCCTTGATTGAGGATGCTGTTAAGTATCTGGTGAAGAAGGTTGGTGAAATGGGAGAGTTGGATTTCCCAGAACCAATCCCTATTGTGTTGGCAGGTGGTACCTCGAAGATAGGCGGTTTTTTGGACGTGTTCAAAGAGATATTTGAACCCTATAAGGTCAAAATGAAAGTGGAAATCAGTGAAGTCCGAATGGCTGTGAATGTATTAACAAGTGTTTCAGAAGGGCTTCTATTACAAGCTCTTCAAGAATATGAATAAGGAGGATAGATATGGCACGTCGTTACAAAGGTATACTGTTTCCTGACACTTCTTTTGAGACTCCAGAGCATGGTATCCCAGGACAAGAAGGTAAGGCAAAGAAGAAGGCAAAGAAGCCTGCGGCAAAGCCTATTGAAGAAACCGAAACTCTCAGCTCTTCTGATTTGAGCAAGATGAAGAAAGCTCAGGTAGAAGAAGAAGCAGAGAAGTTAGGGATTGACATAACTGATAAGACCAAAAAAGAATTGGTTGAAGAAATCTTGAATACCCAATAATGTACTATTGGCTCACAAATGCAACCAAAAAGTTCCTAATTAGTGAACTTAGAGAGTCGTTCGCTGATCATCCGTATTTCTCTAAGATTCAGGTCCAAGATCGGTTTTCTTTCAAAGAACGTCCTCAATTTGCTTTGATTATAAAGGGATCTAGTGGTGATAGGATAGTGTTATCACCACAGAATTTTGTAGGTATGGTGCATAGTTATTGTATGCTTGCATCTATTGATGGACATAAAGGACAGTTCTTAGAATGGATACGAGAAGATACTCAGGCTCTATATGATAATGATAATGTGTTCCCTACCGAGCCTGGGATATATGTTCTTGAACTTCTTGATGTTGATGATGAGAAAGAAGGTGGTACTGTAATTGTGGATGTTTTCCGGTCTATATTTGATGAGAATCTCATAACATTTGAGACTGGGTTAGAAACTGAAGCCTATCTTGATAATGAACCTATCACAAAAAGTCTTCGTCTTCGAGTAGATAATAATGATTATGTCTATATTTTAGAGGAAGGTGTTGATTATGACCAGGATGGTAATAAAATCACTTTTCTCAGTCCTTTTGTGGAGAAAACTACTATCCTAGCAGATTACAAAGTTTTGACTGGGAGTAATGGTCCACATACTTTCAATTCTTTTGGTTCGAATAATTCTATACTTCCAGGAGTAGTTCTAGCTTTCGGACATAAATTGCTAAAAGGTGACAAGTGTGCTGTAGTTATAACGGATCGTAGAGGGCCAGCATTCAATGAATATGGTGGTCATTATACAATGAGCTTTGACATAGATGCCATTGCAGTAAAGGATTCTGAACAAGCAGAGCAAGTAGCTGACGATGCTGTGATGACTTTTCTGAAGAAAAAATCTCAATTTGAGGATGTTGGCCTGACAATGGTAGATGGTCCTTCTTTGGGTGGTGAGTCTGAAGAAGTCTATGATGAAGAAGGGGATGAATATTATTTCTCAAATAGTTTTTCTATATCTTTCCAAACAGATTGGTCTTATTATGAGCCTCTGCCACTGCAAGTCTCTCAAGTAGTGGTTTCTACGGTCTATGAACAGATCGTCACGAGATCTGAAAGACGTGAGTTAGATATAGAAAAGTTTTTTTAACCTTTTTATGTCATCTCTATTTGTAGATGATGGATTCGTAGCAGCGAGGGAAACCATGCCAGTATATAAATATGAATGTAGCGGATGTGGTCTAGAATTTGACCGGCTTGTGTCTAGTTCCGAGGGGAGTGAGAAGACTTCCTGTGTGAATTGTGAAGAAGAAGCCACTAAAATTGTGGCTAAGGCTAGTTTTAATTTTTCATCTTCTCGTGCCCAAGGTGAAACTGGGGTGCATGATATTGACTATCCTGTTGTGGATAAGGCAGTGGGTCGTTCTGCTGAGAAGAGATGGATCAAGTTTGAAGAGCGTCGTAAAGCTGAAGACCATGCTAGGAGCGATTATGATAGTCCCTATCTAGGCAAAGTGCCTATTGGGGATCATACTGACGGATATTATCGAGTACCTCAAGAAAGACTTGAGGTACGTCGTGAAGCAGCCAAAGAATTACATGAGGCTTTGGTTGGAAATTAATTATCTTTTATTAGAAAAGTTAGTTAGGCTTTTTTTAGGAGGATAAAATGACACCATTAGGTATGGGACCTTTCGAGTCACACGTTTTCCCTGGGGTCTATACTAGAACTGTCCGTGAACGAGGTGGTGGACCTCCTGCGGGCATCAGACCCTTAGTAATCATAGGTGTAGGACAGGAATACCTTGAAGTAACCGATTTGGAACTGGTTCGAGGTTCGTCTGCTACTGTAGATCAGCGTATCGTCAATGAGGATGTGAGTGAAAGATTTGTTTTGGATGAAACAAATCCTGATAATCCTGTCCTTGGTGCTGCTGATGGGGTGCATTCTAAGTTCAAGGTACGTAACCTTCCTATCGTGACTGGAGAAGGTAGAGGTGAAACCTCTACTAGTCCTACCCATGTGGAGGTTACTGTAGACGGTACTCTAGTAGCAGTAGCTCAAGTGAATGGTACTAAGGGTGAGGTTACTCTTCAGTCCATTCCAGCAGAAGGATCTACAGTTCTTTGTACCTACTACTATAATCGCACCGATACTCAGGTCACTGAAGATGTGTCTGATCAGGTTAGTGAAGAATATGCCCTGTTGTATTCTAGCCCAGAGACATTTGAAGTTACTGAAGGTATCAATGACACCTTCAAGTTGTCTGTGAATGGTGGTTCAGAGAAGACTGTCACTTTAACGGCAGGGGCTGGTAGAACAGCTCTTCAGATCATTGCTGATATCAATGCAGCTCAAGTAACAGGTCTGACAGTTTCAGTGGATCTTGATGAACAAGGTCAAAACAGAATCGAACTGAAAGCTGCTAGTGAGATTGAGATTGGAAATGGTAATGCTAATGCTCTCTTGGGATTTGCAGCAGGTCAGACTTCTGGGAGGAATAAATCTTTCAGAACATTCCAGAGACCAATCGTAGATGGATCTAATGGTGGTATCACATCAACAGATCCTACCGATGTGACAGTGGCAGTTAATGGTACAGACCAAACTCCAGTGTCAATTGATGGTACGAATGGTTGGGTGACGTTATCAGTACCACCTCCAGTAGGAGCTACTGTTGCAGTCACATACTATTTCAATACATATCAAGATACTTTCGATTATCTACCAAATGATGACATTACTGAAGTGGGTAATTGTGGGTATGCTCCAGGACGTAGGGATTACTTAAATCTTTCTGATTTTGTGGTCAGTGATGGGAAGATTTATTGGGGTACTTCTGTATCTGTTACAGGTGGTGACCGTTCTGCTGGAGCAGAGCCATTTGATGATACTCAGATTTCAACTCTGTTGATTGATAATCGTATCTACATGGCTGAATGTGAACGATATGTTGATACATCAGTCACTCCTTCAGTGGTTTCTGATAATGAGTTTGTTCTTCCAATGCCTCCAACAACGGGCAATGGTAGGAATTCTCCATTAGGTTCAAGTCTATATGAGACTGTTTCAGAAGGTCGTATTGATCTCCCTACAAATCGTCCCGATCTTGTCATTGCATATCGTGGACGTGATGTTGTAGATGCTCTCAATAATGGTCCTATAGATGTTCTAGAAGTTGACTCTTCTACTCGTAGAGTCAAGTTAGGTGGAACGGTACCTCCTGGGGACTTGGTATTCTGTACGTTCTGGTACAATCGTATCACAGATGACACTTTCACTCTTGAATGTCTGAATGAAGGTGTTTCAGGTACTGGTAAGTATAGTGTCTTGTCATCTTTGACAGGTACTAATCAGTATGCTGTTCTCTTTGCTGGGAAGAGTGGTGGGTTGGCTGAGACAGTTCAATGGCCTTCAGGTGTTGAGACTGTACCAGATGCAATTCATGTTGGTGGTGACCCTGTTTTAGAGATTGTTACAGTTACGTTCCATGATTCTACTGGAACCCCTGCAATTTTCACAAACACTGAACCTGGACCATATTCTTGCTACGATGGTGCTTCCGACTTGTTCTATTATAATGTAGACAATATTGGGATGACCAATGTAGACCTAAGCAATAGTGGTGCAGCTTCAATAGTAAGTGGTGCTTGTGGGACTACTATTGATTGTAGTGGTGGGAATAATCTCGTTGAATTTACAGTTGATGGTGTGTCGGTACCAGTTACTCTCGGAACATCAGCTACTGAAGCAATTGCTGATATCGTGACAGCTATTAACTTAGCTTCAAATGGTACAGCTCTTAGTGCAGATATTGCTGAGACCATTGGTACGGGGGCTCTTACCAGACTTCGGATCTTCTCCCCCACTGCTCCTACTGGTCCAGATGATGTTTCTACTGTAGTTGTAGAATCTGGCACCGCAAACACACCTCTTCTTCTCACAGAAGGTGACGAGAGCACTGGTATTGAAGGTGCTGTGGCATTGCCAGCTACTTTACTCAGCTCTAATGCTGAAAGTTATGCTATCACTGCTGGTGTGAACGATATTTTCCGTCTCACCATTGATGGTGTTCCTTATGAGGTCAGCCTCACAGCCGGTACTCGTACTGCTGCCCAGATTGCTACAGACATCAATACGGAAACAGGTGCTTCCAATGCTGGATCTGTGACCGTAGGTGCTAGCAATTATCTCAGGCTTTATTCCAATATCTCTAGTCCAGATAGTAAGATCATCATTGGTGATGGTACTGCAAATACTACTCTTGGGTTCACTAGTAATCAGACTGGGGATCAAAGACTGCCTGGAGCTGAAGAAATTTCAGTGGTCTTGAATGATGATACTACATTTAAGACTCGGGCTAGAGCAAGCACCGTAACTCAAGCTGGTGTTGGAGTGTTCTTGAGGATTGAGTCTCTGACCATTGGTACTACATCATCTATCGCTTTTGGTACAGGTACTGACAGTGCCTTCAATGATACTGGACTTGGGATTGTACCAGGGACATCTGGAGATGTTGGTGAAGGTGCTGGATCTTACTTTGATGTGACTTCTTCACATTCAGAAGGTTCTGGTACTGGTACAAGCAACATTGGTTATCCGGGACAAACCTATACAGATGAGGTCACGGGTCTTAGATTTACAGTTCTAGAATCTACAACAGGATCATATACTGATGGGGAATCTTTCGGGATGTCTGTAGTTGATGAGATCCCAACTAATGCAAATACTCCTGTCAGGACTATCCCTGGTGTTGAAATGACAGTAGCAAATACTGTAAATGTCAGTGTTGGTGATACTTCTATTGTCCGTACTTTCGATAAGTCCGGTAATGAACCATCTATCGGTGACTTCTATTACATCAGTTATAGTTATACCAAAGATAGTTGGGACACAGAACTGTTCACTTCTGATGAGATGCCTGTCATTAAGTCCCTATATGGTGAAGTCTCAGTCGAAAACAGATTGTCTCTGGCTGCCGACATTGCCTTCAAGAATGGTATCCCATATCTTGGCTTGAAGCAGGTTCCAAAGGTTGAAGATTCAAGTCAGGCTTCTGTATCTAGTTTCATTGAAGCTATCAAAGAACTTGAGCAGCCTCTCCCAGGGGATGTGAAGCCTTACGTTATCGTTCCATTGACGACAGAAGCTGAAGTTATTAGCTATCTTGAGCAGCATTGTGCTATCCAGTCCAGTCCACGATATGGTAACAGAAGGATTGGTTTCTTCGGCTTTGCAAGTGGTACTAAGCCTACAGATGCTCAGGCTACAGCTAAGGCTATTGGTTCTCATCGTATGAGGACAGTATATCCTGATTCAGCTATCGTTGGAATCGAGAACGAGATTGGGGAAGAGACTGAACAGATTGTTGATGGTACTTACTTGGCAGTAGCTCTGGCAGCTTCTTGTCTCAATCCTATCAATGACTTTGCTCAGCCTTATACCAATAGGACTCTGCAAGGATTTAAACGTCTTGGTCGTCAGATCAATACTGTTGAACAGAGTCAGACAGCTATTTCAGGTATCAATGTTCTCCAGGATACTGCTACTGCAATTGAAGTTATGCAGGGCTTCACTACTGATATGTCTGATCTGCTCACTCAGATTCCGACCATTACTCAGATTGATGACCAGATGCATGTCAACATGACTAAGCGTCTGAAGAAGTTTACTGGTGTGAAGTTCTTACCTTCACTTCCTGCTGAGGTTCAGTCTGAGGCCAATGGTGTGTTGAGAGCAATGAAGGAAGCTAATCTAATAGCAGATTATGAGCCTGCGGTTGCTACGGCACATCCTGATGATCCAACATTGATCTTGGTTGAAGCATATTATGCTCCAATCTTCCCGAACCTCTACATTCTTGTGACACAGCATGTAAGGATTCGCATCTAATTTAGTCGATATTTATCCTTCATACGCTTTGTTCTGAAATCTTCAAAAATCTTCACTGTGCTCTGAGTCTTTTTAGACTCAGGCATTTGATCTAGAAGATAATTGATGTTTTTGATGGCTTTCTCTACATTCCCTCTTTTTAGGTAAGCCAATACTTCAATTAGGACTCTTGCTTCATCCATGACAACACCTCCTAACCTTATATACTGGTTAATTTTCTATTTTTAAAGTAGGATTATGAGATTAGCTATATCTCAATGATAAGGAGAGAAAATCATGTCTGATGCAACTATTCAGAGTACCTTACAATATCCTCCAGAAAGTGGTGTAAGCCCAGTTCAAATACCCAAGTCTGTCACAATAAGTAGTTTCACTGAGAAAGTAGACTCTACCTATCTGTTGGATACTGGTGTTGGGCAAGACCTTGATTTGGGGTCTGTAGCTTCTGCAAAAGCTCTTTATATGAGTTCAGATCAGGATATTGTGGTTTATATCAATGGAGCAGTTACTGGATTCAACATTGTAGCAAATGGTTACTTCATTTTGGCTGGTGGGGCTTCTGATATCACTTCGATTTCTGTTGATGTTTCTGTGGACAATACTTCGATTCGACTTTGGGCCGTTGAATGAGATATTCGATCCAAAAAGGTCAGATTCGAAACCAGGTTTTGAAGCAAATCAGTGTGTTGAAGGAATCTGTGTCTGTTTTAGAGGAAGCATCTGGTTTGAAATCAGATGAAATTAAAGAATATGAAGAGAATGATCCTGGGAAAGCTTCAAAGTTGAAGCGTCAAGTGAGGATTATCCAGGAAGCTATCAGTTCTATAAGAAAGTCTGTAAAAGTTCTAGAAAAGTATAGAAATACCAAAGTGACTTATCAATATCCTAACCCAAAGGAATGATTTTCGAGGGAAGAATCACTTTACCTTCCGTGACCCCATATCTTTGACGTAATGATTTCTTACGATCTCTTTGAGCTGCCCACCGATCCAGTTCTGATTTTGAGAACATATAAGGTTTTTCTGAGGGGTTGACAGGGGAAATCTCTCTACGGCTTAGGCAGTTATAGAATGACTTTTTCTTCAATCCAAGATACTGACAAGCATCATCGGTGCAAAAATACTTTTCTTCCATCACATAACCAGATTTTCTACGATTTCTTTGACAACCTTAACCTTTTGGTATCCGCTAAGGAATCTAATGAAATCTTTTGATAGCCCTACGAGTTGGAATTTTATTGAAGCTGGCTCTACAGGGCTTCCTAATTGTTCTCCAACTTCTTCAGCCAGTTCAGTTAGACTATACTGTTCAAGATAATATTTTCTGAACATATCGGCAAGAGGAAACTTTGAACGCTGAGTTTTGGAATCATCTTCAAGGAATTTCACGAAATCTTTGAAGATGATCTGCCACTCAAGGTCATTCATTTCTTGTTCAAATAATCGCATTGTAGATTCAGGTGACCCTTGAAGACGTTCTTCCAAAGTGTCTATAACATCAGTTCCTGCTGGGCCATAGTATTCTTGGCCTTTATCTCTGATCCACTTCTTTTTCTTTAGAACAGATAATTCTTGAACCGTCTTATTTACTAGCAGTTTTGTGATATCTGTGACCGTCTTATCTTCATCTAGTTTTTCGAACCAGTTATTTCGAATCAAAAACTCAATCACATCTTCCATAGCATCATTTGCATCGGCAGGGTTTGGGAAGAAGCTTTTTACCTTGTTGAACATATAGTTCTTGATCTTCAAGGCTTCAGCCTTGTCAATTGGTTTACCTATTTTCTCAAACATTTGCATGAGATATAGAACCCATGTCTCAGAGTAACTTGCGATAACTCTTCGTAATACAACAATAAATTGTTCTGGGAAGCTGAGAGCAGAAAATACCTTTTTACGTAATGCTCTAAGCTGTCGGGTCGCTATGCGTGTCATTTAGTTCTCCTGTCTCTATCAGTAGATAACTCTCACTAAGAAGATAAATAAAAAAATTATAGAAATTTTCACTATAAAAATTTAGAGAATTGTAGTATAGAACTATAGGGCATGGATAATCTATGCTCGTAACAGGAGGTGGCTATGAACTTTAAATTCAATATTCCAGAGCTTGATGGCATTATAGAGGCTGTATATGAGTCTCTAGAAATGAATCGTCAAATCCTGGAGAATCAAAGGGTTGGTCTAGAGAATCAGAAGATTCTCCAGGAAAATCTGAAATCTGTGGCTAATGCTTTGGGTGGTTCTGGTGTTCGACCTGAACTTAAAGAGTTGCAGAGTGTCGAAACACCGGAGAGAAAACCAAAACCTAAGTCCAAACCAAAAGCCCTAAAGCCAAAGTCAGCATCTGCTGAGGTTTCATGTTCAGAACCTCAACATGACCATGACCATGACCATGACCATGATGAGGAACAATGTATTGTGCCAGACTGTTCAGAGCCTTTCTATTCAAAAGGTTTATGTATAAGGCACTACCAATCACATCGATTAGCCCAGAAAAAGAGCCCTGAGTCTGAGCAAAGGTGGCTCAAGAAGTATAAGGTCACTTCTGAGGATATTGAGAAGGGTAAAGCTCGAAGGAAAAGGGGGTCACGTAAGTCTGCTGTGAAAACCCCAGCAAAGAATGAAGCTAAGAGTGCTGACACAGGAGGTCAAGAAAAAGGGGAGGGAAACTACCCAAAAGCACGTAGGGAGACATCTGAGGCAGCGGTGTCTCCCAGTGCAGATATCTGCCTCATAAATGATTGTGGTAGGAAAGCTCATTCAAGAGGGCTTTGTTCAGCTCATTATCAGCAGTATCGAGAAGCTACAAAGAAAGGTGGGGAGTCAGAGTTCTTTGATGAGCATGACATTGAAGTTCTCCCAAGAGGGAAGAAAGGGAGGCGTACAAAAGAAGATGTAGATCCAACTCCCAATGTCGATATGAGTAGGGTTCTTGAAGATAAGAAATCTTACAAGGAGGTGAAAGAGCTGAAATTGACCTCTGTGTCCATTTCAGAGATCACTAAAGAGCTTGACTCAAGTTTGGATAGGAAGTTCCCTGAGCTTGAATACTGGGTCTGGAGGGACAGTTTAAATGGTGTTCGTAGTGATGGACGTGTTCTTCTAGATCTAGAAAAGAATAGCCTTCTCTTCTTTTCCAAAAAGGATATGGCTTGGGAAGGTCAAGTGTGGGAACGAGAACTCATCGTGAGTTTGGCTGATAAATTCCAGGTCAGGTATATCAGGATAGATGATGATTTGAAGGTTCTGACCTCGAATTTCAGGAATTATTATGCTCTGCCAGAAGAATCTGATGGGAGGTTTTTACTGAGGGCAAAGCTTCGTATGGATCGTCCAGATGTGTTCTGGGAGGTAGGTGACTTGTTTTATATCCACAGCTTCAGGATCGATGGTTCCGTGATTGATGCTGTGTATGCATGGCTAGTGAAGCCTCCATGCTTTGATGCCCCATCAGAGGATGATCCTTTGTGGGAAGAATGGAACAATGCTACTAAGAACATCTGTGCCTTTGCAGGAGCTGATAAGATTGAGAAGTGGTTCGAGCTTCTTTTCAACGGGGTAATTCCTGTTGGAGCACATGATAAGTTGCGGGAAATTAGTTCTTCCCAGATTGAATCGGCTCTAGAGAAAGATTGATCTTCATCAATATCTTCGATATACTCTAGAAGTTATGAAGAAGATATTGATTCAAAAAACTTGTGCTGGTGTTTCTCCTGAAGTAGTGACCTTTGAAACGGGGGCTTCCCCAGATCAAGTCTCTACTTTAGAATGTAACACATTTAATCATCATGGTGATGGTTATTCTCCGTTTTTCCCATCATCTTTGCATTTATTCTATGAGAGTCTATTGCTTGGTCGATCATTGCCTAATACAATGGTTATGAATCATATTCGTCATTATTCAAATGCTTTGGCTCCATGCTTTTTTCTATATGATCTTGATATTTATTCAGAGAGAGCACCTGAATTGGTATCAGTTGTGGATCGTATTGAGCGTTGGGGAAGCGTTGGTTTTATCAATATACCACCTAGAATAGATGCTCTACTATACAGTATATTTTCATTACTGCCTGATAAGGAACATGAAGAGAATCTTTCAGAAGATAGTTTGGGTGAAATACTACGTGTAGCTATCGATACTTTCCATTGGTATCTCTCAAATAACATCGTACCTAACACACATAGATCTCAATTGTCAGAACCTAATATTCTAGAACAGAGAGGGTCTTATGTGATAGCTGAAATTGAAGACCTAAAAGACATTGACTCTCTATATCGTAAGGGTATAGAGTATGGTTTATGCTTTATGGGTGATGAGGCAGTGTTGTTCAAAAAGTCTATATTTATAGAAGTTCCTATGGAGAAGATCGCATCCAAGATGGGTGACTACAGAAAATTGGATAATTTTTTAATAATCTCTATTAAGAGAGAAAGAAGTTTTGTAATTTCTTTATGCCGTAGGTTTTTTGGTTAGTTATAGTGTAAACCACTAGGAGGTAATCGAATGAGACGCCAAAATGCAGAATCAGCAATTAGCAGACTAGAGAGAAGGGTTCGTCGGAGAAAGTCCGCTTCGAGAGCTACCAATGTCGAACGTCCTAGTCGTAGAAGTGCAAGGTCTAAAAGACCCCGTATGACCAGAGAGGCAGCATCTAGAACTGCTCGTATCAGATTAGCAAATATCTTGAATACCGCAGCAGATTGTTTGGATTGCTTGGAAGCTGCTGAGCAGGAAAGAGTGACTCGTGATACAAGGGCTGCTCGTAAGGATCTTGCTGGTATCATCACCAGGCTTGCTGACCTCACTGAAAATAAGGCTCCTTTTGATCCAGTAGCGATCCGTGAGCTAAAAGCAATTGAAAGGGATCTGGAACTGTTCCCTCGGTAATTGCTGTTTGAGCATACAATATCTATGGGACTTGACCTGTAGATGTCATAGATTGAGGTAGGCAATGTCAAACGACAATTATATTTACCGTAAGGGAGCCACCCCTAATACTCGGACTGCTATCAGTCAGAAGAATAGGATCTTTGCTTTTGCAACAGGTGGAGATAGCAATCTGACTCAGATCGGAAATGTTGCTTCATTTGATCTTTCAGAGAGCAGAACCATTGATCCGGTTCGGGGTATTGGGTATGGTGATCAAGTAGCAGAACTCGTTCCTTCAGTCACTGACCCTATGAGCATCAGTGCTTCTAGGGCTATGTTGTATCTCCAGAACTTCTATCAGGCCCTGGGATACTATGGTGGTGCAGAAGGTCTTGTACGCTCCCTTAAACATCATAGATGGCCTTTTGATATAAAGCAGGAACTTGTCTTGTCACATCTTGTGAATCAAGAGTTGAAATGGACTAGGGTTACACCTGCTGTTGAAGACAGTTCACGGGCCATTGTCACATATTTCGAGGCATGTTGGATCAATAGCTATTCAGCTTCTTACCCAGCAGATTCAGCTATTGTGAATGAAGACCTCGATATTACTGTCTCAGATGTTCTAGATAATGTGACTCCAAATCAAAGCCAGTATGCTAGGTTGACTTTGGATAATACATATTCTAGCTTGGATTCAGGTGGAGATATCAAACGCTCTGTAAGATTTGCGTAATCCATCTTATCCCTTTATGTTATGTTATGTGGAGTAAATCATGCCTTCAGCATTCCTACTTGATGGACTAGAGCAACTAAAAGATGTTGGTCTTCTAGAAATATCTTTTGAGGTTTCTGGTCTCAAAATTGTACTTCGTTCCCTTAAAGCAGAAGATGATATCTTAATAGCCCGTAAGATGGCAGAACTCGATTCTGAGGGGCTAGAGTATGTCCAGACCTATAAGATGTGGATGGTAGCTTATTCTATTGCACAGCTCAATGACATGGACTTGAGAGGTATCAAAGCTATACCCCTAAAACCAGAAAAAGAAGGTGATAAACCAAAGACGAAGACTAAGGAAGAGTATTTGTTCGAGTTGCTTTCTACATGGTCACGATCAGTGGTTTCTGTATGCTTTAAGAAGTATGGTGAACTTCTGGTTAAGACTGAGAATAGTGCTGAAGAAGGGGTTGAATACGAAGTCTTTGATGTTGATGCTGAGATTAAGAGGTTGCAGGACAAAATAGAATCTTTGAAATCTCAGAAAGAGACTCCTTCTAGTGAAGCTTCTGATATAGAGAGTAATTTGTTTGAGAATGAAAAGTTGGAGGCTGAAGCAAAATTGTCTAAGGAGGAACCTTCTACAGATACATCACCTCCTGAAGTAGATAACGATTCAAATGCTGAATCTCCATCTAATCCATAAGGTGCTTTGATGTGGTCTCAGATACTCGTACAGCCCTATTGGATAGGGATCAACATAATCCTGATCTAAGTGTAGAACGCTACAGGTCTCAAAGAGAAAAGGAAAAACAACGAGAAGAAAAGTGGCTGCTTCGATATAAGAATCTGGAACAACTTATCTTCCAGGGTTTTTTGACTCTTCCTGTTTGCATCCAAGATACACGATTTGTTTTAAAGACAATCAATACTGTAGAGTTTGAAAAAGCACGTTTGTATCTAGGTCTTCGTCAATCAGATCATATTATACACCAATTGTATTTTATAGCTCATTCCATACTTATGGTAAATGATGTGAATGTTCTTCAGAGCAGATCTGAGTCATTACCATATATCATAAAATCTTTGCAAACCTTGCCTGTATCATACTTAACACGTATGGTTACATTGTTGACTGATCTTAATAATTTATCTGTGAAAAGTGGGCCTCTTATTGAAGCCTATTGTTATGAGGATGTATCACGGCAGAATTGGATGTCTTTGAAAGGCTACAAATTGAATGATCCTATGGTTTCAGGTGTCGAAGGTACTCAGTATATTGGGTTGAATACCTACCAGAAATTATGGGTTTCTTTGAATAATTTGGAAGACATCAAGATAGCTCGTGAAGTTGATTGGGATTATGCTAAGTTTGTAGGATCTTGTTTTAATCCCAAAGGAGTTAGAAACATAGAGGCTCATGATAAAGGTCGTCGAGCTAGAGAACGTGAAGAAAGAGAAATGATCCGTAAAGGTGTTGTTGAAGATGACACTATTAAAATACAAGCCAATACTGTTGAAGAATTGATGGATGAGTTGGAACGTAGTCTGAAGGGTGAGAAAGATTGGCATGACAAAGTTATAGAAGAATACGAAAGGAAAACAACAGAAGATTATAGAAAACAAAAAGAAAGTTATCTTGAAATAATGGAAGAATCCCCTCTATCTCTAGAAGAATTGCAAAATCTTCAAGATGAGAATCCTGGTAAAAGAGTGTTTTCTCTAGATCAAGCTAAGGAATCTCTTGAGAAGAGGCGTCAAGGGGTTATCAATTCTCCTGCTATGCAACGGATGTATGAAATGTCGAGATCTTCCAAATACATCAACCGTCTTAATCCTTCTATAAATTCAGATATTGTAGAGGGTTTTGAGGTAGAGACCCCGAACATAGGGAGAAAATAATGCCTGCGGTTGAAAAAGAGATTTATGAACAGATATATAAGCTGTCTACTGAAGGTCATGATAAGGTTCTCAATAATCTTGGTGATATTCATAAGGCAGTTTTGGGTATTGCTGAAGATGTAGCTTTTAAACCATTAGGTTTCAAAACTCTCATATCAGAAGCAAAGAAAGCTAAAGCTAGTGTTGATGGCATTTCCAAGTCATTGCAACAGATTCCGAAAAATATTGCAGGTACTATCAAGAAAGATTTCGCTGAAGGTTTTCGTGGGTTACGTAAGGATATAGCAAAAGAAGCTAAAGCAGCAAGTTCGTTTTGGGGTGAAGCTTTTTCAGGAAAATCAGTGGGGAAAATAAGCCCTGCTGTTCAAGCTGCTATTCAAGATGCTACAGAAAAAGGTTTAAAAGAAGGTGTTGATGATAGTGCTGCTTCTATAAGTAAGGCTCTTGAGACTCTCTTAAAACATGCTCCTACTATAAAGCCTGAGTTTGACCCTAAAGCTATGGGTCTTCCTTCTATTGAAGTGCAACCAGATATAGAGACTGCTACGATGATTGAGCAGTTTGAAGTTTTTAAGGATATGGCAGCTACTGGAGGAAAGGAATTCCAAGAAAATTTAGAGGATGCTTTTCAAAGAGGTGAAGACCTTATCGAAGATATGAAGAATGCAACTGTTAATGATAAGAACCTAGTTGGCTTACAGAGATCTTTTAGGGATACTGTAAAAGGCATTCAAAAATCATTCGAAAAGGGTTCTGAAGGAACCACTAAGGATTTGAAAGATGAAGTGCCTAAGATTATGAAGGGTGGTTCTGATTTCATATATGATGCCTTCCATGCCTTAGAAAGTCCAGAAGCTTTTTTCCAAGGTATTGGTAAAGCTGGTGAATTTTTACAGAAGAAAGTTCCTGCTGGACTTGAAAAATGGTCTCGTTCTCTTGACAAGAAAGGTGGTTTGTTAGGTAAAGGAGCAAAAAAAGCTGCTGGTAAGGGTGCAGGAGCCGCAGCAGGTGGTGGTGGTGCTGGAGGTGCAGCTTTATCTGGTCTTGGTAAAGTAGCCATGGTTGCAGGTGCTGCATTAGCAGCAGTGGCAGCTATTGGAGCCCTAGTGAAGCTCTTGTTAGAAGCTGATTCTGCTATCAAAGATTTTAACAAGTCTATGTTAAGTAATGTTGGTGCTGGTAATTTGATGGCAGCTACATTTTTGGAGGGTAAAGATGCAGCCAGTGCTTTTCACGATGGGTTAGATACTCTTTATAAAGCAGGTAACGATTTTGGTTTCTTTTTAAGAACTGGGATTAAGCATGAAGAATTTGCAGCAGCTTTAGGTGCTATGTCAAAAGCTGGTTGGACATTTGCAGATGTTACAGGCCAGGCTGGAGATGATGCTAAAAACTTACAAGATGCTGTGAATTTAGCTAATGTGGCAAGTAAGAATTTTGGTATTGGTCTTACTGAAGGAGCTGAGACAATCGGTGATTGGAGAAAAAATCTTGGGATGTCTACTGAAGCAATTGCTATGACATTTGCTCAGATACAACAGGATGCTCTTGAAGCTAATATGGATGTTGGTAAATTTTTCAATACCGTGAAAAATGTGTCTTCTGATTTTGTTTTGTTTGGTGTTCGAGCCCATGAAGTTTCTGGTATGCTGGAACTTCTCGGTAAATCTGTTGGCCCAAAAAAAGCTGCTGAGATGATAGGTGGGCTCGTTGGTCAGATGAAAAATATGGGTGAGCAAGACCGTATCCGTATTGTTGCTCTAGCTGGTCATAAGAAAACGTTAGATGCTTTACGTGGATCTCAAATGAGAGGTTTGAAGTCATTAAAGGATCAAAATGGTGCTTTCTTTGCCAGTGCTGGTAACCAAGACTTATATAATAAGGCTTTGCAAGGGAATGTTGGTGCTATAGAAGAACTTCAAAAGAAAGCTGCTGGCACAAAAGGTATGGATGAGGTAGCCAGAAGATTGTCAACCTTTGCAGAAGTTGCTAGAGAGGCCAAGGCAGGTCTTGTGGGGGCTGCTACAGGTATTGCTAGTGCTGACCTTCAGGCACAGGTAGAAGTCCAATTCTCGGCTATTGAGCGTTTTACAGGGCCTATTGCTCAGGCATCTGGTATTCAAGCTATGGTTGCTCGTCAACAATTAGGTCTTTCATTGGAACAGTGGAAGGCAATTAAGGGACTTGATGCTGGTATGCGTAGTGCTATGGAAAAACAAACAAAAGAAGCAGTTAAATATGGTGGTTCTTTAGCACAACTTCAAAAAGAGACAGGTATTAGGAATGAATATCTGAAAATAGGTAACACCCTTTATAAGCAAACTGCTGATGGGACTTGGAGGCAAGCTAAGAAGACTGATTTCATGTCTGATAAACTAAAAAAACAAGTCGCTAATATGGATACTCAGCAGACTGTGGCTGAAAAAGCTGCACAAGCTACTATTAGCATGTCGGAGGTAATGAAAGAAGGTTTCAAAAATGTCCTAAGGTCTTTAGGACATATGATCTCAATTATTTTGAGAGACCTTTTACCTCCGATTTTGGATCTTGCTGGTGTGACTACACCTTACATGAAAGCTCAACAGAAGATCAAAGATGTGGGTAAGATTTTTGATGAAAAAATGGGAGGTTTTGCAGATCAAGGTGTGGTTAAAGATCTCAAAAAGGGTCTAATGACATCTGGAGCAGATGCTACCGATTCTGATATGATCACCAAAGGTGTCTCAGAGGCTTTAAAAGGTGCGGAGTTCTCCCCTCAAAAATTAGTTGATGTACTTACAGCTAGAGGTTGGGATGAAGAAGATATAGATGTAGGAGCATTTGATCGGTTGTTTGAAACTATGAAGAAAGGTGGAATTGAAGCTGAAAAAGCCAAAGATGAGTTTGCTAAATCTTTAGGTGATATGACCGAATCTGATTTGAAAGATTTCACATTTGCATTAAGTGCAGCCAGAAAAGAATCTAAGCTTCTAAAGAGTATGAAAGAAGAACCTGAGCGCAGTAAAAAAGAAGCTAAAAAGATGCAGGATAAATACAAAGCTCAGTTTGAAGCAACTCATGGTAAAATTTATATGGGTAGAGGGGATACTGGTATACAAAGAGCACCAAAAGTAGTTATGCCAAAAGTTAAAGAGGAAACAAAGCCTTCAAAAAAATTGACACCAGCTCCTATTGAAAAGAAAGAACCTGTTGTAACAAAATCACCTGCTCAAGATCCTGTAACTGTAGCAAAGAATACATATAGGAATGCTCAGACACAATCAAAGACATTGAAAAAGATGGCTACTGATGGGATCAAATTAGTTTCTAAAGATAAGAAATCGTTTGCAGATGCAGTGTTTGATGGTTCTTTCAGGGCTTTGATGGCTTATGGTCTTTTGAAACAATTAGGTGCTGGTTTTGATGATGTCACTAACCTGAAAGAACGTTTAGGTTCTACTGAAAAGATGTTGAAGTGGACTATGAAAGGTCCAGCTTCGGCAATGTCTGGGGAACCTGCTACTCATGACATGTTGGTTTCAAAAACAGGGTATGTCAAGTTATCTGCTGGTGATATAGCATTCAATCCTTCAGAAGCTGCTCGTGGTATGAGAGCACCAGCAGGAGCTTTGGCAGGTAAAGCCATGGCTAGATTAGCTACTGCTGGGGGTGGTGTTGGGGGTGGTAAGCCAGTAAGTATCACTAGGAATCAAAGTAACACTTTCAATATACAAGGAGATCCTGCAAAGGTGAAGAAGGTAGTAATGGATGCTTTGGCTGAAGATAAACGTCGAGAAGCTGAGTTGGGAAGAGGTTGATAGATGACAAATATCCCAGGAGCTTTTACAAAAAATGAACGACGTATTGACAGGATACCTGTGATCTTTGGGATTATGTTACCTACCGGTGATCCTTTGACGAGTTTCTTTTTGATTTCTCATGTTAATCCAACTACTCTTGAAGAGAGGATGGTCCAAAAAATTGAAAGGATACAGACAAAAGGGGGTTGGGTAGAACAGCATTGGGGTCGTGAGATGGATGAAATATCAGCATCTCAAAGTACAGGAGCTTTCATGGATGTCAATTATGGATTGACAGGTGAAAGTCTTTATCGACGTAATGCTATAGCTTATGATAAATTTAAAGATTTGCTTGAATTATATAGAAATAATGGTAGTTTTTATGATGCTAATGGGCAAATCCTTTTTCAAGGACGTGTCATTATTAATTACTCTAGTGCTGAAAGGGCTGAGAAAAGATTTGAAGGGTATTTCATTAACTTCAATGTGAGTGAAGATGCTACTAAACCATGGGCATTTGAACTTTCATGGTCTTTCAAAGTGGAAAAAAGTGAAAGAAGTGTTGGTTATCAGGAGTTGAAATAGTGGCTAATAAACGAGACTTTAATCCATCTATACTTAAAAGTCTTGAGGAGTTGCTCCCCAAGCCTATGAACAACTATGGTAATTTCATTGTTGTAGAGGATGAGTCTATATATCCACTTAAAGGTAGTGTTCCATCTATAGCTCCTATGGTTTTTGCTTTGGTCCCACCAGATATACCTTCAACTAAACCACCATCAAATATTGAAAACTGGGTGAAAGATAGCAAAGCAGATCAGGATAAAAGACGTACACAGTTTGAGATAGATGAAGTGAAAAGTAATGCTGAAGAGTCATTGAAAAATTTGAGATCAAGTAGAGATAATATTGATAAGATCACAAAAAAAATGAGTGAAGTACCTCCTCTTGTATTGTTGATAAACCCATCTACTTTTAGTCATGATATGTCTAAGTTGATTATAGATGGGTCTTTTACACGGTCAGGGTATGTTCGTGAGCATTGGGGGGAGAATCTTGATACTGTGAGTTGTGATGGTACAATAGGTGGTTTTTATGGTATTCAAATGCAAGGGGGGAACCTTAAGCATCAAGTAATGATTACTCGTTCACATAAGAAAGCATCACTTTCATTTCAGAATTTAATGTCTCTAATTATGATATACGAGAATAATGGTCGAGTGTATTCTGACCTTTACGACCGTAGGAGGGTTGTTTTGGTTGGTTCTGTTATGATGTTTTGGGATGGGAATGTGTATATTGGGAATTTCAATAATTTTACTGTTTCTGATCGTGAAGAAAATCCATATAATACTCCATACTCGTTTGAATTTGCTGTGAGTTCAATAATTGACGCTTATGGGCGAGGTAACTAATGGGTGTAGGATGGGAAAGACCCCCTTTATTTAAGGGGACATATAGATCAAAGAAGATAGTTAGGGTAGCTCCAGATGCTTTTGTACGCATCAATGGTAAAATAGATCTTGCTCAATGTGTCAAATGTGAACGTAGCTTTGATATAAATCCATATGTGAATAGTATTTCTATTGATCTCAATATTGATTCAGTTCCAGGTAGTGCTTCGATATCCCTTTCTATACCAAGGCATGACATTAATAATTTCTACGGTGATGGTCATTTCTTGATTACAGAAATGATGGAAGTTGAAATTTTTATGAAAGGATACTTCAACGTATATGGGGTGCCTCAATACTACCCTGTTTTTTGGGGTCTTATCACTCAGGTATCTGAAAGTTACAGTTCTGGTGAACATTCTATTAGTTTGTCTTGTGCAGATATTTTGAAATGGTGGGAAAAGACAAGGTTGAATGTGACTCCTCATCTTTTTGAAGCTGGTATGACTAGAGCAGGGTACATACCATTGCTTGGTAATATCTTTGCTGGTGCTAATCCATATGATATCATTTTTTCATTGTCTCGAAATGTGACTGGGGATTTGTTTTTAGGTCAAAGGTCATTGCAATCTGGTCCTATTGATGCTTTCTCTCAGAAAGGTCAAATGGCAGTAGCTTCTATTATGAAGTATTGGAGAGAAAGGTTTGCTCGGTTTAAGAAATCTCTTGTTTTATATGGTATTAATGGTGCTAATTTGAGACCTTCAGCTTTATATGAAGCTGCTGACAAGTTAGAACAAAAGATGGCTACGACTAAGAATAAAAGGTTGAGATCAAAACTCAGTAAAGAATATCGTAGATTAGCTAGTGATGCATTACATAAGTTGAAAAACGAAGATACCAACAAAAATTTCTTGGACCCTACTAGTCCTGAAATAGTTGGTTGGAAAAATATGTTCACACAGGCTGGGCAAGTGAACCTGTGGGAATCTGAATATATGAGTAAGTTAGAAATAGCAAATCATATCAAAGATGTGATAAACTATGAATTCTTTATGGATACTACTGGAGATATCGTATTCAAGCCACCTTTTTGGAATCTTGATGTTCGAGGAAATTACCCTATAAGTTGGATTCAAGATATTGACGTGATTGATTGGGATTTTACTTCGTCTGAATCTGAAGTATATACAATGCTAACTATGAAAGGGTCTTATAGTTCCAGATCAGAATATGGTATTGCTTCAGAGATTTGTCCTTCGTGTACTGTGACTGATTATAAGTTACTATCCAAATATGGTTTAAGGGCACATGATTACACTTCAGAATGGATCACAAGTCCAAAAGCATTATTCTTTCATGGCTTAGATGTTTTAGATCATGCCAATGCAAGAAGGTGTACTGGTTCTGTTACAATCCCACTTAGACCTGAGCTGCGAATGGGGTTCCCTATCTATATTGAGTCACGAGATGAGTTTTGGTACGTATCTGGTATTTCTCACACCATATCATTTGGTGGTAGAGCTACAACTACATTGTCTCTTATGCAAAAAAGAGGTAAATTCATAGCTCCAAAAGATTTTGCTACTAGTGTTCCAGAACTTGAGAAAGCAAAGACCACTACTTATCAAAATAGAAGTTCTGATACTCCTAGAGATTCAAAGACTGGTCGTATTGAAGGGCATAAAAACATTGTGATGGTATATCATAAAGGTGCTCATGAAATTCCAGATAAAGAATTTGAGGCTATGCTAGGAGGCCAGACTAAAACAAAAAAAGGAAAGAAAGTATCATCATCGGTATTTGCTAAGCATGCAAAAGCAATATACAACCTTAGCTTAGAAGATATGTCTAAAGAAGATGCTATGGAGTTTTTGCATTCCTGGGGTAATCCAGGTTTAGGACAATATGTTTATGCTCAGGTAAAGTCTGATTTAGCAAAACAAGCTGGTACTGTGAATATTGATTTGGCTCTTGATGGTCGTGAAACAGATGGGAAGCCACGTAAAAATGTGAAAGCTAAGAATGAACTTCCGGCAAGAAAGAAAGCTGTTCGACTTGTATTTCCTGTGTCAGATAATTATGGGTATGAACATATTGGTAATTACTCCTATGGAAGAGGATTGACTTTGAGTGGTGGTGGGATACGAGAGCCTTCTGGAGGTATTTCTTTGGGGCAAACAGAAACACCAGATCTGTCAAGATTTTCTGATGTCATCAATTCAAGGGGGCTTGAGAATTTTCTCACTATGTCCCCTAGTAGTGATACTGATTTGGAAAGTAAACAAGCTTCAAGGAGAGATGTTGGGACTCAGGGTGTGTCTACTTATACTATTGATGATCCACTCACTGTTGAAGTGGATTCTGTGTCTAAGGGTGTGGCATATACCAATTTGAATCCAATACAAGAAAAAGAAACTCTTTGTGATTGCACCTTAAGTAGAATGGAACTTGATTTCATATCTCTTCTATCAAATCGTGAAGGAGAGGGGGATTGGCAAAAAGTACGTGGAAGAGCTTCTACTAAAAGAGGTATGTCCGAATTATTAAGAGACATTTTTGCAGAAGATGATGCTCATTGGGATGAGCATGCTAAGTACGAAAAAGATATACGGAGTAGTGATAAATGAGTGTTCAGCCACGATCTTCTAAATTTCTTACCGATGCAAGATCCAAATATGAGTTCTTACGTATTGGTCAGATCGTTAGAGTAGATTATGAGACATTACTGGCTGACATTGAATTTGTAGATGCCTCTGGTACTCGTTCTGAAGTGCCATTGTCTCAACCTATGGCTGGAGCCCGTTCTTTCTTGGGTGGTATCCCCGAAGTAGGGAGTATTGTAGTAGTTGGATTTAAACGATTCGTAAGTGGTCATGGTACTCCTATGATACTTGGGTATTTACCTAAGGGGTACTTGTCACAATTGAATTATGATCCTGTGGCTGTAGCCAATCCTAACGAAGCTCCCCTAGAAGACTTTCCAGCATTGTTTGGTACTACTAGATATAAACTCAGGAAAATATATCCTGGAAACATACTAGCTAGTTCCAGTCAAGGATCTGACCTTGTGCTAGATCGGAATGTGAGGCTTTATTCTGCTGCTGGTGATGAGGTATTTCTTCGAGCTGATGATCACACATTCCATGTTAATACTCTTAATTTCAATGAAGCTTTAGCATCAGGTAGAAGATATAGTGGGCTTATTTCTCGTAGTAAGTTATTACTTCCTGCTGATATATTTGATGAAGATGGTATGGTAAATACATCACATCCTGCATTTGATATACTAGATGATTGGGATTGGTTTGATGATGATTACAATCTTCTTCCAGAGGTGAATTTCAAAGAATTCCCCACCTGTGTTCTTCCAAATGGTAAACGGTACTATGTGGTTCCAGCGTCTACAGACTACAATTCACCTTATGACAAACAGACTTTTTCTTATGTGGAAGATCGTCTTGAAATAAATCATACTTCTGACGGAATACTCCAAGTTTCAGAAGGGGTAGATGGTATAGAAGTTGACTACGATTATCCTCTCATCGAAAGAGTATATGGTACATATGTAGGGAACAGTATCTATACAGATAAAGATCGAGTCAATTATGGAAAGGTCCTAAGACCAATTCTGTTTGGTGGTAAAGATTCTGTTCCTGGTGATATCACTCCTTCTCTTGTGCCATGTGCAAGAGGTACAGATAATGAAGATGAGAGACTAGCAGCAGCATTCGTATATCGTCTTATTCGTCCTGACCAAAGAGGTGAAATCTTTATTGCTCATGATAAGGGTGGGCATGCCTTCTATCACTATCCTGCAACCACAAGTGCTCATCCATTAGGTGAGGGAAAGTCTGTTTCTTTTAACACTCATGGTAATGTGAAGGCTGTCATAGGCAAGGATGGTGAGGGTGCAAAGAGCCTTGATATAACTACAGGTGGGTCAATTGACCTGAATCTTGGTAAAGATGCTGCTGGGTATAGTTTCAATCAAACCCTGACTGGATCAGCAAATATTGAGATTCGAGGTAAGGACAATGATGGTAACGGGTACCGATTTGTCTGTGAAGGTACCTGCGTTGAAAGTTTGAGAGGTGGGAAGTTTTCCACTGTGTTTGGGAACTTCAAGGAAGAAGTCAGTGGTACGAAAGATGAGCGTTACAATAAAATAACCCAAAAAGTGATAGGTGAGCATTCAACTTTTGTGGGTGAAAAGAAAAGTGTTACTGTTAAAGGTAATGTGGAAGCTACATATGCTGAAGGCATAAAGGAAACTATAATAGAAGGAGATTTTGAACGAGAAAATCTGATTGGGAATTCAAAATTAACCCTAGTCGCTGGAGACCAAATAGCACTCCTCACCTTAGGGAACCTTAAAGAGACTTTGACTGCTGGGGATCGAGTCACAGAAATTGTAGCTGGTAATTGGAAAGTAAGTGTCACAACAGGAAGTGTTGCTATTAATGTCACTTCAGGTAATATAGATATCAAGACATTAGCTGGTAATGTGACATTGGATGGTTTACAAGTGAATGTGGTAGGAAAAGTAAAAGTAGTGATAGATGCCCCACTGGTCGATATTGGTAAGGTATTAGCAGGTGGTGTGGTTTCTGGTACAGGCCCACCCAACCCAGGAGGTCATCTTGATTATATGACGGGTATGCCACTTATGGGCTCCCCAACTGTAAAGGTGTGATATGCCCCTGACTCCTCCAGGACTTATGGGGCTATTGTCCCCTCTTATGAGTGGTGCTGGGTTTGCTGGCACAATGGCTCAACCTATGGCATTGGCTATTTCCAATGCTGTCACAACTTATCTTCTATCTCTTCAAGTGAAAACAACTGATGTTGGTACTTTTGGGACTGGTGTTGGTACAGGGAAAGTGATAATCACTCCACCTCAACTTGTGGGTCCCCTTCTTGGTGCTGCTACAGCAAACAATTTGAAGGGTACATCAACTCCTGGGCTCATGACAGCTATCGGGAATGCTGTGGCTTCTTTCATAGCTTCAATGGCTATTGTGCAGACACAACATCCTACTGTAGCTGTGGGGTCAGGGATAGGGCAGTTATTGATTATAGGAGGACCAGCCCCTTTACAGGGGCAGCTAATGGGTATGCTTTCAGCAGGGGGTTTTGCGGGACAATCTACACCCTCTTTTGCAACTGCCGTGGCTCAAGGATTGACACAAGGGTTAGCTACTGCTCAGATAATTCAGGTGATTGCTGGATCTCCAGTTGTACCTCCACCAGTACCATCATCTGGAGTTGGAATTGGGAAAATGTTATGAGTGCTATTGAATTAAATCTTTCAGGATGGGTGCTAAGAAAACCCAAGGTGGCAGAATCGAATTCTCCAAATACCTCTGCACCTGATACACAGGAACTTTCAGGGTTCAGTCCTACGGAACGAGCTGATTATATGGTAGCAGCTCTTAACAATGGCTGGATGCATGAAATAGAGTTTGCTTGGGTAGCAAACAAGGACCGTGGTCAGTTTGGTTTTTCTGATGCAGATCAGAGATGGACACCTTTACCTGGACGTTCCCCTCTTTCGTTGGGATCATTGTCAAATACTGAAAGGTTGGTTGCAGCTCCTATCCCTACTGATACTTATCCGTATCGATTTTACATTTCAGATCCTAGCAGTTCAGATTTGACTACTTTCAATGTAGTTTCCTCTTTCACATCTCCAGCTTCTCTTGCAGCAGGGACTGTTGAGATCCATGATACTTCAGGTGAGTTGAATTTTTCTCAGGATGATGTAGATGATTTTGAAGGGGATGCAGTTTATTATCAGACTGAAGGATTTGTGAACTATGGGGATGAGAGTAAATACCGTTTAGGGGCTTTAGAAGACCCTCTAGACGCTTATCGTCTTGCTCTTAATCCCATTCCTTCCCCTACACAGTTTCCAATCATTAGAATTGGAAATAGACTTCCTCTTACCCCTGTAGCTGTGAACACAGAGGCTAATTTTACTAGTCCTAGTGCTGGTACTGTGCAATGGGCAAAAGACAAGGGAACTTTGAATTTTAGTTCTACAGATATCACTAATTACGAAGGTGATATGGTGTATTACTGGGGGGCTTATGATTCTTTTGATAGTCCTGGATCACCTGGATTGAGTGCTAAAACGTATAGTCTTGGTACTATTGACATTTCAAATCCCGCTAATCCTACTACTACTGGTTCTATGCCTCCTAGTGCTGTGCCTTCCAGTGGTGGAGATGTCATAATTTATTTCACTTTTGCCACAGCTTATCGTCGAGTCACAGAGACTAATATTGTGTCAAGTTTTTCTACTACGGTGAAATATGGAGAAGTAGAACTCAAAACTGATGGTACTATCAAGTTCAATTATGCTGAGGCAAGACGATATAAGATTCCTTTATCCTGGAATGTTTATGCTGTGGTCTGTGATTATGATTTGAGTAGTGAAGATGTTGGGGTGCGGTATTTCCGTAGTTTAGTCAATAAGGATGGTTCTGATTCTGATGTTACAGATCTTAATTGTCTAGTCACTGTAGAAGATCAGACTCTGATTTCAGGTCTTATTGCATCTCCTATTCAAGCATTGCCAGTATCCCCTATAGAACCACCTCTTTCAGCTCCATACAAAAACCCTTCATTTAGAATTGAGGGAAAGGGGATCACAACATTACAGGACCTCAAAACTAGTTCTAGTGCTGGTGTGGGTTTTTTGCTTGATTATGAGACAAAAGAATTGACTCTTGCTTACAGGAGGAAGTTTGATATCAGTCTTGACACAGATGCTTCATTTTACAACTTTGAGGATGTTGGGATTGTTCAGTACGGTTTTGTGTTAAGAGATGGTCCTGAGGCTGGTCCAAATACGGACATGTCAGAAGGAGATGATTATCTCTTAGAATCTAATGGTGGAGCAATATTCTTTATCAATCGATTTGGTAAGACTCTTGACACTGGAACAAAGGGTCAAGTCACATCGGCAACAACATTTAGAGATACTACGGCTGATTTCACAGGGTTTGCTGGGAAACAATTAGTGATCTTATCAGGTCCAAATAAGGCTTCCTACCTTATTGATTCAATTACTAGTAGTGTTGAATTAGAAATCGAAAGTAGTATTCCATTTCCTTCTACAGGTACTCGTATCGCTTATGAGATATGGGATGAACCAGAGATATTGGGAGATAGAGTCTGGGAAGAGCTTCAATTGCCTGAAGATTATTTCAAGTTGAAGAAACTTTTTCCTATTGGCACAATATCAAATAGTCCTAGAAGAACAATTCCTATTGTAGACATTTCAGCTCGTGTTGAATTTCAGCTAGATGCTGATACTATTGATATTTCCTGGGTTGAAACAAATGGTGATTTTGGAACTCCCAGTGCTGGTACTGCTGAAGTCTCAAAAGAAACTGGGGATGTAAATTTCTCAGCAGCAGACCTCACTACTTATAGTGGTCAGACAGTATGGATCTCATGGTGGTTATATCCTTCAGATTACATGGTAAATTCTGGTAATGGAGGTATATATCTCAACACACCTCTATTGAATTGGGAAAGACTGAAGGCTTTTTACTACACAGAAGAGGGTGGCGATTTACAAGAGGAACACCTTGTAGTTCGTATTTGGGATGAGATTTGTGTGATCACCCCTGGTTCTGTGGATGTGCCATTTAATCCTGATGATCGAGAAACAGATTCCAGTTTTGGCATTTTGGTGTACCGAGGTGATGTTACCAGTGGTGTTGGGAGATTCTACAAGTTATCTGATACTGAAACCAGTGAAAAAGTATCTGTTGATTGGGATACGAATACCCTAACATTCATAGATCCTTTGGCAGGAGATGATGAAGTCACTGTAGAATACTATATCATTGATCCTGTTGGGGGTGAAAAGTCATTCACTTTATCTACCTACCCAATATTTTTCCCAAGCTATGATTTCGAGGTAGGTACAAATGAATTCATAGCCTGGGGAGATGTGTCTTCAGTTTTTGTAGCAGATCAGTTTGTGTTTCTGGGTGGGAACGACATTTATAGAGTTTCAAGCTCATCATATGCATCAGGTAAGACCACAGTGACTTTGGCTTCTTATCTTCGTAAAACATACAAAGTACCAACATTTTTGGTATCAAGCCAACCCCTGGATTCAAATTACTTTGAGCCTGTAACTGAGCGTTTTGAGAAAACTCAGAAAGGAAGCTATGCTCTAAATTTCAAAACTATTGTGACTGGTATCAGTGTTGGTACTATCCTGACTCTGGGTGGCGATGACTATTTGGTTTTGGGTGTAGCTATTGAAGATAACCGTACTGTAGTTCAAGTTGGTTCCAAGTTCCCTTCAGAATATTACTACACACCAGGAGCTTTGGAGCGATCTATCCGACCTGTGTTTCCAGATCAGACAACAGAATTTGTGACAAGTCTCCCATTGGTTACCACAGAGCCATTTACTCTTCGTCTCAGGAATAAAAATGCCGGTACTGTTGAGGAACTAGTTTTGGATACTGATTTGAGTGTATCTGAATCAGGTGCCCTTTTACTACTAACCAAGGCATTAGGTTCCAATGATATTCTTGAATTCAATTACGCTGGTAGAGAAACGTATGATGAAGACCATGAATTCTCAGGAGAGTATATTTACAGATATGTGCCTGATGATTCAAATCAGTTCTTGGGGGCTTCTATTATTGCCTCTTATACCGTCTATAACCCAGATACACTGTATTTCAGGGTAGAGCCTTTCAATACCATTGCTCTTGAAGTTTCATCTGCCCTGGGGGAAGCTGCGGCTTCTCAAGCACCTTCTTCAGGTCCTCCTGGCCCACCACCCCCACCACCAGCTCTAAATGAGAAAGGGAAGAGCACTTTCTACTGGGATTATGGTGATACTGTAGACAGTGATGCCGTGGCAAGAAGGTATTTGTTATATTACAATGATGTCTGCAATTTGATAGAAGACCTTTTGGCATATTTTGATGGTAGAGTTGTGGGGGATATTCACGGGAAGTTCCTTTTTACAGACAGTCTTTACACAACTCCTGTTGAACCAAGTGCTGCTGTGAATCATATCGATAGCATTATCTATATTTCACCAGCTTGGCCTGCATTCCCATCCCCTCCTTTCCCACCTGGATTCCCACCACGTCGTTCACAGGCAATGTGGAAGGGTTCAAGATATAGTCGTCTATATCCTGAATATGGTAAATTCTTTGGTGCTAGCTCTCCTACAGAAGGGGCTGGTCCTGGTTATTCATTCCCTGATGAATTTTTGAAAGAGATTTATGAAATTGGTCGTGAGAATTTAGCAAGTATTTCAGGTGTGAAAGACCGTCCAGCTCGAACCAAACTTCTCAATTCAATAGCTTCAGGAGAAAGTTCAGCTACATTAGAAGTAGAGAGTGCTTCTGAAGATGGTGAGGAATTCATGGTTCCTGGGTTTGCTGTTGATGATGAGGTGATGATAGGACGTACCTCAAATCCATATCTTGTGGCTGGGATAGTTACAGCAGTAGATACAGGGTCCACTCCGAATACAATCACTGTTGATTTCGTTTCATATAGCCTTACCCCCACATTACCACCCCCCAGTGGTACTACATGCCCTGCTCTTTTACCTAATGACACGGTATATCATAATCCATTTTGGTGGGAAGATGATGGTGGCGGGAACCCAATTGGTCATTTCCAAACATATAAGACAGGGCTTGATTTTGCAGTGGATATGAAAGCTGGGAATCTTATCAATATGGGGTTCCCATTCCCACTTCCAGGTCAGACTCCAATTCAACCATTGTCTTACCTAGAAGGTAAGATTAGTTACGGCAATGCCCTTACAGAACCATACCGATTCCCAGCTTTGGATGGGCAAGTATACAATGATTGGAATGACAGAGAAATTCCATTCAAGATCAATGCAACAGCAAACTTTGATTTTGTATTTGAGGGTGAAGAAGATCTTATAGATGCTATTACGGCAAATACTCTTGAGGGTGTTCGAGATACTGATGGTGATATTTTGTCAGATCGTCAGACTTTTGAGGGAGATATTGCTGGATACAATCTTGAAGTTAATGATGAGCTGATTCTTCTTACAGGTTCAAATACAGGTCGTTATCTTATCACATCTTTTCCAACTTCTGTGCAAGCTAAGGTAGCAGCATTTAAACATCGTCAAGATGGTACTGTTGATTATGAGATCTGGGATTCTACTGAAACAACTCTTAGGACCAGTGGGACTACAGCTAATATCCAAACTGACCTTCTGACACTTCAAGACACGGGTAAAAATTTCCCCGTAGCTGGAGTTATTGTTGGGGATAAACTTATCGTTAATTCAACTTCTGGGTACTACAATAACGGGACATATTGGATACAGACGGTTGCTACTACCACAGTTTCGGTGCGAGCCTTTAGTACCTCAGAGACTGGTGTTTCATTCGATATCAAACGAGGTACAAGCACTACTGGTCGGGCTTCTGGTGATACAGGGTATTTTGACACCACTACGGTTTTCATTGATCCTAATGCTACATGGGAAACAGATGAATTGGTGAAGGGAGATACTCTGGTAATCCCTGAAGGGAAGAATCGGGGGAACTGGAGAATCAATAGTATTGATAGTGAAACTCAAATGACTCTTCAGGATGCTGTCCGAGTTGCTGAGGATGGGACAGGTGGTAGTCTAACTGACACAGGGGCAAATGATCGTCTTGATGTTTCTGGCACAGTATTTCAAAGTAGTGATGTGGGTCGTAAAATAACCATCACAGGTACTTCTAACGGAAATGATGGGACATATACTATTCTATCTTTTATTGATAGCAACAGTATCACAATTAGTGGAAGTTTCCCAGGGACCCTCCCTGATACAGGGAATTGGGCTCTATGCGTTGATTACAAAGTTGATGATGTGAGACGTGAATCTCAATATATAGCAGATTGGAGAACAAAACTTCTAGAAGAACAGTCTGAACTTCAAGATGTTACTTTCCAAGGTATTTTGGATGACCTTTTTGATACTCTATATGATACATCAGCCTTTGTTTCTGGGACTTCCGGTGCGGTGACTGGGGCTCAAACTTTCCAAGACACTTCAAAAGATTTTGAAGTTCTAGGTGTAGTGAAGGGAGATATTCTAGAAATATCTTCAGGTGTAAATGCTGGTATGTGGTGGGTAGAAGAAGTCAGTGGAGATACCATTACTATTCCAAGTACAGATGCTTTTCCAAGTACAGATACTGGTCTATCGTATGATGTCTGGCAAGGAAATACTCGATTTTCAGAGGATATGCGTAGAACTCTTATGGACTTTTTGAACCTTATCAATGGGGCTCTTAATGACATCACTGCTACTCTGCCATACTCTCAAATCGATACCAACCCTGATTATGGAGATCCCACAGACACGTTTTTAGGTAATCGTCAGGATGATGTCCAAGATTTCAGAACAGAACTTGCTGAATTCCCAGAGAGATTTGAGACAGCTTTACAATATATAGATAAATTGTATGACAAGAGATTTTCTTGGATTGATTATAGAGTAAATCTAGAACAAGGGACTTTACCCACCAAAGAACGGTTATTGAATGAAAAAGAGAAGAATGAACGGGATTTAATTAAGAAATTATTAATGGTCCAGGGGTAGTAGAGGTGATTCATGAATGAACAGGAAGAGAACATTGCTGAAGAGGTAGAAGAACCAAAGAAGGAGCCTTTCAAGTGGAAGCATAACAATGACATTATGCAGAATATGGCTAGTAAGTTCATAGGTCCTTTGGGAATGCTCAAAGATGCTTTGGTAGAGGAAAGAAACAAGCTAGTAAAGAATCGTAACGAATGCAGGAAGCGTAATTTAAATGGCTGAGTGGAAAAGCACATTAAACTTGATGCCCGAGGTTGTGCTCGAATCGGCAGATCAAGTATCAAAGGTTCTGAAGAAATTTAGAACCGTGCTCAATATCATTCTGACAATATTAGAGACTGCCAAGATGTTCCTTATTGACCTTGGAAATCCTTTAAAGGTCATTCTGGAAGGTATTGTGGAGTTTATTGTTGGTATTTTGAATGATTTGAATCAGAGTGTTGGTATCTATATATTGTTGGTAGGACCTGTTATTCAAGGTCAAAAATTTCTTGATATCAAAGGTGGTATAGCCAATTTCAATCAGAAGTTTGCAGCAGCTCTTTATGATTCAGCAGATGGTAACCGACCACAATTCACAGATACCTCTGAGGTGCATTCTTTCGTTATAGTTCTAGATTCTGGTAATCTTGCTGGTATTGTTGAGCAGTTTGTTAAGTTGATAATAGCGATTGGGGAGAGTATCACTCAAAACCTCCCACCCCCAGACAATGTTCGAGCTACCCCTATTGACAAGGATGATGGGTTATTAGTGAGTAACCTATCAGTAATGAAACGAGAGGCTGTTGGAGTCCAGATTGATTGGACTCTTGGTGGTGCTGGGGGTACAAATATAGCTGATTCGTTTGTACCTTCAAAATGGAGGATTGAACGGTCTAAGACTAGGGCTGGAGAACCTTTTCTGATTGATGAGGAGGTTTACAATGCGGCTGGAGAGAAGACCACTATAAAGAAACATGTCTTTGATACCTTTGGTCGTCCCGTATATATTTGGGAGCATGTAGAAGATATCACAGCTAGTGATGCTACGTTCTGGGGTGGTGTATTTGCTGGGTCTTATACCTACAAAGACAAAACAGTAAATCCAGGGGAAACTTGGTTTTATCGTATCAGGTCAATGATTGGGGACCCTCCCACTACGGTTAGTGAAAGTGATGTTAAGGATGGTGTTCTGACTACAAAGGGTCTTCTTGGGACTCCTTGTTCCCCTGTTGAGGTTTACGTGCCAAAGAAAGCAGATGGTATGGGAGCTACTGATGATCCAGTAGCTGCTTTAAGTGATACCATTTATGCTGCTCTTATATTGGGATTCCATGTCCCATATAAAGGGACTCCAGCATTTCCTGGTCATGGTAGTTTGTATAAGTCCTATCCATGGGTATATCAATATCTGTCAGCACCTGTTGGTATGTACTTTTATGAACTTCGTCTACTCTATGCTATAAAGTTGGCTGATGTGATTGCAATGTCAATCACCAGATCAAAAGAAATGTTTCAGAGTTTTTGGGATACATACCAAGATAAAAAAGGTTCTGTGAAGACAGTCCTAAATTATCAGGGTTCCACTGTTTCTCATCCTTATTTATCTGAAGCTTCTTCATTAGATACATTACAGAATGATGTCTATGCTATAATCATTTCATTCATGGGAGCCCTAGCTACCAGAGGAGACCCACCCAACTGGATAGCATTCAGAGTGTCCAATCTGATTCCTGCCCCTGTATTTGGTGTAATTCGTAAGATAGAGGCTGAGATTCGAGGTCTTCTCGAAGCTTATGAAGGTATTGTGAAGGATATCATTTCTTTCATAGAACTGTTAGAGGCTAGGATTGTAGCATTGAATGACCTTATAGGCTTTGTTGAAGAGATAATTGAAGTTCTGAAGAACTTAACATTCCCTTCTGCGAGTACAGTTTTGGTTCATGGTTCAGGTCTTGGTGGTATGTTAAATGAGTATCTTGCAGCAACGGGTGGGCCAGAACCTAACGATGATAATTATACCGTAGGTGCTGTGCTGTTGTTTGCAATTCCAGGTCTTGCACCTCTTTTTGAATTATTGCAAGGAGGGGATTGATATGGCTTTTGATTTTCTAGGTACATTTACATCTGGTCAATATATGCGACTAGAGGAATTCCTTGAACTTCAACAAGGAGACATACAAGGTCGCATAAATTATCTTCAAGGTGAAATTCGTCGCACAGGTGTCTTAGTGGTTACTTTTGATATCAACACTGGATATATAGAATCTATAGAAGCTAGTCCTGACAAGAGTCTCATAGGGAAATTGTTTTCAGCTTACATTCTTCAGGGAGGTGAGCCTGAAAAAGAACTACCAATACGATCTTTTAATGATCCTATATATTTACCACAGGGATCTGCTCAGGCAATGCCAACAGAATTCAGTAATAAGAGACAGATTCGAGAATCATATAGATATGATTCTTATATGTCTTTAATTATTCATTCTTTAAAGGAATGGGTATTGGAGAGCATAAAGTTCAAAAGAGAAGATTTAGAGTTCAAAATGAAGAAGTTAATGGATTGGTCAGATCAGTGTGCATTTGAAGCGATCACATTAGGTGTTGTTGGAGATATCAAGGTAGAAGAGCAGAGTGAGGAAGAAATAGATAAGAAGGTTCCAGATGGAGCCCAGGATTATTATATGGAGAAATATGCTCAGATAGCTCAGGCTGAATCAGAAGATCCAATGAAGAAAATGGTGGTTCTGTCATCCTTGACTGCAATGATAGAAGAGGCCAATACAGAAGTTTATTCTGGAGACCATGGTAGTGTAACGATAGAAGATGGTGATGTATTTGGGTTGACGGCTGGTAAGATTAGGAAGACCATGGAATCTGATAAGGATGTAGAGGATGATATCCCAATAGTAGGTGCATAATGAGTTATGATTTCAGATTAGATGCTATTTGCCCACACCAGGTTGTGTTTGAGGAACTTGGTCTTGTGGACTATCAGTATCTTCATCCTATTAGTCCTATATCTACATCGAAAGTAAAGGTGTTTGTAAATGAAATGGAAGTGCCTAAAGAAGGTCTCCATTCTAGGGCACATTCATTTTTCACCCATACCGGATTTTCATCTATTGTGTCTGGCACTAATGATGTAATCAAATTGGCTGTAGATTCTGGGTCTGAGCAAACAATTATTCTTGAATCTGGGGTGTTGACAATAGAACAAATAGCTCAAGATTTGAAAAACAAAGTTAGTAATGTAGATATAGAGGTGAGTAAAGGTTATTTGAGTATTACTTCAAAAACATATGGTTCAGGGTCAAAACTTATATGGGGGGATGGAACAGCACATTCAACTTTGGGTGTGCCTGTTGATAGAATTTATACAGGTAAAGAATTGTATCCTGGATGGGACTTAGTTGTTGATGAGAACTCTGTAGGGTTACGAATGGTGTCATTCAATAGTCCTTTCATGAGTTCAGATAATATCATTGAGATGACATATTTCACTTCATCTCAATATTGTCGTCGATGCCAGGGTTTGAAAATTGAAAATGACTTCAGGTTTGATACTCTGGGAAGAAAAATTAAGGTCAGAGATGAGAATCTACTACAACAAGAAATAAACAAGATTCTTCTTACCATCAAAAAATCAAATCTTTTCCATCCTTGGTACGGAACAAGATTGAGTTCTTTGCCTGGATCTAAGTATATTGATTTTATAAAATCTGAGATTCTATCTGAAGTAAAAAGTGCTTTGGATAATATGCGAGATATAAAGTTGCAGCAGGCTCGGTTGCAAGAAGTGACTCCTGGGGAATTTCCAGAATCGTTATCTGTGACAAAGTTTTCACAGCCTGATAATGACCCTACAATACTAGATCTAGAAATAGATGTTTTGAGTAGGCAGGGAAGGAAAGTAACAATCAATCAGTTGATACGACTACCCAAACCTGAAGTGATTAATCAATTACCTCAAGGTTTTTCTAGAAGAGGTTAGATATGGCTATAAGTGCTCCAGAGATATATTTACCAGATGGGTCAGAAACCTCGACCTATATTGTATTTTCTTCTAATGTGAGAGAGCATTTTTTTGAAGGTTTTGTTGATCCCAACACAATTGATGTTCAGGTGCAGATAAGAGGTGGTGGTTTTGTTTCTGATCCTACTTTAGTCTATTTGGATCTTCCTAATTTTACAATCCCAAATCCTGCTAGTTATCCAGATGGTCTTTCTTTACTACCTGGTGAAAATCGTATTGATATTCGAGCTATTGATGTTGGTGGTAATACTAGTTCTGTGTCTTCAATTCTTGTCACGTATGTTACTGATAAAGAACTTTCTCTTCAAGTCACAGCTCCTACGGGTATCACTGTATTCCGACACAAAGATAAGGTCACATTAGCTACTACTCAGAACCCAGAATCAGAAGTGGTAGGGTATAACTTTTATGCTTCTAGGGAGAGTGGTGGTACTGTTACAGGTTATTTCAAACTTAATGATGAGTTAGTCACAGATAGTTATCTTGAGACTGAGGATGTAGATACTCATGATGAGGAAATTTCCTTCACACATGAAAATAATTTCCTCAGGATAACGGTGCAAGAAGAAGATGAAGATGGTGTCTTGGTACGAGAAATTTCAGATTCTGTTGTTGATATGGCAGATGCTATTCCAGACCAGATTCTTTCTCTTGACCTCACTGGTAAGAAATCTGCCCAGCATTTCTATTTTGACCATGACCGGTTGGCTGAAGAAGCAGATGGCACAATAAATAATGATCAGTTCCTCGATATCCCTGATGATCAACCTCTGTATTATGTTATTACGGCAGTTGGTTATGATTCGAGATATCGTGAGTATGTAGAGAGTAAGTATAGTTCTGAATTGGTAGGGTTACCTCTGATCATTGACACTACTATCAAGGATATGACCCCCAGGACAAGTCAGGACATTATCCTTTCTGAGATAGAGCAAATCCAGAAGCATGATCCTTCTGTTAGCTTGATACCTGGTTCATCTACTAGAGATATACACTTAGATCCACCTGCTACTGAGATAGAACGTGTGAGTTTCATAGCAGACTTCATTCATAGGTCACAGAGCTTCTTAACATTGATGGCTCTTGATGATGCTGATGGGGATGGTATCAGTGATGATGTGAGTGTCTCACCATATAAGAGAGCTTTGAAGAGTGCTCTTCTTTTGGATCGTGATGAGGATGTTCAGATCATCATTGATGATGCATTTGATAAAAAAGCTGGTGACTATTACGTCACTAGACAAGGGGCTATTAGATCTATAGGACAGGCTGTTTTTTACCTTACCACTAAACCCACTAGAGACCTGGTGGTTGAACGTGGTGCTATTATAGCAACTACTCCTGATGAGGAATTAGGTATCCCAGCTTTCTCATATGAAGTGACAAGTCAAGTCACTATGGCTATTGATAATGTAGATTCCTATTATAATGCTTCAAGAAGACGCTGGGAAATTGTTGCTAATATCAGGGCTCTAGATTCAGGTTCAGATGGCAACCGTCCCGCTAACCAGATCAACAAGGTAGTATCAGGAGCTTCTGGCTTCTCTGTGATCAACCTTGAGCCGACCCAATGGGGTTCTGATATTGAGAGTAATAGTTCTCTTGCAGAACGATCTATGTTAGCTCTTGTGTCTGTGGACTCTGGTACAACAGGTGGTTATTTGGCTACTGCTAACAAAACTCCTGGTGTGCAAGAGGCTTTGATAATCGAAGCTGACAATGATCTGATGATGCGTGATTGGGATGATGTTAGAGACAAGCATATTGGTGGCAAGGTTGATATTTGGATCAAAGGTCTAAATGAACAGGAAGTTACAGATACATTTGCATTCCTGTTTGATATAAAAGAGAATCAGGCTTTTGATATTATTGATGCTGTGAACCTTGTTTTCAGATCTACTGATAGCAATTTGTCTGAAGATAATCCAATATCTGAAATGCTTGATGACCCTTCAAAAGGATGGGGTTTCAGAAATATCACTAAAGGGACTGACTTTGATTTGGCTGGAGTAACCATCCAGGATTATAGAACCATCCAATTGGATAATGGTATCAGCCAACCAACATTCGATGTAGATGATGTGATTGTTGGTGATTATCGATTCCAGTCTACAAATACCTTCACACCGACTCGACAACCTGTGAGAAGAATTGTGAGTGTTGTGGGTGAGGTATCAGGGACTTTGGATGCTACAAATGGGTATGAATTGTATAAGTTAGATGACCCTCTTCTTTATGGTGAGAGTACCAAGGCAAATGATTATGTTAAGGTTATCCCATATGGTGGACTTCCATCAGGTGCTGTTATTTCAGTGAATGATGAATCTCATATCTTGGTTGGTACTAGACATGAGCCGTTAGATTCAATTGGTGTGGACATCACATCTATTCGGGTATTCAACGTAGCCAGAACTATTGAGTATGATGGTCCTGAATCTTCGAGTCCAGATTATTTGATTTCACCAGGGTCTTCAACTGAGCCAACAACTATTGTGAGGGTGTCTTCTGGAACTATTGCTAATGGTCAGGAAGTAAGTGTTGACTATCAACATGACGAGAATTTTGAGGTTCGTTATGTAGTGAATGACCTGATTCGTCAGGTGCAAGAAAACATATCTGTGAAGAAACATACTACAGCAGATGCTTTGGTAAAACAGGCTATAGAGAATTCCATCAATATTGAAAACACAGTTATTCTTGAGTACGGTGTGGATCGACCACAAACAGATTCAAAGATAAGAACCAGGGTTGCTCAAGAAATTAATAGTCGTCCAATTGGTGGTGGTATCAGGCAAAGTGATGTGATCCATGTTGAGGAGGCTGTTTCAGGAGTTGATTATGTGATCGTTCCATTTTCTCAAATGGTTTGGGCTGACGGTTCTCAGATTCTCAGGAATCCATTGCTGAGTAACTATGTAGAACTTTCTTCCCTGCATGCTGGTACAAATAAAGCTTATATTCTTATCACAGCTCTGAATGCATCAACAACAGATGGTGGTGGAGCAACTTCACGGCATAGAGGTGTTTTCCAAGATGATCAGCCAATGGAGTTGGTGACTACTTTAGCTAATGTGACAACTTCTCCCGATCAATCCTTTATAATTGGTAAGGATGGGGCTTCAATCACAGGGTATTCAGACGATGCCACTCTTATCAGTGAAGGGTATACTGATGCAGATGAGATTGAGGAAGAAAGAAAGAACCGAACAGGTAATAGAGTGGTTGTTTCTTTGACCTCCATACCTGAAGATGACTTACCAACAGACCATACATACACTTGCTCATATGTTGTGAGTGGTGACTCTGGAGCAAGAGATTTGACAGCCAATAAGCTGGAATCTATTACGGTAGGTAACTTCAATATTATCTACAGTGAGGAATCATTATAATGACAAATATGCTCCAAAGTCCATATCCATTGGTAGATGATGGGAAGCAGTATCGTACCAGATTGAAAGCTGAGGCAGACCAGATTTTATCAAATCTGTTAGCTATGCTTCCTTCATATTACATGTCGGAGACTCCATCTACAAATTATGCTTTGGAACTTCGAGCTTTTGCAATAGAGCTAGCGAAAATCAAAATTACATTGGATGACATTTCAACAGATGGTAATTTTATAAATACACGTTCAGAGTTTCTATATCAAATCATTGGGTACTTGATTTTCTTGAATGGTCAACTTCCCACTACTGAATTTAATGACCATGAATTCAAAGAGTTTCTATTAGCTATCATCAAGATCTATTTTCAAGGTTCTACCACTCAATCTATTCAAGATGGTATCCAGTTATTTACTGATCGTGTTGTGACTATTGTGGAGAATTACTTAGAAGTGGAAGCTGGTGCTGAAGGATATGATATCAGTGACCAGTTCACGTTTGGTGTGAATTTTGAAATAGAGGGTGAAGAGATCCCTCAAGACTTTGTGACTCTTGATGCAAATATTAACTTGATACTTAGGATCATAAAACCTGCACACACACTGTTTCGGATCAGATATATATTTTCTGATGATTTTGACACTACAGATCCCGTTGATGGGGTCTCTGATGAGTATCGGTTTGAATTGAGCGATTATCATTATGATGATGTAAGGAAGAACTGGTTTGGTCTCAAAGATAAAGACCGACTAGGAGCAAAGGAAGAAGAGAGTGTGATTGGGGAAGATGTTTCGTACCAATTTTAATGAGTGAGATATGACTACTTATGACACAACTGGGAACCCTATTTTACCTGCTGGGGTAGAAGAATTTTTAGATGGGAACCCCTCTACTTTCATAGACCGATTCATTCGCACTAGGTTTGGACCTATTGTTAAGGGTGATGGCGAGGGGAAGATTGCAGATGATCCTTCAGATGTGACTGTCCTGGTGAATAGTACCCCAGCTACTGTAAAGGCTGTACTAGGTCTTATCGGTATTGTGGTTTTGGAGGATGCACCATTACCAACTGATACAGTAAAGATTTGGTATGATCATTTAAGTCGTCCACGAGTTGAGTTTAGGCGTTTGAATTCAGTTGAGTTTGTCTTAAATGCAGATGGTAATAGAGCTTGGGGTTATCAGCGATATCTTTATGAGAATGTGTTGATAGATCCTTCTATTGACAATCCTCTTGGTTTCCAAGGAGGTGCTGTAGGTACTGATCCAGAGCTTTTTGGATACTTCTATCGAGCCTATGAAAGAGCATATTCCATAGCTCTGAATGACCCAAATCTGTTGTTGTTGAATTCACCACACCATCGTATCGCATATCCTCCATTTTCGAGAGGTCTTTACGAGACTTTGGTGAGCTATGATGGTAATGTTCTTCCAGAGAATCATGTCACTTATCCATGGGATTCTGCTGGTTCAGGGATATCTTCTGTAGATGGTCGTTTGACCATTGAAGATAACAGTAGTGGAGCTTTTCCCACAGGGAAAGGTTACTATTACTATCGTCCAGAAGACCTTTCATTTCAGTATACAATGTCGTTTTCATATCGTTCAAAAGTGACATCTTATACTTTGACAGGTTGTTTTTCAGGGGTGGCTTCTGGGTTCATTGATGGTAGGAATCTTTGTCTCATAGCATGTATAGAAGATTCTGGTACAAAATATATTGGCATACTGAAAAAAGGTGGCGATGAAACAATATTTTCATCTTATGAAAGTTATGAGTTGGATTGGAGTGAGTATCATATCTTCAGACTATATCGTACCATTGATCAGGTGCGTCTTTATGTAGATGGTGGTGCTGCACCAATACTTACTGTTTCCACTTCTGACTTAGCTGATCCCAATGAATTAGAACTCCAGATTGACTTTATAACGGGAACATTTTTTGGGAGTATGAGCCGGAATTCAGTCAATGTTTCTGAATGGGATTATCTAAGATATCTGATTACTCCTATCTCTCCAAGTGAGTCGGCTCATTATGTTAATGTCTTGTATGAGGCAAATTCTCTTCCTACTGAGGCAGGTTCACCTTGGTTTAAGATAGGGGCATTTGGAACTGAGAGATTACTTGGTATCGAAACTCTTTTGTTGAACAAGATATCAGCTTCTGAAGAGCCATATTCTTCTGAGGGAGGTTTAATTTCGGGGGAAGTGTTTGGGTATCATCGACCCGAACCATTCCTCTCATCTCAATCTGTGCTCGCTTTAGACTGGAAAGTGAGAGGGTATAGTTGGACTCATGGTGTTTCTGAGAGATCTCTAGGTGTATTTGCAAATGATTATGATAGGCTATTAGCTATATCATTCTTCTCAGATGTTGAATTACCATTGTTATCATATAATGGGCAAGTTACTCCTGATACTGATCCAGAAACTCCTTGGACACCAACTGGAACAGCTACAATTGAGGTGGTAGATAATATCCTCAATATAGATGATAGTTCTGATACTGGAGGTATCTTATATGGCAGAGAAGATGTAGCTAATAATATTCTGGGGCATGATCAGAATTATATCTATGAATTCAGAGCAAAGGTAAATTCATATTCAGCAGATCCTTCTGGGTTTATAGGTGTCTTGACTGAAATTTTTGATGGTGTGCCTGGTACTGACTCTGGTCCTTTGATTGCTAGTCTCACAGATCTTCCTGTATCAGATAGTTTGACAGTTACAGGGCTGTTTAGTCCTGATGATGTAGATAAATATGTTACAGTCACCAATTCGACTCAAGGTAATAATGGTACTTATCAAATTGTAAGTTATATTTCAGCAGATCAGGTTCAGGTATCACCTTCATTCCCAGGTACAATTCCTGAGACAGGAACTGGTGTTCGAGCAAATATGTTAGGGGGGTATCCTGGTCGTAACATACAAGTGATGTTGAGAGAAGAAGGTGGTGGGACCAAGGTAATTTCATTCGCTTCTGAAGGCACTGTTTTATCTTCTATAGCTTTTACTTGGAACGATAGTGAATTTCATACCTATCGAGTCATTGTCAATCAAGATAGTGACCTAGTAATGCTTATGGTTGACGGTCTTTCAAAGGGAACATTGGCCTATACTTCTTTCACTGAGAGTGCTGGTGATACTGCTTATTTTGAGTTTGGATCTTCTGGTCCTTCATCTGATGAGTCCATTTCTAATGTTGATTGGGATTATTTCAATTCATATCCCATAAGAAGTTCGAGTAATGAATATGTTGGTATTTACAAGGGTGGTGATGTCACCGATATAGATAATTATGAGAAAGTATCTGTAGATTTCTCTTCTTATCATGAATATAGAGTAGTCAGAGATCCTAATGGCTCAGTTAGTCTTTTCATTGATGGGGCTTTAGCTATTTCATTTTCTTATCTGGATTTGCCGGATGCTTATGGCACATTCTTTGATATTGAAGGTGGGGCTGGATCTGGGGTGTATTGGGGTTCTTTTGACGAGTCAGCTCTTGTTTTAAGTGAGTGGGATTATCTCAGATTCACTATTGCTGGTGCTAAGGGATTTGATGTCATAGCACCTCACCATGAAATCTTGAATCAACAGAATGTCATTGCAAGTCCAGATCATATTTATGGTGATGTGGCAGATCATAGCCATACCAATTTCTTGTCTTCTTCTACTGGTATCCCCACTCCTATAGAAGATTATTATGATAAAAAAGAAGTGATTGATGCTTACACTCAGTTGAATCAAGACACACCTCCTGTGCCATTGACAGAAGAGGCGTTTCTTACAAAAGTTGAGTCTTTTATTGTAGTTCTTAATGACCCATTGTTTGTACTTAATGACTTTAAGTTCTTAATCAATGATGCTTCTAAATCAGTTGAACTGCAAGTCAACGAACGAGGGCTTTACAATGCTCTTGATCTTAGGTCAAAGACTACAGGAAATATTGACGACCATATCTACCCAGCTTTTGACAAGGGTTTGGGAGAGATGGAAATTGATTTCACTGGCACTCTTTGTTTTGAGTATGATGGTACTGTTGTACCTGAAGATACAGTTTATCCAAGTGGAGTTCCAGATTGGGGGTTAGAAGGGACTAGTGACTACCAATCATATGCTTCTGATGGTAAATTGACATTTTCAAGTTGGGGTTCTGGAACAAAGAGTTACGTAAATTACAACCCTATATTTGGAGCTAGGTTCCCAGTTGACCTTGAATTTTCATTAAAGGTTACACAAGATATTTCTTCTGGAGCTGGGGACACTCTGATTAGATTTGAGCTGCGAAACGATGTGTTTCCGATTCGATTTGGTTTGGCAACATCTCCATTAGGAGAGAAACTTGTAAAACTGTTTAGTGTGTCTCTTCCAAGTGAAGAGGAATCTATCATCGGTAATATTAGTTTCAATTGGGATGATGGTAGTGCTCATATCTTCAAACTTCACATTAATCCTTATTATGAAATGATAAAGATCTTTATTGATAATGGTGAAAGATCTTATATGGACATACCATTTTCAAGGCTAGAAGAGTTCCCATCAAGCATTACAGACACTACTTCTTTGAGATTTACACCAAAAGTAGATGTTGCAAATCTGAATCTTTCAGAAATTGAGATTGACTATATCAATTTCTGTGTGGCTAGAAATGATAGTTATGAAATACCAGTTCCTATAGATCCACGATTCTTTTATCTCAATGCCTATGATGATTTCACATATTCAGGTGGTTCTGGATATACTGTCTTGGCTAAGAGTCTCATGAATTCTACTGATTCAATTATGTACCCAGGTTCTAAATTCAGTGAGGCTTTTCCATCGACTAGTATTGATGGTCAGATAGAAGAGATTTATGATGCTATTGATGACTTTGTGGTTCAAGATGAAGTCGTTTTGACATATCCCTTTGGTGGCAACCGTATGAATGACCCAGATAGCACTATGGAATTAGATATGGTTACTGGGTTCTTGTTGAATGATGCTACACCAGGGTATTCTGAATATCCTCTTGTTTTAAATCCTTTGATTGATGATGTTTGGTTTGATTCTATAACAATTGATGGATCTGGTTTGATATATGGTTCTCCCAATGGTGATCATGGGACTCATAGTGTAATCATCACTGGAGATGGGGCTCGGACCTTGACTGGCCCAGATATCATATCTGGTGGTGGTACATGGACAGACACTCAGATTTACATACCAAATTCATTGGTTCCAGGGATTAATATTGGATCTACTGATGTGAAAGTTATCATTGGTAGTTATGAGAGTAATGTTGAAGTATTGAAATCAAGGATTGTTCCCGCTGCTGATCCAACTTCAGATGTCTCCAGTGGATCGTATGACTCAGCTCAAAGTGTCACCTTATCAACTACAACTCCTGGAGTAGATATTTGGTACACTCTTGATGGTAGTGATCCTGTTCCTACTACCAATGGTATTCAATACACAACACCTATTGATTTGCCTGGTGACTATAACCCAGGTGAAAGTTACGTCTTAAAGGCTATCACAGCGGGTGATGGTGTTGATTATTCTGATAGTAATATCGTTACTTGGAATATTGATATCCTTCTCCCTGAATATGTGGAATTCAGTGCTTCATATAATGACACTGGAGGTGAGCTAGAATCCTTTGAAGAAACAGCAGATGATACTGGTGATGCTTGGTATTGTCCTTATCTACGGATTCCTGGACTATATACCAGCGATGACCCGCCTGGAGCTTGGGATTTTGCTACAGTGACTCAGGGTGATGTTGAAGACTTTGAGACTGGTTGGAGTTTGTAATATGGCAAAGGCAGATTGGTCTCATTTTTGGACCCCCGGATTTATAGGTACTGGTTCTCAAAACTATACTTTTGCAGGTAGAACCAATCTTATAGCACCTGGAGCAGGGTCTTCTAATATAGCTTTTTCAACTGGTAAAGGAGCCTCCCCAGCAATAGCTGGTTTTCTATATGATGGACCTACAATATCAAAATTCCCAGTTCAGGATGGTATTATCAGTTTTGCTGTCCGTAATGGTGAAAGTGACTATATAGTAGGTACAAGCATTATTGGTGGATTGTGTAGATTCCAAGGTCTTTATTCTGGGCAATACTCTGGGACAGATCAAGTGTTGGGGTATATTGTTGGAACCAAAATGGCTCAGACTGTCTTCCGTAGCACAACAGCAACAGCAATTTACAAGCTAGTTGGTAGCTCGTCGGCAACACTTGTTGCCGATGCTTTAGCTGTTTCTACCATTGATGATGGTACTACATATTACATCCAAACAGAGTTTGCATTGAAAAATAATGGGGGTAATGTTGAATTTTACCAACGAAATAATAATACAAATACAGGTGTTTTAGGTCCAGAGGATGCTGGATGGTCGTCTTGGAATTTGGTTGCTACTGACACTTCTCCAGGAGCGTTGATAAATCCTGGTTATTGGGGTTTTGGAGTGTATATGCATACTGGATCAATGACTAGTAGCTCTCGGAATTTTGATAATATCAGGTTTGATGATGTTAGAATAAAGATTGATAATTTAGGTGATATTGGTGGAGATTAATAGCAATGTCTCAAAGTGATTGGATATGGGTAGCTTGTGAACCAAGCGGTACTTTTGAGCAAAGTATTGTTGCAAGTAGTCCTCCTAACTATAGTGGTGGGACAGATTATGGTGCTAATACATTAAGATTCCATGCTGACTTGGCTTCTGCAAGTGCTAATCAATTTTATGGTTATCGTTATAATGGGTCTGAAAGTGGTAGACATCATATAGCTCTTTGTGATTTTGCTGTCCGAAAAGAAGGTTTGATGGGTCAGCATGTGTTTCCTGGGTTTTTAATCACATATGAGGCTCTATCTGGTAGTGTGGCTCGTGCTGATGTAAAAGGTATTTGGGCAGGTTTGGGGTATTCAGGTAGTGATAATAGATGGATGATGGATATCATTGACAATTGTTATCCATCATCTACATCAATAGCTTGGACAGAACGGTGGGCTTACAATTCAACTGATAATGGTTGGTTTCAAGGGCAGTTTTTGTTCAGTGCCCATCCAAATGCTTATGGTAAGGTTGGTGGAATACAAGTATTGTTTCGGTATAATGATGCTGCTGGTGGCCCAATCACAGAGCCTGGTAGTGCAGGTTGGGAAGTGTGGAGAAGATTTGGGTATATTGATTTCTCTCTTTCTAATTTCAGTTCGTTCTATGATTCAGTAGCAAATCTATTGAATAGTGGGTTTTATGTGTATTTTGGTGCAATTCGTTATGGCTCATATAGCAATACTGGGAGTCATTACATCCAATTTGATCGAGTTCGTATACAATTCCCTTCATTCTCTTAAAGGTACGTCATGGAAGCAAAGCAGTTATATAATGGTGAGTGGATTAATTTGGTGAGTTGGAACAACTATGAGTTTGTCGATGAAGCTTCAATCGTGTTAGTTGTTCTGATCCGTAAGGATTCAGAAGAAGTTTTATATGGGATTCGAGAAGAGTATTGCCCACCATATTTCTATGATTCAGAATCTCCTGACAGTGCAACAGAAGAACTTTACTATACCCTCATCACTGGAGGTATCGAAGAAGGAGAGGATGCAGAGGATGCTCTTTATAGAGAAATTGAAGAAGAGGCTGGTATCCAAATTGTACCTGGACAATCTCAGATAATTGCTCTGAGTGGTTCTATTCCAATGGTGAAATTTGCTTCCACACAAGTCTATCCTTTTGTAGTAAATCTAGAACCAGGATCTTTCAAGGTTGTAGAAGCTATTGGTGATGGTACAGAAAATGAAAAGAAGAGCAAAACTTCATGGGTCACTGCTGAGGAAGTAAATCACATCATAGAAGAAGGTAGAAATTTTGATTTTTTCTTTCTTTTTTTGAAATATCTTATAGAATATCCAAGATGATGCTTCATTGATCTTTTTGTATATAGGGGATACTGATATGATCGTAAGAGAATTTTATAGAGGACCAATCGAGGGTGCAAAAATGAGACTTCAAACCAATGACCAGACTAATGGCCCCACAGGAGATTTCTGGGGGTTTATGGGTCCTGATTTAGGAGCTGATGCTTCTTTAAAGAATTTTCTAGAAAGTCCTGACCATAAGTTGGTATACGAGAAGAGGAATCTTATTGTCAAAGACATGTCAATTCTTTTGGCTCGTTTGGTGAAGGACAATCAGGAACCACCTCAGGGAGCCTATGTCCTTGCTGTAGGGACTGGAGATACTGGTTGGGACCCTATGAACCCCCCAGCAGCTACAGATGAGCAAAGGGCTCTAGAAAATGAGATTGAACGTAAGACATTTGCTGACACTCAATTCATTGATTCTGGTGGTTCTCCAGTAGCGTATCCAACAAAAATTGTAGACTTTATCACTACATTTTCAGAATCAGAAGCTGTAGGACCTCTGGTAGAAATGGGTCTTCTTGGTGGGAACATTTCGACTAACTTGTCTATCAAGAATCCTGTTCCTGCTGGAGCTTATGATGATACTGTTGACCTGACTAGCTACGAAACCATGTTAAATTATTTAACATTTCCGGTAATAAACAAACCTGCGACAGCTACGTTGACTTGGGTTTGGAGGCTTACTTTTTAATAAGGATGCGTCATGGATAAGAATTTTGATGGTTCTGTTTCGGGTTATCTAGATCCTGAAGAAAGAGCCTGGGAAACAATAGTTTACCAAAGCTCAAAGCCAATCTTGGATGTGGAGCAAAACTTACTTCAAGATGCAAATTTTGAAGCTGCTCTTCGTAGGGTATCAGTTCCCAGTGGTTGGTTAAAGGGTGATTTCCTTGGTGGGAATATTGATTTTGAATACAGTAGCTCTACAGCTAATGAATTCAAGTTGGTCAATAAACCAGTAGCTTTGGTGAATGGTTGGAAAGTAGTTGTCGAGTATACTGGCACTGATACAGCAAAAGAAAATATACTTTCATTGTCAGCACCTCCAGCTACAGGTTGGAGAACAGACTTCGTGTTTTTAGAGGTCTGGAGGGCTTTGTTGAGTGCTAGTCCAGACACAACCAATAAATCTGCTGGTGGTCGTGTCTATAGACATGGTAATGTAGGTATTGATCCAGCTCATGACGCTACTTTGAACTTTACAGATGATATTTTGCAGACTCCTCCTGGAGCTGAAACTTCTAAGAGAGTTCAGATTCAATATCGAATCAGAGTTGTAGATGGGATCAATATTAGTAGTTTCCCAATGGGTATGAACGATCCAAATGTTGAGGCTCAGGGCACACAAGGATCTCCTGTAGGCACCTATACTTTTACTAACATGGGAGCTACTGCTGGTGATTATGGTCTATGGAGAGCCGGTGCTGGTGATACAGCGTCTCAGACAGCTCTTGGGACTGTGGATGGGTATAGTTATGCTATCCCCATTGCTGCTGTGTTTAGACGGAATACAACTGCTTTCTCACAGTCTACTAATCATAATGGTGGTGTCCTGATAAGTGCTGGTACAAGTGACCGTCCAGATGATTTGTTTTCTGATGAGATTTCAAATGGTGATGTCCTTGATATGAGACAGGGTACATCTCTTGTGGGTTGGGACCTTGATGAAATCTTGGAAACAAGCTTTTCAGCTTTGCTTGATAATACTTTATCTCAGGTAGAACAGAACACTAATAGTGTTCCTGGTTACACCTATGGGATGGTAGGGACTACTGTTCTACATGCTGATGAGATTGGTCCTGCTGGTACAGGTGGTTTGGGAGGTATGAATATAGGGGAGCAGGATGCTGTCAGAAGGCGTTTCTCTGATAGAGCTATAGTAGAGCATCCCATAGTCATAAAAACCCCTACAGGAGCAACCTGGGTGAGTGACGAGGTTGTTACAATCAATCTTGGTAACTTCAATCCATATCCATTTGATGAGGGTTCAGGGTTTGACCTTGCATCAATGAGCCCTGCAAATACGGTCATTACCGATATTCGATCTGCCTATTTTGATCATCCAAATACAACTACTGGTAAGGTCAAGGCATTTTTCAGTGAGATAAAGGGTATTGGTTCAAATATTGTCACATTGACTCTTGCGGATGGGGTGTGGACAGGTAATAGTCCTGATCTATGGCTCGAAGTTGAAATATCCTACCCACCTGGGAATGGTTTGACTGCAACTCCATCCAATGATTTTGGAGATACTTGGAATTCTGGTGCAGGTGGACCATTTACTTTGGAAGATGACCCCGCTGGTAGTCGTCCCGCTGACTTCAATGACTTTGTAAATCTTGAAGTGGTGAAAAATAACCGTGAAGTTCAGGTTTTGTATGAGACAACAGATAAGACACTAGATGTATATGCTAAGGATGTGAACACTATAGTCCTTCCAGATCGTGTTGGTTCTGTGACAAGTGTAACAGAAGATCCATTGGGCACACCTGTTGGTCATTCATTTACTTTTACAGCAAATGATCCAGATAGGGAGATTTCAACATCTGTTGATCCACTTTCAGATCCAGATGCTTTAGTCAGAGTGGTCTATAAAGCTCTTAGACCTATTCCAAATACAGTAGGGTACTATCAAACAGTTTTTTATCAATCCAGAGCATTACAGCCTGTGAAAGATAGTATGCTGCCGAATAGTTTATTGTATCGTACCTTGTATGTGAGCCCATATATATACGCTTTGACTGGTGGGACGGGATCATTTGGAGCTACTTATCCATATGAAGTTCCTCATGTCCACATCCCTGTATATATCAATGGAGCAGCTCCATATGTATTCAATGGGGAACATGAATTAGACTCTCCTCTTGACACCTTTACTGATGACTTTGATGCTGCTTCGGGATTTTTAAGAGTTTCTCAGAATATACCTCTTGTTCCGATGGCTTCAGCAGAATTACAACGGACTGCTGTGACTGATGTTGATCCTGAACAACGGGCTTTTTACCCAGAAGTACCAACATCAGAATATCGACCCGCAGCATTTGGTAAGAACCTTTCTTTCCCACAGCGGCATAAAGTGTTCTTTCCAATTATAGCAGAACTTTTAGATGACTATGATTTCGGTAACAAAGGCACATTGGTAATGATTGTCTTTATCCGATGGGCTGAAAATGACAATGAGAACAATGTCAGATTCGTAGATACTCCTGCTGATGATACTAGTTGTGCTGCTGTTTACCGACTCAAGGGGAATCTGTTACTGAATAGACGGAGTGTCTAATGCCGACTAAAGTAGACCCAGGCACATTAGCCATTGGGAATGGTAAAGCAGCACAGGATTCTGTGTCTGTATCTTCCCTTGACTTTGCTCATGTAGTGGATTTCCAGGCTGCTCTATCAGGGCATCTCAATGATCCAATAGGTGCTCATCCAGCCACAGCTATTTCAACTCAGGATACCTATGGTAAATTCGATTGGACCCATGTCGAAGGGTCTTTGAATGAATTATCAGATCTCATGCCAGATCTGATCAATACTTTGGGACAAGAGCAAGAGGGAGTCCCAAATAGTGGTGTGCCTTATTGGGGTACATTGGAAGATACTTACGATAGAATTGGAACCACTCAATCAGGTGGTTTTACTTGTACTACAGCAAATCATGCTCATGCTTCATGGAGTGGTGGGAATCAGGGGGGTACTCCTGGTAATTGGTTAGTAGAGACTCATTGTTTACTTCAAAGTTCTATCACTACCTTTGATCTTTCTGGTATTTTGTACCCTGCTGACAGAGGGTATTTAGTATTGCTATATGCAAAGAATGGTGTCTTTGATAATACTGTGAATACAATTGAAGTTGGGGAACTTGATCTAGAAGCTAATTTCAGTGAGTCTTATAGACGTGTTCCCAATTATCAACAACCTAATTATGTGGGTGTAGATACACATGATTCTGGGCCTGATATTTTCACACTAACATATCGACTCCCAGCTCTTAAGGAGTACAGTGCAGGAACACCTTATGAGCCATATGATTTCAATTATCTGCAATTTCAGTTGGCTTATTTCAGTGTATCTATTGATCTCACATTATCACCATTCAATATTGGGGTTGATGTAGATTTTGGTTCTTTGAAACTGTTTCATTTCAAGACCTACAGTAATGTTGCTACAGCAGACTATAGTGCTTCAAATCTGTATGGGTCTCATGGTAAGTATGATATCTATAGTGAAGTCGATCCTGGACTGCCTGTTATTGGGACTCCTGGGACTGATTATATAGTTGAACCTACTTTTCCAGTTGGTACTGAAACACCTCCTGGTGGTAGTTATAACTGCGATTTGGCATCTCCAAATGATTTCACAAGTGCTTCAGCAGTCTTTGCAGGAGATGCTACTGATAGAGGGAAGATACTTACAGTCACAGGATCAGTGAATGGTAACAATGGGGACTACCAAATATTAGTCGAAGATACGACTACTCATGTCAAGGTATATCCTGATTTTCCGGGGTCTCTTCCAGAAACCACATTGAATTTTAGTATTTCTGCTCCAAATATTTTCAGATTGTCTGGTATATATCACTATGGTTCTGATAATGGATTTTGGTTGAAGTCAAGTATTGCAGGAGCAGTTTCTGGACTATGGAATCTCTCATATCTTACTGGGGTAGAATCAGATAGTAAGGTTTCTTCTGGATATCTTAGTGATAAATCTCCTTTGAAATATGACCTTACAGATTTTGGTGCTGGGACTAGAGAAATCCCATATCATTTGTTAGATAATAATGATGCTATCAATCCTACTGATGGGTGGGATTTGAGTAAGGGAAATGGTCCAGGGCAGAGTGATGATGCAGAATACATAGGGGTTCTCATCAGCGGATCATCAGGTGGTGGTGTGAGTGACGATGCAAAAGTAAAAAATACAATACGCACACCTTTTGCTTTGACAGAACTCGATGCAATCACTCAAACTGGTAATAAAATTCTGACAAATGCTTATGAACAGATTATAACTGGTAGATCACAGATCGAAGATTTCACTACAGAGTTATTCAGGTATCATTTTGATGTGGCTCAAGATGAAAACACAGATTTGTTTGAACATGAGAGATACCCTTTAGTTCCTTATACTAGAGCTACTCCCAATATTGGTAATGATGGGGTGGTTTCTTCTACCAACACACTTACTTCTGCTACTGCAAATTTCACCAGTGGTGATACTGGGCGCACAATATTGATTTCTAGTGTGAAACTTTATTGGTCTGATAGTACAGCAAACAAAATACAAAGGTCCAACATTGATGGTTCGAGTGTTGAGGATGTTGTCACTGGTATTGGAGATGCTGCTGGTTTAGCACTCGATATTAATGGTGGGAAAATATATTGGGCCAATGCAACGGATCAGAAAGTACAACGAGCTAATTTTGATGGTTCAAGCATTGAAGATTTGGTGACTGGTCTTGGCACTAAGGTGTTTGCTGTTGCTTTAGATTTAGCTGTTGGGAAAATGTACTGGGCAGATTCGGATGCTGATAAAATACAACGATCTAATTTAGATGGGTCTGATGTTGAAGATGTTGTTTTAACGGGGGTAGGTAATCTTCAAAGCCTCGCTTTAAATCACAATCTCCAAAAAGTATACTGGTCTGATCAAGGGACTTCAAAAATACAACGAGCCAATTTTGATGGTTCTGATGTTGAAGATGTTATCACAGGTGCTTCAGGTCCTAATAATATTGCTTTTGATTATACTGAAGGGAAGATGTACTGGACTGAGACAGCAGGTAACTCTATACGGAAAGCGAATTTTGATGGTTCAAGTGCAGTAAATGTCCTTACAGGATTGTCATGGCCAAGAGGTATGGCAATAAATGTTGAAGAAAGGAAGATTTATTGGTTTGACGGGAGCACCAACAATTTAAGGCAAACAGATTTCGATGGTAGCTACCTTTTGACTTTGAATTCAGGGATTTCGAATATGCCTCATATAGCATATTATGATAATCCTGTGTACGATGGTAGTTACAAAGCTACATATGTTAGTTCTACTCAAATTACAGTGGAACCTGATTGGCCTACTCATATAGAAACTTCTGTGTCTTGGTACTTCCCAACAGTCTGGGATTCTGATCTTGCTTTAGGATCACATATCCAGAACGAGCTTCAAGTTTTGGATGGTAAACTTGTTTACCCACAGACTAATTTCACTGCTGGGTATTACCCTAGTAATGGTCAGCAAAATTACGCTACGTTGTTTGCTGCTGATGTTGCTAATACAATTCGATGGTATACTCGACTTATTGACACACAATCTCCAGCAAATAGTGGTAAAATTCGTATCAAAGGTATTTCTGATTCTGCTTTTGCTGCTGGTGTTTACACAGGGGATTTGGTAGCAGACCATTCAGGTGGGGCTGTGGTTTTGATGAAAGTTCCTGGTGTGACAGGGTGGCTTGATTTGGGTCGTTATGATGGAGATCCAAATTCTGATAAGACTCAAGATTACTATGGTTGTTTAACATTTGCTTTTTACACTCAGGATATACAAACAGGGGTAGGTACCACATATGGTATAGCTCTTGATACTGATTCTGAAAAGATATATTGGGCTGATAGTAGTAGTGGGGATATTAAACGATCTGATTTTGATGGTAGTAACATTGAAACCATTCATACAGGACTTGGATCTCTTCGAGGTATTGCCATTGATGCAAATGGTGGAAAACTCTATTGGGTTGATTTCACTGGTTTCATCTATCGTTCAAATATAGATGGATCAAATATTGAGACAATAATCTCAGGGTTGTCTTTTCCCAGATGTCTTGCTCTAGATATAGATGCAGGTAAGTTGTATTATGGGGGTAATGGTGGGATAAAACGATCCAATCTGGATGGCTCTGATATTGAAGATATTATCATTATAGGGACTGTAGGTGGGTTGTCTCTAGATACAAATGCCGAGAAAGTGTATTGGTTTGATATTCTTGGCACAAAGAAAATCCTACGAGCCAATCTTGATGGTAGTTCGGTGGAGGTTCTTGTAGATTATGGGATTGACCCTACTGGTATTGCTGTTGATGCTGCTGGAGGGAAAATATATTGGGTTGATACTACAGGCACAGATTATGTTAAACGTGCTAACCTAGATGGTTCTGATATTGAAGATGTTATAGGTCTAGGGAGTCAGAACCCTACTGCTATAGTTTTAGATGTTTCTGATAATATTATGTATTGGGCAGAGGATTCCAGTAGTAAGATCCGAAGAGCCAACATGGATGGTTCAGGTATTTATAGTTATAACACTGAATTCTACACTCAAGATAATGGTGATGGGGGATGCCCTATTGCTATTAGGATAGGTTTCATCAAAGATGGTACGGGTGAAAACCATGAGGTTGAATCCATTGAATGGTTACCATAATGAGGTATTTCGATGCCAACTAAAGTAGATCCAGGTACTCTTGCCATAGGTAGTGGTAAGGCTGCTCAAGATAGTATTTCAGTATCTTCTCTTGATTTTGCTCATTTGATTGATTTTCAAGCAGCTTTGTCAGCTCACGTCAATGACCCTGATGGGGCTCATCCAGCTTCTGCTATTTCGGTGCAGGATGTTTACGCAAAATATGATGGTGTGAATGCTGAAATCGTGTTTGATGAAATTTCTGATCTTGTTCCAGATTACCCTAATGCTATTGGTGAAAGTCGATCAGTTCCAAATTCGGGAGTGCCTGATTGGGGTGTTTTGGATACATACTCTAAGACAGGTGGTTTCACTTGTGATACAGCAAATCATGGTCATACATCGTGGGGTGGTGGGAATCAAGGAGGCACCCCAGGGGATTGGATAGCAGAGACTCATTGTTTGATTCCTGATACAGTCACAGGCTGTGTAATTACAGGTACACTGTACCCTGCTGATAGAGGATACCTTGTGCTATTGTATGCTACAAAGGGTGTGTTTGATAATAGTGGGGATACAATAGAAGTTGGAAAGCTGAATCTAGCTTCTAATTTTGATGAGCTTCGTAGACGAAACCCTGCTGTGGGATACCAACAACTTGATTACACAGCTTCTGAAAATCATTGGGACCCTGGCACAGATATATTTTCACTAACGTATCGTCTTCCAATGCTAAAGGAATATGATGCTGGAGTACCTTATACTACATATGATTTCAATTATCTTCAGTTCCAATTAGCTCGATACACAGCCACATTGGATTTGACGGCTACTCCATTTGATATTGGTACTGATGTAGATTTTGGATCTCTTAAATTGTTCCATTTCAAGTCATATACAAATGTGGCTGGAGCTAATTACAGTGCTTCAAATCTGTATGGGTCACATGGGAAATTGGATATTTATTCTGACACTTCACCAGCAGCTCCAACTTTAAATGAAGCTGGTGGTGAGGTATTAATCAATGCTGCATATCCTTTGGGTACAGAAACAACGTCAGTAGTAGCAAATGCTGACCTCACAACTCCGAACAATCTGGCTGCTGGTACAGCAATCTTTGCTGGAGATTCTACAGACCGTGGCAAGATACTTACCATTACAGGTTCTAGTCAGGGGAACAATGGTACTTACCAAGTTTTGAATGAGGTAGACGCCTCGAATGTCAAGGTATACCCTAATTTCCCTGGCACATTGCCTGATACAGTGACACCACAAGTGCAGATAGAAGGTGCTAATGTAGTACGTCTTTCAGGAATAGCACATTATGGTCCTGATAATGGTTTTTATGTAGACCAGACTTTTATCACCACTCCAGATTTTTGGAATAATTCATACCTAACCAGTGATGTGGCTGATCCAAAAGTGTCTTCGGAGTATTTAAGTGATAAGTCACCTCTGAGTTATGACTTTAGTGATTTCGGAGTTGTTGTAAAAGACATACCTTACCATTTGGATCTTTCTTCTGTTAGTTTGAGTAAAGGAGATGGACCAGCAATAGATACTTCTGCTAGTCATCGAGCTACATTCATAAGTCAAGAATCTTTAGTAGTAAGAAAGGGTGGTAGTTCCTATTTGTCTAGAGTATCACATATAGTACGTTCTCCTTTCACCACAATGCAAGATTACAGCTCAAATCCAGTTGGTATCCTTTTGGTAGACGTTTATGGGCAAGAAATATCTAGTAAAATGAAAGAAGAATTTTACACAGAGCAGTATAGATATGATCTTGGTACAGATCTCTTAGAGTTCATCAAGTATCCAATAATTCCTTATGATCGTAGTGCTCCAAATTTTGGGGATGATGGTGTTGTTTCAGGGTCAAATACCTTTACTTCAGCTACAGCTAGTTTTACTTCAGCAGATACTGGTAGAATAATAAATATTGCTAAAAGGCCAAAATTATATTGGACTGACCGTCAGGATGACCAAATTCAAAGATCTAATCTTGATGGAGCATTTGTCGAGACCGTGTATTCATGGGGACAGAATCCAAATGGTATAGCTTTAGATACTGTTAATGGTAAAATTTACTGGGCTGATTTTAATTACCAAGAAGTAAAGAGAATGAATTTTGATGGTAGTGGTTTTGAGACAGTATGGTCGGGACAGCAAGTATATAAAATAGCACTTGATGTAGATGCTGGTAAAATTTATTACTCAGACAGAGGAGACCATTGGATAAAACGAGCAAATATGTCAGATGGTTCTAGTAAAGAAAGTCTTATTAATTATGATGATGTCGATTGTGTGTTTCTTGATATCGATGCAGGTAAAATATACTATACTACAGGAAGCCCAGGATTAAATACCATCTCTAGAGCTAATATGTCTGATGGTTCTAGTATTGAAGTTTTGTATACTGTAACCAGTCCTGAATGGATACCTGATTTTGCTTTTGACTTAATACATGGATATATTTATTTTACAGTTATTGGTCCTTCAGGTAGAATTATGCGGTGTGATTTGGATGGTTCAAATGATGTCACAATAACACCATCAGTAATGGCTTACAATATTGAAATTGATGTTGATGGTGGTAAGTTATATTGGAGTGATGTGACTTCCAATGTCATTAAATGGAGTGACTTGGATGGTTCTAATATTGAAAGTATTATTTCAGTGACATCAGGGTCCGAATCTGTGAGGGATATGGCTCTGATGTTGGAATCTTCTTTTGAGAGTTATACTGCTACTTATGTCAATGGTACTGAAATAAGTGTGAGTCCCGATTGGCCTTCAGTAGATGGTGTTATGCGGGAATGGAGATTTCCAGTGCAATTTGATTCAGATGCAGATCTTTCAACATTCACACAAAAAGAACTTCAAGTTGCATCTGGGCAATTAGTAGTGCCAGAAAATGATTACACCGCAGGTTGGGCTTTACCAAGTGCTGGTCAGTTTGATTATAGTGGTTTAGCAGGTGGGGACCCTGCTGATACAATTCGATGGTATACAAGACTTTTTGACACTGGAGGACCTACTAATGTAGGTAGATTCCGAATTAAAGGTATACATCAAAAAGATTTTGGAGTGACTGGGCCTTTCACTGGTGATTTACCTACAGATCATGAAGGTGACACTATATCTGGTGAGGGTGGATCAGTAGGGGGTGGTGTAGTTGTTTTGGTGAAAATACCTGGTGTGACAGGTTGGTTGGATCTAGGTCGTAGTAATGGTGATCCTAACATTGATAAGACAAAAGATTACTATGGATGTCTGGTTCAGTCTAACCAAATTGAGAATCTGGTAGATGGTCTTACAGATTCAAATGCCATAGCTCTTGATATAAATGCTAGTAAGATGTATTGGACTGACACAGTAACTTCAAAAATACAACGATCTGACCTTGATGGATCGAATGTTGAAGATATTTACACAGCATCAGATGCTTGGGGTATTGCTCTGGATACTAATGCTGATAAAATGTACTTCACTAGTCCAGGCGCAAATAAGATTAGAAAAGCAGACCTAGATGGTAGTAATGTAGAAGATTTAGTAGATACTGGGTCAGGATTGCCTACAAGTATTGCTTTGGATATCAATGCTGGTAAAATGTATTGGATCAGTTTTGGACCTCCAAATCATATCTATCGAGCAAATTTAGATGGCTCAATGGTAGAAACTCTTGTATCAAATATTGGTGCTAATCCTTATGGTATAGCATTAGATGTGGATGCTGGATATATGTATTGGTCTGATACAGCAGAGAGTTATATTAGACGAGCTGATTTGGATGGTTCTTTTGTAGATATCGTGGTGGAAGATGCTTTGAGTCCAAATGGAATAGCTCTTGATCTAGAAGAAGGGAAGATTTATTGGCAAGGTCTGAGTCAAATCAATAGATGTGACCTTGATGGTTCTAATAGGGAAGATTCTATAACACCCAGAGGATTGACTAAAGGGAAAGGTTTGGCTTTGGATACGGATTCTCGTAAGATATACTGGACCAATTATAATCACCATAAGATACAAAAGACAAGTATGGATGGTATGAGCATATATACTTACACTACAGATTATTACACTCAAGATAACGGTTTGGGAGAGTATCCCATTGCTATTAGGATAGGTTTAATAAAAGATGGTTATGGTTACTGGAATGACGTGGTAACTATCGAATGGCTACCGTATACATAAGGATGTTTAGGCATGGCAACATTCAACGACCATTTCAAAGATCTCTTAAATCTTGTTGCCAAGAGAGTTTTGGGTCGGGAGCACACTTCTGATATTCCTATTGACTTGGAAGGAGCCTATCGTCCCTACAATCAAATAACTCCATTTGATAAGATTGAAGATACAGGTCTTAGTGAATTTAAGTATACTTCTGGTATCAGGAAGTCAAACGCTACTCAGCCAGAAGTTAATCTTTTCAGTTTTTCTGATAATATTTCTGATAATGCTCAAGGACGTATTGCTACTATTTACGGTATTAAAGAAGTAAGCTATTCAGATACTGATGGTAGTGACGTTGGGTATGTAGCTGATAACTACAGATTCATTCACAGGACGTTTGATTTCCCTGACCAGGGGGTCAGTGCTGGGGATGTTATGTTTGTGCCTCTGACAGGTAGATTCTACGTCTCAGATGCAGTTATTACAGGAGATCCACCTAATACTGGACTTCAATTTCCTGTAGATACTTTTTCAGAGCCTACATTCACATTTGGTTCAGATATTGATGTTCTGATTCTTCAGAGAAATGCTGTTCAACTTTTCACTGTATCTGGACCCAATGTAGAAGTAGGTCGAGAACAAACCTTTTTTATGGTTACTCCTGATGTGGTTCAAAACCCAAGTCCTTATCTTGCTGACTTAAATTTGCTATCTCCAAAACGTCTACGTCCCTTGATGCCTCATAGGAAGAGTACCAAGATTGATTCAATCTTCACAAAAGGAGTGTTGGGTCTCAAATCAGATTGGGATTTTATGCTGGTTCTTTATCCAGATGATGGTGCTGGAAATCCAGATTACACAAAACCAATCATAGGACCGAGACCTATAATCGATAGCTCTATCTCTGATGAACAGGAAATGATTATTGACCATATGAATGGTTCTGTTCATTTTACAGTGCCTCCACGTCCAGGAGATGAAATCAATCCAAATGCTGTGACCGGAGCACCCCTGAAACTGTGGGCTATCTTTGCTACCATAACAATGGGCACTAGTGTATCTCAGACAAATTCAAATAGTCTTGTTCGAGGTGTCAGTGATTTCAACCCAGTATTGGTTGATGATAAAACAAGCACCCCTTCATATTTCAGATATGACCAGAATAGAAAGATTTGGTCGTTATTTTCAGGAGAAAAATATCTAGAAACAGATCCAGCAAATCAACCAGCTCAAGGGTTTGAGGTTGGTGAGCTAGGAGTAGAGAAAACCAACAGAGCAGGTTTCAGATTAAATCCAGAGAATGAAACTTGGGAAGTGTGTTCTATCCCTTCTGATTCTGATTTCATACCGTTACGACTCACTTCAGGAGAAGTTGGGGGTACTCATCCTGGTATCAGTGTGGACGCTCCAGGATATACAGGTGGTTTCTTTTATAACAGTGGTGAAGATAGATGGGGTTTGGATAAAGACCTATACATGGTTACTGCTGTTGAGGAATTAGGTTCTGATTCTTTACCTAATAGTTCGAATGTGAAAGTGGCTGTGTCTGGTAATTTTGCATATATTATCAGGAATGTGTCTGGTGATGGGTTCCTTTATGTATATGATATATCAGATCCTAATGCTATTGTTATGAGAGATTCTGAAGTTGTTGCAGGTCGTGAATTTCTAGACATAGATATATCTGGAACCAATGTTTTTGTCCTTATAACAAATGAAATTCAAGTCTACAATGTTTCAAATCCAGATAGTATCTCATTGACAGATGGGTACCCTGCTGGTTCAGATGTGTATTTCCAAAGATTAAAAGTAATTGGTGATTATGTTTATGTTGTTGTACTATCATACTTTACAGAATTATTCAATTGGGGATCTAGTCTATGGGTTCTTGATTTTAATGTGACAACGGCAGATGAACTCACTTATAGAGATGATGCTAATGTTCTTGGTCCACATGATCCACCTGGTCCTGGTTATGTGTCAGTGACAACAACTGATGTTTCTATAATAGCTACTATGATGTATAAAGAAGTTTTGTATACAATTGATGTCACAGATCCAGATTCTGTATCTGTTCTTGATAGCGTTGTTGTTACAGATGGAACAGAAGTTGATGTTGAAAGAGACATAGTTGCAGTGTTATGTCCTGATGAATCTATAGATACTTTGAGGTTGTTTGATATTTCCAATCCGTCTTCCATACAAGTTAGAGATACTACAACATCTGGTTTGGATTCACCTGTTGATGTGATTGTTTCTCGTGGATATGTTTGGGTAGCTAATAGTGGTGATATGACACTTCTCAAATTTAGTGCTGTGAATCCTCTTAATATTGTGTTAGATAATTCATATATCCAAACAGGTAATGGATTACTAGATCTAGATCTTAATAATAGTAAATTAGCTGTGTTAACAAGTAGTCCAACTACTGATATTCTGAAAATTTATAATGAAATAAATACACAAGTACAGTTCCATCAAATAATATCTTCTTCAATTGATACTGATTATCTTGATTCTGAAACGGCAGTCATTGAAGATTTGACTGCAACAATAGTCAGGACAAATACTATTGATGGTGGCAGTTCTTTATTGTCTGTAGATGCTAATACTGAAATAACAGGTTCACTAATAACTAATGGTGTGACCAATTCTGGTATTGTGCGGAGTTCTGATTCTAATATACCAATCCAAGGAAGTGCTACTGGGTCATATTCATCTAGTCAGATAGTAGGTTCTCAGCTCGCTCCTTGGGGTGTTGATATCGATTACACTACTGGTAAAGTCTATTGGGCCAGTTATGGTAGATCTTCTGGGCAAGATATCATTCAAAGAGCTAATCTAGATGGGACGAATGTTGAAACAATAATTGGTGGCTTGCAGCAACCATATGCTTTAGAGTTAGATGTTCCTGGAGGAAAAGTCTATTGGTCTGATATGTTTACCAATGGTATTCATAGAGCTGATCTTGATGGGTCAAATACTGAACAAATAATAACAGGACAAGATGAACCTCGTGATATAGCTCTTGATTTAGTTGGGGGAAAGGTGTATTGGACAGAATCTGCTGGGAATGTAGTGAGAAGAGCTAATCTTAATGGTTCTTCTGTTGAAACTCTTGTCTCAGGTCTTTCGCAACCACAAGGGATAGCGGTAGATCCAGCAAATGGTAAGATGTATTATTCTGATGAAACTCTTGCAAAGATAGTGCAGGCCAATTTGGATGGTTCTTCACCTGTAGATATTTTAACAACTATAGATGCTCGTAATCTTGTTGTTAGGCATAATAAATTATTTATTTCGGAGTATGTTTCTGATCGTATTAGAATGTCTAATTTAGATGGTTCTAATCTTGTATATATTAAATCAGGTGTGAATCTGACTCCATGTGGTATTGGTGTGAGAGACCATTTATTGGTTTGGACATCAACATATAATGATAATGTAAGTAAAATACCATTAGTTGTGTCAGGTATTTTAGGTGAGGCAGAAGATGGTTATGGTGGATACTTTTTTGGGACAAGTACCAGAGCACCTATCCATGTTGAAGGTATGAGTGCTTTACCATCAAGTGCAATGCAAGGTGATATTGCAGTTAGAGATAGTGATAACACCGTACATATATACCTGAATAGTGCTTGGAGACAGTTCACTGTCACATAGGAATAGATTTATGGTAGATTTCAATGAACATCTTAAAGATCTGTTAGACCTAACCTCAAAGAAGGTTTTGGGTCGTGAGCATACTTCAGGAGATCTTTCTCCTGAACTTGAACAGATCCGTCGCCCATATAATCAAATCACACCATATGATTATGTTAAAAATACAGGTCTTGAGAACCTTAGCTACACAAGAGGTATTAGGAAACCATCTGGTCAAAATCCACAAAAGAATTTGTTTAACTTTTTGAAAAACTCCGGTTCAGATGCCATTGGTCGAATTGCTACCATAGTTGGGATAGAAGAACTAGGTTCTTCAGATGTGGATGGAGCTAGCAAAGCTCAATTCTTGAGTGGTCCTGATAGATTGGTGCATGACACTGCAAGTTATTTCTCAAACCAAGGAGTGACGGCAGGAGACTATTGTTACTTCCCATGGAATAGGAAGTTTTATCGTATCTTCAGTGTGGCTGCCGATACAATTCAGTTTGATGGTACTCCTCTTAGTGATAGTGGGTTTGTTGCTTCTACATATTATGATGCCCTGATCCTTACATTACAGCCTGAAAAATTATATACGGTTCCTGGCATCCTTGGACAAGAACAGACATACTTCATGATGAGACCTGATAGTCCTCCAATCATTAATTCAGGAGATTATGCTTCAGATCCTCACGAGTTGGAAGAATATCGGTTACGACCATTGATGCCATATCGAAAGCCTGTTCGAATTGATGCTATCTTCAATGAGGCTTTAGGAAGTGAAGATTTAAAAGAGAATTGGGATTTCCAGATTGTACTATTTCCCGATGATGGATCAGGTTCTCCTGATCTTACAAAGCCTATTGTAGAGGGTCCTGTTGTTATAGACAGTGAGAAATCACTAGATGAACAGGCTATGATTGTGGATCATGCTAATGGTTCTGTTCGGTTTACAGTACCCCCTCAACCTGGAGATGCTATAAATCCAACTTCTATCACTGGTCAATCTTTGAAGCTTTGGGCTGTATATGCTGTTATCACACCAGATCCAACTCATTTTTCAAATGGTGATGTGTCTGGATATAGTAATATAGCAAGAGGTCTGACAGATTATCCTGCAATTGATGTTGAGTCAGGTCTATATGATTACCCTTCATATTTTCAATATGATCGTAATCGTAAAATCTGGTCACTATTTTCTGGATCTAAATATCTAGACCCAAATTCTGAGGACCAACCAGTCCAAGGTTTTGAGATTGGTGAAATGGGTAGGGGAAAAGATAATAGTCCTGGATTCAAGTTAGACCATGTGAATGGTAGGTGGGAAGTTAGATCAAAAGCATTAGATGCTTCTGAGGACATTACTCTATTTCTAAGTTCTGGTGAAGATGGTGTATCACAACTTGGGATTGGTGCTCTTCAAAATGGATCAAAGTTAAGTGACTTTGGATATGATGAGTCTGATGATAGATGGTCTTTAACAAGTAATTTGAGATTGAAAAAATCTCTTGATGCATTCACTCTACAGACATTGGGATCAGATAATTTGGATACATTTGCTGATCCTGATATGATTCGTATTTATAACAGTAATTGCATTTTAGCATTGAGAAACAAAGGTACTTATACAGCAGAAATTGGTTTGTTTCATGCCGCAGACCTTGATACAAATTCAGTGACTCTTAAGGATACCATTACAGTTCCGAATGCAGTGAGTTTTGTATTTGCGAATTGGAATGGTTATAGACTGTATGTTGCTTTAAGCAATGGTGATATTGCTAGATATAATATTCTTCCAACTATATATGATGCTGGAGCTACGTTTAGTTATGTTACCACATATACAACAATACCTTATGGATATACAGTTGTTGAGGTGAAAGATATTCAGTATGAAGGGACACCTAGACCTCCAAGTGATCCAGATCCTTTTGGAGAATCATTTCATAGAGTATTGGTTTCTGTTATTATAGATGATGCAGGGGATCATAAACTTACTTTTGGTGGTGTTGAGCTTCAAGTTGGTGGTGGTGATTACATACCAACCACTGTTTTCCGTACCTTTGGTGCTGTCCTAACTTCAGATACTGATCCAGTTGGACAATATATATTTGTAGATGGGCTTTCAAATGATTATTCACATGAAGACAATGACCATATCTATGCTATAACAAATAATGGTGTTGATTGGTATACATCCACAGATTTCCCTGATTCTACAGATTTTATTGTTGGGTATCGTGATTTTGAATCTATATCAAATGTAATAGCTCAATGCTATTATGACCGAGTTTTGTATGTAGTTTCATCTACAGCATTACGTGTCGTTGATGTTCCTGATGATGAGACATACACTTTTATAACCAGGGGATCAACTACAGATGGTATTGAGACTCCAATAGATATTACTATTGATGGGCCAAATTCTATTGTTTACATTTTGAATTCAGATTCAACAGTGTCTATCTATGATGTGTCAGATCCTGATACACCTACATTCCTTAGGACTCGTCCAGTTAATTTCTCCTCAACTCCACGTCAGATAGAGTTCTTTGATTACACTGGTAATGCTTTAGCATTAGAGCAAGGTGATGATAATGGTGGTGTGGTTTCTTTGATTGGTGATGAGACGTATCTATCAACTATCGATAATTTACGTTCCAGCTCTATAAATACAGATGTTATAAGTACAGACTTATTAGAGTCAAATGACCCTACTGATATTTTGAAATTGAATGTAGCAAAAATTATGTCAGGGGAGTTTGTAACTATCGGAGATGGTACCAATACATTTGGGCATTACAATGGTACTGATGAAACTCCATTTTCAGATGCTGTGACAAAACTCCCAAATGGTGGGACTATATTTGTTTTTCCTGGGACATATACTTTTGGTAGTAATGTCAATTTACCCAATGGTGTAAATTTGATTGGATCTGATCCAAACAATTGTGTTATAGAAATTGGTTATAATGGTTCTTGTTTCACAGGGCTAGGTGACCAATCATTTAAAAATCTAACCTTCGATTTGAATTATGCATTGACTTCTATAGTTTCAATTTTACAATGTTCTGGAGACACTATAATAGAAAACTGTGTTTTCAAAACAACTGTAACTTCCATCACTGGGGCTTGTCGTCATGTGGAATTTTCTAGTGTTTGGAACATAGTTATTCGAGATTGTAAGTTTATTGATTCTTCAAGTTATGTCAGAGATATTTATGTGTATTATTGCAATAATGTCATGATTGATAATTGCACTTTTGCATATAGTACAGGTAATCCAAGTCAACAGGGGATTTATTTAGAAAACTCTAATAATGTTGATGTTCGTAATTGTTACATTGATGCAGAGTATGCTAGTGGTGGTGACTGGATATTCATTTATAATTGTACTATGGTTAATGTGCTGCACAACCATGCTCATACAGATTTCAGTGACTGTTTTGTTGAATTAGCTGGTACTTGTAGTGATGTGAATATAATTGGTAATAGATGTCAATATACAGCATCTTCTACGGCTATCAATACATTGTTCTCACAGGCTAATTTGACCAGAGTAAACATTAGTGACAATTCTTTTGTGACTATTACATTCTGGGGTGGTACTCTTTCTAAAGTACACATTAAAAGTAATGATTTAAGAGGTTTGTATGACACCTCCAATATTTATGTCAGTGCTTCTGTAACTTCAGCACAAGAGGTTTTTATTCTAGATAATGACATATATAGTGCTCAGGATGGGAGTTTTGGTGCTCTCTCTCTTCGTGGTACAGGGGTCAGAGACAAGTTCTTCATAGTAGGTAACCGTGTGCAGACTACACATTATTATGCTCATGGTATAGAAATAGGGTATGATTTTGATAATACTGTGATTCGAGGAAATGATATACGATTTGTTATTTCAAATACGAGTTCTTTTGGTGGTTCCGGTATTTATATTAAACCTGAGAGTTCATCAGCTACTACAACTATGATTATTGAAAACAATGTAGTTGCTGGTAATTATCGATACGGTATGTTTTTGAGTAGTCTTAGATATGGTTCTGTTAAAGATAATGAGGTGTCTGGTTGGAAAGAGAAAGGTATATACTGGGAAAATTCTAGTGCTGAGGGTTTTGTGATCGGTAACAATGTGCATAGTAATGTGGGTTCAGTAACATCCGGTGACTTAGTGGCAGGATTAGATATTTTGTATCAAGAAAGAATGATAGTTTCTGATAACCAAGTACATAATTTATCTCATATTGGTGGTGGTGGAAGTCTATATGGTATTCGAGCATATTTTACAGAATTTACATGTGAAGTGAAAAGGAACCGTCTTTATGATTTTACTATGAGTGGTACTGGTGAAACTAGATGTATTGATGTTGATAGTGGGGTGGTAAGTTCTAATCATGTTTCAAAAATAACATCCACGGGTGGGGGGTCTGTTTATGGGTTGAATGTTTTTCCCACAGGGGATACTACACATATTACTGATAATTTCATATCCCAATTATCTACAGCAAGTGATGGGTATGGTATCACTATTGGTATCAGTTTTGGTTCTGTAGGTATGATTGTTTCTGGTAATAAGGTGCAAATTACAGAAACAGGGAGTGGTACAGCTCGTGGTATAGCTATATCATTTTTAGCTTCTACTACACTTTTAGCTATAACCAATAATGTATGTAGTGCTGGTCCTACTGGAAGAGCATTGGAATTTTTTGGCACTTTAACCAATATTTCAGATTCTATTTGCAATAGTAACATTTTCAATGGTTCTACTTCAGTGTATAAAGGCACAGGAGTTGTAGATATGTTGTTTATTGGTAATTGGGCTCAAACTATATCTGGTGGTGGATCATTTGCAGACTTTGCCGCTGGTGATGGTGGTCACTACCATAGGGAATCATAGAGGATTGTCATGGAATCATATTATCAGAATTTACTCTTGAAGGCTCTTAAAGCTACTCAGGGAAAGATTCAAATATCTAGTGGAGCTTTGATAGGTCAAGAAGGTCTTACGATTCCTGTGAGCCAATCTGTGCCTTTTGGGAATGAGTTTGGACATGCCTTAACGGATCTCGAAGTTCAAGCTACGTTCAGAAAACCATGTAGTACACAAGCTCTCAAAAATCTGTTTACTACCTTTGAGGGAGAGTCTTCATATGGTTATAAAGGTCGGTTAGGAACTTACTATGGTATCCAGGAATTGTCTTATTCAGATCGTGATACAGCCGATTATGCTACGATTACAGCTACCAATCAGTTGACTCATCAGACCTTTAGTTGGGGTGATGATGTTACTGCTGGTGATATGCTTATTGTTTCTGATCTCAATCCCGTATCAGGTACAAAAACTGGTGTGAGACGTATTTCTGGAGGTGCTGCAACTGTTATCAGCACATATTCAGGACTTGGAGTCTCCACTAATCAAGTAGATGCTTCTGTACTTAGACTTAAGCCAGTGCAACTTTTCACAGTACCTAGTCCAAATGGAGCAGGCACTGAACAGTTGTTTTTGACTGTTGATCCTAATAGTGATGCTGTGTCCAACCCTGAATATTTATCCAATTTGGGGCTGGTCAATGAACATCGTGTCTATCCTTTAATACCACCTAGAACTGGGGAAGAACGGGCTGATGGTATTTTCTATAGGATTTCGGATTTAAAAGGTATGGGGGAGAATGACCTCAGGGCTGATGAGTGGGGTTTTAGGATAATTCTGTATCCTTCCAATAGTGGTGGGACCAGTCCAGATCTCACAAAACCAATTGCTTCTCTTAATCCTGTTATAGATAGCACTAAACCATCTGATGAGCAAGATATGCTCATTGATTATGCTACTGGTTCGGTGTATTTCACTACCCCACCTCGACCTGGAGATGCTATCAACCCAAATAGCTATACAGATGGTCCTATCAAGTTATGGGCTGTATTTGCTGCATTTAGTCTTGAATCAGAAACAGGGGATTCTACGGTTCATAATACAGCTCGTATGATTATGGATCTACCATCTGGTGCTGATGCTGTATATGACCATCCTTCGTTCTTGAAATATAACAAGACCAAAAAGTTGTGGGGATTCTATTCAGGAAAAGGGGCTTTGAAAACAGCAGCAGGAGACCAACCTGTCCAGGGGTTCGAGTTTGGGGATGATGTTGCTACTGAAGAAACAGTTCGTATGATATTGGACCAAGTAAATGGTAGGTGGGAAATTTGTTCAGTTCCTACAACATCAGCAAATTATCAAGGTCTGTTCCTTTATTCAGGTGTTAATGGTGGTCAAAACCCTGGTTTAGGTTTCAATATTGGTGGTACAGAATATGGCCTACGGATTGATAATTCTACTTTGGGTTGGACTTTTGATGGGGCAAGTTTTGTCTTCAATCAAGGTGCTTCTGGTAACATTGCCATTTCAATAAAGGGTGATGGTATAGCTCATGGTATGACTGGGCATGTGCCAACTGATGTGTTTGGGATCATTACTCGACAGCATTCAACAGAAGGTGGGTTGATGGTAGCAGCATGGTCCAGTGGCACACGATCATTGGAGTTAACTGGTTCTTCTACCACTGCTGATACATCAACATCAATTTCAGCAGCAGCTCCAATCCAACTTTCAGGCCAAAAAAGAGACACTACTACTATCCAAGCATTAGCAGACACTGAAAATGTAGTGGTAATGCAGAATTTCTTCTCTTCCAAATGGATTCTAAAAGGCAATGGAGATCAATATATTACTGGGGCTTATGCTAATTACGATTCTGAATCAGATGCTTTAGCCTGTCAAGATCTTGCTTATGAATTGTCTGGCTTGACAGATAAGGTGATTCAATATAATCGTAAGAAGTTGGAGAAAATCGGTGTGATGAAAAATGGTTTCATTCACCTTAACAATATGCTAGGATTGCAACTTGGAGCTATTGGTGAAGTATTCCAGATAGTTGAGATTTTATGTGACAAAATGGGTCTAAGTTATGAAGAACTACGACAAATGATTCGTGGTCAGGAGATGTGATGGGAATTTCTAGAGTTCTAGATTTTACTAGTCAGGAAGCAGGAGAATTTTTAGAGAATTTACTTGAAGGACCTGCACCGGATAATTTTTCAGAGGTAGAAATTGATGCTCTAAACAGCATCAAACAGGTTCGAGTCAAGTCTGACAAGATAAAACAGAGTATATTACAACACAAAAAAGAGATTGGAAATCTAGAAAAAGAGATCCAATTTCTCGAAGGTCAGTTCAATGCCTACTTTAATCTATTAGTATCTGCTGAGAATAGGCGTAGAAATGAAATAACGGAGAGCTAAGATGCGATTTGTTGTGGATAGATTTGATAAGAGAATAAAGGGAGCATATCCTGAGGTGGATTTCCCTATCAATGGGAATTTCATCGTCAAGATACCTTCTACAGTAAGTGTTGACATTGAGCCAGATATGGACCTCGATGATCTTCAAGATAAGAAATCAATCGGAATCTTAGCTTACTACCCCAGTTTTTCTGATATCATTTTTGAGGATTTCCTTAACAGTTCTGGTGTTGAAGTACCTGGAAGTCCAGACCCAACTGTGTTATTTGCTGGTATAGGAGACACCTCTCCTGTAGGTTTTTCCCCTCATTCCAATATTCTACTACCTTATGATGGGACCAATTATGGTCTCCTCACTTCTACTGGTGTAGATATGGGTGGTATGCCAGCCAATAATGATGTGATTGTGATTTGGGAATGCTTTGAAATCACCAGTGCTGAATCAGATGTTGATGGGGTGTCTACAATATTTTTCAATGAGTTAGATCCTGATGTTGTGAAATGTGAACTCTCATTTGATGATAACGTAACTCCTAGTTGGGAACAGGTATATCATAATTCTTTTCATCAGATGACTCCTACAGGTCAGTGGGCTCGTATTAGGTTCACAAATAATCTTACATACTCAGACAAAAAAGTATGGCTAGGATCATACTCTATTTTGCATAATTAAGAGGTGAATAGCTATGTCAGAAAATTTTGGAAGTGGTGTTTCTAGGACCCTTGAAGCTAAAGATCGTCAGTATAGTACCGTTGTGTGGCAGAAAGGAAAGCCACCTCTCGATAGTGAGTTGAATCTGATTAGCCAGATCATCCAAGAGACATATGATAAGCTCTCTGAGGCTTCAACTCCATCTGGATGGGTTGGAGATCCTATTCGTATCACAGAAGACTTTATCACTAATTCTTCATGGTCAAACCGATTCAGATTTGGTACTCAGAGAAACAGTGAAAAGAGAGGTTTTCCAATCGCTGTGGTGAATGGTTGGGTAGTCCCTGTTGTAGCTACCAGGGTAGGTGACCCACCGACTTCTCCAAATGATACTGATTTCTTCAATCAAATTGATCTTGATCCACCTCCCAGTGGTGTAGGTGACTTCAGAACTGATTTTGTTTTCTTGGAGGTTTGGAGAGCACAGTTGAGTCCTGGAGGGACAACTTCCAAACCTACAGCAACTGAAATATACAAGTTTGGTAACACTGAACATGGTGGGACAAACCTATCAGATGACATTCAAGACCCAGCAATTGGTTTTGAGACCACAGAACGAGTCCAGGTTCAATATCGTATACGAGTTGTTTCTGGTGTGAGTCTTTCAGGTCATAATGATGGGTTTGATGATTCTGCTGTGTTTGCTCGTGGGGCATCTAGCACCAACACAGCTTTCACTTTTGAAAATATGCGTGAAGAACTTGGTGATCCAGGTTTGTGGAGAGCAGGGGATGGTGATTACACCAACTCATTAGGTGCTGTAGATGGATATAGTTTTGCTATTCCTATTTGCAGTGTTTTCAGACGTAACTCTCAAGCATATGCTGCTGATTCAAATCAGAATGGTGGGGTTAATAGAAATCTTGCTGCTACAACAAGGGATGATGCTACTGAATTCATCAACACACCTACTCTAGATACAGCAATTGATGATGATGATGTGAGTTTGGATCTTGTGACTATCACCAGCACTGGTTTGCCAAATGTGCAAAGTGTGATTCGTATTGATGATGAAATCCTTACCTATGCTGGTATCACAAGTAATACCCTGACTGGTCTTGTGAGAGAGGCTTACAACTCTGCACCGCAGGAACATAAAGCAGGGGCTACAGTCACATTGCTCCCAATGCGTCCTGATGGTTTGTTTTCAGATCAGGTGGCCAATAAGGACATTTTTGATCTGAGACATGTTGTGTCTCTTGAGTCAATGGACTTTCAACGTTTGTTATCTCACAATTTCACCAAGCTGTTAAGAGGTGAGTTGAAATCTACTTGGAAGAGATCCGGTGCTTCTGGTATTCGAGGTCCTGAGATTCTTTTCGTAGATAGATTAACTTCTACCTCCCCACCAGCAGGTGTCTCTGAACTAGATGATACAGATAATCATCGTATTATCTTTTCTGATGCAGCTTTGATGCAACCTGGGAATATTTGCATGGTAGCACCCCCTGCCACAGATGGTAGTGAGCAATCAGCTACTTTAGCAGGTTTTGGTCTAGAGGTTACAGCTACTGCTCAGGTTGCTACAGCTAGTACCTGGACTGCGGGAGATTGGATCAGAATCCCTATATCTCAGTTCAAAAATGGGTTCCAGGGTGGGCATGATGACAGTGTTCGATTCCTTGCTGATTCTGAATTAGAGACTACTGTTAGAATCTACATTGATGGGGCAGAGACTGAATACACAGCAAATGGTGGTGGTAATGATTACTTCACTGCTGAAGCTTACACTGGTGGTGGTGTGCCTGATCCTGATGATGATTTAAAGATTACCTTTGGGGGTGATTGGCCTACTACCGCAGATACTAATCTGATCATTTCATTTGTGCTTCAATATGGTCCAGGAAGAGGGTTGAGTAGGACTCCTAATTTCATGCACGAGATTAACTTCTCAACCTCTACTACTGATATTCTGACTAGATACTTCAACAAATTGCATATGGAACCTATCCATCTTTGGGGTCGTATCAATCCTGAGGGGTATAGAGAAGAGCCAGTTAAGAACAGTGAAGCCTATATTGACCTTGGTTCTAAGACAGCAATCATTAGTCCTTGGCGTAGGTTGGGAGTACCTGACATCAAGGTTATTGACGGTTCTGGTTTCAACGGTGGTAGTGGTCTTATGCCTGTAGGGGCAGCTCCTAAGGATGAGGTAGATCCATTGGATCTGTTCAAGGGTAGTGATAATGGTGCTACTCAGCATTGTGTGAGTTTCCCTCATGATTGGATCTGTTTCCCTCGGACAGGAGATGTGTATGTACCCATTCTTCATGAGACAGTAGGCAACTTCTATCGAGGTATCAACTTCTTCATGTCATGTTCTGAAGGTGCTCATGCTACGTTAGACGACAGTGAAAAGAATTATGTCAACACCTCATATGCTGACTCACAGCAGTTCTTCAGCACCTCAACTGATGGTTCTACCCCAGCAGCTTACAACCGTAAGATCACAACAGGTACTGGTGAAATTGCTGCCCATAGTGTAGCTGGGATGAGAAAATATAGTAGTGGAGATAGAGAAGGTTTAGAACTTCCACCATTCTATGGTGTAGCTCGTCTATTTGCTGTGTATGAAGGGGTTGATTTTGAAGCTAATGGTTCTGCATTTGATACCACGACAAGAGCACCTCTTGCTGGTGGTGCTGTAAATCTTCTCCGACCAGAGTTTGATGGACCACCTATTTTCATCATAGAAGATGATGATGGGGATTGCACCTTTGTATTGAATGCAGAAGCCATTGACTTGAATCAGCTTGCTTCACCACCAGCATCTTTTGCTGATGGTGAGTATGTACTTGAAGCTTCTGTGTTTGGTTTTGACCGTGGGTTCTTGACCGACAATTGTCGGTTGGTGCTCAGTCGAAGTGTGGCTCATGTGGTAGGGGACGATATTGATTCTCCAAATTACATTCTTCAATCACCAGTATCGTCAACAGTAGATATTGACATTGCCTACTCAAGGACTCCATACCAAGGAGACCCATTTGGTAGTCAAGAAAATCATCTAGATCGTCTTTATAGACCTGGGTGCATGTCTAGTGCTGATGTTCGGAATATTCTGGATAACCCACTGGATTATGATACTTTGACTCTTGACAATCAAAAGTCGTTTGAGGTGTTAGAAGGTCTTTCGTTTGCCACCACTTTGGGATCTGGTACCCTTTCATTCCCAAAGACATTCTATAGCAATAGTGATGTTTTGGTGGGGTACGAGGAACCAACATCTTGGCCTCCTACATTACCCACTGATCCAAGACCTTTGGTTCAAATCAATGCTACAACCACTGGTTTTGAGATTTCAAAACCATCTGATACAAACATCATTGAACGGTTGCCATTAGGGTCTCTGTTTAGAGACAAAGATTTCCTTGGTATGCTGATGGAATCTCTCAATGGTTCTATATCTAGTAACTTCCGTCTCTGGCATTTCATGCCTGAACATAGAGTTTTGGTGGAACTTCCTCGTTCAAGTCAGTTTTTGAATGATGGAGAGAATGTTACTGGTCATGAGTATAACAATTTTGATGGTGTTGGTTCTTATCTCACCTTGGTTGATGGGATCATTGATGACCTATCAAGCACCACAAAATTCAAGACAGAACGAGGTGGTTCTGCTTATGTTTCCTCTCGACCAATTCCAGGTGGGCCTATTGAGAATTATCTGGGTATTTTGGATCTCACAGCGGCAAAAAGTAGTGTCATGATAGGTCATGCCTTGTTGGTGAGGTCTTATCCTGAAGAGGTATCTGGGAATGAAGTAACTGCTGGAGATGAGCTTCAGATGGTGGTAATGACACATTGCTACAAGCCTTCACAGATCTCTTCTTCAGCAGAAGTTTCTATTATGAACTCTCCTACAGGTACTGGTGAAGGATACTCAGCAGTGGACAGGTTCCGATTGGAAGGACACCCATTGATTCTGAATAGGACTCGTTACGAGCCTGATACCAGTGCCGTGACATTAGCTAAGAAGGTGTGATATGGGACAAAGAACTCTTTCTAAAACAGCTCTGCCAAAAGAGGCTCGTCTTAGTGGTCTGAGCATTGAAGTAAATCGAATCAAGAATCTTCTCTTGAATCCAGCCTTAGGTTCTACTGAACGAGATAGTCTTCAGACCAAGCTGGAATCGTTGCTTCAAGAAAAACGTGATGTTGAACAGGAGTAGATCCTTGTGCTACAGATCAGAAAAATAGCCTACTCTGTAGCGTCACGTATCCCTATATATGAAGACCTCCAACCAATCAAATTAGACAAGTCGTATACTGAAGAAGAATTGATCCGTATGGATACTGAAGACCTCGATATGATGGCTTTTGGGTTCCATTCAGGTGATTTGCTTGAGGTACATCCAGAAAGTCTTACTGTAATCTATGATGATGACCTTGAAAACGCTAGGGACCAAGCTGAAAGGGAAGGATGGGAATTATGGGCTAAAAAAGTTGACCTTTCAGATCCAATTGAAGTAAAGTTGAAGCACGGAAGATTGCAAATAGAGGATGGTCATCATAGGTATTTGGCAGCCAAGATTTTGGGATCTTCACTCTTAGCTATCGTAGAGATATGGGATAATCCCATAGAGAAAATACTTATGTAGGAGACTATTATGTGGTGGGACAAAGTAAAGACGTTCTTCTGGGCTTTTGTAGCCGGTGTTGGGGCTGTGTTGGTGTTTCTTTTCATTCGTCATACCCAAAAAGAAACAAAGGTTGTGAATGACATTCCAGATGATCGAGTAGATGATAATGGTAACCCAATTCCTATTGGTGAAGAAGATGATAAAGGTTTCACCCAATGGGAAGTGAAAGAGTTTGATGTTGGTATCACTAAAGGTCAGGCTTCTTCTGTTACCGTTAAAGGAGATGATGGTAAAAAAGAACGTATTAACCTTCCAAAGGGTGTGAAGGCAAAGGATGTGAAACATGTGATTCAAGTAGAACCAAACACTCTTGTTGTATCCGTAAAGGATAAAACAGGTGTGGATGCTGGTTCAATCCTTGATGTGTTGGAAGGTAAAAAAGATGCTTAATATCATATTGATTTCAATGCTTCTTACCGTAGATGGTAATACGGATCAAAAGTGCATCCCAAAAAAGACTTTTGATGAAATAGTTACGGTAGTGAAGAACTATAAATGTCTGCAAGAGAACAAACCCAGTATCAAGATAGATGAATGGGTGGTACTTGTAGATGAAGAGGGTCGTATCTTCAGCGGTCCAAGTGATGGGAGCACAGACATTGGTGGGAAGATAACCTGGTGCCCATTCGAAGTGGACTTCAAATTCAAGCCTAAACTCCAAATGCACACCAAAAAGAAACCAAAAGGTGGGTTTCGGTTCCGATTCAAAGCTTATGTATACGGAAAATTTATCTATATAAAAACCCCCAAAGAAATTCTAGATGCTGGGATAGGTATAGATTTTCTGTATTACAAGAGATTCAATGTCCAAGTTATTACGGGTATCTTGTCTGTGGGTATTGCTATAGGCTGGGATATCACTAAGAACTTTGGGGCAGTTGTGGGGATGACAAATCCTTGGTGGGAATTCCGACTATCTCCGATGGCTGGTCTATATTTTGGTTTCTGATCTTTGTAACAAAAATAAATCATGGTAAAGTATCGTTACTTACTTCGGAGGGGGTATTAGTCTACTGATCTGATTAAAACCCTCCAGACAGGATTGGATATGGCTTTGCAAATACCTAAGGTTTACAATCATTTAAAGGATATTAGAGGTAGATCCAAAGTTGAGTTGAAGCCAACTTCATTACTAAAAAGTGAAATTGTAAATGAATCTGGGGACACTGTAGAATTTAAACTCCGTAATTACCAATCAATTGGAGTTTACAACCTTTTGACCATGAAAAGGTTTATCCTTGGTGATGATACTGGCTTGGGGAAAACTATTGAGACATTGACGACTCTTTCATATCTCTGGGAAAAGGAAAAGGGTTTCAAGACCATTATCGTCGCACCTAAAAGTGCATTGATGCAATGGCAAAAAGAGATGTCTCGTTTCTTGGTGGGCCTCAAAGGTATAGTAGTGAAAGGTTCTGCAAAGAACCGCTACAAGATATATGAATCTTTCTTTTTGAAACAAGATCATTTCGCTCTCATAATGAATTACCACATCTTAGCTAGAGACTGGGATGCAATTCGATATTGGATCGTTGATGAAGAAGAAATAAAAGAAAAAGGAAAGAAAAAGAAGGTCTATAAAGTCAAGATGCGTATGGCTACTATCTTTGATGAAGCTACGGCTTTCAAAAATACTCGCACCAAGACTCATGATGTGTGCTACCAATTATCAAAGCTCTCAGATCGAGTCTATGGTTTAACTGCTACATTGCTCAAGAACAATCTTATGGAAGGTTTTGGGATATTCCGAGTCATTGTTCCAGGGCTCTTCAGGACCAAGACAGGGTTCATGAAAGAGTTTTGCCATACCCAGTTACAACATGTGGGGAGAGGTAGAAAAATACCTATTGTGGTGGGATACAAGAACTTGAAGAAATTTAGATCTGACATAGACCCATATTTCCTGGGACGACCAAAGACAGAAGTTTCAGAAGAGTTACCTGAAGTCATTACAAAGAAGGTGCATCTAGAGTTCACGAAGATCCAGAGGGACAAGTATGCAGAGGCATTATCTGGATTACTCCTTCTGGAAGATGACGAGAAAGAAACCACCAAGCTCACATCTATGATTTATTGTCAACAGATCGTAGACAGCCCACATCTTATAGAAATACCTGGTCCATCTAACAAAGAAGAGGAACTGTTCCGTATCTTAGAGGATGAGCTGGACAAAGAAAAAGTGATTATTTACTCCAACTTTAGGAAAATGGTGGATCGTCTGGGGGTACTTCTAGAGGAAAAAGGTATCCCTTATACAAGAATCACAGGTGCTGAGAATAAAGATGTGGTGAGGGAGCAGAACCGAAGTCGATTCCAAGATCCAGAAAGTGGTGTAAATATAATGCTGATCACGAATGCAGGATCAGCAGCCATTAATCTTCAGGCAGCTTCAGCTCTGATTTTCTATGATTCTCCCTGGAGCTATGGTGATTATAAGCAATTATTGGGTCGTATGGTACGTATAGGGTCCAAGCATACAACGGTCTTGGCTCTTCATTTGGTAGTTGAGGGGTCGATTGATATGCACGTTTTAAAGACGTTGAAGAAAAAGAAAGGGCTGATTGATCCTATCTTGGGTGGCTCAGAAGAGACCTTGAGTTTTGACAGTGAGTCCGAGATCGATGATGTGTTTAGAGCACTAAAAGAAGATGCTAGGAGAAGACGGTAGATGGAGAGAAACAGACATGCTAACCCAAATTGTCCAAAATGTAAGGGCAAAGGAAGCATTTATCAGTATGACGCTGATACGAATACTGAAGAATTCAAAGAGTGTGTCTGTGTGTATCGTAGTATGATAGTGTCCAAACTGAAACGTATACATCCAGATCTATTATCATGTGGCTCTGATATTGATAGAACCTCTCTTTTTGATATGCGGGACGATGACGGTAATATAAAAAATTTGGTGGTGATGGGAGATTACAATCAAGTTCTTAGACACATCAGGAAATTCTTGATCCAAACGTATACTAACATAGACATAGAGTTTAATTGCAGATTTATAGATGATTTGGATGTTACAAATAAACGATTTTCTCATAATCGTGCAGAAGGTGAGGATGAGTTTCTAGACTCTCTAAAAATACCAGACCTATTAGTTATTCTTGCTGACCGAGTACACCATAAAAACTCATTGCTTCCAGATTATTTTTTGGAGGCACTCAAAAAAAGACCACGAATGCATGGTACTTGGGTTTATTTGCCACGACCTCTTAGTAACAGAAATCATTTTTTCAGTACAGAATTAAGAGAGCATCTATACAAATATTTTGAAGAATATAAGATTACTTCCACTATGGCTGTAGTAAAAAATGAAGAAACTGGTGAAGTTATGGAAACTAACAGTGGAAGTGCTAATGTGAAGAAGGTTATATCTAAATCTAGTATTCTGGATGGATGTCCAGATGTTTGACGGTTAGTATATGAAACGTATTGTAAGATCCATAATTAACGTACCCGATAAGAATGGGTATGCTTCAATTCCTGAAGAGGAATTAATACGTAACTATGCTGTGTTACGTGATTCAGGTTTTGAGTTCAATACTGAAGAAGATCAGAAAATTTTAGAGTGGGTTACTTCATACTTTTATCGATACACCGAGATACCAAATCTTAATAGCACATTAGATTTTTTCGAGGCAAATCAAGAACAAGCAGTTGTAGATCGTGTTGAAGATGTAAAACATACTAATCCTTATATGAAGGCTGACTTTGAGAATCTTCTCAGAGATTTGGTATCTAAACAGAAAGATCTCAAGTGTAGGGACATATTACATACCGCTGCTGAAATTCTACACCAGGGAGTGACAATATCAGCAGGGAAAAGCAAGACATTCAAGAAAGGTATGCGAGATGCTCTTACCTTTGTGATGAGCGAATCTGATAAACTACTCAGCCCAGAATTGGGTAATACTAGGTTGAGGGGTGATGTCAGGGATGATAGGCAAGAGCTAGAGCAGAACTATAACAGGATCAAGACAGATCCTACCTATGGATATGGTCGGTTGTGTGGTCTTACGGGAGTTGATGTTGCTTGTAGGGGGAACAAACGTGGTCATCTGTGGATACATGCTGCATGGACTGGAGAGCTAAAGACTACATTTGCAATCAATTGGGCCTACAACAATTGCACTAGATACGGATGGAACTCTTATTACCTTTCATTGGAAATGCCCTATGAGCAGATCCGTAACATGATTTGGTGTCTTCATTCAGCTAATAGAAAATTCCTCAATGAAGGTCATGAACCTATTTCATATACCAGATTGAGGGATGGTGAACTTACCCCTAGAGAAGAAGATTACTTCTTTAATGTGGTTTGTCCTGATTTTGAGAATAATCCAGAGTATGGGTCTTTCTACGTTGAAAGACCTGTGGATGATATTACAGTACCAGAAATAAAGAGTCGGATGGAGATGCTTCATCAACAGATGCCTATTCATCTAGCTTTTATTGATCACGCTGGTCTTGTCACTCCCACTATCAGGAATTCAGATTACACCATTGCTCTCAATTCAGTGGTGAGAGATACAAAAAAGATGGCTCTGAATTTCAATCGAGGTGAAGGCATCCCATTAGTCCTTCTCTTCCAGGTCAACCGAAAAGGAAAACTCGATGCTGATAAGAATGAGGGTCGGTATAAGATGCAAGACCTTTCATATGCTAATGAAGCTGAACGATCTGCTGATGTAATTACCACAACCTATCTCAATGATGAATATAAAGAGAATGCTGAAGTCCTATTTGGATGTTTGAAGACTCGTGACAATGAACCATTTAAGAGTTTCAGAGCCAAAATCATGTGGTCATGTAGAAGGCTGTATCATCTCAATATCCAGGATCTCAAAGAACATTCTGATGAGATTCAAATGGATCTGTCAGAATTTTTGGGGTGAAAGATGGCTGACTGGGAAGATTGGATCGAATACATTAAAAATGAAGTGACTCTTCATGATGTATTGGACCATTACAACATTGAAAGAAATGCTCCTGGAGCTGAAATCACTCAATATAAATGTCCTTTTCATTCCATGGGAGGTGATGCCAAACCTTCAGCTCGTGTCTATGAAGAAGGGTCAGGGTATTGTTGGGGCTGTGGAAAGCCTTATGATAGCATCTCTTTTGTGCGACAGTACGAGGGTCTAGGGTTTGCTGAGACTCTTCGATATATGGAGAAAACCTTTGGGTTGAATCCATTTCAGATTCAGGTTCAAGAAAAGAAGGAAGTAACCCCACCTGCTAAGATGATGGAGCAGGTTTTTGAATCTGAAACTAAAGCAGATCCTACAAATTATCTAGAGTCTATAAATAGACTTCTGATTACCAATCGGGATGAGTTGGATCTAAACTATTACCTGAAGATGTGTATCCTTCTAGATCGTTTGGAATTTGACCATGGAAAGAAATCTATTTCGGACCAAGATATGATTAATATTTTATCCCAGGTAAAGGGTAAGATAATACAGAGAGTTCATTATGCCTCTAACAATGACTCTTAAAGGTGAGCCCCTGTTAGAGGTAAATCTATACGTGATATTTTCAAAACAAGGGATTTGGCAAGGAAAATGGGGAAAACTACAAGATCACGAAGAGACCAAACCTGTAGTGGACCTGTTTTCTTACACTGGCATAGAAGAATATCATCATGCTGTGTATGGGTATCCTGTACCTATGATGCAGAGTTTAGGGGTTCCTCCTCTGTTTTGCCTCGAAAAACTCCAACATTATTGGGACGGTTGCAATGAGAAAAATTATTGTCTCATGTATAGTGATATGTGTTACTTGCGTCTTGGGATGCCTAGATGCTTTGAACCAGGCATTCAAGACTTAGAGGTGATAGGGCTAGTGCGAAGAATTTTGTTGGGATGGGCAGATAACTATTATTGGACAGTAGTAAAGGAAGATTAATGTCAGACCTAATGCTATTTGATCTCGGTGGAGTCGATGTGACGATTCCCGAGTGGATAAAGACTAAGAATTTTCGTTTAGCAGAATCAATTGATGATGTTAAAGAGTACGTAGATAAATGTATCACCAATAAACTGTGTGCTCTTGACCTTGAAACACAGGGGTTAGACAACCGAGTCTATGAAAATCCAGAAACAGGACGTTTAGAGACGGTCCATAAGATAGTGGGCTTCTGTATTTGTGCTGATGAGAACAGTGCTATCTATGTTCCAGTAAGACATAAGAATGGAAACAATCTTGATGTAGAGTTGGTGGAGAAAGAAATTGCCAGGATGATCAATCATCCTGACACCATCATAATTTTCCACAACGCTAAGTTTGATTGTGAGTTCTTGGAGTTCATGACTAGTCCATGTCCTATGGATGACCACAACAAGTTTGAAGATACTCTGATTGCTGATTTCATCAAAGATCCTAATTCAAAAAGACATGGCTTGAAGACATTATCAAAGCTCTATCTTGATTTAGTGATGATCGAGCTTAAAGAACTATTTCCACCTAAGACCAAGAATCTAGACTTTTCAGAACTCAATCCAAGTAATAGGGGTGTGACAGAATATGGCTGTTCTGATGCTTATTGTACCTATATGATTTGGAAAAATGTGCTCTATGAGATTCCTGAAAAGTATACTGCTGTCTATAAGGTAGAGAAAAGAGTAGTGCCAGCACTCAGACGTATGGAACGACCACGAGTGAAAATCAATAGGAAGCTCATCATTGAGTTGCAACGAGGGGCTGAGCAAGAAAGGATGCGTCTTGCATCTAAATTTGAAGAGGAAAGTAAGCCATTATTGAAGGAAGGTGAGACAAGGATTGATATACTGTCTCCCAAGCAGCTTTCAGAGCTATTCTATAGTCGTATCGGTATCCAGGCTCCCCAAGAAGCTGCTACTGCTGGTAAGACTTCTCAAATCTCTACCAGCCAAGATATCCTCGACAAGATTCAGAAACGACATCCTGATAAGTACCCTATCTTGAAGACAGTGACTGATTATAGAACTATTGATGGGGTGATTTCAAAGTACCTGAGCAATCTGGCAGTGAATATAGATGATAATGACGAGGCTCGTCTTGGATTCAATGGGTGGAATGCTGATACTGCAAGACTATCGAGTTCAGGAGGACCCCCAGATCATGGGTACACTGGAGTCAATTGGCATTCTCTCCCTAAGCCAAACGATGTAACCAAGCCTATATTTTCCCGTAGAATCAGAGAAGCAGTTGAGGCCCGAATGGGTTATGCTCTAGTCAAAATTGACTTCAGTGGTGAAGAGCTACGAATCGCTGCCAATGTTTCTAAAGAGCCTAAGTGGATCAAAGAATTCCTTGAAGGTGAGGGTGACCTCCATAGTCTCATGGCTATCGAGATTTTTGGTTCAAAAGAAGGGAATAATCGGTCCTATGCCAAGAACACAAATTTTGCTCTTCTCTATGGTGGGGGTGTTTCTGCTGTTCAGAGAAATACCAAACTACCAAGTCATGAGGCAAAGAGGATTGTAGAGAAGTTTTTTTCCAAATTACCTGTGCTCAGAAAATGGAGAGATGGGCAGAAAGAGAAAGCTCGTAGAGACAAATTGGTTTTTACTGATCTAGGTAGACCATTACCTCTTCCACAAATGGATTCTGATGATCCTAAGATTCGAGCCTATGGTGAACGTAAGTCAATCAATAGTCCTATCCAAGGAGCTGGTGCTGACATCATCAAATTTGCCATGGGAGAGATTGACAAGACGTTTCGTGAAAAAGGGTGGTATCCAGACATTGCTCGAATGCTTATCAATGTTCACGATGAAATTGTATTTGAAATAAAACTTGAACATCTAGAGGAGGTGGTGCCGGTATGTTGTGAATGTATGGTGAAATATTACAAGGTCAGAAATTGGAAAGTCCCATTAGTTGTGGAGCCACTTATTGGTCTTGATTGGTCTGCTAAACATGATTGGTTGGAGATGAAAGCTGGTGAGGAGCCAGTACCTGATTGGTTAGCACCATATTTCAAGACTGATAAAGATTTTGTGGGGGATGAACCTGAAGTAAAAATGTCTGAGAAAAAACCTCAAAAGGTCATCAGTTCTACTGATTTGTTGGTACGTGAAGCTGATGAGATGATGACATATATATTGAAAGCTCCATTAAATGATGTGACTCTCACGACTCTAAAGAATGTATGTAGATGGTCAAGAGTTCCGTTAGTAGCTCCTGCCAAGACACTGTTAATTGTAACAGACCCAAAAGACAAGGAAGAAATAATTGGAGGGGACCTGGATATTAGGGTCGATGCGTACAAATTCCGTGTATTAGCGGATTTATTCGGCTTGTAGAAAGGTCTGGAATGAATAGGAAGTTAAAGGAGAGGGTCCAGCAGTTAGAAGAGATTCTTCTAGGTATTCAAGAAGAATCTACAGATCCCAAAATCAATAATCGGTTGGATAAAGCTATTGATTTCATGCAAACAATGGCTGAGGAAGTGAGTAAAACACAAACATTTCTAGAAAACTTGTTGAAAGAACTTAGGGATAATAATATAATATCGGAGACGAAAGCTAGTCATTTAAAGATGATCTCGGATCTAGAGTTTGAGGTTCAGCATTTAAAATCTAGACTGGCTGATGTGATCCGAAGGGAAAATGAGCTAGAGCATCATGAAGAAATTCCTGAGGCTTTGAAAGAGAACACAAGAAAGGCAAAAGAGTCATTATGTCAAAGGATCAAAGAACTCGAAGTTCAGTTGGAGGATATGCGTAGTTATGAACGCTCCCACACTGAAAATAGCGTGTGCAGTGACTCGATCCTTCCCCCCAATGTCAGTCCTGAAGGGGATCAAGCCTGATCCTGTAAAAGACCGTACAGAATTTGAATTGAGACAAAAATGGCAACGAATCTGTGGTAAGGTTCGTATGGGGAAAGGTTGTGAAAAGTGCATCAATTTCCAATTACTATGGGATACGATAAGTGAATGACTATGTAAAAGAATGTAACCAGTTCGAGTTGTCTCCCAGAGATTTCGAGAGAGTCTGGTGTGTACGTTGTCAGAACGAGTCATGTCAGAGATCCAAACGGTCTTCTTGGGCTTTGCGTATGGAAACTCAGATGGATGTTCTCTTTAATCCTGAGCGAGCTGATCCAGATGATCCTCAATATGAAGGGATAAGAAGACAGGAATTCAAGTGTTTGAATCCTCAAGAAGGTCATCCCACTGTGACTTATCCTATTGTTGATATAAGAAGTGTCCCAGCTCAATTTGAAGGAGAGGAAAAACCACAGATACATGTCACTGAAGATGAAGAGCATTATATTCTGAGAAACACAAACACTCCTAAGACGATACTGAAAGTGGGTGAGTCAGAACCAGAGCCAGTGAAGAAGCCTGTATCAGAGCCAGTGAAGAAGCCTGTATCAGAACCAGAACCTAAAAAGGTGATCATGGAGTCTGAAACTACTGAGCCCAGAATGCAAGAAATGTTTATACAGCCTGGAGCGGTTGTAAAGATGGGAGGTTAATAATGCCTACGTATGAGTACGAATGTCTGAAGTGTAAAGAGAAGTTTGAAGCTACACAAAGTATCCATGATGAACCTTTGAAAGAGCATGATTGTGGGGGGGAAGTCCGTAGATTGATTTCTCTCACCTCTTTTCATCTCAAAGGTACTGGGTGGTACAAAACCGATTATGGTGATAGCTGTAATCTAGAATCATAAGCTTAATATATATTTACAAGTCAGTACCCAATAGTATAGAATATAGAAAATTTTTTGTCTGGAGGGTACTATGAAGTCTTTGACATTACAAGTTCTTGATCCTGATGGAGAGCATAAAGATTGCTCTTGTTCATTCTGCCAAAACAAAGAAGCCTTTAAAGTAGGGTTCCTTGAGATGCCTGCAAAGTCGTTTCATCTCTGTGACGGGTGTTGGGAATTTCTCGAAGAAATGGCAGACCAGTTCAGGGAAGTAAAAACCCTCTCGGATTCGGTTCTGGTATAATTCAATTATTGATTATTTCTATATATGAACACAGATTATATGTATAGAAATATACGATTTATTAGGTGTGAACTTCTAGAAGATATGAACTTAGGGTAAAACTTTGACAGTCACCCTCACGTTCTTTTCTCCTATTTCTTCAGGTACATCCAAAGCCTTACACACCTCTTTTAAGGTGCTCTTGTCAGCCCAGGGATGGATGAAATCTCTGGTGTAGATCCCTTCTTCTTGATCTTGAGTTGATTCTGAAACCACATTTATTGGTTTTGCATCTCCTGTCTTTTTCATCGTAGTGTCTCCTAGATGTTTTATATCTATAGTACAGTAGAGATAAATTATTGAGGAGTTGGTAATGGACAGAATATTGTTAGATTTTGATGGGGTCTTCAATCTTTATGAAGGGTGGGTACCAGGAGAAATACCTCCTCCCAGACCTGGTATCAAAGAATTTTTGGAAGCTCTGAAAGACCAAGGTTACTCTTTGGTGGTTTTTACGGCTCGAACCCCTCTTGAGGATGTAGAGAATTGGTTGTTAAAAAACGATCTTATGCTGTATATTGAAGATGTGACGAATATCAAGATACCAGCAAAGCTGTATATTGATGATAATGCCATTACCTTTAAGGGGGATTATGATACGGTACTGGAGCAGGTCAGTAATTTCAAACCATATTGGGAAGTGTCCAGTGGTTTGAGAGGGATAGCGAAACGGATATGGGCAAAGTAAAGACCAAGAAAATCTGGAATCCAAAATATAAAGAGGCAAGGGACCTTTTGGACCCCTATATTGACCTTGATAGAATGAAGTGGGACAAGTCTCTCAATAGTGGGACTCATTTTGTCCGTGACATGGCTGCTGGAGGGTATCCGTTGGTTTTGAAGAAGGGTCGTACTTCGTATTTCTACAGTTTTGATTCGATGTTTGAACATCTGGTAGGTAAAGCAGGAGAACCAGCCTTAGAAAGAATCTTACCTCAAATTGGAAGAACTTGGGCTGATGTTTATAAGATAGTGGATGAGAATAGGATATCTGGGCTGATTTGCACACATAACCCTTCTCAGGATGAAATTGAAAAGGTTGTGGAAATTATGAAATCAGGTGCAGATCAGAAACCAAGTGAGATTTTATCGGGGATTAGGGATCAGGAAAAGGGACTATCTTCATAATCCTCATCTAGGTACTCTTCACTTTCGTTTTCTTCTTCCCAGTATTCGGTTTGCCTAGCATATGCATAAGGATCTACTGAGACATTAAAAGCACTTTGCATACCTGATAAGATACCTAAGGGATCATCTTTGAATTCTTCTATAGCATCTTCTGTGGTGTAATCCATAGATCGATAACCACTACCAGACATATATTCATGTATATCTTGTGGATTCATCATGATCTTAGTCTTAGAATCACCAATCTTGAAGTCTCCAACTAGTTGTTCTAGAGTCACATCGAGAAGGTCTCTACCATCAATTGATGCTATCCCTTCATCATGCTCAAAGAACAATCCATTCCTGTAGAAATATCGTATGTCACCGATCAAGTAGTCGAGAAGGTCTTGAGTTTTAACCATGACCGTCACTTCTTTTTCAGCCGCTACCCTAGCATTTTTAACGGCTCGTTTTACAGAGCTAGTTACCCCAGCTTCTTCTTCCATAGCTTTGAGTCTGGTATAATAATCAGGCACTTCTTCGAGGTGATCTTTGGCTATGGATTTTGCTATAGATCTATTGTCAGTATGTTCCAGTTCAACTTCGATACCCATAGCTAACTCATTAGCATCAAATTCCTCATCAGTCATATGATCATGCTTACCAACATCATTGATGTAAGATGAGAGTAAGTTGTAGATTTCATTCTCTAGAATGTGGGGGTCTAATCCCAATTGAGTGGCAAGACCATGCACCATATCATCATTAGGGCTAGGGGTTTCAGTGAAAAATGTGATGATGCTATCTTCAACATCTGTCATTTGATTTGGCATTTTTGAACTCCTTTCATACTAACATGCTAAGATATAAAAAGGATATCGTCACCTCAACTTTTTTATTTTTTTAATTTAAAAAACTGGATCTCTTCAGTATATAGAGATGGAACGAGAAACTAACACCAGGAGGTGACAACATGACCCCGAGAGAAGCAAACGAAGTTATCAGAGCAGCCCAGGCCCAGCAGCAAGGTGGCAAGCACCTCGGAGATATAGTCTTCCCGAGGTTTCGTAACGCAACTACGAAGCATGCTGATCTGGTCAACATGGCCAATGCCAATCAGTTCCCAGAGAAGCTCCTGCCTGACGGTATGAACCCGGACCAGGCATGGCAGTATGCTTGCCGTCGTGCCACAGGGATGGAAGATCATCTCCTGCGGCAAATCTCCAAAACCAAGGGAGAGATTACCTGGGGGCTCGTCAGGGAAGAGAAGGATGAGCACAACAACATCCTCCACTACAACCAGGTATCCAGGCTGACCCTCAACAGGGATACTGGTAACCCCACCTACTCCGATCCCTACAATCCCCATGTCCGTAAGGTGGATGCAAAGTTCAACGAGCTTGTGGGCTCGGTGACAACGGATGATGTTCGTAAGATGGTCGTGGATGTCTGCAAAGACAAGTCGGGAGTTCCTGTGGGGACTGCCTGGTTCGTGCCTGCTGCCCATGCTGACCTGATGCGGTCCATGAGGGCAGTGGTGGAACAGCTTGGTGAGTCTGAGATGTGGCTTCTGCCCATCTACGACTCCGAAGAAGCCCGTGACAGCATTGGTAAGGCCACTCGTGCCGATCTGCAAGAGCAGATCAACGAGATCAAGGCTGAGATCGAGGAGTTCAGTGCTGAGCAGACTCGTCCCTCGACCCTCAAGCGTCGGCTGGCTCGGTTCGAGGAACTGAGGAAGGTGGCAAAACTCTATGCTGGCATGGTCCAGATGGTCCACACCGACCTCGAAGAGCAGATCGGTAAGATGGAGAAGACCGTGGCTGATATGCTCGGTCTGAAGCAGGGCTCTGATTCTGAGTAATTTCCCGGTAAATACCTCCCCTCATTTTCTTCAGAAAAAATCTCAAAAAAGTTACTTTTCTAATTTAAAAATCCAGAAAGTCTCAGTATAGAATAGTAGGAGGTGACACAATGACCACAAAGACCAACAGCAAGATTCAGCAGCTTCGTGACAGTCTCAAGAAGTCCTTTTACGAGCGGGATGAGGAGATTGATGGCTCCTTGACTGCTCTTCTGGCTGGTGAGCACACCCTGCTCTTCGGCCCTCCAGGGACTGGTAAATCAGCCCTGGCAAACACGCTCTGTCAGAGCATTGACGGTAGCAGCTTCTTCCAGTGGCTGCTCACCAAGTTCAGCACCCCGGAAGAGGTCTTCGGACCTGTCTCTCTGAAAGGTCTGGAGAATGACCAGTTCAGTCGTGTGACCACTGGTAAGCTCCCTGAGTGCAACATTGCTTTCCTGGACGAAATCTTCAAGGCCAATTCGTCCATCCTGAACAGTCTCCTGACCCTGGTCAATGAGAGAAAGTTCCATAACAACGGTACTCCCATGGACTGTCCTCTCCTGACCGTGTTCGGTGCCAGCAACGAGATGCCTGAGAGTGACAACCTCGAAGCCCTGTTCGACCGCTTCCTGGTTCGTTACTGGGTCAGCTACGTCAAGGACCAGGGCTCTCTGAAGTCCCTCCTGACCGATAGTTCTGACCCTGCTCCTACTGTTACCATCACTCTCGATGATGTGAAAGAGGCTCAGAAGGAAGCTGCTAACGTGACCTTCCCAGATGCTGAGATCGACAACCTGCTGGGTATCAAGCACACCTTGGAGCAGAAGGGTATCAAGGTGTCGGATCGTAGGTGGAAGCGGATCGTGAAGGCTCTCAAGGCTTTTGCTTACCTGGAGGGTGATTCCGAGGTGTCTCAGGACCACTTTGAGATGCTCATCCACATGTTGTGGAGGGAGCCTAAAGAGATCAACGTGGTGGCTGATGAGATCAGGAACATCACCAACCCCTGGCTGGCCAAGGCTGTTGAGTTGTTTGACTCTGCCAAGGAGATCTGTGAGAATCTGCCTTCCCCCACTGGGGACAAGATTGGTTTCATCACTGCTGCTGCTGATGCCAATGCCCAGTTGGAGAAGATTGAAGATAAGGTAAAGGAGCTGGCAGGAAAGAAGCAGAGTGCTTCCAAGAAGGCTCGGATTCAGAAGATTCTCGACCAGGTGTCCGACCTCTACAAGGAGAACATGAGGAAGACTGCCATTGCTTCCGGTATCAAGCTGTAATCCTCTCCCTCCTAATTTCCCGAAAAATTCAAATTCCTAGAAAAAATAATTTAAAAAGCCAAAAAGATTCAGTATAGAATAATAGGAGGAATGACATGAGCAATGACCCTACCGACCTCGTTTTCAAAGGCAGTAAATGGCATAACTATCTGTTCAAAAACCAGGACATGGATGTGAATGAGGGAGTCCGGGGTGGGTTCAATGAATGGCCTGATTTCGTGAGAGAGACTTTTAGTCGTTGTTATTCCGACCGTACCGAGAAGCTTGATGAGGTGTCTCCTGAGCATCAATGGGCTGAGAAGGCACATGCTTGTGCAGATGAGATCCCTGAGTTCAAGAACCTTCAGAAACGGTGTCGGGGAGATGAACTGTGGTCTTCGATTGCTGCCTCTGGGGTGTCCTCCCAAGTCCTCAAAGCTCTTCCTAAGCCTGACAATACCCTAAAGCAGCTTCCCAAGATGCAGCAGAGGGTTCAGGGTCTTGAGAACTTCCAAAAAGCCAATATTCCAGTCGAAGGTGAACTTGAAAAGGCCCGTGAGCAGCTCCAGGCTCTTCAGGAATCCATGGAAGAGTACATGGGCAGCATAGACCCCTCAAAGGTTCGTCAAGCCATCAGGAAGGGCATTGAGAAGGCCAGTGAGGAAATCGAGGAATATGTGCAGGTCTGTGACAGCTTCGGTTGGGGTTCTGAGGAAGGTACTGATGGGAAGGGTGGGAGTGTTCAGGAGAAGCGTGAGCTGTATCAGAGGGTTCGTAACAGTCACAAGCTCCGTCAACTCGCTGAGCTGGCTGGTCGGATGAGGTTCACAGCAGCCCAGAAGCAGCGTTCCAAGACAGACTATGCCAGGGATGAGGTCAGTGATATCGTGGTTGGTGATGACCTCTCCAGGTTTCTTCCCTCTGAGATGGTGAAATTGGGCAATCCAATGCTCAAGAAGCTCTTTTACAAGGGTTTGATCGAGAAGTCCCTGCTCTGCTACGAGCTGAAAGGTAATGAGCCACAGAACAAGGGTCCAATCATTGTGGCTATTGACAACAGCAGCTCAATGAGTGGAGAACGTGAAGTATGGAGCAAGGCAGTGGCTCTGGGGCTGTTGGAGATTGCTGTGAAGCAGAATCGTAGCTTTGTGCTGCATCATTTTAACACCAAGGTCCAGAAGAGCTTCCGATGGGAGAAGGGTTCCAGCAAGCCTGATATCAACACTCTGATGGATGTTATGGATTTTTTCAGTGGTGGTGGTACTCGGTTCCAGCCCGTGTTGGAGCAAGCTCTGACCGATCTCGAAGAGTCTGAATTCAATAAGGCCGATGTGGTTCTCATCACTGATGGTGAGGCTGACACTGATTTTGCAGAAGAGTACAAGTGTAGGACTGCGGAGAAGGAAGCCAACACTTACGGTATCTTGATTGGCTACGGTGAGGCTGCTCTGAAGTCGTACTGTGATGAGACTGTGGCAATCCAGAACATAAGCAGCCCTAATGAAGCTACTGACCTGGTGTTCAGCATATAGGAGATAGTAAATGGAATGGTCAGATATATGTTTGATAGAAGAATCTGTAATTGCAACAATTGAGACTCTCGGTTTTCAACGGATTGACCCTCTTTCCCATTTTTGGGGGAAAGATGAGGAGTGGGTTCATTTATCGGTCAGACCTGATGATGGGTTCACTATGAAGGTGAATGGTGAAGAGAAATTCCATATTGGAATAAGAGGTTGTCATGGAAAGAATTTCTGACGTTGAAAAGTTATGGGGTACCAAAATTGGTGGGCTGGTGGGGAAATCTGTTGGGGTGGGAAACACAAAAGTTGAGTTTCTGGGTATCCTTAAAGATGAACGAGGGGACCTGAATGCTGTTGTTAGAGTCAATGAAATAATGGTGGAAATGCTACATCCATCAAGAATTTCTGTGGAAGGAAGTTATGATTCCAGCAAAGTATGACATCGTAGATGGGAACCGACTTTCAAATCGTGGTATCAGCTATGGATATGGTGATTCTAATCCTGACCTGATCAAACAAGGAAAGCATTACGCTGTGGTTCGTCAGCGTGGTGTTCAGGATTTTGAGAGTCGGAGTCAGTCTGGATATTACCCTGCTGAATGGTTCCTCGTCAAATACCATATGGAAGGTGAGAAGTTTGTGATCACCAAAGTGGTTGAGCAGGCTGAACCAGGTCGGAAATGGCATGCCTGTAAGAAGGCTATGATCAAGAAAATGGAGGAACTTGATGAATCCAAATGAATTGACAGCAAGTCTTGGTGAATCTCTGGGGAAGATTCAGAGTGACTTGACCAATCAGATGCTCGATGTCTATGAGAGGGCTGAAGAGGCTGATGAAGCTCTTCAAGAGTTCTATCCAGAGCTTGAAAAAACCTTACATCCTGACATTATGGAAAGGCTCAGTGAAGTTTTAGATAAGCTGCAATTTATCCAGAACATAGCTACTGATGCTCTTGGTGGTCCTGATCGGTTGATGAGGCTTCAGTATGAGCGTGGTACTGATGACCCTCTGGAAGTCAACACTGACATGGATACCAGCCCATTTGTAGAGTTTGAAGGAGAATTGTATCCTCTCACAGATAGGTGAGATAATGCTAGTCCATGAGATATGGCATTTTGGGCAGGAAAGAGAAATGGCTACTCCATGTCAGGGTGATCTTTGTTTTTATTGTACCGGAGATGACACCCCTGTTGAAGCCACAGTGACTCCAGACAATCTCTATCCTTATGTCACAATTAACCGTGAACCAGCAGTTGGGGCTCAAGTCTTGGTTCGTTCCAATGAAGATGAACCATTTCAGACAGGATATATGTATGGATTCCAAACCATGGGGAGATCAGAAGAGAAGTTTCCTGTAGTTGTGATGCATCACAACAAAGTGCCTATGCTCTGTATGGGTATTGTTGTTGAGGATAATGAGTATCTTCGATGGGTTCTTGAGAAAATGGACCCTAAGGAACAATGGAATTTTTTGAGTCTTCACTATAAACGATGAGGTGGGAAATGAGTGAGATGGTGCAGAAGGCATATTTAGTAGATATCTATCCCTTCACCCCAGGACTGGTCCGTAAAGTGCTTGTGACAGAGACTCATGTATTCATCCCCACATCTGGTTGGATCAATCGAGGATTCATTGAGGAGAATTACACATTGCATGTTCTCCCCAAGAAGTTCGAGAAGCCAGGGCACTGGAATGATGCTGAGTGGTGGGAGGAAAACTGGAAACTTCCATGTTGGTCCTGGTGCTATATGTACGAGATGCCCAGGTTCGTTGCAAGTCGTATCGTGGATGGTTTTGTGTTTGCAGCTTAGGAGTTTTTATGAAATTATCCAAAGCTCAAAGATACATGCTGATTAAGGCATACCGGTCTATGGTTCCTTTTAATGGTTGGTATTGGAAGACAGCCAATATCTTGATAAAAAAAGGTCTGGTCACAGCAGTTTTCAAGACTGGAAATAAACGAGACTACATCTACGTTGATGTTACTGCTGAAGGAAAGAAGCTGGCTCAGCAGTTGGTAGATGAGAGTCGTGAGAAAAATCTCAATGTCTGGACAGGAAAAAAGTCATGACACTTGCAAATCATACCATTGATTTTTGGCAGCTTCATGGAGTTTTGTTTCTTATCGGGATAGCTATTTTCCCGAGAATTACAATGCTGTTTTTCACCTCGGTCACTACTGTATTTGCTGGACCACTGATTTGGGTAGGGTGGATCTTTGCCCCTCATATCACTGTAGCCATTGTGGGGACATATCTATATTGGGATACCAACCCTGTGTTGTGTGTGATTTCTTGGTTCATTGCCTTGTCAGGAGAGGGTACTGAGAAAAAGGTAGTGAAGGAAACTTCAAATAGATGAAAACCTATTTCAGAAAACGAGAGCTTTTGTCTATGGAAGTGGGTCAATCTATGATTGTGGCTATCCCAGATAATCAGGTTTGCTCCGTTATTTCTAGATATGGGGAAGATAGGAAATTTTCAACAAATAGGGTGATACTTATAGAAAAGAAGTCTATGAGAGTAGATGAAGCGGTGATAGTCACTCGAACAGCATGAGGATAAAATGGGTAGGTATAAAAAGAAGAATTCAGGATGGTCTCCTTTTGAGAGAGCTACAATCCCTGAACTACAGGTGCCTGGATACGTACCTCCTGATGAGGTGTGGCTTAATAATAGATATCAGGTCATGATTCGTCGGTTTGATGCTAATGGGGTTGAAATGACTCATCTCAGTATCAAGAGGATCGATAAGAATCCAATTCGAGACTGGAGAGATCTGCAACGTATCAAAAATGAGCTTCTGGGGCCTGAGATTGAGGCTGTAGAGCTTTATCCATCAGAGTCAAGGCTAGTGGATACCTCGAATCAATATCATCTCTGGGCTCTTCCTGAGGATATGATGTTTCCTTTTGGGTATGGGGATCGTCTTGTGACTGAAGAAGGGATTGAAGGTAGCAAACAACGAGCTTTTGATGAAAAACCAGATGATCTTGCCACAGCTTCTGATCTTGAAGTTAAAAGAAATATTCTAGGTTAATCTTTTTATTTTTTCTATCTATATATAGTTTTGGCATATAGGAGCTTGGAATGCTATCAAATGACTTAAGGAAAATTGCAAAAAGAATTAGTTCAGAACAAGGTAAATTCCTATTGAATCTTTTTGATCCTGGGATGGACACTAAAACACTTTGGTTCCCATGTGATGCTGAAGATCAAGAAGATCAAGAAAAAGTATTCAAAAAAGTTGAAAAGGCTATTAGGGATAACACATCAAATTATACATCTGCCATTGTGACTCTTATAATCCCTGGTGAGAAGAAAATTCCAATTGCTACTTATAAACAACCAGAATCTCAATTAGGTCTTGGCAATTGGATAAGAGATACAAGAAAAATGAATATCCACCCATTATATTACAAATCAACATTCCCTACAGCCTAGAATTTTAGCCATAAATAATTCCACATAGTATTATATATGACCCGGATGTAGCTCAGTTGGATAGAGCACTGGCCTACGAAGTCAGGGGTCGCAGGTTCGAATCCTGCCATTCGGGCCAAAAACTCTAAATATAGAGTTTCTATGTTTGCACATAAAAATAAATGTAGCGTAACATAGAGTGTTTGATGAAGGAGAGAAAAAGACCTGAAGGAGAAAGGGATGTAGGAGAAGACAATGGCACGTTTCAACCAGAGTACGACAGCAGGGCAAAGGCTCCGTAAGGACCCAACCGCAACCAAGAACCACGAGGGTGGACTTGCATTCACTCCCACACCGGAACTGGAGCTATATCTCAGAGCATGTACTTCATTGCTCGAAGATAAGTTCTACACCAAGGGGAGTAAGGAGCGGAAAGACATTCAAGCCCTGCTAGGCAAGGTAGACCGTAAGTATGTGCTTCAACTAGCGGCATATGTCCGTAATGAGATGAAGCTCAGGTCATTGCCTGTCATGCTTCTGGCTGAGGCTGCTCGTATGCCTTCCAAGGAGCTTCAGGCTCAGGTTGTGGAACTTGTGGGAGCATATAAGTCTGATCCAAGCCTGGAGAACTTCAATGCTCTGGTAGAGTTCATGACCAATCATGAGCATAGTAATGGAGTCCTGAGCAAGCTCAGGACTTCAGCTCCAGAGGATACAAGCAAGAACCTGCCACTGATCAAGAAGTATGTTCAGTGGCTGAATGATGGTCGTGAGCCCAAGAAGGATGTCAAGCAGTATGCTCCAAAAATCATCCAAAGGGCTGATGAGCCAGCAGAGGCTCTGGCATATTGGACCAGTGTGTTTGGGTCCAAGGCAAAGCTACCAAATGCTCTCAAGAAGGGTTTGGCTGAAGCTCTGAGCAAGTTTGATGAATATCAGCTTGCAAAGTGGGACAAGGGTGGTCGTGATATGAAGTTGCGAGATGTAATTCGTCTCGTACACCCTCGTCCAAATGATCAAGAGAGAGCAGCTCTTTATAAGAGGGCTATCGAGGGTGAACTGAAGACTCCAGAAACTTGGGAGGTCAAGATCTCTGGTGGTGGTTCAACATCTGAGAACTGGGGTGAGATTGCACCTAAGATGGGGACCATGGCTCTGCTCAGGAATCTCAGGAACTTTGAGCAGAAGGGTGCTCAGAAGGCTCTGGCAGAAGCTAAGCGTCGATTCAGGGACCCTGAAGCTGTTCAGAAGAGTCGTTTGCTACCATTCCGTTGGTACACTGCTTTGAAGCATGTGTCCAATTCTGATGTGGCAGATGCGGTTCGGGAGGCTATGGAGTTGTCTGTGGTAAATCTTCCAAAGTGGAGAGGTTCCACAGCCATCTTCAGTGATAACTCTGGGTCAATGCATAGCCAGCTCTCTAGCAAGAGCACTGTGCAATATATCGAGATTGCTGGTGTGATGTCAGCACTAGCTCTCCATATGACTCAGGATGAATACCTGATCGGTGCTTTTGGTCAGACCTATAAGGATGTCAGCCTATCAAGGCGTGATTCTGTTCTGACTAATGCTGGCAGGGTAGCTAATGCTCATGTTGGTCACAGTACCAATGCATATCTGGCTATCCAGAGTATCAGGAAGAGGAAGAAGAAGTTTGACAGAATCTTTATCTTCTCTGATATGCAGTGCTACGATACTTCTGGTGGTAGCTGGTACTCAGACCAGTCTCTGGCTGAGGAATGGAAGAAGTATCGTCAAGAAGTGAACTCAAAGGCTATGCTCTACTCTGTAGACTTGGCTGGATATGGGTCACTTCAATGGCCAGAGAATGACCGATCTGTGTATTTCCTTGCAGGCTGGTCTGAGAAGGTTCTTGACTTGGTAGAAGCCATCGAGAATCAGCACTCAGCAGTTGACCTGATCAAGGAGAGGTGGTAGAAACAAAGAGTGGCAGCGTAGGGAACGGTTACTTCGCTATAGGAAGCCCCCAGTTCCGTTCCCGACATCTCCTCCACTCTTTAACTAAACAAGGTAAGAGCAGCAGCGTAGGTGACGGATACTTCGACCATTGAAACGAAAAACCCCGTCACTAATATCTTCTCTGCTCAATTAACACACAAAGGAGCAGCAGCGTAGGTAACAGTTACTTCGTTTATTGGTTCAAATCCAATTTTTTCCGAATGGAAAGATAGCCTAATTGGTAAGGCAAGTCCTGTTCAGGCAGGGTTAGAACTGTTATCGACCCTTTCTCTGCTCGTTAAATAAAGGAGAATCAGAAGCAGCAGCGTAGAGGACGGATACTTCGCCTTCCATGCGAGAGGTCACAGGTTCGAGTCCTGTCACCCGCTCCAGTATGCGGGTGTAGCTCAGTTGGCAGAGCACTTAACGTTTCCCGTTTTCGACTTCTTCTCTGCTTCTACTAATTGTCACCTTTTTATTAGGTGAGTAAATAGGGAACTTTGAGTAAAAAGATTGGCAGCAGCGTAGATGACAGATACTTCGTATGAAAACCTTTGGGTCGTAGGTTCAAATCCTACTTCTGCCACCATTTATGGCAGAATAGCTCAGTTGGTAGAGCAAAAGGAGAAAGACTGTTATCGGCACCTTACTCTGCCATAACTTAAGAAAGGATAGGCAGCAGCGTAGAGATCGGATACTTCGCTAAAGGAGCGGGTGGTTGCAGGTTCAAGTCCTGCTGTCCTGACTATGGTCAGGACATAGCTCAATTGGCAGAGCACCTAAACGTAACCCGATTTCGACTTCTTCTCTGCCTTTAACTTTGAAAGGAATGAGCAGCAGCGTAGCCAGCGGATACTTCGCATTTGACTATTAATCAAAAGGTTGCAGGTTCGAGTCCTGTCCGTCCCACCATTTATGGGACGGTAGCTCAATTGGTAGAGAAAAGAATCCCGTTAGCGACCCTTACTCTGCTCATTACTTTCATTTTGGAGATAACAATGGATGGTATCTTCGAAAGTTTTGGGTCCCCAAGACCTGAACCCAAACATAAGCCCGTACCTGTTGATTATGAGACTCAGTACAATCAACTGAAGAATGCAGTTCAGGATCTTTTGTGTGAACTTAGAATCAGACCACAGGATTTAGATGCTATGGTGGGAGGATATAGTCCTGATTATCCTGGTGGTCCTGGTTGGAATACTGGGGGATCTACTTGTAAGGTTCAATTGTCTCAAATCGTAGCTAGAAAATTGTCACCTCATGTTTAGGGTATGAGCAGCAGCGCAGATGACAGTTACTTCGGATAAAGCATTGGTCTCATACACCAAGGATACAGGTTCAAATCCTGTCACTCTGAAAAGAGTAGTAGCTAAATACAATACTGTTATCGTCCCCTCCTCTGCTCTGACTCCATCTATAGATTATGTTAAAATCATGACAGATCGTATAACCAAACAACTTTTGGATGCTAATCGAGAAGATCATAGATTTTTCCTGTCCTTAGAAGAAGACAGGGTGAAAGAGGCTAAAAGGGCTGCACTGTATAAAAGAGCATTAAAGGTGTGGTATCAATATCATATTGATTTGGTGTTGATAGATCCTAATTTATCTCCTAAACATAGAAGTTTTGATACTTTATCCTCAAAATCAGCATTAAAAGCTCTTGAACTTTTGAAACAAGTAGATAAAGATAACTGGGATATCCCAGAAGATATCATGAACAGGGCATTCAAAGAGGTATGGGACGAACAGCTACAATAACTTTTCTAACTCATTTTGAGGGTGGTAGACGAGAACCTCCTAATTTGGGTAAGTATTGCACCATAGTCAAATTTCCAGAACAACAAGATCCTGAGCACCCATATGGTCAATGGTCATTGATCATGAATTTCATAGAAAAATCTGGTCTGGTATTCAAAGCCCAGATTCGTTTCTTAATGGATGAAGCACCACATGAGTTGATTTACACGGGAAATACCTTTGATGTTTATGAAGGTCCATTTTTAGTGGCTCATGGTGTTGTAAACTAACCTCGTTTCAATCAAAAAAAATATATAGATTGTAATATAGATTATGAGATCTGACTGGGAAACATATTTCATGTCAATAGCAACCACTGTAGCAGGTCGTTCAACCTGTGTGAGACGGCAGATTGGGGCTATTATTGTCAAAGATAGAATGATTCTGTCCACAGGATATAATGGGGCTCCTAGAGGTGTGGCTCATTGTATAGACACAGGTTGTATCAGAAATGAGAATAACATTCCTAGTGGTGAAAGGCATGAGTTCTGTAAAGCTGTGCATTCAGAACAAAATGCCATTATTCAAGCGTCACGGCATGGGGTAGAAATTTGTGATGGGGATATGTATGTCACAACATTCCCTTGTGTCATTTGTGCAAAAATGATAATCAATGCTGGTCTCAAAACGGTATATTATACTGGAGAATACAGTGATGGTTATGGCAAAGACATGGCTTTAGAATATTTTGGAGAGGCTGGGATAAGTATAAAAAGGCTAAAGGTATGAACTTTTTTGTCAATAATGATACGATACTAAAAACTCTTGTCTGGTTGAGATCATTACCATATGATACAGAAGTGTGTGGTGGGATACAAGCAGGTCTTTTAACAGAGACTCTAGAAGCAGCCCTTCTTCATATAGAAGAGTTAGAGCAACAAGTATTTTCCCTGAAAATGAAAGAAGCAATTGTGGTTCAAATCCACAAGCTCACAGAACATTATCTCCCAGAAGAGGACAGTAATGAGCATCAAAAGAATGGACCTGAATGAATTTGTAGATTTTGGATATCTACAAGAATTGAACAGACAATTCCTCCACCCCTTAGGATTAGCTCTTGAAGTTATCCAAGAAGATGATGGATCAATTTCAGGTTTTGGTGGAGTATGGGATTATAGAGATGACCCTGAGGGAATGATATTTGGTGAGGAAATGATGGATGAGGGATTTACCGAGAAATTCATGCGGGTGGATAGAGAATGGACTAGAATGGGAATAAACAGAAAAGAATCCCTTGGGTATATGGTGCAACCTATGCGTGTGGTAGAACAAATGAGACATGGAGAAAAAAATGATAAATAAACCTGTAGAGATCATGGCTCTAGGTGATAAAATAACAGTAAAAGAAGGCCCAGTTGAAGGTGATGGGTTAGGATACTTTGATCCTGAAACAGGTACTGTGGTTATAGAGCAAGACCAACCAGAATTTGGTAAATTCTCGATTCTTCTCCATGAGCTGTTGCATGTCACTGAAATGATGTTGATGCAAAATAAGGTCATTTCAGAACGTATCGATGGTGCTTTTGTGACAGCAGCTCCATTTGGAATAGCTACAATTCTTGTCCATATGGGTATAATCCAAGGTATTGGTGAGGACCAATGGATGGAGTTTTTGGAGACCGAAGGGGTTACAGAAGATCATCCTGAAGTAACTCAAGAAGATATTGATGGGTTACAGATTGAACATGAAGTCTCTGTATGCCCTCCCCCTATGGATGATGCTATGATCTATCTGAATCGAAATGAGGAGATGGACCATAGTATTAGATTTCAGGTAGCTAAGGTATCAGATCCTGTACTTGAAATAAAAGAAGATGGTGATTTTCTGGTCAGAGGGGAGAAGGTAGAAAATGATCGGGAAATATATGTAGCATTAAAAAATTTCTTAGAAGAGTCAATGAGGGACAAATGATAGAATTAATCGGGAAATTCACTACAGCTAGAGTGTGGATCGATGATGTAGAAACTGAGTGTATCAGACAGATAACTCAGATGATTAACCATCCAGCTTTTTCCAATCCAGTATCAGTTATGCCTGATTGTCATGCCGGAAAAGGTTCAGTAATTGGTTTCACTATGGCTATTGGGGATCAAATAATCCCTAATGTGGTAGGGGTCGATATTGGATGTGGTATGCTCTCATTCAATGTGGGTACAAACCTTTCTGTAGGGTTTGAGAAGCTTGACACATTAATTCGGGAAATCATACCCTTTGGTCATGAGTCAAGAGATCCATACAAAGTAGACCTGACGGCATTTCCCTGGGAAAAGATCAACCGACAGGCAGTCGAATTTGCTGGGAAAATAAAAAAGAGGTGGGGAGTAGATGTCAAGGTCCCTGAGTTTTCCGAGAAATGGTTCTTTAGGAAGTGTGAGAAAATTGACTGTAACTACTCTAGGGCTGTGGGAAGTATAGGGACTCTTGGGGGTGGTAATCATTTTATCGAGATTGGGGAGTCTAAAAAGACGGGAAATTACTGGGTTACTATTCATAGTGGTTCTCGTAACTTTGGGTTAAAGATATGCGAGTATTGGCAAAAATATGCCCGTGACCATCTTGGTAATCTTCGTAAGAATGAATTAAACGAGAAAATAAAGAAAATCCGAGGTTCAGGAATTTCTCGGGATTTAATTTCTCGTGAAATTGAGAAGGCACGGCAAGAGTTGGGTTTGGGTGGTACTTCTACAGCAAAGGGCCTTGAGGCTCTTCCATTAGAGCATATGTGGGGATATCTCTTAGACATGGTATTTGCTCAGATGTATGCCAGTGCTAATCGATATACTATGGCTCATGGTATAGCTACTATTTTGGGAGTACCTATCACAGATGAGATTGAGACGGTGCATAACTATGTTGACTTCTCTGATTTGATCATCCGAAAAGGGGCTATTCGGTCTTATGAAGGTGAGCAAATGATTATCCCATTCAATATGAGGGATGGTATTTTGGTTTGTGAGGGAAAATCAAATCCAGATTGGAACTTCTCAGCACCTCATGGAGCTGGTAGGGTAATGTCTCGAAGTCAGGCTAAGAAGCAATTGTCTTTGTCAGATTTCCAAGATCAGATGAAAAATGTATATTCTACTTCTGTAGTGAAAGAGACATTAGATGAGGCTCCTGAAGCATATAAAGATAGCGAAATTATTGAGCTTTCAATAGAACCAACAGCTACAATTGTTGACAGACTTGTACCTGTTCATAACATGAAATCGACAAAATAATGCTGATTCTACTTTAAAATTTCGAAAAGTTTCGGGATATAAGTATAGGAGGGTTGGAATTTAACGAGACATAAAGTCTCAGGAGGTGTCCAATGAAGTCCCGAATCATTATGTTAAGTATTTTTTGTATCTCATGCACAGGATCGACAGTCACACCACCACCACAGGAAACTGACAAAAGTCGATTCAATTATGATGGTGCATCATGTTCTGTTGAAAATTATGAAGAATATGTAGAAATCATATGCCCAGATGGTACTTTTGTGACCCTACAAAATGGGGAAGACGGACAGGATGGACAGGATGGACAAAACGGCACATCCTGCACAGTAACAGATCATGGAGATTATGCTGAGATATCATGCTCTGATGGTACTTCGGTGTTAGTTCCAGATGGAGATGATGGTACTGATGGGAGAGATGGTCAGGATGGAGATAATGGTACTGATGGGATTGATGGTCAGGATGGGAACTCTTGCTCAGTTTCTGATAATGGTGATGGGACCAAAACCATCTCATGCACTGATGGTACTTCTGTGACAGTAGCAAATGGGTCTGATGGTCAGGATGGTGTGGATGGTGTGGATGGTAATTCTTGTAGCGTCACAGATAATGGAGATAATACCAAGACTATTTCCTGTACTGACGGAACTTCAGTAATTGTGTCAGATGGGGTTAATGGTCAAGATGGTGTTGATGGTACTTCATGTTCTGTGGTAGATAACGGGAATGGTACTAAGACTATCTCTTGCACTGATGGCACTTCAGTAGTTGTATCAGATGGAGCTGATGGATCGTCATGTACTGTCACAGATAATGGAGATGGGACTAAGACTATTTCTTGTACCGATGGTACTTCAGTAATTGTATCAGATGGAGCTGATGGGACAGATGGTCAGGATGGTACTAATGGGGTTGATGGAACCAACGGAACCGATGGGGTCAATGGAGATGATGGTACAGATGGGTACAATTCGTTAGTGAGGCAGGAAACAGAAGATCCTGGGTCCAACTGTACTTATGGAGGTTTGGTCATTCATTCTGGTCTTGATCTAGATCGAGATGGATATTTAGATGAATCAGAGATTGAAGACTCTTCTTATGTCTGTAATCAGCCCATTGATACGGTTTTTGAAGGTGACTATACGGTTGCTACTAACTTGGATCTTCATCTTTTGAGTCAATACGATACTGTGACTGGGGATCTCACTGTAGAAAGTACCGTGATTGAGCAAGCTACTTTCCCTAACCTCAAATTTGTGGGTGGGAAGATAACGGTCCAAAATAGTACCATGACTTCCCTAAATTTCCCAGTTCTTGAGGAAGTTCTTGATGGTATCACGGTTATAGACAATGATTCCGTGACAGATCTTGGATCTTTTGGATCTTTAACCCATATTGCTGGTAATGTTCTTATTGAAAACAATCTGGATTTGACCAGTATTGATGCATTCCATTCTGTTACTCAAGTTACTTCTGGTTCCACAGGGGCAGGGAGTATTCAGATTAGATATAATGAAAATATGGTATCATTCAATGGGTTCAGTGCTTTAACTTCTGTCAATAGCCATATACAGTTCTATAGCAATTATGACCTAGAAGTTCTAGAAGGTTTTGGCATTCTAGAAACTGTTCCTGGTACATTGAGTGTCAGTAGGAGTTATGTGCTGTTGCATATTGACGCTTTTGAATCTGTGACTAGCACAGAAGGGTTGACACTGTGGATGAATACTGTTTTGGTAGACCTTTCTGACTTCCAAAACTTTCAATCAATTGATGGTATTGCAAATATCAGTACCGACCAAGCAATACCATTCTGTAACGTATGTGATTTCTATGAAGGTATTGGATGGTCAAATATCACTAGTCCAAGCCCCACACAGGCTGCATGTTCATCATGCCCATAAAATAAAAGTCATTGTACTATAAATAGAAAGGAGATTTACTATGACAGAACACATTAGATTGACTTCAGCATCGAGTTTTGAAACAACAGTATCTGTGGCCAAAGCAGATATTGTAAAAATTGATGCTGCTGAAAAGGGTTCTCGTATCATTCTGAACAAGAAAAATGAGGATGGTACACCCCACACCCTTCTGGTAAAAGAGACTCCAGAAGAAATCAAATCCTTATAGATCTATAATCTAAACTTTCCGGTATAGTTATATAGCGGTCCAAATTAGGACCTGATTGGAGGAAACCATGATCGAAACACTGCGTACCGGAATCAATCGGGCCAGAGGGTATTTGGATACTATAGAGGCTTATCTGAATCTCTTTGACTCAAAGACTTGGGAACAGGTCCAGAAGCAATCTGAACCAGAGCCAGAGCCAGAATCACAAAAGATGGAAGTACCTTTTGGTGAAGAGGAAGATTTTTCGCTAGGTTGGGCAAAGAGTCAAACTACTAAAGTGTGCCCTCGATGTCAGAAAGAATTTCCTCGAACTGAAGCACATTTTTATATCTCTCCAAAGGGGAGGGTGGCAAGTTATTGCCATACATGTGCTCAAACCTATCATCAGGACTATAATCTCAGTAAAAAGATGCCTGTAAAGAAGGAACCAAAGAAAAGGGGTAGGAAACCAGTTCCCAGGAAAGTGTGTCCTTCTTGCAAGAAGGAATATCCTCTGACTGAAAAGTATTTCCGTAAAAACAGTAGGTCTAAAAGTGGTTTGGGCACATATTGTAAGAAATGCTGCCAAGTCAGAGATAATGAGTATCGGGCTCGAAGAAAACAACCAAAGCAGAAGCAACCAAAGCATTCATTAGATTGGATGATGCACAAACCTGAAAAATCATCTCCAGCATCTCCAGTATCTCCAGGTTTAGTGATTCGTAAGAATGGGAACAAACCTGAGGAATCTCAGAAAGATCAAAATGTCCATCCAGGTCTTCAGCCTATCGTGTAGTTTCTATATTTTTTAATTTAAAATCTCCAAATGTCTCAGTATAGAAGAGTAGTGATGGGTTAAAGGACATAGAGGTCTGGAGCCTGTCGTAGTAGGAGCACTTCGGGGAGATCTGTCTAATAGACCTCATTGCATTTTCTTCATATTTTAATTTAAAAAAATACATTCCTTCAGTATATAATTGTAGGAGGAATGAGATGGAACTCACCTATCGTAACAATCGCTTCGAGTTTGGCTGTACTTTCCATGAAAAAGAGGTTGCCCGAACTGCTGGTTTCCGGTGGGACCCCAAGAAGAAGGTGTGGTACACCGAGAGGGCAGTGGTTGCACAACGTCTCTCCAAGTATGCTGACTCTGATACTATCAAGGAGATGGAGAATACGGACGAGCCGAAGCCCTGCCTGACCTTTGATGAGGGTCGTGAGCGGTTCGAATTCGTCTCTACTATCGAATGGAAAGACATTCCCAAGACTGCTGGTTTTCGGTGGGATGGGAAGGTAGCCTATCGTTGGTGGACCACTTCTCTGCCGGATGCTCGGAAGCTCAATGACTACGCTGATGATTCTGCCAAAGCAAAAATGGCTGAGATGGAAGCTACCATCGAAGCCAGCCGTTCTGCTGATGTTGACATTGAGCTGCCTGTCCCTGAAGGGCTCAATTATTTCCCCTTCCAGAAAGCTGGTATCCAGTTTGCCTCCAGCCGTCCCAACACTTTGATTGCTGATGAGATGGGTTTGGGTAAGACCATCCAAGCCCTGGGTGTGGTAAATACTGACCCTAGCATCAAATCTGTTCTCATCGTTTGTCCTGCTTCCTTGAAGACCAACTGGAAGCGTGAAGCTGAGAAGTGGCTGACCCGTCCCATGACTGTTGGTGTAGCCAACAGCAAGGACGGGGTGCCTGAGACTGATATCGTGGTTATCAACTATGACATCCTCAAGAAGTTTGCCCCCAAGCTGTCCAAGACTTGGGACCTGCTGGTGGCTGATGAGTGCCATTATGCAAAGAACTACAAGGCTCAAAGGTCCAAGGCTCTTTACAGCATCGAGGCAAAGCGTCGGATCTTTCTGACTGGTACTCCGATTCTCAACCGTCCTTCAGAGCTGTTTCCTATCATCAATGCTCTGGATTCTCAGAGCTGGCCCAAGTTCTTCGCTTACGGTATGAAGTATTGTGCTGGTAAGAACACTCGGTATGGATGGGATTTCACTGGTGCTTCCAACCTGGATGACCTTCAGGAACGTCTGCGGAGCACTGTTATGATTCGTCGGCTGAAGAGCCAGGTCCTGAAAGAGCTGCCTCCTAAGACTCGTCAAGTCATCGAGATGCCTACCAACGGTCATATCCGTTTGGTGAAGGCTGAGCAGAAGGCTGTTCTGGCTCAGGAAGAACTTCTGGCTGAGCTGAGGGTGCGTGTGGAACTGGCCAAGGCTTCTGAAGACCCTGAGGTCTACAAGAATGCTGTCCAGGAACTGAAAGATGCCTGTTCAGCTAGTTTCGAGGAAATCTCCAGGCTGCGTCATGAGACTGCTCTGGCTAAAGTGGACCTGGCTATTGACCATCTGAAGAACATGCTGGATAGCACTGATAAGATCGTGGTCTTTGCTCATCATAAAGATGTTGTTTCTTCTCTGATGGATGGTCTGTCTGAGTTCAACCCCGTCAAGCTGACTGGTGATATGGATCAGGATGCTCGTCAAGAGAGTGTGGATCGGTTCCAGAACGATGATTCTTGCCGGATCTTCGTTGGTAGCATCTTGGCAGCCGGTGTTGGTCTGACTCTGACCGCTTCTTCTACGGTGGTTTTCATCGAGCTAGATTGGGTTCCTGCTAACATGTCTCAGGCTGAAGACCGCTGTCATCGTATCGGTCAGACCCACAATGTGTTGGTTCAGCATCTGGTGTTGGAAGGCTCCTTGGACGCTCATCTGGCTCAGACCCTGGTGAGCAAGCAGAATGTGATTGACCAGGCTCTGGACACCAATCATCAGAGCGACGATGTGGAAGCTGTGGATTCCATTTTGGAGGCTATCCGCAACGTACATCTGAAGAGGAAGGAAGAGGCTGAGAAGGAAGAGGGTCTCCGTCAGCAGATCAAGACTGCTGAGACGGTTGCTGCTACCAAGATGGTTCGTCAAGAAGCCATTGAGAAGCAAGCTGCACAGCTCACTTCTCAGCAAATCAAGGCTATCCACACAGCTCTCCAGATGCTGGCTAATGTGTGTGACTTTGCTATGATGGAAGATGGCTGTGGATTCAACAAGATTGATGCTGGTGTAGGACATTCTCTGGCTGCTCAGGAGAGTTTGACCCCTCGTCAGGCAGTGCTGGGTCGCAGCATCGTCATGAAGTACCATCGTCAAATCCCTTCCAACATCTACAAGGTAATTGTGAATGGTTAGTTTGGAAGACCATATACCAGCTCTAAATGAGGCACTTGTTCGGTTAGACCTAGCTCTGACTGGCAAGTGTGCTCATAACGCTATGGCTCGTACCGTCAACTTAGATCAGGCTCTCTTTGAAATCATCTATCTTAGTGATGGTGGTTACAGCAGGGTATTTTTCAGTGATGTCACAGGTCTACTGAATCTTACCAGTAATTCACGTCAAGAAGTAAAAAATCAGTGGGATATTGTCAGGTCAGAACGTGAGGTAGTAGAGAATCTTCTTAGAGGATTTTGGTTGGAACTTGATCCTGAGAAGATTTGGGAGTCGGGATGAAATGTATCGTGTGTGATAGGAAAATAAAAGCTGTGAGATGTGAGAATTGTGACGGAACAGGAGATGTTACTCCTGCTCTTAGTTGGAATAGGGTTTCCTGTCCAGATTGTAATGGTACTGGGAAATTCCGTTTTGCATTTTGCTATTATTGTTGGAAGGCTCTTCGTATTTTGGAGTCTCGAAGGAGTATACAATGAAATTGAAACATTTAGAACCAGGAATGCTTGTTGCCATTGGGTCCAGATCTTCAATGCAACTTGGAGAGCTTTCACAGGCATTGGTCTTGGGAGTTGGCTTTGGTATGAAGTATGTCAAGGGCATTCCAATGCTTGAAAAGAATTCCAGAGAAATTCTGTTAGCAGCTCCAATCAAAGAGGATACTGAATACCCATTAATTTTGTTGGATCACATCAAAGATGAAGAAGATGATTGGGTGAAGCTAAGTCGTATCCTTGAAATGCATACGGATCTCAAAAAGTGTGGTATCGTCATAGCTTCTTATCCCATCATATCGGTTCAAATGCCGTGGCTACGATGGATGAAAGAAAAGCCAAAGATATTGAAGGACCGAGAACGTGAGCAAAAGGATGCTCTCAAAACCAATGCAGAGAACAAGAAAAGGTATGATGAGGTGCAAGAGCAATTGTTCAATTTAGGTGTCGATCTGGATGCTCCCGTATCTCATTCAAAACGGTTTACTGTTTCTTTATCTCTAGATCAAGCAGAGAAAGTTCTATATATAATTGATAACCTCAAATCCAGGGTATCCTTAAACTAGGAGGTGTGAAATGGAACTTATCATGGATCGGAAAAATAAAGATGTGGTTCTGTACCAAGGAGATAAAGAGTTTTCCTTCCAGATCAATGATCAGGAATCAGCTTTGGGTGCTATTGGCTCTCTTGCTTGCACTTTAGAAGAGGGGGACAGGATAGAAAAGACTCATATTGTCCGTAAGGATGGGACAATCAAGCCTCGACTTGTCACTTTTCCTTTCAATGTGTGTAACCCAGAAACCATTGATGCAAGGATTCTATATGATCCTGAAGAGGCTGAGAGGCTGAGGTGGGAAGTTGTTAGTCATATCAGGGATGTGATTCGACCTCAGTATGAAAAAGCCTGGGAAGATTTTATGGCTGTCGAAATCGGTCATTATCAAGTACCAGATGGTACAAATCCCTATAAGTATCAGACCTACTATAGGGTTGAATATGACGATGGTAGCAAAGGGGGCATTTCTTGGAGGTGGATTAAGAAACGTCCTCGAACAATGCTCAATGAAGAGATTTGCAAAGCATACGTTGATATACAAGATCTTCTAGATCAGTGGCATTCCCATCTCTACAATTACAATGAAATTGTTAACAGAGCAATTCAGAATGCGATGCCTCATAGATATTGGGAAAAGAGGGATGCTCTTAATGAGCATATGATTGTGTTTGAGATGAATGGTCGGAAATATTTGTATCTTTGGTCTCGGAAAGGTGGTCTTCCAACTAAGTTCCATTACCCAGGACCGTGGGATGAAGCTGAGGTAGTGGAAACTGTTACCTTCTAATCTCTCTGATCAGGTGGTGGTTGCACATTACTTGCTGGGGCTGCTGAGGCTTGAGATCCATTTCCATCAGGTAGCATACTTGATAGACCTGTCTTTATTTTCTCTAAGCTGTTACTAGCAAATTTACTAGTGCTGTTGAACAGACCAAAGCTAGCAGCATTAGCTATTGTGAAGTAACACCACCGCTCAAAAATCTCGATGATTGTTTTGGGGTCTATAACAGCCTTACCTGTTTCGGCCCCTTTCATTACGATATCAAAAGCATCGTAAGCTAGGTATGTGACCACAATTTGGATTCCGACCGCAATCAGGAATTTGCGAGTCAAAAATCCCAGGAAAAAACTTCTCCAGGAAAAATCACCGTTCTGATACATGTTGTCCTCCACATAAAAGTTGTTCATTAAGGGCTGTTACAAATAGAAAATTTAAAAATTCAGATTTCTTCAGTATAGAAATATAGGAGGTGTGTTATGATTTCATTAAAGGAGTGTAGTATGTTCAGTGAGCCATTGGAGGAAATAAGTGCTCTTCGAGCCCGTCTAGGAAGGGACCGATTCACTTATGATGAATGGTGTCCAGTCCTTGCTGATGTTCTCCCAGAAGGAGCTTTTTTCATCTACACGATGCCCAGAGATCAGTTCCTTAGCTGGGAATCTGGTGAAGAAGGAACAAGGACTCCAACAGATTGGACTCGATTTGGGATGAGGAAGGGATGCTGGGTCGTAATTGGGACCCCTCTTACCCAATGTCTGTTGTACGACAATGCTGAAATGGAAGTTGTTGTAAAAGGATCTTGGGATGAGGTGGTTCGGATTGCAGATGAACTTCACGTTCCAGGAGACGAGTCTAAGCACATCAAAAGGGACAGTGAGGGTAACATCACCAACCCTGAGGTTTTGTTCCAATCAGAGCCATCTCAGGACGATTTACCATCATTTTTGAAGGTGGTTTCTTAGCCTTGTTGTCTTTTTTGACGTTCCAGTGGGGCTCGTTCCTCTAACTGGAAGAGCTGAGAGAAGGCAAGAAGAAGTTGGTTGATTTCATAATAGAGACGATCTACTCTTTGTTCGATGTCTGGATTGGGCATCTCAACGTCTTTATAGAGATCTTTTTCAAAGATACCATTGACAGCGTTGATATACTCACCAACTTCACCAAGGATTTCTTTATAGGATCGTGCTGATACGATTCGTGACTTGGCCAGCTTTGCAGCTTCTTCAACAACCACAAACTGTTTGTAGAGCTTCTTGATCTTGTCTACAATCTTCTTAACAGGCTGTTTAATTGGTGCTGGCAACTCACCTTCATCCAATTCTTTGGTCACAAGGTTATGGCTTTCTTCCATAAGTTCAGTGACCTCTTTCCATGGTCCTTCAAAGTCTTTTTCGGCACCCATGATTTTATTGGACAGGACTCTTAAAGATCGTGCAGTCTTTGATTTCATTTCAAAACCCCTTATCTATAAATATAGAACCTACATAAAAAGATATTTATCAAAGTATTATTGTTCAGGAGGATAGGCATGCTCAAAAAGGTCAAAAAATGGTTTGTGGGTGAGAAAAAGGACCAAAAACCAGAGGTCATTCAAGAAAATTCAGGACCAAATTTCAAGAGTATGTTGTCCATTGACCAATTGACTGGTCGAGAGGTTTTTACCAAGGTTGAGGTATCAAATGTTCCCTTTCCAGAGACAGTGAGAGAACTTCCACCTCTCACCTGTGATAGATGTGGTCATGAAATAAAAGACCTGGGGTATGAACATAATAAATGCAAATGGTGTGAAAAGAACTCGGTTTCTACTCATATCTCCAAACGTATGTTGAAACGTTTAAAGAGATGCGAATTCCTGGATGAAATATCACCTACTGATATGGCTGTGTACCGACATATCATGCAAACAGATGATCCTTTTGCAGATGATAAGTTCCCCAAAGCGGTATGGAATGCTCTGTATCATCGTATAGATGAAATTGGGGACCCTTGTGTAGACAATTTGCGTCTTTGTGATAAAGATGATAAGCTGCAACGTCTTTTCTTCAGAATTGCTCAAGAAGATGGGTGTTGTGGTTCAGAAACTTTTGAGTTTGAATATCGAGGAAAAACATACCTGTTAGGGTTTAACTACGGACATTGATATGGCAACAAAAATTAAAAATCCATTACTCACCAAAGAGAGAAAATTACCTAAATCTGATAGAGCCACTATAAGACGTATGGCTAGATACGGTATATCTCATTGGTCAAATCTGGCAATACCTATTGTCAAGAAGAACCTAGAAACTCTTGGGATTGGGGGTGAGGGCTTCTGTGACCTTATTCCAAAAAAGAGACTACCTTTTGGAGATGGATGTGTCTTAGGATGTGTGGTCCAAGAGGGTGTGGAAGTAGCCAAGATAACTTCTGTGTTCTTTTTTCAAAAAGGTCAAGCCACAGCATGGGTAGAATGTTTCTTCAAGGGTCAGTCAGTGGACCAGAAGAAATTTATCTTGATGTCTCCGATTCAATTTGAAAGTGAGATACAAGGCATGGCTCGTGCTTTGCAGATTAGTTTGGATATGGATCGTGAAAAACAACAGGAGGAGAGAGTTGGTTGAGAACTTTTATGACATGTTAGATTGGGAGCCGGGAGAATACGAAATCATAGTGAAGGGTGGGAAGAGAATAAAAGTGTCGGGGGAAATTTGGGAATCCTGGGGGGTGCATTGGGAAGAATCAGAAGACACACATCGGCTTACCTATATCCCTAATGGACGTATGGTTGGTATTGAAAATGAGAACATATATTTTAATTGTGAAAAAGATAAACTCAAAGAATTAGCTACCCGTCTTAACCCATACCTCAAGGGTGGGAAAATACCTTCCAATCCTAGACCTATGAAAAAAGCGATCCGAGACTTCTATAACTCTCTATAATTCATTTATATAGATCAGATATAGAGGATTTGAAACATATAGGAGTCTAAAAATGGACCTGAGACAAATAACTGAACGTGTAGCAAAGAGGGCTTCAAAGAAATCCAACCGTTTCGAAGCTGGTGGAGCCCCTGAGTTTGAAAAATACATGTCTGAAAATCATCTGATGTCTGACCAAGAACCTATTGAAGCTTGGATTCCATCAGAAGATCATTTGGATGACAAGGTTTGGGTAGCTATTGTATGGTATGGCTATCCTTCAGCTCATTCTATGTCCCTTTCAGATCGACATCCTGATGCAGCTCTTCAAGATGCTGTAGAAGGCATTGAGGATTTCTACAGGGAAGAAATGGAAGAAGCTGAGCGTGAATGGTACAAGGATGAGACTGGTCGTGACTTAGATCAGGATTATGCTGAAGATGAAGTTGACGAAGATGTTGCTCAAGAAGCATATGGTGTGGCTCACGAGTTGATCGATGGACATTATTACACCATGACTAAACGTGAGTTTGCCGAATTAGCTCCAAAATTTCCTGAATATTTGGAAGCTGAGCTTCCTGAGCCAGAAGAAGACTAGTTGGTCCAGACCTTTGTACCAAGATACTGTAGCATCACAGCTATGGTGGGTACTATCACAGACCTTCCACAACAAGAGCACTTCATACCAACGTAGCTCAAAGGGCTTGTGCTACGGTTGTGTACTGTGCAAAGATTCCAATCTGTCACCCCACATTTAGGGCAATCCAATTGAAAGATATCGTGTTGGATGTCTGCGATTGATTCTACTTGGGAGATTTTAAGATTTTCCCTTGTTAGATCCATTGAGGTTTCTCCTTACGTGATATGTCCATCTATACAGCACCACAAAAGGTTTAGGTAAATCTTGATTTTCTGACATTTCTGCATAGAATCAATTAACAGTTTGTAATTGAGATTCCCTGAATTATAAGGAGGTTGCAATGGGACCTAGAGAACAAGATAAAGATTTCTATGATGATGACTTCTATAACGAAAGAGAAAGTTTGTTTGATGCTTATGAGGAAGACCTAGAAGATGATGAGTATGAATATGATGACTCAGAGGATCTTAACAGCCCTGAAGAGGATCTAGAGGACCTAAAAGAGGATCTTGAATTTGACGATGACGATGACGATGACTTCGAAGATCTAGAGGAGTATGAGGAGGAATAAAAAATAACCTTCTGGTATTATTGTCAGGAGGTGTCATATGAATATTCAAGAACTAACTATAGCAAGACTCGAATCTCAAATTCTTCATCATAAACAAGCATATTATAGTGGGAGAGCTGAGATCAGTGACAGTGAATATGATGGTTTGGAAGATCATCTCAAAAAACTTAAACCAGATTCTCCTGTTCTGCAAATTGTTGGGACTCCCTATCTTACTGATAAGAAAATCCCCCATACCACCCCCATGCTCAGTTTAGACAAATGCAAAGATGCCAAGTCTGTGCTGAAATGGATGGGTGAAGATGGTTGTGTTGTTACTTTCAAGCTAGATGGCAGTTCAGCTTCGTTAGTTTACCAGAATGGAGTATTGAAGGTAGGTAAAACCCGTGGGGATGGTTCTCATGGAGAAAACATCACAAATCATGTTAGTTTAATGGATATTCCTTTGGCAGTGAAGGAATTTAAAGATCATTCTGAGGTAGAGGTCCGAGGGGAGATTTGCCTTGCTAAAGAGAGATTTGAACCTCTTTGCATAGAGATGGAGAATCGTAAATTAGATCGTCCTAAGTCGATTCGGAATATTGTAGCAGGGCTTCTTCATAGAGAAACAGATATAGATCTTTGTGCTCATCTAGAATTCATTGCATATGAAGTCATTGGTGTTGATGATTTGGTTCCAGTATCATTTGACCCACCTTTGTTCAAGAAAACTATCCGTGGATTCTCTACTTCTGGCACATATGTTCCAGCATCTATCGAATATGAGAAACCTGTGCTAGACAACCTTTTTGAGATGGACAAAACCTTCTATTTTGATAGGTTAGTTCTGCTTGGAAGGTGTGGGTTCAGAATCCCAGCTCCTTTTGGGGTACCACCAACACTTGAAGCAGTAGAGGCTATGATCACCTATTATCAAGATGCTCTAGATCGGTTTGACTACCTCTGTGATGGTCTTGTTTTTGCTATAGATGACATTGAGACTCAAGAAAGTAGGGGGTATACAGACCACCATCCCAAGGGGAAGATGGCTTTCAAATTGGCTTCAGAAGTCAAGACAACGGTCGTGAAAGACATTATTGTTGATGTGGGTAGGACAGGACAACTTTCATTTGTAGGGATTGTAGAGCCAGTAGAGTTGTCTGGAGCTATGGTCGAAAAAGTGACACTACATAATCTCAAATACCTTAAAGACCATCGTATCAATATTGGGGCTAAGATTGAAATCACAAGGTCAGGGGAGGTCATACCAAAGCATGTGAGAACTATCGAGTATGGGACTCAGGATATAACCTATATCCCCCCAATTGTTTGCCCTATCTGTGACACTCCTTTGAAAAAAACTCGTGTCAATCTGGTTTGCAATAATTCTGTATGTCCTTCCAAGATGAAGGCTGCTATTCTCCATTGGATTGATGTGTTAAAAATCTATGATATTGGAGACACGACGGTTGAGAAGTTGTGGGATAGAGGTTTGGTAAAGACTGTAGAAGACCTTTACAATCTCAACCCTGCTGATTTAGCAGGTATCGACAAGTTAGGTAAGAAGTCAGCTCTCAAAATATTCCAGAATATTCAGAATACAAAAACAGTCCATATCGAGAAGTTACTTACAGCTCTTGGTGTGGAAGGTCTTGGTAAGGGTGTTTCAAAGCTCTTGATTCGTAATTTCTCTTCCCTTGAAGAGATGCAGCAAGCTACTATAGATCAACTCCAGTCTATTGATGGTATTGGATCTGTGATAGCGGAAAATATCGTGAGTGGTCTAAAGACTCATAAAGAGTTCCTTGCCAAGATGAACTTTGATATCCAATACCCGGACACATCAGCTTCTGAACTTGAAGGGAAAAGTTTTGTCATCACAGGGGCTCTTTCAAAGCCACGTCCTGAGATACAAGCATGGATTGAGCAGAAGGGTGGGAGAGTTGTTGGTTCAGTGAGTAAGAAGACTTCATATCTGGTGTGTAACCAAGCATCGAATAGTTCCAAGTATAGGAAAGCAACTGAACTTGGAATTGAAATAATCACTGAAGAACAACTTTATACTATGTAGGAGTCAATGATGGGACTTGAACCAGGAGATTTAGTTTACATTCAAAACACAAAAGATTACATTCTCACTGATATTGCTTGTGTGATTATGGTTAACAAATCATTGCAAGTAGATGAGAATGACAGAAAAAGAGCTGAAGAATGGGATTACCACACTAAACTAGATGAGACACAAGTCATTATCAGTCGTTTATATGACCGTGATGGTGAGAAATTCAAAGAGAATGGAATCCATGAATGGAATCCTAATGTGCAAATAGATAGAATAAAAAGAAGCCAGATCCCTGAAGAAATACAAAATGGTGTAGATTCAAATTGGAGTGATTGTCGATTACTACAACGTATTCGATGGCGAATAAAAGGCGAAATGTGGGGGCATTTTGAATCGGTACCAATTGATAGTGTTATGAGAGTAAGAATAGCAGAGGATACTGGTACTAGATACATTCTTGATTTGTCACTTGAGCCTTTGTTCACAATGAGGAATGTCATTCAATACCATATGGGATCAATACCAAATCCTGATTTAGATGAAGGTGTTATAGGTATGATTTCTGAAGTATTACCTTTAGAGAATTTATGGTGTGTCATACAGGAATTGAAAGATCGTAGTTTTGAAATAGCAACTTTAAGAAGAAAAGTTAGGGACTTTGAAGCTCAAAAAGCAGTAGATGGAGAACCTCCAAAAAAGATTGTGTTGGATCTTTTGCATTTTCCACCTAATGTGCTGTCAAAAATGTTGGGGGTACATTCCTGTACTATTAACAGAGCTACGGATATGAACCGTAAGAATACTATGTCCAAGATAGGTTTGGGATTCAAAGTGATTGAAGGTAGCCGCTGTGTATGTTTAGATGAAATAGAGCGGTACATTAAAGATTTCCCAGGTGACAAAGCATTTGGAAAAGACAAAACAGATCTTTTAGCATCAATACAAGAAGAACGAAATACATTGAAATGGGCAAGAGAATATAATCTTGTATAAACGAAGTATTGGTTTTCATTAATGCATAAACGACTTCCAGGTCTTTACCTTCTCTTCCATATCTCTTATATTCATTGAAAGTGCAGATGCACTAAGGATCTTTATTTAATATATGAGATGTGGAGGTTTTGACTATGGAACTAGAATTTAACGGAGAGAAAAAGACAACAAAAGAATGGGCATTGGAAATTGGATTAGCAGAATCAACAATAAGACGAAGGCTCCAAAAGGGATGGGATGTAAAGAAAGTTCTCACAACACCCCCTCAATCAAAAAATCAACATACACCAAGTAGAATACAATTCAAAAACAGCATAGAGATTAAAGAACCTGGACCTATTGAGCCTGAAATTGTTAAAGTAGAACCTAAGCATAAATGGTCTGAGAAGCAGTTTAAAGTCATGTGCGGTGTTGATAAACCCCACCTTAGAAAAGTAACTGGTCTGGCCAATAAGCATTGGGGTATCTATGAAAAACCTTATGGTAGGCGAGCCCTGATACATCTCCCAACAGGGAAGAGAGTTGGGAGAGGTGATTGCTCCCCTTCAGTTGAACAACTGAAGGAACTGGTAGAGATTATCGACCCTATGTTTGACAATGGTAAACTTCCCCAAGAAACTGAAAAGGTCTATGAGATTACCTATAAAGTCCAAGATTTCTTCGAAACTCTCAATTAAAATTTTATATCTATATAGATATAGATAAATTAGGAGGCAAGCTATGTCTATTATGGATCTACTCGATGATTTCGTTCAGATGTCTGCTGAAACTTATGGATATCCAAATCCTCGTGATGCAGAATCTACTGATGAGGTAGAGGCAGAAGCTGAACGATATGAAGCAGCAGTTGAGGCAGCGTTACTAAAGTATGTCACAACTACTCCATTAACAGGTGAGGGATATGGAGAAGACCCTGAAACTGATGCTTGGGAGTTGCTGGATGAAGAGGGGCCATATCTCATTTTGATGACCTTGAATGGTACTGGGGTTGGGATTTGGGATGGTCGATGGGACCATTTCTTTGCAGATCCTAAAAGAGAAATCCCTAAGCTGACACAGTTTCTGAAGCAGGAGCTTAGTAGTTTTGCCGATGATACCGGTGGAGGTTCTTTGAATGAGGCTTTTGCAAATGCTGCTTGGGAAACGGCAGGCAAGGATTGGGATGAAGCAGCTAATATAGCTTCTGGGAAAGCTATTGATGAAGAAAATTATAAATATATAGCTTTTCTAGAAGAACGTGGTATCACATATTCTGACTACGATGAAGACGAAGTTGCTTGGGAAGAAGATGTCAAAAATTTCTTTGACTCTCTAGCTCAAGATGAAGATCCAGAATTTTGGGACCTAGTAGAGGAAGATTACGAAAGATCTCTATCATAAACCCTATAAATATCTCCTTATCACTCCAAAAAATAAATCCTAGTGTATTATAAGTAGGAGGTGATGCATGGAGATAGAATTCCCTATCGAAGTATCTAGTATCGACACTACCCATCTTGAAGATGCATTAGAATATAAACCTGGATTAGTTTCGGTACGACCTTGTGCTGAAGAATATCAAGACAAAACATATGTTGGTTTTTTGCTGGGGAGCCTCATTGTGGATGTCACAATTGGGTGGGACCCTGAAACCAAAAAGTTGAGTCTCTTTCCATATACAAACCCAGCCATTTTCGTTCCTGAGCTAAACAAGATTATCTTTGGGTACGAGTCCTGGTGGGGTAGAATCAAAAATCCTGAAGATTTGAAAGCAATTACAGATGACGATATCATGAATGTCTGGTATGTTAAGGCATTAATGAAGGAAGCAGAGAAACGTGGTAAAGAAGAAAAAGAAGAAAGTAAAGAAATATGATGTGACATGCCCTGATTGTGGGTCTTCCATGGTCTTGAGGAACAGCAAGTATGGGAAATTTTATGGGTGCTCTACATACCCTGAGTGCAAATCAGCGCATGGGGCACATGACGATGGCACTCCTCTTGGTATCCCAGCAGATAAAGAAACCAAGGGATGGAGGGTTAAAGCACACGAAGCTTTTGATCAATTGTGGAAATCTGGGAAGATGAACCGGAGGAAAGCCTACACTTGGATGCAGCATACCATGAACCTGACAGCAAAAGAGGCTCATATAGGTAGATTTGACCAGATAAAATGTGAAATGTTAATACAAGCTGTTGAAAAAGAATTGAATCGATAGGAGGAGTTATGTCAAATATAAAAGTGATAGATACTATTTTGGAGGTCAATGACCAGATTTGTAAGGCATTGATTTCTGGAGTAACCGCTCAACTTCGAGATCACCCCTCAGATCTTTTAGAGAAGTATCTTGTATGGGCAAAGAAAAAACGAAAAATGTCCCAAGCTCTTAGAGAGCAGGCATTGGAAGTAGCTGTTCAAATAGATCAGCTTTGTGGAGAATTGGGTGGTGGCTGTGAATGTGACGATTGTGCTGTCGAGATCAAGACTAAAATTGAGGTTTTGAGTCAGACAGCAAGAATCATTGATGAAAAGTATCGTGACCTTGAACTCTATGGTCCTTTCAGTATTTTAGCTAAAAGTGCTGTGCATGATCTGACAGAGATTATCGAAACTATCATGGATAGGAGACGTGAAGAACAAGAAGATCCAAAATGGGTCTCGAAGTTTGACAACTAGTAAGGATCTACAATGAAATGGAATCAAAAGTTCAAGAATGGGGATCTATGTCGTATCACTTACAAACCTAACTCCCATCGTCCTTACAGATTCAAAGGTGACACTGATTTTGGGGAGGGTCGGAAATATGATGTTATGATTGTAGCATCTGGTTGGGAAATGATTGATGGTGGCATAAGGAAAAGTAAATATGGAGGGAAACATATAGCATTGTTGGATTGGACCCCTTCTGATCAGATTAGAATAATGAAATCAAAAAGTCCCCAAAGAACATATCAATATTTCAAAAATCATGATAAGAAACTGATACAGATTAGAGGGGCTCATGTTGATTTTGTATACAGTTTAGATGATGCAAAAAACCGAGTTCTTCATATGTTTGGGGAGCTATGCACCATCACAAAGACTGATTACAACTATGATTCTATTCCCAAAATCCCCACCCCTGATCATATCTTAGTTAATGTGGCATTTCTTGATAAGATACTATCACACCCTCTTCTGAAAAATATTCGTGACGAATATTACTGGGAATGCTATGCTCGTACCAAGAAGAGAAATAAGTACAAATGGGCAAAAATCTTTGATGTAGATTGTGGAACCATCACAAAGTGGGGAAACAAGTACAGAGTGAAAATGGGCATGGATAGTTCCATCAGTCTAGAGCAGATGGAACAGATGCTTCAGGAAAGAGTTGCTGAGAATCCAAATCATTGGAACCAATACATGGAGAAGTTGCAAGAGCTGAAAAAGAATGAAGAGCTTAGTGTTTAAACCTTGGGTCCATGTGATTGGACCTCCAATAGTTATTGAGGAGTTGAAGAAAAGGAGATTTTTTGTGGATACATTCCCAGTCACTTTATATACCAGAGATGGAAGGAAACTAGGATTCAAGTCTGATGATGAAGTGAAGCTCTACCGTAAAAACAAGAAAATCCCTATTCTAGACCTCATGTCTGGAGACAGTATAGAATATGCTGGTGAAGAATTGAAAGTATCGAGGCTCGAATACAATGACCAAATGCGTATTCTGTGATGAGCCAGCAACTGAAAAACATCATGTAGTCCCTCGTTCACAGGGAGGGACTGATACCATAGATTGTTGTGGGACCTGTGGGAATCAGGTACATATGCTCTTTGAGAACAAGGCTCTTGCAGTAATGAGTCTTGAGGAACTAGCAAATACAGATGAGATGCGTCGATATCTCAAATGGAGAGAGAAACATCCAGGTAAACACAAAGCCAGGATGTCAAATCGTGTTAAGAAATGGAGGCAGTATCACCGATGAGACGAAATTTTAGAGTGACAGTAGATGTCCCTGAAGGAGCTTCTTTAGATGATGTGGCTCTGTATATCAAAGAAGCTGTGCAAGGATGGAAAGATGGTTTAGATTCAAGTGATCCAATGTTCAATCTAGATGCTAGTCGGGTTATGGTAGGGGAAAAGAAGTCCTTTGACTACCAAGCCCTGGAAGGTTATTTTGATGATCACATAGAAGACCTAGCTGATTTGTTTGAGTCTATTCCAGAGCCAAATCAAGTCATGCATCTAGGCAGTCCTAAGAAGGATCTGTTAAAATTTGATATCCATCGGAATGATACTGTGCTAAAACTGTCCTTAGATGTGACAAAAGATAAGGGTTTGGGTTGGGAATGGTATGTTGATGGGAAAAAGAAAAATCATGGTAATGGATCAATAAAAACAGAGGTATCTAAGATAGAAGCTCTATATGTGGATTAAAGGTAACAGAGTTTATAATGAAGTATCTACTCTCGAATTCCGTAAATGGGACCCTATTGAGAAGGCATATTACCGACCTGTAAAGAAGGGTGAGAAAGTAGATGACAAGGAGAATTTGATCCGTGAAATTACTGGCACCAACAATTCCCTACTATATTTGAAATACGCTGATTGGTACGGATCAGAAGAAGCAGGGAACTTGAGGAATTATCTCACTACTGTAGAGACGATTCAAGAGATACGAGATGAGATACTAGAAGCTCAGAGATATAAAGAAGGGAAACGAAAACATAAGGTTTTGATGCGATTAAGAGAAGAACTCCAGGAGCTTGAAGAGGAATTAGCATCAATCGATTCGAGTCCTTTCATTGAATGTTTGGGGACTGTTAATGATAATTTGGTTCCGTAGGTCAGAAGACATGGAAGAAGAGTATCAAGCTCTTCTTCAAACAGAATGGTTTACTACCAATCGTATTTTTGAAATCCCACATAATGCTATTGTGATAGGTCGATACTCGGTTCTACCATTTTATTCTGATTTGGAAGAGGAATTGAAACTTATCTACAGTCGGTTTATCAACAGCTATGAACAGCATCGATACATAGCTGACATAGAGAATTGGTATCAGGACCTCAAAGAATACACTCCCCAGACCTGGTTTGAATGGTCAAATCTCCCTGAAGGTCAATTCATAGTAAAGGGACGTACCAATAGTCGTAAATTCCAATGGTCCCGACAAATGTTCTGTGCATCTAGGGAACTAGTACCCACTATAGTAGCCTCTCTTTTAGATGATAGTTTGATTCGAGACCAGGGAGTTTGTGTCAGATCTTATGTACCGTTACGACAATTTGATACTGGCATAAATGGACTTCCAATCACCAACGAATGGAGAGTGTTTTGTTTGGGTACAAAGACTGTGATTGGGGATTACTATTGGTCAAATTTCCCTGAGCATAAACCGTATTCTTGGGAAGAATTACCCCAAGAAGCTTTGGATCTGTTAGAAAAGGTAAAGGCTATTGTAGCAAAACGGACTAATTTCTATGTGATAGATATTGCCGAAACTAAAGAAGGTAATTGGATTGTTATAGAACTCAATGATGGTCAGATGTCTGGACTCTCAGATATTGATCCCACAAAATTCTATAATAATCTATATGGAATGACCGGGGTGAATTGTGGATTATGACCCTATACAAATAAAAATCACCATGCCTGTACTAGACTTTGGGGGGTATGTAGATTGGCAATCTGATGGTAAGGGTACGATAGTTTTTAAATCAGAACAAGACCTCAATAAATATCTAAAAGAGATTGATAATATTAGAGAAATTAAGATGTATAAGGTATATAAATCTTCAAATTCTATAAAAATCTATACTTAGGAGGGAATTGTGGCAAAACTGTATTTCAGATACAGTGCAATGAATGCATCAAAATCTGCATCATTACTGATGGTGGCTCATAACTATGAAGAGCGTGATCAGAAAGTTTTGGTCTTGAAACCCATGATCGATGATAGAAGTGGAGGATACATAGAATCAAGGATTGGTTTGAAGCGTGAAGCTGATTTGCTGATTGAGCCTCACACAGATATCTTTGAGTGGGTCTACACTTTGGCTGGAGGTAAAGCTGCATGTCTTCTGATAGATGAAGCTCAATTCCTTAGTAAATTTCAGGTGAAATGTTTGTGTCGTATCGTAGATGAATTGAATATTCCTGTCATTGCATATGGGCTTAGAACAGATTTCCAAGGCAATCTGTTTGATGGTTCTATGTGGCTATTGGCCTGGGCAGATACAATAGAAGAGATCAAAACTATATGTGAATGTGGTAAGAAAGCAACAATGAATATACGGTTGCTTGACGGGAAAAGAGTTCGAGAAGGGGATCAGATTCAAATTGGTGGTAATGAATCTTATCAAGCAGTATGTCGAAAAGATTTTCAACTTACCCCCCGATCCAAAAAATTCTTCGAGTAGCTTTAAAAAATTGAAAACCTCCGGTATATATCTACAGGAGGTGACGATATGGCTATCCATTTCATTGGTAGTTGTGACCATAAGTTGGTTCCTGTTGGTAAGAAGTTTGGTACTGGTACAGCACTTCGTTGTGAGAAGTGCAAAATGGAGATGTTGGACTGCCCTGAAAACAGGGCTCGATTTGAGGTGAAGGATGAGAAAGTTAGCAACGATACGAAAGATTGATGCTGTCAAGCCCATTGAAGGGGCAGACTTCATCGAAGTAGTAAAACTGGGTGGATGGCAGTGTGTTGCCTCCAAAGGTGAATTCCAGCCAGGTGATTTTTGTGTCTACTTCGAGATTGACAGTTTTCTCCCCATTGAGGAACGGTATGAATTTCTCCGTAAATCCAGTTACAGGAAGCTGGAAGAGCTGGAGGGTGGTCGAGGAGAAGGTTTCAGGCTTAGGTCTGTGAAACTCCGAGGTGAATTATCTCAGGGTTTAGCCATGCCATTGTCCAAATTTCCTGAGCTTGATTCTGTAGAAGAGGGAGATGAAGTCACTGAGATCCTGAAGGTGGAAAAGTGGGAACCTCCAATCCCTGCTTCTCTAGCAGGTGAAGTTCGGGGTATGTTCCCTGGATTCATCCCACAGACCGATGAGGAACGTATCCAGAATTTACCTCATTACTTTGAAGATCATCTTGACACTGATTTTGAAGTTACTGAGAAGATCGATGGGTCTTCTATGACTGTCTTCAAGACTGCCGATGACTTTGGTGTTTGTAGTCGTGGTCTTGATTTGAAATCAAGTGACAAGAATAGTTTTTGGGTGAAAGCCAAGGAGTTGAAACTACAAGAGTTGATGCAAGAGTTTGGTCGTAATATAGCTCTTCAAGGTGAATTGGCAGGAGAAGGTATCCAAAAGAACCGTCTCAAAATTAAGGGGCATCGATTCTTTGTGTTCAATATCTGGGATATGGACATGAAGAGATACTTGACTCCTGATGAACGTAAGGATGTTATCAAGTGGTTCAAAGAAAAAACCCCTATCGATCATGTGCCTGTAATCCAGGAGTCTATGAAGGTATTTCAGGAACATGATATGGAGAGTCTCCTGGAATTTGCCGATGGGAATTCTGAAGTGAATCCTAAGATGCGTCGTGAAGGTTTGGTTTTCAAATCTCGTGTCGTGATAGGGAATCAAATCATTTCTTTCAAGTCCATTAGCAACAAGTATCTCTTGAAAACTGGTGATTGATGTGGTCAAAGGTTAAATGCTTCTTTTCAGATCCTTTTGGAACCAAACGAATGCTTGATGATTTTATGGAAAGATTCCCAGGTCGATGTCCAATCTGTTCTTTTCATCGGTATGGATTTCAAGAAGGGCATGAAAAGAATCCCATCCCACCGTTCCATAACTGCATAGAGGCTAGTGATGAAACCAAAAGAGTACGTGAGGAAGTATAAGTTAAATCAAAACTCGAAGTTCAATCACAATGCTTTTGTGGCAGATTTCACTGTAGATTTCATGTCTCTTATCGAGTTCCACCAATCTTCAGGAGATTGGAACTACACAAAGTTTCAGAATTGCGTTAATGATATACGTAGAAAGTGGGATGGGGTCTCTAATAAAGTAGCTGGAGGGCTCCCAGAAAAGCTCTGGAACTACTTTTATGCCTCAGTAGTGGTCAAGGTACGGGATGAGTATTTTGGTGACTTCCTGAGGAGACAGGAGTATCAGAGAGAGGAACGAAGAAGGGAACGTAGAGAAAGGAATGCTTGGAGGTATCAACAGAGAACTTCATTTTGGGATTTCTTTTTCAATAGTGTGTTCAATGAGCTTCTTCAAGGTTCTCGTATGACTACTCCCACTGAATCTTTCATTACTTTGGGTTTAGCTCCAGAATCTTCTCAAGATGATGTGAAAAAACGGTTCAAAGAGTTGGCATTTCAACATCATCCTGACAAGGGTGGGAATGAAGCTAAGTTCCGACAAATTGTAGAAGCTAAGAATCGATGTTTGGCCTACCTAGCATAAAAATCTAGATACATTTAATTATCTGTTTATTTTCTCTCTATAGAGAATTACCTTTCACTTTTTGGAGGAATAACAATGAGAGTATCTAACGAACTAAGAAGAGTAGCAGCAGGCATCGAAAAGCCTGAGAGGTCAAGAGCATCTTCAAGAAGGTCTCCTTCAAGAAGACCTACCAGAACCCGCAGAGCTAGGAATATTGACGCTGATATGATGAAAGACCTTGGTGATGCCCAGAAACAATTGAAAGATATGAAAACCATCATTGAGCGTGGTGAAAAGAGAGACCTTCCAGGTGCTGATGATGCTAAGAAGGCATGGGAAACTCTACTTAAGAGTGTTCAAGATATGATGAAGATGTAGAGAACCAACATGAAAAAGAAAGCTCTAACAGACAGTGCTGAATCCTTCAAAGAAATTCTAGATAAAGTCACTATCATGGGTGGTGATAACCATATCTATGATGATGACGCTGAAGAAGTGTATGTAGGGCTTGCTTGGGAATCAATGGATATGACTATGGACCCTGTTGGTTATATCTATGTAAGTACCGAGAAGGGTGAGGACCATGCCATTGAAGAAGCCATGACTGGTCGTGAAGAGATTTGGGATCAAGCTGAGCTTCAAGAGTTGATGCAAGAATCTTTAGATGAAGGTATGAATGAAGAAGATGCTTGGCAATCAGCTTATGAATCAATGTCAGAGGCTTGGGATTTCAATGCTTGGACCATGCCCCAAGAGGATTTTTGGACAGTTATTGACGGACACTCATCTGCTCCCAAGCATCTCTAGATCTAGATAAATAAATCAAAAAGGTATAGTCTCTTATCAATAACGGTAGGAGATGAAAATGCCTCTTTTCTTAGTCAAATTTCCCGGATTTACCTGTGTTTTAACAAAAGCAGACTCTATATCTAGTATAAAACAAAGTTTAGGTGACCTTGGTGAGTTGTGTGAATATCAGGAGTATGAAGGTCCAGTATGGGTAGAGTTTGCACCTCCAGCACTATCTATTACTGATATCAGACCAGCTCCAGGAGATGAACTCAAAACACAGTTCACTTTTGATACCCCCCAACTCGATACTTTCCATAAGTTACTGAGTAGCACCAAAATAAAGGGTGTCACCCCCACAGTGAATCCTGAA